GGGCCAACTCCCTGAGCAGGTGGTCGTAGCCCGTCGGTTCGGGCGGGGGCGGCGGGGGCGGCGGTGACGGGAGGCCGTCGTGGACGGCGCGGGGGCGCTTCTGCTTTTCGGTGAGGGCCATCCCCCGAGTCTAGCGCATCCTGTGCTACCCCTCCGCCCGTGGATCGTTTCCGTGCCCGCCAGCGCCGTCAAACCCTCCGGGAAGAGGCTATCGCCCACCTCGGGGGCCGGTGCCAGATCTGCGGGTACGATCGCTGTCCAGAGGCCCTGGAGTTCCACCACCTGGACCCCGGGGAAAAGGACTTCACGATCAGCCGCAGGCTAGGCAAGCTCTCCGCCCTCCTCCCGGAACTGCGCAAGTGCGCCCTCCTCTGCGCCAACTGTCACCGGGAGGTCCACGCCGGCCAGCATCCGCGCTTCCTCGCCCTCGACTACCAGGAGGGCGGGGGCCTCTACGACGACGATTCCGAGTCCTCGTAATCCCCCGGGACGATTGCGTGGACGTCCCCCCGCAGAATCCGCCAACGCTGGATCGCCCCTCCCCGCACCCTTTCGAGGAGCACCCCGGAGCCCCGCGCCCGGACCACCCTTCCCCGGTTCAGGGTGGGCCCCCCTGGGCTCTCATCCCAGAACGAGACCCACACCCCCGCGGTGAGCTTTCTCCTCACTTCCCGCATCTTTCGTAGAGGCCGCAGGCGAAGATGTGCTTGCACTTCGACCCCCGTTCCATGTGGTCGGGGCAGGTGCAGGTGGAGGTCTTGTTCGCCCGGTTCACGGTCACCGTGTAGACCGCCTCGCCGCCCTCGACCACGAACTGGTCGTCGCGGTACTCGTCGGGGGTCACGTTGGCGACCAGGGCGATGGCCTTCTCGATCCGGGTCCGGGCGGCGGGCATCTTGGCGATCCAGAGGCGGGCGACGGTGCTGGCGGCGGAGGAGGGGGTCGAGGTGGTCATGGAGCTACTACGCGGCCCCTCCCCGAGAATCAAAAGCCGCCCGTCGATTTCTTTTCGGCCCGCTATTTCAGCGGGCACCCGACGCGCTCGGCGGCCTTCACGGCCTCGTCGAAGCTCCCGTACCTCGTCCGTCGCCCCCCGCCCCGGGAGAGGTAGTCGTTGCCCCCCAGGTCATGGAAGAGGGGGTAGCGGTGGGACCCCATTCCCCCCTCGTGGCACTTGCCGCCGCACTCGCACGACTCGAACCGAAGGCGTCTCCTACCCCCGCCGTACACCGTCACGGGGCGATGGCGGGGGGTAACGGAGCCACCCCGATGAGCCTCCCGTAGACGTGTTTTTCAAGAGTCCAGCCGTTACAGTGGCCGTGGTTATTTGAAATCTGCAAGAGCTTGCCCTTCCGGGCCGTGCCGAGGTGGAGGAACTTCCGCCCCCGTACCTTGCAGAACACGATGTCCCCGACGTCCGCGTCCGCCCCGAGGACGGGGGCCCCCGGGACGAGCTGGCCCGAGTAGACCCGGGGGGTCATCGAGTTTCCGTGGGGACAAAAAGAGACGGTTTCGCCGGCTTTCAGGCGGTCGTTCTGGTTTTGCATGAGACCCGGACGATCGACCTTTGGAAAAATCGACAGGGCCGCTTTTGATTCCGAGGGGGGCGCTGCGTAGTACCCCCATGACCACGACGACCGCCACCCCGCCCCGGACCCGCCCCCTCTGCCCCTGCTGCTCGCAGCGGATGACGTCCGACGAGGACACCGTGCTCCTCTCGGGCGTCGGCTACCACTCCGACTGCGTGGCCGAGGTGAACGCGGACCTCGACGCCCGGGACGCCGACCTCGACCTCGACCCGGACTACCTGGCGGCCGTCTGAGTCCCTCGGCGCCCATGCGGGGCGTCGAATCCCAACCGTTGGGCTTCCCGGTGGAGGCAACGGCCGAGCAGTTCCGGGCCCTCGCCCGGGTCCAGGTCAGCAAGGACGACCTCCGTAAGTTCGTCCGCTCGGTCTTCCGCCCCAAGGTCATCGAGGGTGGCCCCCTCGACCCGACGGAGGAAGCGGAGAACGACTGCGATAGGCTGCTCGGGAAGATCATCCCGCTCTTCGAGGGCGGTCGGGGGAACGACCTCCCCGGGGTCGCCGGCACGGCGTGGGGCGCCTACAATAGCTTGAACGAATATCTCGCTTACGAACGCGGGAATAATGACGCAACCCGGCTGGATTCCATGTGGTTTGGGGACTCGGCCCGCCTCAATGAGCGCGCCCTGAAGGTCGCCCTGGCGATGGTCGGCTGAACAACTCCCCTGCGAAGGGGGTAGCCGCGACGAGAAGGACCCCACGGTACACCCCGTCGACCTCGTGCGCTTCATGATGAGCACGGGCCTCTTTGACGAGGAGACCGAAGGGGGCCCGGGCCTCGTCGGAGCCTTCACCGAAGGGGACCCCGCGTGGCGGGTCCTCCTCGGCACGGGCGAGAACGCCTCGGGCAAGAGCCCGGTCCGCCGGCTCATCAGCGCCATCTGCCAGCGGCAGAAGAAGGTCGAGCACATCGTGACCAGCCTGGAGGCCAAGACCCATCACAGCGACGCCCCCTGGCTCGCCATGGTCTACGGCTCCGAAGCGTGGTCGGCGACGGGACAGAACTCGGCCCACCTCATCCTCGGCGGGATCCGTACAGCCAGGGGGCGGGAGACGCCCCACGTCCTCACCTGGGACGAGCCCGAGCTGGGGCTGAGTGAAGGCGCCCAGCTTGCCGCCGGAGAGGCTTTTGCTGACCTTGGGCGGGCCCCAGGAGCGCACACGAGGGTGATGGCCCTGGTCACCCACAGCCGACACATCGGAAGGGCTCTCCTGCCCCTCCGGCCACCCTGGAGGACTGGCTCCAGGCCCCGCTCGTCCCCCGCCCCCTGGAGGACCTCGAGAGCGCCGGCCACGCGCGCTTCCGCCGGGTCTCGGCGATCCTGAAAGAGTGACGGGGGCTTTTGCTTCTCGCCCTCCACGCGCGTAGTACCGCCAGGGCCACGCAAACCGACCCCAAGGGCATCCCTCACGACTACGACGCGGAGTACTTCAAGACCGCGAAGCGACCCACCGAAGCCCTCCAGGTGAAGGTGGGGGACATCGTGGAGTGGACCAAATACTTCCTCAAGAGCACGGGCCACGGGCCCACCCATCCCGCCTGGCGTCTCCAGGGTCGGGTCGAGAGCCTCTGCGACGAGGGCGCTTTCAAGGGCTGGCCCCGGGTCCTCTGGGCCGGCCGCGACGAGGCGAACCTCGTCTGCCCCGTCACCCTCTGTTTCCCCGGCGCGAACCTGCGCCGCCTGGAGTAACCCTGCCCGTGCCCGTTCGGCGACTCGTGAGCGCCTGCTCGACTTCGTTTTCCCCGAACGAGTGGCGCCCTCGCCGACCCCGTTCCCGGAGTTCCCCGAGCCCCGGGGGATTCGGCCGGGGGAGCTGATCGTGTTCGTGTCGCCCGACCGACGGAAGGCGCCCACCACGGAGTTCCGCATCGACTTCCGCGTGGAGTTCAGCAGGGAGTTTACGACGGGCTGAACGACGACGAGTGATAAAGATCCGGGGGGCTTTTGATTCCCGACCAGCTCCCGCGTAGTAGCCACAGGACCCCCCTGAACGCCTCCCTCGGGCAGCAGCACGCGATGGACTTCCTCACCGGCCCGTTGCCGTTGCCCCCCATCTCCGAGGATACCTGCACCCTCACCTTTTGGGCGAGTCACGCCATCGGGGCGTGCCGGGCAGACCTGACCCTGGAGTCTCCCGGGGAGGATTGTAAATTCTGCCTGATGGCCTACCTTTCGGCCTACCAGGCCACCTGCGCGACTTTCTACCAGATGTCCTGGCAGATGTTTGATTCCGGACGTCCCCCCGCGTAGTACCCCCATGCGCCTGACCCGCTACCAGATTCCCAAAGCCCCGTTCTACATCCTCGGCTGGGCCGCGGACCCCAGCGCGGTCTACCGCACGAGCCGCTACATCGTCCCCGCGGCTTCGGCCGCGGAGGCAGAGAAGCTCAAGGGGGAGGTCGAGGCGGCCCTCGGGACCCACAAGGGCTCGGTCATTGTCTCGATCGAGACCGAGAAGCCCGAACTGCGCAAGGGCGTCTGGTACGCCCTGGGGATGCCCCCCGTCTTCCGCTTAGCGGTCTCGCATGGTGTACGGGAGGCCCCATGAAAGAGACATGGCGCCCCATCCCGGGCATCCCGGGCTACGAAGCCAGCGACCGTGGTCGCGTGCGGTCCTGGGTCAAACGGCAGGGGGTCCGGCGAGACAGGCCCCTCCTCCGCAAGCCCGTCGAGAACAAGCAGCGAGGCTGCTACCAGCTCATGAACTTCTCGACCCCCCGCGGCGTGGTGAGGCGCTACGTCCACCATGTCGTCCTCCGGGCCTTCGGTAAACCGGGCAGGAGGGGGCAAGAGGTCCGACACCTCGACGGCAACAACCGCAACAACCGCCTCGACAACCTGAAATGGGGGACGCACCGGGTCAACATGCGCGACCAGGTCGCCCACGGGACCCACACGAAGGGCCACCGGAACGGCAACGCCAAGCTCACCCCCCGGCAGGTAGCCGCCATCCGCCGGAGCCCGGCGACGGGGCGCTCTCTGGCCGAGGAGTACGGCGTCCACCCCTCGACCATCGCCCGGGTAAAGACGGGGCAGCGGTATGTCTAAGCCCCTCTTCAAATGGGCCGGCGGCAAGACCCGGCTCCTGCCCCACCTGCTCGCGATCCTGCCCGAGCGGGTCCATGCCTACTACGAGCCCTTCCTCGGGGGCGCGGCCGTGTTCTTCGCCCTCCAGCGGGAAGGTCGGTTCGAGCGCGCCCACCTCTCCGACAAGAACCCGGTGCTCACGAGCTTTTACAGCGTCATCCGGGGCGCCCCCGCGATGTTCTCGTCCCGGCTCGCCGCCCTCCTGCCCGCCTACCAGGAGAACCCCGAGGCGACCTTCCTCGCCTGGCGGGAGCGGTTCAACCGCAGGGACACGGACGCCATCACGCAGGCCGCCCTCTTCCTGGCCCTCAACAAGTCCTGCTTCAATGGGCTCTACCGGGTCAACCGCTACGGACGCTTCAATGTCCCCTGGGGCAAGGAGCCCGTCCTGTCCCTCCCGACGGCGGAGGAAGTCGAGGCGGCCGGCCGGGCCCTCCTCGACGTGGGGATCGGGAACCTGGACTTCGAGGCGGCCACCAAGGACGCGGCCCCCGGCTCCCTCGTCTACCTCGACCCGCCCTACGTCCCCGCCAGCGACACGGCAGACTTCGTGGGCTACGCGGCCGGGGGCTTCGGTCTCGACGAGCACAAGAGGGTCGCCCGGGTCGCCCGGGAGCTTGCCCACCGGGGGGTGCAGGTCGTCGCGTCCAACGCCGACGTCCCCCTGGTCCGTGAGCTGTACGAGGGCTTCACCTTCACCCCCCTCTCTGTCCAGCGCTCAATCAGCGCCCGGGCCGGGAGCCGCGTCACCGTCGGGGAGGTCATCCTCACGAGCTACCCCACGAAGTGCGCCCGCGCGGTGTAGCCGGGGGGGGGCAGGGGACAATCCACGCTCACCTGCGCTATGAGCGGGCTCGCCATCGAGCCCGGCTGCCAGGTCAGGTTCTACTTCCTGACCCAGAACATCTACGGCAACGACCTCGGCCCCGTCACCTACGGGGCCTGGGCTCCCCGGTCCCTCCCTTTTCGGGTCCGCTACCGGGGCTACGGGGACATCGAGGCGCCCGAGCCCGAGGATGAACGGATCGCCAAGGTCGCGGCGGAGTGCTTTGACCTCGACATCCTCTCCCGGGGCTGGGGGGAGAACACGGTTCACGACGTGCCGACCCGCAAGGGCAGGATCCTGCCCCAGCTCGTCGAGGCTGCCTGGAACGCCTCCAGGTTCACGAGTTTGAGCACGGCCCGCTGCGCCGCTGGCCCCCCGTGATCGTGCCGAAGGGTGTCCCGACCCTGGCCCGCCTCCACAAGCACCTTGCCCCCCACGCGGCCGAATACGGGGGGCTCGGGGAGTCCCCGGGCTACCTGCTCCGCCGGGAGGGCTACGGCCACTACAGCGTCTCCTGGGCGGGCGGGGAGGGCGGGGAGGACGGCGCGGATAGGGAGCACCTCGCCCGCTTCCTGGCGGCGCTCCGCTTCGAGTACGATGTCGAGCCCGAGCAGACCGGCCCGGACTCGGGCAAGCTCCATGTGGGGCCCCGGCAGGGCATCTCGGCGCACCTGCCGCCGATCCGCTCCCCCTTCCTGTCCGTGTCCTTCGCCCTCGTCCGGGAGGACATCTGGCAGGCGCTCACGACGGGGCCCACCTACCTCGGGGTGACCATGAACGACTTCCTGAACGACGTGCGGACCTTCGCCCGCGCGATCCGGGAGACGGGCCCGGGCGCGGTCCCCTACTACCGCGATTCCTTCGCCTGGACCGGCCCGGCGTCCCAGGTTTACAGCCACGACACGGTCGACAGGGCCGTCGGGCTGGCGACGCACTTCCACCGACTCTGCCTGAGCACCCCCGAGGCCGAGGAGGAAGGGCTCCTCCGGGTCGCGGCCGAGACCGCCCTCCTCTGGCGCGGGTTCCTGTCCGCTCGCCGCCTGTGGCCCCCCAGCTCCGCGGTCGCGGCCCGCGGGTCCGGCCAGCGGCTCGTCGAGTTCGACTACCTCGACCGCATCCACCGGGTCGCGGGGGCCAGGCGGGATGCCGAGGTCAAGGTCAGGGTGCAGCCGTGATCACCTTCCGCGCGAGGTATCACCAGGACTTCCAGGGTGTGATCTTCGACAGGGGCCAGGTCGTCTGGGTCGCCGGAGCCGTGGAAGCCGTCTTCACCGCGGACACCTTCCTGGATGCTCGCCAGAGGGTCCTCCGCGGGATGGAACGGATCTGGGGTGATCGATGAGCATGGCCCCCAACAGCCCCGACGGCCGCCGCCTGGTCGTCAGGATCCCCGCCGGGGACGGGCTCGTGGACGGGCCGAGCACGAACGGCCCGGGCTGGACCTGCACCGTGCCCCAGATCACCGTCCGGCCCAGCATCGCTCAGCCCGGCTACCACGGGGGGCTCACGGAGGGGGTCCTGCTCGACGCCTGACGAAAGGGTGTCAGAGGGGGTCCCGGGGGGGGACTCTGGCGGGTCGATGTTCAAGAACAGGACCCCCCACGCGATCGTCCGCCAGACGCACGGAAGCGGGCGAGGAGGCTCGCCATGATGTTCCGCGTCCCGAGCTTGGCAAAGAGCCGGTCAAAGATCGGGGCGATGTCCCTCTCGAACCGCGCGTCGTCGATGTACACGTCCTGCTCGTAGGTGAGCCAGGTGAGCCAGGGGTTCACGATGCCCGCCTTGGACAGCTTCGTGTAGACGTATTGCTCACACATGCGAGCCCAGACCTCGGCCGCGCTCTGGTAGTAGAAGAGCTTGCGATCGTCCCCGCCTGCGTTCTCCCGGTAGACCCGCTCGGCCTCCTTGACCAGCTCGGGCGGGAACTGGGACTTGTACCTCTGGGCGTCCGTCCAGCCTGCATCCTTGGCGTCGTAGTAGGGGTGGTCCGTGGGCAGGTCGTAGACGCTCATCCCCGTCAGGTTCTTGACCGCCTGGGCCATGCTGTCGGCGTGGGCATTGGTCAGCTTGTCCTCCCACCGGGCATAGTCGGGCGTGTTCGTCACGGCCGCCATGAGGTCGAAGGCTTCGGGGAGCATCGTATGCAGGGCGTCCTGCCGCTTGTTGTACGTACCCTCGACGTAGCTCTCGGCGAAATACTCCGCCGAAGCTCGCCCGAAGATGTCCCCGGGACCTCCCGAGAACGGGTACTTGCTCGTCTCGCCCTTCTCCTCGTTCATCCTCGTGTCGAGCTTGAACGCGATCAGGTCCTCGAAATAGTGGCTCAGCTCGTGGGCAAGCACGCCTTCGTACTCGTCGCCGAAGGTCACCCGCGGCTGCCACTCCCGCTTGTCGTCCCAGGCGAAGTAGTGTGCCTTGGCCATGACGTTCGACTTGCCTCCGAACCGGAAGGCCAGCTTCTTCTTGTGCTTGCCGCAGAAGCCCTTGCCGAAGATCCCCTCCAGGTCCGTGATGGCCCGGGAGACGCGCCCGAGGAGGACCTCGCTCTCTTCCGGCGGCATCCCGTCGGGCAGCTCGACCGCACCGGTGTCGTGCGCCGCCCGAAATTCCTCCGTCTTCATGGGCTTGAAGTAGAGGGGTACGAGCGGCACGCCCTCCTTGATGGCCTTGTTCTTCTGGAGGGAGTCGAAGACCGGCTTGAGGTCCTCGTTGAGCGCCCTGCTCACGATCCCCTTGTCCGAGGCTTCCCCGATGATCCGCTGGACGGTCTCCAGCGTCTTCGCCTTACGGAGAAGGGTCACGAACTTCCCGGCGTCGCGTGGGAGGGGCGCCTTGTCCTCTTTCCAGTTGTCCCTCTTCCCGGGCGAGAGCCGCAGGCTTTGTTGGTGCTTCGCCGAGGAGATGAACGACTTGATAGCCGCCTCGACGACGAACTGCGTCCCGCCGTCGACATCCATCTTCGCTTCCCGCTTGAGCACGTCCTCCAGGGGCTCCCGCTCGCCCTTCTGGGACTCGAGGATGCCCCTGTTGACCCCGGTCTCCCGCAGGACCTTACGGAGCGCGCGGCTGGCGTTCTCGCACATCGCTCGCTTCTCCTCCGGGCTCTTGCCCGAGGTGCCGGCAGCCTCGAACTGGGCATGGATGTCGGCGAGGGTCTTGCGGACACCGGCCTTCTCCTCCTCGGTCATGTCGAACCATGCGCCGGGGTTCTCGTCCTCGTGGGGCGTCAGCGACAAGCTCTTGGAAGATCCCTTCCCGAGCTGGATGACCTTGCGGAGAAGGGTCTTCATCTGCGTCGGGATGACCGACAACTTCAGGATCATCTGGAAGAAGGCTGTGAAGTCCTCCCCGTAGGTTGCCTCGTCCCCCTCGGCGATGCCCCTGGTTTCCCGGAGGAGCCGCATCACGGCGGGCGACAGCTCGTTGCGGGGCAAGTGACGGAAGCCCCGGATGACCTTGACCGCTTGGGCGAGGGCTTGCCGGTCCTGACGAGCCGTGAGCTTGGAAACAGCCCGGAGCGCGTGGGCTGAGGGTTCGAGCCCCGTCCCGTACCTCCCCTCGTCCATTCCGTCCGCCAGCGCGCCGCACGCCGTCGTGAAGGTGTCGTGGTACTGCCGTCGAAGGGTCAAGAACTTCTTGATCTCCTTCTCGTCGTAGAATGGATTTTGGACGATGACGTTCTGGGCGACGAGGAGCGCGATGCCACCCATGATAGCCTCCACTTCCTGGACGGACGTGTCGCGCTCGTAGTTGTAGTCTGCCATCCCTCCTGCGAGGTCACAGAAGCATTAGGCTCATTTGTGGGGGAGGGGTTTTATTCTCGGGGGGCCCCCGCGTAGTAGCTCCATGACCACCCTGACCCTCCGCCCCGCCAAGCTCGCCGACCTCGACAACGTCATCCCAGGCTTGGCCAACGTCTGGAAGCAGATCAAGGCCCAGTGCGGCACGAAGAAGCGCGTCCCCACCATCACCCTCGCCGACTACGCCGAGGCGATGTGCCCGAACGACGACTCCCTGTGCCGGCGCTTCGCCCTCGACCTCACGACGATGAATCTGAGCGCCGGGCTCCGCGTCTCGGCCGGGGAGTGGGCGGTCCATGCCAGCCCCAACCACGACGAAGGCGTCGAGGGCGTCGGCAACGGGCAGGCCCTCCTTGACTGCGAGTGGAACGATTTTCACGGCTTCTTCACCCTGCGCATCCAGGTGGCCCCCGGGGCCCTCCCGAAGCAGGTCACCCAGGGCTGAACCGGTGTAGGGGGGGAGGATGGAGAACAACAACCATGGGCCAGCGTAAGCCTCGCCTGCCCCGCAAGGTCACCCCGGATGAGATCTTCGAGACGTATGGAGTCGAGGCCCTGGCGCTGGCCCGAACCCACAAGGGACCCGGCCGGGTCGGGGTGGAGGGGACGCTCGACCACGGCTACCTCCAGATGAAGCTCGTGCCCGAGGCGTCGCTCCTCTCGGTCAAGGGGATTCGGGCGCGCATTCCCGTGATCGACGAGGGAGGGGTCATCTTCGCGATCCGCGCGGGACTACGGGCCACCTGCGTCCTGCTGAGGGACCCGAGGCGCGTCGACCTCGACGACCTGGCCGACCAGTACGAGGAAGAAGCGCGGCTCGTCCTCGCCCGGTACAAGGAGCGCACGGCGGTCTGCATCTACATCCGCGAGAACGGCATCATCGAGGTCCGTGCCATGCCCGAGAAGGATTCCCTCTGGTTCTTCCACAAGGAGTCTCCACACCCGGCGCTGGCGCTCATGATCTTCGTCCTGCCTGACTGGGCCGTGGCCTACACCTTCCGCATCTCCGCCGAGGTCACCGAGGAGGCCCCGCCCCTGACCCCGGCGGAGGTCATCGCTCACAAATCATGGGGCGGTGTGCGCAGGGATCAGGTGAAGGAGTTATCGATCTTCCCGTTGTCGAGAAAATCGTCCTCAAGCCCAGGGACGAGGTAGTGGGAGCGGAGGGTCGAGGGCTCGTGACCGACGGCGTCCGCCGTGGTGTCGAGGGCCCGCTTGAACTCCTCCTTGAGCTTCTTCTCCCGCTTCTTCTTGTCCTCGGGGAGCGCGCCGCCCTTCTTCCGCTCGGCCCGGAGCTGCGCCTGCATCTCATTGTTGGCGTGGAAGCCGCGGATGTCCTTGGCGGTGATCGTGAACTTCTTGAGGTAGCTGTTCACTTTGTCCGCGGTGACCTTGCCGCCCTCCCAGGCGAAGATGTCCGCGTCCTCCCCCTCGACGGCCTCGTAGGCGTCACGCAGGGCCGTGAGGATGGCCTTGTCGGTCACCTGCTTGTCGTGCTTGACGCCGGCCTTGCCCACGTACTTGAGCTTGGCCCTGCCCTTGCCGAACGTGACGTGGCTCTTCTGCCAGCCGGTGACCCCGAAGTGCCCGTCGTCGGCCGACTCCTCGTTGCCCACCCGCTCGTAGGTCTCGTCCATGAGGGCGACGGCCAGGGCGGTGAGCTTCGTCTCCGGATCGTCCGATCGGAGGTCGCGCTTCACCTTCGCCCGAAGCTCGCCGATCTTGCCCCGGAGCTTCTCGATCCGCTTGGCCTTCTCCCGGTTCCGGTGCTCGATCTGCTTGTCCGAATAGAGATAGACCGTGCCCCCCTTGTCGGTCTTCTTCTTGTCCTTGTACTTGGCCGCCAGCCGGGCCGTCAGGGACATCCCGACCTCGGGCCCCCCTTGCCCGCACCCCGGGCAGGGGAAGCTGGCGTCGAAGACGGCCCCGGTCTCGGGGTCGCCCGTGAAGCCGCAGGCCGGGCAGCCGGCCGAAGCCGTCCGTACCCCGTACCGGGCCGCGAGTCGCTGGGCAAGGGGCGTCATGTCACGGCCTCCAGGAACGCTTTGGTCGGTTCAGGCATCGCCTTGCCGAAAGCAAGGTGCGCCGCAGCTTCGGCGAAGTTCTCCAGCTCGTTGGTCTTGCCGTAGGGGGTCACGTAGAGGGCCGGGCGCTTCTCGCCCGCGGCAATCTCCTCGTCCCGGGTGCCCTGAGCGAGCTTGAACAGATCCTCTTCGCTGTTCTTGTCGGTCAGGCAATCCTGAACGTACTCCCGCACGGGGGGCGCGTCGGGGGACGTGAGCCAGAGGGTGAGGTTCTCGGACAGATCCGAGGGCATGGGCTTCTTGAACTTCCGCAAGCGCGCCATCGTCACCACCTCCGCCGCCACGGCCCTTCGCAGGGCACTGTCGAAGAGGCGGATGTCGTAGCTCGGGTGCTGGAACCTCTTGAACTCTTCCCGCTGCTCGCTGCTCAGAAACTTGAACCAGAACCGGTGCCCGAACTCGTGTGCGATGGTGTACGCCTGGCCCGCCGGCTTGTGGTAGGTGAACAGGATCGCGATGCTGTCCGTCTTGGGGTCATACTCGGCGGCGTTCCGCGAGCGTCCCACGAGGTTCACCTTTCCGTAGAGCCACTGCCGGAGCTTCCCGTGTTGCCCGAGGTGCGCCGCCGCCAGGTCAAGGGCCCCCAGCGTCTCCTCGGTCTGCTCGGGGGTTGCCGTCCCCGACACCGTGACCTCGAAGGGCCCCCGCTGGATTGTCTTGGCTTTGGCCGCGCTCCTTGCCCGATCGGCCCGTCGCTCCGTCATGGTGCTCATTCGTCGTCCTCCTCGTCATCCTCGCCGGCCAGGATGACGGGCTCCGCCTCCTCGGCCTTCTGCTTGTCGGGCGGCGGGTCGTGCCAGATCTTGAACAGGCCATCTCCTTGTCCTGCTTCCGACCCTTGGGCACGGGCTCGATCACGACCGTGGGGTTGCCGTGCTTGTCCTCGCCAAATTGCCGAATAATCCCGTGGGGGTTCTTGTATTTTCCGTGAAGTACGGGATCGCCGGGGGTGAAGAACCCCGCGCTAAGTGCGCGGCTCAGCAGGCGCATCCCCCTCGGGGACGTGTGCCCCGTAAAGGGCCAAAATCTGTCGAGCCCAATGGACCTTGTCAACGACCCGTTGCCCAGAGGGTTGGCTTGGGTGGGGGTGAGGGCACCCGTCGATCGTGCATGTTCCTCGTCGGACACGTATACTTTCGGCTCGTTGCCGCTGGAGGAGATGAGGGCGGCACAGCCCTGAACGTCCAGCGGGTTGCTCGCAGCTTTCGGCTTTGCACGTGCCCGAGTACAGGAATAAGAGAAGTACCGGGAGGCCAGGCGCTGGGCCATCGGGACCTCCACAGGGCTCGCGCCAAGGACGCGGCCCGCCCGCCGCTGGGCGATGCTCCTACCCCCTGGCCAGCAAACAGAAAGAGTCTCACCCCCTTTGGATTCCCGGGGGGCCCCCGCGTAGTAGCGGCATGTTCAAACGAACCGACCGGGTCACCTCCAGCGGCTGCCTCCTCACTGTCCTCGACGTCTCCGTCGGGGCCCTCACCAGGGCCTTCGGGGCCCCTTGCCGGGGGCATGAGGACGATGAGGCGGGGTACAGCGGGGAGGAGTGGTACTTCGAGGGGACGGGGGGCCAGAAGGGCCACTTCCACGTCTACGTCCGGTGCGGGCAGCCTCGGATCGGGGGCAACGAGAACCAGAACCTCCCGCTCTTCAAGGCGTGGCTACGGAGCCGTCTCTGACCGTTCCGGGCCCGTCTGGCCCGCTTCGTAGAAGCGCATCAGACGGGCGACATACCGGAAGGGGTCCACGTCCAGGCCGTCGAGGGGCACCGTGCATCCCGCCGCTTTCCGGTGCCCGCCCCCGCCCCCGAAGCGCTTGCCGTAGTGCTGGCAGAAGGCCCCGCAGTCGAAGGTCCCCCGGCTCCGCGTCGACAGGATGAGCCGCGGGTAGGGGTCCGTGGCGGGCTCGTAGGCGAACGTGATCCCGACCACGAAGTCCGCCCGATCCCCGAGGGCCTCCGCCGCGTCGCTGACCAGACCCTTGGTGGTCAGGATCGCCACCTTGGTGCCCTTGTCCGTCGTGTGCCAGTAGGCCCGCTTGATCGCCTTCTCGACGTCCCGCTGCTGCCGCTCGTGAAGGATGCGCCCGAGCGGCGCCCACGTCCCCTCCCACTCGCTCAGGATCGTCGCGAGCCCCTTGGCCTGCCAAACGTCATTCGAGGCCAGGGACAGGGCGAGCCCCTGCTGGCACGCGAGGACCCAGTCGGGGGACGAACGCTGCCAGGTGTCCCGGACGCCCGCCAGGGTGGCGAAGCGCTCGACGGCCGGGTCCCCCGCCGGGTAGCGCGCCTTCCACACCTCGCTGTACGCCAGGGTCGCCCCGCAGATGCCGGGCTGGGTCTTCTCGTCCCCGAACACGCCCTTCTCCCCGAAGGCTTCCACGACCGGCCGAGCCGTCGCGTGGTGGTCGAGGACGATCGACCCCGCTGCCACGAACTCCGCGGTCCGTCCCTCCGGCGGGCTCATGTCGCAGAAGAGCAGGCCCTCCTCCGCCGGGAGATTCTTGTGGGCGTCGGTCCCGTACTGGACGAACCGGATCGGGACACGGGGCAGGGCTGCTTGAAGGATCAGGGCGGACGCGGTCCCGTCCGAGCAGGAGTCGTGGGTGATGAAGGTCCGCACCTTCAGGAGATCTTGCAGGGATAGCATGGCGCCCAGGGTATACCGTGCGTGCCGGGAGGCCAGGTATTGACCCGGGGCCTCCTCACCCCCATCTCGTCACACAGGTCCGCCAGCGGGAGCCACGGGTGGATGAGGACGTTGTGCGTCACGCAGAGGGCCCACCAGCGAAGGGACCGCCGGGGCTTCACCCGGGCCCCCGGTCGATGAAGGCCAGGGCCGCCGTCGTGTCGTGCAGCCAATCGCCCCAGGGGCCCGGGAGGGCCTCCATCAGCGGGTGGGCGACCAGGTTATGCACCCGGCGCCAGAAGAGGACGGACCGGGCCGAGGGCAGGGGAGGCAGGGGCAGACCCGCTTGCCTCTCCCGCAGACCCCGAAGCTCCTCCAGCCAGGCGGCAAGCTGCCGGTGCTCCTCGGCGCAGGGGCTCTCCCCCTGCCCCTTCTCGTCCGCGTGGACGATGGCCTCGTCCAGCGTCACGACGCCGGCTCCGCGGGCTCGTCGGGGGGCAGGGTGACCCGCACCACCTCCCGGTCCCCGATGCTCGCCTTGACCCTCTCCTCGGACCCCCACCAGCACTGCGGGCTGTAGACGTGGGTCCCGTTGTCGAGGAGGATGCGGGGCACCTCGCGACCGGCCTCGTGGGCCATCTCCGTCATCCACCCCACCGCCCCCGCCTCGGGGACGTGGTAGCCCTCGAACACTCCGTAGCCGAGAAGCCGGACCGGCGTCTGGTCGGCACTCAGCAGGGGCCCCACGCGCTCGCCCACCTTGGCTCTCACTGCATCCTCCGTATCGCGTCGAAGATCTGGTTGCGACGTCCCGGGTCCGTGACCCGCTCGATCCGGCCCCGCTGGGCCTTGTACCACGCCTGGACAGACCCCCCGCCAGCCGCGTGCCGGTCCAGCTCCCCGAGGAGCAGGGCGACCTCGGCCCCCTGGTCCACCGGAGGCTCCTGGAAGGCTCGCGCTCCGGGGCTCCGCCCCTCCTCGGGAATCTCCTCGATCTGCCCGGCCAGCTTGGTGGCGAGGGCCAGCCCCGCCAGGCCGTGCGTCAGGGCCGCCATGGCCTCCTTGCTGTCCTCCCCCCGCAGGAGGGTCCGGCAGACGTTCTCGAACGCCTCCCGGGTGAGCGTGAGGATCTTCGCCTGACCTTCGGTCTGGGGTTTCATGATGTCGCTTTCCCTGCCCGCGCAAGAAGGAAGCTCTTGAGCTTCCCGGCCACCTCGGAGGCATCGAGGTTCCCGGCCTGTCGTAGCCCCACCTCCAGCGACCCTGCAAGGAAGGACGCCGCCTGCTGGGGGTCCTTCATCATGGCCCAGCAGGGCTTGCAGTAGTGGAGCGCCAGGGGCGCCTCCTGTCCCGTGGCCCGGAGCACGGCTCGCTCGGTTGGGGTGAGCGTCACCGTTTCCATCCGGCTCTCCTCGCGGAAGGCCCCACAGATGCCACAGGCTCGCTTCATTTCGCCCCGTTGTACGCGGAAGCAATCGCCATGTCCACATCGTGCGGGGAGAGCGTCCCGAGGGCCAGGCGCTCCCCGAGAAGCAGGGCCAGGCTCACGGGCACCGGGGCGGCCAGCGGGAAGAGACGACCGAGCCGCCGGACGTGCTCTCCAAACTCCCGGGCCTGGGAAGGCAGAGGGTCGATCCCGAGGCCCGTCCCTGCCCGATGGGGGTGACACTGGTCAGGGTCTCCGTGGCTCACGGTCACCCGGCAAGCCATCGGCCTGCCTCCATGCCCGAGGCACAGGCCCTTGTCGAGCACGGGGCACGGTATCCCCGCCAGGAACCACACCTCGGGGGCGAGGCCCCGCACCTTCTCCCAGTGCTCCTTGATCCGCGTCTGGAGAGCCGTGGTCCACCGGCCCTGCGCCCCGAGCGCGCGGTAGAGGAGGAGCCCCTCCACCACGCTCGTATGGACCGGGTACAGGCAGCAGGACGCGCACCCCCTCTTGCACGAGAGGGGGCCTCGGCCCAGCGCCTCCTGGTGCGCCTCGTCCCCCAGCCGGGCCCGTTCGCTCCGGACATCCGCCACGGTTCGCTCGACGAGCAAGGGGAGCTTACGTTTCATCGTCCCCGATCAGATCGTAAACCGTCGGGGGGGCGGGCTTGGGGGGCGCTTCGGCCCAGGCCCTGCGTTGGTCCACGCTCCCCACCTTCACCGGGATGCGGATGACCTGTTCCCCGCGCCTGTGTCCTGCCTTGACGAGCCCCCCAGGTACCAGGACGACCTCGGGGTGGAAGAAGATGCTGCCCCCCGCCGAGGAGGGGTCCACCATCGTCCACTGCTCGTAGGGCACGAGGAGGGACCACGCCTTGCCATCGAAGGTCTGGATCGACTCGACGGGCCCCAGCCGGGGCTGCCTCGGGGCGATCAGAAAGCGCCAGGTCTGGGGGCTGGACACGACCACGCAGTTCGTGGGGTCCGTCTCGTCCAGGTTGAAGGCCACCTGGGTCGAGGTACCGTCCGCACGCCGCAGTGTCGCAGAACGGGTCACCTTCGGATCGTAGCGCGTCACCGTCCACATCCGGCCCTCGCGCCGGATGATGTCCCCCACCTTCACGGACTCACCCTGGGGAGCAGCTCCTCGGGGTGGAATCCCTCCAGAAACCGCACGATGCGGTCCCGGCTCTTCTCCGGCAGGGAGTCCGCCACCTCGGTCATGGCCTTCTCGGTCGCCTGTCGCAGAACGGCCATGAGGTCGTCCCGACTCTGGCTCTGCCGTGCCTGGTTCCACTGATCTTCCAGCCTCCCCGTCAACCCCTGCTCGATGGTGAGGAGGCCCTTGCCCACGTCGTCTTCGCGTCCTGCCATGACGGCTGCGCGGACCTTGCTCTTCATCAGGCGGTAGGCCGCCTCGTAGATTGTCTGTTTCATGGGGGATACTACACCTGACATGCCTTGAAATCAAAAGCGCGGACCTTTCGGGGCCCGCGCTTTGTCATCCCCAGAGGGGGCTCAGGAGAGGGTCAAGCCGACGCGGGCTGACCCAGGAAGGCGATGGCCGAGGTGCTCGTCACGTCGTCCGCGTGCCCGTTGGCCTTGTTCTTCGAGGTCTTGGGCGCGATCACCGTGGTCGTGACGACCGGGTCCGACGCCTTGGCCTTCCCCTCGGACTTCTTGGCCGGAGCGGGCGCGGGGACCGCCTGGATCTGCTTCTCCCGGAGCGCCTTCACATCCGCTTCCGCCCGGGCCCGGCCCTCGGCCGTCACCCGGTACATGCCCCGCTGCCCTGAGACCCGCTCGAACATCGCCGAGGTCGAGCTGAGCGTGTGGCTCACGTAGTCGATGGGCTTGCTCGCCCCCGGGGCCCAGCCCTCCGCCTTGAGGAGCTGGAGGACGGCGTCCGCGTTCATCGTCTGGTCCTTCATCACGTAAGCGATGCCCACCGCCGCCGTGGGCCGCAGCCCCATCGCCACCGCCCGCCGACCCTCGGCCGACGCCTGGAGCCGCCGCTTCTCGCTCTCCTCCGTCCGCCCCTTGGGCGCCGCCTTCACCGGCGCCGCGCTGACCGCCTTGTCGGCCTTCGGGGCCGCCTTGGGCGCCTCCTTGGCCGCCGGGGTCTTCGCCGCCTTCGTCTTCGTGACCGGGCCCGCCGTCTTCACGTCGATGACGGGCGCCACCACCGCGCTCGGGTGGCGGCCCGTGTCCTCCGTGGTCTTGAGCGTCGACATCCCGAGGGCGTGCTCGATCCCCTCGACCCGCTTCTGGGCCTGGTCCGCCTGGGCCCGGGCCGCCTGCGCCCGACCCTCCACCTCCGCCAGCCGGGCCTTGAGGTCCGCGACCTTGGCCTCCGCCGCCAGCGCCTCCTTCTGGAACGTCGCCGCCTCCTTCTGGGCCGCGGGGAGCAGGGTCTTGAGGGTATCGTTCATGGTCGTCGTCGTCGTGGTCATGGTTTCTCTCCGTTTTCGTTTCTGGGTATCGCCCCCGAAGGGGACATCTTGCGGAGGCAGGAGAGTGCTCCTTGGAGGGCGTCTCCTTCCTTCACGTTGGTAAACCGGCAGCGCCGGAGCTGGTGACAGGTGGCGAGGACTCCGGGCCCGGCCCGTAGCCCCTCACAGCGGTCACAGAGGGTGGTGCCAAAGTTGACCTCGAATCGTAGTCGCGCCACCTCTTCGTCAAGGTCGAGGAGCGCCTTGCTCACATCCCCCGCCGCCTGAAAGGCACGGGCAGGGTCCCCGGACTCGAAAGCCCGGATCAGACGGTCGACGAGGGCAGCGGCATCTCCCGTTCCACGTCGCCCAGGTGGATGATCCCCAGGCGCCGCAGGTGGGCTTCCGTTTGCCCCTTCTGCTGGGCCGCGAGCAGACCGGGGACCCACTCGGGCCTGACCTGCCGTGCTCGCGACACCGCTGCTTGCAGGAGCTGTGCCCACTCCCCCGGGGTGGCGGGGGTCCGAATCCCCCCGGTCGGCGGGGTCTCGTGCGTTCTGAACTTCGTCACGTTGCCTCACTGCGCGAAGGGGGGGTTGCCGCGGAAGATGGCATAGAAGGGGTCCGCCAGCGGGGAGTGGTGCCGGTTGAGCGCCGTCTGGGTCGCGTCGTCCTGCTGCTCCGTCGGCAGACGCTGGATGGTCTGGGCCAGCTCCCGCAGCCGGGGGTTGGTCGTCACACGCAGGAGGTCCGCCCGGGCCTTGTCGTCCCGTTCAAGGACCGTGATGACCTGCTCCTCCGTCAGCGTGTCGAGCTGGCAGACGCCGACGACCCCGGGAGACTCCCGCTCGATCCACACGTTGTTGGTCGTGTCCCCGTCGCACAACGTACAGGTGGGAGGCGGGCAGCCGTACCCGGGCGGGAAGTGCGGGTTGCAGGTACAGGGGGTCTGGTTGCACGGACAGGGCATATTACCTCACGAGCCAGTCGGTCCGGTACACCACCGTGACCTCATGTTCCTGACTGGCACACCGGAGGTGAACCCGCCAGTAATGGTGCGGGGCCCTCCGGCGGAGAAGGTGCTTCTGGATGAGGAGCGGAGACCCGCACGGGCACCGTGCTTCGGCCAGGTGGGCCCTGACGTCTTCCGGGCCGGCCGCGGGGATCGCAGCGGCAACCTGGTCGTCCGTGAGGTCGGGGGAGTCTTCGAGGTTCGTCATGGCAGGAGGGGCAGACCCTTCGTGGTGTTCCGCTTCTTCGGAGCCAGGGTACGGTCCGCAGCGTAGCAGTTGTGGGTCGCGAGGCCCGCCGCCATGAAGGTCCGGGTGCTCGTGCGGATGTCGATGACCTCCCGCTCCCCTGCCCGCTCGATAGACACGATGCGGTCGTGGGCGAAGTCGATGCTCCTCCCAAAGAAGCCGAGCTTGTAGTCGTCGAGGAAGTCAGGCCCCAGGGCCACGTCAAAGCGGTGCAGGACCGAGGACACGCTCAGGCGATCCGCCCGCTTCCATTGCTTGCGGGTCCGGCCCTCCAGCCACAGGTGGTCCTCGGTCGTGTAGAACTCGGTCGACTCCGTCACGACGCGCAGGACGGGCTTGTGGAACGTCCAGACACCTTCCACTTTGCTGCTACGGAACTTGCGGATCTTCCGCGGGCCTTCCGGTTCCTCATCGAACCCGATGAGCCGGTCCCCCGGCCGCACGGTGGCCAGGGGCCGCCAGGAGAAGTCCTCGAACAGCACCGGCGTCGCCGGATCAAGGCAGTACGTACAGCCGAGCGTGCAGGATTCGTTGATCGTGAAGGGGTCCACCATGAGGACGCACCCGCAGCCCTCGGAGGGGGGAGCCTCATGCCCGGGCAGCCCGAAGGCCCGGGCCGGCGCGCACACCCCTGGCCGCAGGTTCGAGGGCAGCCCGTCCACCCGGTAGAGGGTGCGGTCCTCGTTGCAGAGCAGGACCCTCATCCCGTGGACCTGGGCCCGAGCCGCAAGCTCCCCCATGAGGGCGAGGCGCGCTTCCCGGTCCCGCGTCTCGACCATGAGGTCGTTGCTCTGGAGGAAGGACAGGTACACGTCCCTGATCCGGGACCCCCTGATCTTGTCGAGAATCCGCACGAAACGCCCGATCACTTCCTCGTGGGGAAGCAGGGGCACGGGGGAAAATCGCCAGTGGGTCCGGGGAAAGGTGCAGGAGGTGCCGACCAGCATGTCACACGCTTCGTCGAGGTCAGGGGCTCCTTTCTCGACCTCCTCCCACCCCGTCACCGTGACGTGGACCTCGACCTTGTCGTACTCCCGCAGAAGCCGGTGATCCCGGAGCAGGTTCCGCGGGTCCTTCGTCCAGAAGGTGAGCCCCAGGGTGTCCTCGGGGCTCAGGGACCAATGGGCCGGAACCCCGCTCCGGGGGTCGATCCCGGCGAAGCTCCCCTCGGCCAGCCTGTCCCGAAACCAGGACCACTTCGCCGCCGGGACGTCGGTCCAGCGGGAAAAGGAGTAGGGGAGGTTCTCCTCGACGCCCGTCTTGAGGGCGCGGGGGGCGGAATGGATCAGTGGTTCGCTCATGCCCCCCTACTACACCTCCCCGGGGGGCAGAATCAAACGTGGGCCTGACGGTATCGGGCCGCAAGCCGGGAGGCCACCTCGGCCCCGAGGGCCCGGGCGACCAGGCGACCGGTCACCTTGGAGGGTACCTTGACCTGGAAGTCGTCGAGGAAGCGCCGCAGGACATCCCCGCTGACGTCGGCGGCCTTCTCCGACGCCTGCACCCTCTGGCCGTCCTCCCGTGTCTCCGCGCCCCGCTCGTAAGGGTCCCACGAGCGGCGGGCTTCCTGGGCCTCGATCTCCGGCAGGAGCTTGCCCACGGCCTCCACGAGCCAGCGCGCGGCCGCCGAGGGAAGGTCGAACTCCCCGCCGCCCCCCGCCGCCCCCCGCCCCCATGCTGTCCATCCGGTAGCGGACCTTGAACCGGGACCCGTACTCGGTCGAGGGGATCTCCAGGAGCGTCAGGGAGAGACCCCCGTTGTTGACGTGCAGGTAGGCGTTCGCTCGCTCCTTCTCGAGGAGGTCCGTGCTCATTTGCGGAGGTCCTCGGCAAACTTCCGCATGACGACGGCGAAGGGCCGTTCGAAGATCCTGTTGCGGAACCCCTCGAACGCTTCGTTGAACTGGCGCCTGTCCTCCGGGCTGAGCACGTCCCGGGTCCGCACGAGGGAGAGGCTGTCGTACTTGCCGTACAGCCGGTCCGTGAACCGCTCGGCCTGCTGCTCGGTCTTCCGCAGCCAGGCGACGAGCCCCTGGACGCCCGGGTCCTTGAGCTTCCCGGCCGCCGCCGTGAGTTCGTCCCGAGCCATCAACGTCCCGTGCTTGGCGAAGGTCTTGATCGCCTCCTCGGTCTTCTCGAAGAACGCCTCCAGGGCCGGCGAAGCCCCCGCCCGAAGGAGGGTGTCCTTGAAGGCGCCTAGCTCCCCGAGCGCCTGGTGCTCGAAGGACGTCAGCCACTTCTGCCCGGCCTCCGCGTCCTTCTTCACCTCGGCGTGAAAGGCGTCGAGGGACGACCCGTAGAAGGACGCGGTGAGGGCCCGTAGCGCCAGACGCCCTGCCATCGCGCTCTTGCCCTTGAGGTACTCCCCCTGTTCCTTCTTGCAGTGGTCCGAGCCCGGGTCCTTGTGCTTGCAGAAGACCGACCAGGCCGTCGCCCACGCCTGGGCCTCGGAATAGTCCGGGTTCCCCTGCTTCACTTCCTCAAAGTAGCGTTCCACGTCGCTTGGCATGTTGCTCCCCCGGGGGCACAAGAGCTTTCCTCGCCCGCCCATCCCGCATGTACCGGCGGTAGGCTTCTCGACACGACACGACACGCAGGGCGGTTCCTTGCGTTTTCGGTGACGGGCGTAACCCGAATCAGTACCCACCCCGCACCCCGGAACATCAGGTAGAGGGGCCCGCAGCGGTCAACGTCGGCCGGCATGGGGCCCCTGGAGGCAGAGGGGGATCAGTAGTGCCCGGAGTCTCCGTAGTGCTTGCGCCAGAAGTCGGCGTTCTTCGCAAACTCCTCGGGGGACATCTGGCGGATGTCGAGGCTGTAGCTGACCGTCCGGGCGTTCTTGTAGTCGTGCTTGCCGTCCTCGGCGATCGTGAAGTAGACGGCCTGGGCCTTGAACCAGAGACGGAACTTCCCGTCCGAGGACGTCGCGTAGGGGATCTTGAGGCCGGTCTTCACCGCCCACCCGTTCTGCTTCAGGTGGGAGAAGATGGCCTCCTGTGCCTGCGCAAAGGTGGGCGGCTTCCCAGCCGCTTCGAGGGCGCGGCTCACCAGGCGTTCTTTCAGGGTCATGGCAATCCTCCGTGGAGCCTGAGGTGATCAGAAGGGGTCGTGGACGCAGCGGAAGGGGGCGATGTCCCCCTCGGCCAAGAGGGACTCCTTGGCCGTCAGCATGTCCACCGCATACCGGGTGTGCTCGATGGCCGGCTCCGCGTCCGCCGTCCACGCCTTCGACCCCAGCTTCGCGAAGGGGTCGGGCAGGTTGTAGGCGCAGGTGATGGCCGGGTACTGCTCGGCCTCGACCGCCCCCACCTCGGCGCGGGTCGGCAGCCGGCCGTTGTTGTTGACGCAGAACTCCGCCGCCTGGCCCCAGGGGACCGACGCGGTCACCGCGTTCAGCCAGATGAGGCCCGTGACCGTGTCCTTGACCACCGGGAGGTAGCTCACCGCGCCGAGCGGGCCATCGTACTTGTACCCGTGGGTCGTCGCCACGAACCGCCCCGCCGGCCCCTGGCAGACGCACTCCAGGCTTGCCTGGTCACAGCCGTAGGTGCAAAGCCCCCCGTTTGGATTCCAGGTCTCCCCGTCGCAGATCTCGGGCTGGAGGCCACCGCACTGGCGAGCCCCCAACTCACACGTCCCGGCCCCCGCCTGCCCCCCGCCACCCTCGCCGGCCGCCCCTCCCGCCCCAGCCTGGCCCGCGCCGCCCTGGCCCGCCTGGCCCCCAGCTCCCGCCACCGGGGCCCCCGCCTGGCCGGCGTCCGCCTCCCCCCCCTCACCGCCCACCGTGCCCGAGCCACCGGCCGCGGGAGCCCCCGCCTGACCAGCTCCCCCCGTGCCCGCCGTGCCCGCCATGCCGGACCCCGAGGCTCCCGCCTGGCCCGCGATCATCTGCTGGCCGCCCGTGCCGGCCGCACCACCGCCAGCCGTGCCTCCCGCCCCAGCCGGGGTCCCAGCCCCGCCGCTCGTGCCGGCCGCACCACCGCCAGCCGTGCCTCCCGCCCCAGCCGGGGCCCCAGCCCCGCCGCTCGTGCCGGCCACCGGGCTCCCACCCTGGCCCGCCTGCCCCGCACCCCCCAGGCCCGACGAGCTTCCCTGACCCGACGAGCCCGACCCGCCCCCCGTGCCCCCCGGGCCCGCCGTCCCCCCGGGCGACGTTCCCCCGAGGTTGGAGGGCGCCTCGTCCGGGGCCTCCTCGAACGGCGCTCCCCCGCAACCAACCCCCACAACCATCCCCAGCACCACCCGCAGCGTTCTCGTGTTCATGTGCATCACTCGCCTTTCTGACGAGTGCTACACCCGAGGACCTTCGGAATCAAAAACCGGAGGTCCGTAGGTCAGCCGTTTGTCCGTGCGCCCTTCTCGACCAGGATAGCCGGACCCCCCGCCACCGTGTCCTCGGTCACCCGGAGCGCCTTGAGGTTCGGGTGAGAGGGAGCCGTGAAGGCGTACTTCGCCAGGCATCCCTCGACGATGCCCCGGAGCGCCCGGGCCCCCGTCGGGTTCTTCTTGGCCAGGCGAGCGATGGCCCGGAGCGCCTCCGGGTCGAACTGGATGTCGATCCCATCCATGGCCCACAGGGCCTGCATCTGCCGGTGGATGCTGTTCTTCGGCTCCGTGAGGACACGGACCATGTCCTCCTCGCTCAGCTCGTAGGTCGAGGTCAGGACCGGGATACGCCCGACGAACTCGGGGATCATCCCGAACTCCAGGATATCGTCCGTCGTGATGGCCGCGTAGACCTCGGTCGGGGTGTGCTTCGCCCTCGACGTCGCCCCGAAGCCCAGGGACGCGCCCTTGTTGAGCCTCTGGGTCACCTCCTCCTCGATCCCGGCGAAGCTCCCCGCCGCAATGAAGAGGATGTTGGTCGTGTCGATGACCTCGGTCGCCGTCCCGGCCCCCACCATCCGCTGACCCATCTCCCGGGGAATGGCCACCTTGCCCCCCTCGATGATCTTGAGCAGCGCCTGCTGGACCGCCTCGCCGCCGACGTCCTTGAACCCCGACTGGTTCCGGCCGCTCTTGCGGGCAATCTTGTCGATCTCGTCCACGAAGATGATCCCCCACTGGGCCCGCTCGACGTCCCCGTCCGCGGCCCGAAGGAGACCCTGGAGCAAGGACTCGACGTCGTCCCCGACGTAGCCCGCCGCCGTGAGCCGGGTGGCGTCCGCGACGTGGAAGGGGACGTTGAGCATCCGGGCGATGGCCCGGGCGATGTGGGTCTTCCCGGTGCCCGTGGGCCCGAGGAGCAGGATGTTCGACTTGTCGATCTCGATGGGCCCCCCGGCGAACACGAAGCCCGTCTTGAACGCCTCCCGCCGCTTGTAGTGGTTGTAGACCGCGACGGCCATGTCGGTCTTCGCCCGATCCTGGGCGATGACGAACTGGTCGAGGAACTCCTTGATCTCCATCGGCTTCTTGAGGGGCTCCTCCTTCTTCGCCTGGGTCTTGACCGCGTCCGCCTGGAGGGCCTTGTGGGCCGAACCGATGCAACGTTCGCAGATGAAGGGCCCGTCGGTGGTACCGACCAGGGACTTGACCTCGTTTCGGGGCCGACCGCAGAACCCGCACTTCGCCATGGAAGTCGTCATGTTTCCCTCTCTTTACACCGCGAGCGTCTTGCCGTCCGTGCCCCAGAGGCGTCCGTTGTAGGACACCTTCCCCACGATGACGCCGTCCCGGCGTCTCCGCCGGGACTCGGGGCCCCAGTTGCCGCTGCCCAGCCCGTGGATGTCGAGGAAGCTCCGCACCACGCGGGAGGCTTGCTCGGGGCTGTCCACGGCCCGCCAGGTCTCGGGCAGGCCCATGTTGCCGTACTGGCCGAGGTCGGGGTTCGGGTAGACCTTGAAGAACACCTCCCACCCCTTCACGGGGACCGAGGCGGGGGCGGGGGATTCCGGAGCGATCTTGCGTGCCATGGGGGTACTCCGCAGCACCCCGCCGGGAATCAAACCTCGGCGATCACAAAACAGTCCCGGGACCAGACGAGGCCCTGGCAGTGAACCTTGCCCGAGGGCTCGATCACGCACACCCCGCCCTCCCCGAAGTCGTTGCACCCCTCCTTGCCATACCGGTTCGAGACGATGAGGGCGCTCTTGTTCTCCTCGACGAAGTCCATCCAGGTCGTCGAGGGGAAGCCCCCGTTGCCCCAGTTGGCCGACAGGCACACGATGTCCGCGTCCCCCGGCCCGTAGAAGCTCCAGTCGTCGTTCTTCTTGTTCCGGGCGTCCCGGCAGATGAGCAGGCCCACCTTGCGGGTCGTCTCCCGGAACTTCGCCCGCACGACCGGCGGGTTCCCGATCCCCGGCTTCGCCCAGAGGTAGTCGTTGCCCCAGGGGTTGACCTTCCGGTAGGACAGGAAGTAGCCCGTGGGGTCGGCGTAGATCTGGCTGTTGTGGAGGTCCCCCGTCCCCCGGTCGATCTCGACGAGCCCCCCGAGCAAGTGGATCCCGAACTTCTTGGCCAGGGCCCGGAAGACCCCGAGGGTGGTCGAGGCGGGCTCGATGCTCTCGGCGTGGGGCCGTGCCTCCTCCTCCCCCATGAAGCTGTAGCCCGTCGCGCACAGCTCGGGCAAGACGACCAGCTCGGCCCCGGCCTTGGCCGCACCCGCGACCAGGTGGGCGAGCCGGCGCAGGTTCTCGGCCTTCTGCCCCATCACCGGCGCGAACTGGACCGCGGCGACCTTGATCTTCATGCTCTCCCCCGGAACAGAGGAAGGTTAGGGAGCCGGGAGGACCTTGGTCTCCTCCCACCCCTTGACCCGCGGTCCCTTGAAGAGCGCCCACTGGCTCTTGCGCTCGTAGGTGAAGAGGATGCTGTTCGGCAGGGGCCGGGAGCCCGTGGCCCAGCGCATCTGGATCTGACCTTCCTCCCGGCAGATGACGGCCCGGCCCCCGGCGAGGAGCGCCTGCATCAGCGCCCGGGCCCCCTCCTCGCTCACGTCCGACCGGAACCGGTGGAAGATCCGCCCCTGAATCGGGATGGAGGTCATCCACTCCAGACGGCGAAACCAGGGCTTGACCCCCTTGCCCGCCTGGCAGGTGGCCACGATCACATCCCCCAAGCTCTCCCCCCGCCGGGCCTCGACCGCGAAGTGGGTGGTGAGGGGAAGCGTGGGGGGAGGGGGAATCCGGTTGTCAGCGTCGATGGTAGAGGACATGCGTCAGGCGTTCGTCGTTGGGGTTCACTGCTCGCGACGTCTCCTTCAACCCCACAAGGAGGTCCTCAGCCTCTTTCGGCCAGTAGACGAGGTCCGTCATGCCCGCCGTGTTCACGCGGGGCACCAGCGTCAGGTCCACGACGTCCACGAGGTCCGTCGCCAGCGCGTCCCGGTAGACGGCCGCGCCCCCCGCGACCCAGACGTTCTCCGCCAGCCCCTGGGCGATGGTGATGGCGTCGAGGATGTTCCTCGCACAGCCATCCGGCATCACCTTCCAGGGCCCCTGGGCGCTCCCCGTCACCACGATGTGACGGCGACCCGGGAGAAGCCCCGGCAGGCCCTGGAAGGTCTTGCGACCCATCACGAGGGCCCCGTCCATGGTGACCTTCTTGAACCGGGCGAGGTCCTCCTTGTACCGCCAGGGCAAGGTCCCTCCGGCACCGATGAGCCCCGCGGGGTCCCGCGCAACGATGAGTCCAATCATGCGCGGGACCTTACCCACCACCCCCACCCCTGTCCACCGCGTAACGTCAGCCGGCGCGGCTCCTTCGACGGTCCATGGACTCGACCGCCGCCACGCAGACGGCGGCGATCTGGATGACCCGCCGCCGGGGGGACTGGCGGCCTTCGAGGAGGCTCTCCGCCAGCTTCCCCATCTGGACGCTCAGGATGAAGTGCCAGTCCTTCGGGTCGTGGATGTCGTCGTGGGTCGCGCCCCCCCACTCGACCGTCTGCCGGTCCATCTCCGCCTTGATCTCGTCGAACACCGTGGGCATCTCGCTCATGGCCGCCGGTACACCAAGACGGACCCTGAGCTGGGCCAGGTCGGCTTCGGGCTGCCCGAGGTGACTCTCGGCCTCCCTGAGCAGCTCGGCCGCCACCTGGGGCGGCACCGTGTCAAAGGGCCCCTCGTGCCCGGCCCACGCCCGCAGCCCCTGGGGGCCGCAGTGGAGCGTGTGACGGATCCACTCCTCGTCGATGTCCACCAGGCTCGTGTCGGAGGCGACAGGGTCGAACCCCTCGTAGCGCTCCTCGATCGCCCCGAGCATCCCCGCGTCTCCCTGCCGTGTCCAGAATCTGTCCCCCATGGCCCAGGGTTACACCGCGAGTTGGGCCCGGGCAAAGGCACGGGCGAAGCCCTCGGGGGTCACCGACCGCACCTCCTTCGTCCGTTCGCTTTTGCCCCCCAGGGCCATCAGCCACGACCCCTGCGCCGTCGTGCGGACCAGGGGCACGGGGCGCTTCTCGGGCGGCTGGAAGCACCCCCAGAGCACGGTCCGCTTCGTGTAGGCGTTCGCCCGCTTGACGAGCCCGACGTCCTCCGATGTCATCTGGTCGTGAGGCGTCGCCCCCAGCACGGCGAGCCGGTCCCGCTCCTCCTCCGTCACGTCCGTCCAGCCCCCGAACTCCCAGGGGTCAAAGGTGAGCTTCTTCTCCCCGATCTCCGGAGCCAGGCGGGGCAGCCTGCCGATCGGGTTCTCGACGGCCCAGAAGTCAGGCTGGAGGAAGTCCACGGTACGGAGCACCTGGTAGACCAGCTCGACCGCCCGTGCCGTGGTCCCGTCCTGATCCTTCCTTGCCCAGTGCCCGGCCCCGCTCCGGGAGAAGTCCGTGCAAGGGGGCGCGGCGAGGAGGCCGTCGATCGTCGGGTACTGCTGGAGGAGCCCTTCCAGAAACCATCGGGCCGACAGCTCCCGGACGTCGTCGCCGAGCTTCAAGTCCATCTGGACGACGTTCCACCCTGCCTGCTCGAAGGGGAGGCACCAGGCCCCCGAGTGGTCGAAGAGGGACAGGACCGTCTTCATGCCACCTCGCGCGGCCGGTAGGCCCCGCACGAGGGGCAGTCCGCCCCCCCGTAGACGTGGCCCTCGCCGCAGCGGGAGCAGCGCTGGGCAGCGAGCCACTCGGACCTCTCCCTCTGCGTCCGCCGCTTGTTCTTGTACACGGTCCGCTTGGGCCGCTTGCGCCCCCCCGTTGGCCTTGCGCATGCCCCCCGGCTACACCGTCACTCCTCGGGCTGGGCCCGGACGACCTTGTCCCCGACCAGGTCGAGGAAAAGCACGGGCCGAACCCGGCCGATGTCGCTCCTCATGACGGGGCTTCCGTCCCGGGTCGCCACCACGGCGTCGTAGCCCCCTTCGGAGGCCCGCCGCTCCGCCATGGACTCGCTCAGGCCGATCCGCTCGTCCGGGGTCACGCGGGCTCCGGGGCGGGGCTGGGGACCACCACGAAGTGCAGGAGCTTCCCGTCGTCGTCGTACTCCCCCGCGATGCGGTAGCCGGGGGACAGGATGCCGAGGAGCCCGTTGACGACGCCCAGCGTGCCGAGGAGCGGGCCCCGCGGCCCCTCCATGAGCACCACGGTCGGGTGGTCGAGGAGCGCCGACCCTTCCTCCACCCCCACCCGGTTCTCGACCATCTTCTCGATCGCCTCGGGCTCCGCCTCCCGGATCTCTTCGAGCAGTCGCCAGGCCGCGTACACGGCCCCCATCTCGGGGGCCGGCGTCACGTAGATGTGTTTCATCCCCCCGCCCTACACCGCTTCGATCTCGGCCACATCGTCGATCCGCACCCGGGGCCCCGTAGGAAGGGCCGCCTCCCCCGGAGGCTGGACCGCAAGATCGATCCGTCCTCGTCGAGCGGCGGGGGGTGGAAGGGGCCGAGCGGTCGCCCTTTTGCGACGGAGGCCCCGCTGCGGCCCGGGAGCACCTCCTGGAGCGACTCCGCCCCTGGGCCCGGATGCTCGCCCTCCGGTTCGGGGCCCCGGTCTATCTCGTCGGCTCGGCTCTTGAGCTTGTCGACCCCCGGGACGTAGACGTCCGTGTCCTCGTCCGCGAGGAGGACTTCAAGGCTAGGTACGGCGATCCGGAAGAGTGGCGCCGGGCCCAGGGGTGGCCCGGCCCTCCTCCTTGACATGATCCATGAGCCGCGAGACCAGGCGGAAGGCGGTGACGTGGATGTCTTCGATCGGCTTCGGGGTGAGCGTCATCCCCCAGGGCTACACCGCGAAGTCCGCTCCCTTCGGCGTCTTCCCGGACGTTCTGGAGGACGCCCCCGACGAGGTCCGCGTAGAGCACGGGCCCGAACCAGGCCACGTCGTTGAGCGGCATCCGCCGGCCCTCCCAGGGCACGATGTGGAGGTAGCCCCCGAGGGCCCGCAGCCGCACCACGGCCTCCTCGACGTGCAGGCCGTTCAGGCCGGCCAGGAACTCGGGGGGCATCAGACGGCCACCTTGAACGCGATGGCCTGGTGGGGATCATAGCCCTCCAGCCGGAAGAGCGACATGATCTGCTCGGTCGTCACCTCGGGGGCCATGAGGGCCTCGATGTCGGCCAGGGTCTTGATCGTGTCGGAGATCACGAGCTTCGGGAGGGGGCGCGGTTCGCGGGTGATCTGTTCTTTCAGCCCGGGGATGTGGTCGAACTCGGCCATGCTCCCGTCGGGCTTTGCGCAATAGATGTGGGCGTCGACCAGGGTGTGGGCGAAGATACCCGGCTCGATACCGACGAAGCGCGAGAACAAGTGCAAGAGCAGCCCGTAGCTCGCGATGTTGTACGGCACGCCCAGGGCGACGTCGCATGACCTCTGGGTCAGGTGCAGGCAGAGCTGCTTGCGGGCGGCGTGATGCGTGACATCATCCGTCGCCGTCCAACCCAGACCTTCATCGTCATTGTCCCCCACGTCACCGTACTTCCGGAGGAACGGGGCCAGGGCGAGGTTCAGCTCGTTCTCGCTCGCGGCCTCGTCCGCTTCGTTGGTGATGACCCGCAGGTCGATCTCACCCACCGGTTGACGCTTCCAGAGCACCTTGCACTTCACCGTGTCGTAGGCTTTGGCGTTTTGCACGTTCAGGATGAACATGCAGTGACACGGGGGCAGCTTGGACGTCTGGGCGTTGCCCGGAGCCCAGGCCGAGACGACGAGCCGGCGCGACATGGGCAACCTGTTCAGCTCGTCGATGGCCCACTGGATCTGATCGTTGTGGGCGACGGCCGCGCCCTTGAACTCGCCGTCCTCCCCGTACACGGTGGGCTTGTGGACCGGGAACTCCCGCCAGAAGTTGCCGTAGGCGCTCGGGACCTTGCCCGTCTCCGTATCCGCCCAGGCGTCCCAGAACTTGCAGCCGTGGCGCTTGAGGATGGCGATGTCGGTCTGGCCCGACAGGAACCAGAGCATCTCGATGACGATGTTCTTCCACGAGATGGATTTGGTGGTCAGAAGCGGGAAGCCCTCCCGCATGCCGATCTCGTAGTTGTAGTTGAACGTGCTCAGGGTATCGACCCCGGTTCGGTTCTCTTTCCGCTGTCCGTGTTCGAGGACGTGGGCGACGAGCTGCTGGTAGGTTCGCATGGGGGTTCTTTCTGGGTTTGGATGTGAGGGGAGAGGTCAGAAACAGCCGCGGCCCTTGCGCTTCTCGGCCTTCGCCAGCGGGAGGAGCTTCTCCTCGGCGAACGCCTTGAGGGCGGGGAGGTCGGCCAGCTCGGGCTGGTGGTTCTCGATGTACAGGAGATCCCCCAGGCGCCGCTGGACCTCCGCTCGCATGGCCTCCCGGTCGCCCCCGAACACGGGGGCAAGGATCGTGCCCGAGGGCATGGGGCAGTAGGCGTCGGGGTTTAGGGGCCGCGGCAGCACAGGGGCGAGGACGTCGTTCAGGTAGGCCGCCGTCATCCACACGGGGGCGCGGTTGACCTCGGGGGGCCGTTCCTCGAGGAGCGCCGTGAGGTAGACGCCGAGCATCTCCAGCGCGTAGTCGAGGGACCCGATCCAGTACGCCCGGGGCCGCTCCCGGGGCGTGAAGACCTCCTCGGACGTCCACCGGGGTCGGGGGTAGCCGTCGGGCCAGGGGATGACCTCCAGGAACTCCGTCTTGCGGCGGACGAAGGGCACGGCGTCCGCGTCGTCCTTGTCATCCTCCTTGACGTAGACGACCATCCTCTCGTCGTTCGCGTCGTTCGCGTCGTTCGTCGTGTTGATCGCCTCCCCCCGGACCCAGTATTTGGGCCCCCGGTAGTGGCGGTAAAGACCCGGCTTGATTCCCGTCATGGGGAGCCGGATACACCGGCCGTTTCTCGGCGCGCTTCTCCTTGGTCTCCGCGGCCGAGAGGCACCGTCGGACCACCTCGGAGAACGAGACCCCGAGCTTCTCCGCTTGCTTCTCCGCCCAGGCCACATTCGGCCCGGAGAGCGCCACGGAGACCTTCTTCACTTTCTTCATAGCCCCTCGAGGTGCGTCATGACCTCGGCCCACGATCGGGTCCGATGCCCCACCCGGGCCGAGTCGTTGTACGGCTGGTGCCAGAGCAGGGGCAGGCCCTTCAGGTGATGCTCGGCCCACGACGCGATGTTATCGGGGTTGTCGTCGATGAGCACGTCGCCCGCCACCAGGAACTTCGCCGAGGTGTGGACGATCCGGCTCCGGGGGATGCCGAAGTGCTCGTGCAGCCACTCATCCCGCTCATTGGCCCAGTGGGCCGTGGGCATCGGGGCCGTCACGATGTAGGGGTCGGCCCGGAAGGCGAGGGCGCGGTAGCCCTCCTTGGCCCCCGCGTAGATCGGGATGTTCCGACACCACCCCTTCTCGCCACACGCCCGGATAAAGGCCGGTTCATGGGCCTTGTCGAACCGGTCGAACATAGGCCACTCGGTCTGGTCCTCGGGCCGGTGGTTCGTCCGGCCGAGGTAGTTCAGGAGGGCGTAGGCCGGGGTCAGAAAATCAGCGAGGACCCCATCGACGTCGAGCAGCACCCGGGGCTTTCGGTTTCTCATGACCCTCTTTACACCGGGAAGAAGCCCTCCAGCACGTCGAAGGCCGCGAGTTCCTCGGCCGTGGCCTTCCGTACCTTCCCGGCGTCGACCATCCCCGCCACCATCTCATCCACCTGCGCGATCGACAGGCAGGAGCCGAGGTGCATCGTCAGCGGCCCGAGGAGCGTGGGCCGCGGGGCCCGACTCCTCATGTACTCCGCGATCTCCGCCCGAACGTCCTTCATGACTCGCTCCCGTGAGGACGTCGCCCGCCTCGAGCAGCACCTGATCGTCCACCAGGACGGGGGTGTGGTCGTCGAGCGCCGTACACCTGCGGATCACTACACCCCTGGCCTCCAGCTCACCCCGGAAGCCGTCGATGTCCCCCGTCGTGGTCGTGAAGACGTTGAGCCCCCGGTCGAGCAAGACGCGGCGATGGGCCACCATCTCGGGGGCCCAGACCTCGATCGAGTAGTGCCTCACGAGACCCGACCGCCAAAGCCGAGGTCGACCCCATAGGCGGCGACCATGCGCTGCGAAAGGGACCCGAGAAGGATCATCTTCGACGGCGGGACGTCGTCGTACAGATCACTGCCGGCCGTCTGGACCGTGTAGGTCTGGGCGCCGCTGTTGTAGTCGTTGATCTCGACGACAGCCGCGCGAAAGGGCGAAGAGGAGGGGATCGTGGTCATTGGAGGGTTCCTTGCGTACCGGGCAACAGCACGACCCTGGTCCCCCCGGCGAGGGAGACCAGGGGAGTCGGATCAGCCGCCAGGATAGCAAACGACGCCGACCGCGCCCCCACTCCCTGATCGCTCGACACCTGGACAGCGAAGAAGCCAGTCTGACCCACGGGGGCCGTGTCGGGGATGGAGGCGACGATCTGCGTGGCCCCCCACGAGACGATCGTCGCCTTCACCGTCGCCCCGTCCGTGGTCGGGTAGAACAGGACGACGGAGGTCCCTTGCGAGGCCCCGAAGCCCGTCCCCCCGAGCGTGGCGTTCGCCCCCAGCTTCCCCGTCGTCGTGGTGCTCGAAATCGTCGACATCGACACCCCGGGGGCATCAATGGGCTAGCGGACGATAGCCACCGCCGGGTCGACGACTACCTCGGGCACGTCGAGGGGCGCGAGGTGCTCCGTGCTGTAGCCGACGATCACCTCGACCGCGGCCCGGATCTCCCACCGGTCGAACCACTCCCGGGTCTCGACCTCCCAGGGGGATAGGACCTCGAGGACCACGGCCCCTCGCCGCAGGCCCGTGGCTTGCCCCCGGTCGAGGGGGTAGAGGGCCCGGGCTCCCCGGGGCGGGAGAAGGGGCGCCTGCCCCGGGGAGGCGAGCCACACGTCGAAGTCCTCGGGGGGCTGGCGGGTCTCGCCCCGCACCACCTCCCCGAGAACGCAGACGAGGTCCCGGAGGAGACCGTGGCCCAGGGCAAGCCCGAGGCCCACGCGGGGGTCGTAGCGGAGGCTCGTGGCGTCCATGTCCTGGATGCCGCGGACGATGTGCGCGTTCAGGAGGGCCCGGCGGAGGGTGAGATCCGGCCCCGGGGGCCCGAAGACCAGGGCGTCGAGCAGCCCCCGGCCCGAGCCCTGGATCTGGGCCCACCACCCGGGGGCATCCGCCCGGAGATGGGCCCCGATGTCCTGCCGGCCCTGGCGGGTGACCACGTCGAGGCGCCGGTCCCCCTCGGTAAACTGGAGGGGCGTCATCACCAGGCGGTCCATCGCCCGGAGGAGCTGAGCCGTCTCCCGGTGCCCCTCGATGATGTGTGCGGTGAGGTCCGCTTCCAGCTCCGGGATGAGCCGGGGGAGGGGGCGGACCATCGTTCCGTCCGTACGGGGCACCGCGGGCGGCTGCCAGAGGTCCTCGTCGGTCACCCGACCGAGACAGGTCCCCGTCTGCGAGCAGACGATGACGATGCCGTCGCCCACCTGGACGAACTCGTCGGCCAGGTAGCGGGCCACCTCGGCCGCCGTCTCCAGAGGCCCCAGGAGGGGCACGAGGACCCCTGCCAGGCGCTCCGCATCCCACCCCCCCGCTCGGGCCTCAAGGAAGGCCGTCCGGAGAGGCGCCTCGTGGGCGATCCGGGCACGGGTGTGCAGGAGGTCGGTCGGCAGGGGACGAGCCCCCGTCGTGACCTGAAACCCCCGGACCCGGTCGAGCGCGTCAGCCATTGCCCCCGCCGTGAACCTGCAAGGCACCTTCCCGATCCGGGTCACTCGCAAACCGGGCCCGAATCCCGTCGCCCGCCTCGGGATCGTAACCGACCCAGTCGACGATCTCCTTGATCTCGTCGGCCATGGTCTTGAGGAGGCGGGGCTTGCTCGCCAGGGCCGCCCCGAGGATGTCCTCGTCGAGCCCGTCCTTCTTCTCGACGAAGGACTTGACCATGGCGTCCCGGATGGCCTGCTCGATCTCGCGACCGACCAGCCCCCGGCCCTTGCTCGACAGCTCCGCCAGGTTGAAGGTCGCGACCTTCTGGCGCCGCTTCGCCAGGTGGATCTTGAGGATGTCGACCCGGTCGCTCTCCGACGGGATGTCGAAGAAGAAGCGTTCGTCCATGCGGTTGACGAACTCCACCGGGAGGCCCTTGAGGCTGTTCGCCGTCATGGCCAGGCAGACCTTCGCCTGGGTCTCCTGGAGCCAGGTCGACAGGATGCCGATCATACGGCTGGTGGTGCCCGCGTCCGACTGGCCCGAGGAGGCGTTGCCGGACAGGGACTTCTCGGCCTCGTCCATCCAGACGATGCAGGGGGCGATGGCTTCGATGACGCGGATCGCCCGGTAGACGGCCGCCTCCGACTCCCCGACGCCCGAGGACCGGAGCCGACCCATTTCGAGCTGGACGACCGGCAGGCCCCACGCGGACCCCATCGCCTTGACGCTGAGGCTCTTACCGCAGCCCCAGACGCCCACGCACAGCACTCCCTTGGGGGGCGTCAGGCCGAACTTGGCCCCCGCGTCGGACCACGTCGCCTGCGTCTCCTTCACCCACGCCTTGAACCGCCCGGCCCCGCCCACCTGGTCGAAGGAGAAGGCGCTCACGTCCACGTTCGACACGAGGTCGGTCTTGGCGATCTGGGCCTGCCGGAAGTCACGGATGATCTTCGGGTCGATGCGCTTGCCGCCCCCTGCCTCGTCCTTCTTGGTCGCCACCACCGACGCCCGGATGGCCTGGTCGATCTCGTAGGACGTCATTCCGCGGAACAGGTCCGCGATGCCCGTCGGGGTCTTCGTGAGCCGCAGGTTCGTCGCCGTGGTCTCGACCACGCCCATGGTCTCCTCGGGGGAGAGGCCCTTGTCGTGGATGACCTGGATGTACCGGGAGAGCTTCTCCGGGATGACCTTCCGGGCCCCGACGAAGATGATGACCTTGACCCGCCGGGCGTCGTTGTGGAGCTGGTGGGCGATGTTCATGAACCGCCGCACGACGTGGGGGTCGTTCAGCCAGCGTTCCGGATCGGTCACGACGTAGAAGTGCTGCTTGTCCCCCGTCGCTTCCTTGTAGATCTTGTCGAGGGTGTCGTGGATCGACACGGTCCCGGAATCCACCGGCGCCGCCCCCTGCTTCCACTCCCCGATGTACGCGGGCAAGGGCAGGAGGCCGAGCGTCGCGTTGTACACGGACACCCGATCGGCGTGCTCGCTCAAGGCCGCCCGGAGGTCGATGAGGAACTTGTCCTCCTCGTCCGTGACGAAGTACAAAAACGAGGCCAGGTGCTTCAGGCGGAAGAACATCTCTTCGTTGATCATGACGGTCCTTACACCACCCGGGGAACGGGCAGTGGAGCTAACGAAAAAGCCCCCGCGGGTCACGCGAGGGCTTGGGGCAGACGGGATGAAACGATGCCCCCGCCCCCCGTTATCGTGGGGGACAGGGACACCGTTCGGGCACTCAGCCCATGGCGCAGGCGAGGAGGATGTCGCCGGTCTTGGCGTCGGTCGTCTCCGACTCGATCATGATCCCCTGCTTGGACATCTCGGCCTTCGCCTTGGCGACCGAGTACCCCTGGCGGAGCGCGCCGAGGACGGTCTCCGTGTGGCCGTGGTCGGTGTCGCCCGACACGGCGCCGGAACGCAGGTCGAGGAGGGCGTTCTTGAGCGCCCCCGAGGTGAAGTTCACGGTGTTGCCGCTCACCGTGAAGGTGATGCCCGCCTTCTTGGCGGCGGACGTGACGTGGGCGATGTCCTTCATATCCGTGCGGGTCGTAACGCGGTGGCTCATGGTCTTTGCTCTCCTGGGGGGGGTTATCTTCCCGATCGTAGAAACGGCTCGGGCGAGGGGTATCAGACAGACTTCTCGTGGACCGTGTCGGGGCGGTTGTCGGGCAGGCTCTCGTCCGACATCTGCTTCCCGATGCTGTTGGTGACCTTGTACACGGCATCGCAAAGGTGCTGACCGCGGTCAACGACCTCGGTGATCACCGTGCCATCCTTCTTGATCCGCATCACGAACTTCATCGACTCGTTGCTCATGGCTTCGTTTCCCTTCCCCCTCCTGGTACACCGCCCAGCCGGACCTTCGCCCCCGGCGTGACCACCAGACCCCCCGCGGGACGCGGAATCACGGGCCCCGCCCACGGATCGGAGACCGGCGTTGCGGGACGCCCTTGCAGCATCCGTCCCCCCTGGTTCGGGGCGTTGGCCCCGTAAAGAGGGGGAGAAAGCGCAGGGGATTCCGTCTGGAACCCTTCCGGACGTGGAGCGGGAGTCGCCTCGGGGGACGTGGGCGATTCTTCCGCCGGTTCCTTGTCCGCCGGCATGACCGGGGGACGCTCCGGGACCGTGGGGGTCTCGTGGGGGTCCGTCCAGTCCGTCCGTATCTCCGGGGTACGCCCCACCTCGATGTGGGCGAAAGATTGCCGGGTCACCGCCCCGAAGCGGGGGTCCTCCGGGCGAAGGAGGGGGACCTCCGTGAAGAGGCGCTGCTCCCAGGTCGCGGCCCGGACGTCCATCTGCATCTTGCCGTGAAGGCTCCGGGTGCAGTCCGGGTTCAAGCACCTGGCGCACCAGGCCCGACTGAAATCGGCGAGGGGCTGGCCCTTGTTGTTGCAGCTCCCGACCCAGTCCTTGCGCGCCATCCCCGCCATGGTAACCGCCACCGCCCCCCCGCGCTACTCACTCCAGGCTGTGGGCTCCGTTCGACCAGTTGCCCTGATTCAAGGCGAACATGAAGGGCTGGGGATCGACCCGGATGTTCAGGATCGGATCGATGAGGACCTCGCCCGAAGCCGTGATCACCCGAAGGAGGGCCCCGTCCTCCTTCTTGAACTCCGTGCAAAGGCCCGCAATGCGGGGGATGGCCCGCCGGGTCGTCTCCTTGAGACGTACCGTGAGCACCTGCCCCGCGGGGGGCGTGGGGGCGGGCGTGGGGGGCCGGGGGGCCGGGACCGGAGCGGGCTGGGGAGCCGGAGCCGGTGCGGGAGGAGGGGGCGGCGCCGCGGGGACGGGGTCGTCCGAGGGGGACTCCATGCTCAGGGTGTCCTCCCCCTCCCCCTCCTCCGCCACAGAGACGTTCCCAGGAGCCTCGGCCGGTGACGGAGCGGCCGGCACCTCTCCGTTGGGGTAGGGCTCCGTCAGGTCGTCCCGCCACTCGGGGCCCCATTTGTCCAGGGTCTGGCGGAGCCAGTCCGGCGGCTTGACGAAGAGGAAGGCCCCCGAATGGACCTCACCCGGCCCTGCTTTCTCGCGCTCGCCGGCCTTGCTTACCTTGGCCCGGCGGGCCGTGGTCTCCGCCCCCCAGTTGGACCCGACCAGGGGGTCGGTGACCAGGGGGACACCCCACTCGGGGGTCGTCATCCGGCCGAGCGACTCCATGGTCCAGGTGATGACCTCGATCGCGACCAGCAGGACCTCGGGCTTGATCTCGAAGACCAGCTCGTCGTGGACCGTGAGCAGCATCCGCACGCTGTCCGACCCGTTCTTGAGCCAGCCCCGCTTCCAGCATTGCTTGTGGATGAGGACCATGGCGATCTTCATGATGTCGGCGCCCGTCCCCTGGATCGGGTAGTTCGTCGAGTGCCGCTCACAGGCCGCTCGCGTCGCCTGGGCCGTCTCCTGGTCCAAGGGCTTCTTGCGCGTGAACCGATCGTGGTAGGCGTACTCCCCCTCCTTGATCGCGGCGTCGGGGATGGAGATCCACCGGCCAAAGGCCGTGTAGACGCCCTTGTCGAGCTTCACCCTGTCGTGCTTCCTCTTCACCCACTGGGCAAAGGTGGGCAGGGCCTTGTCGAAGGCGTCCTTCTTCCGGCGGGCTTCGAGCTTGTCACACCCCACCGCCCGCTGGACCGAGGCCGCACCGCCGCCGTAGACCAGAGCGAAGTTGGCCATCTTGCCCGCCTTCCGGTAGCCCTTCTTCTTCTCCTTGTCCTTCTCCGTGTCGTACCCGGGGAAGAAGGCGCGAGCCGTGATGGCGTGAAGGTCCCCCTCCCCTTCGGTGAACTCCTTGATCCAGACCTTCTCCCCCGACAGGTTGGTGACGACGCGAAGCTCCTCCCCCGCGTAGTCGCACTTCACCATGACGTAGCCCTCGCGGGCCACGAAGCAGGTGCGCAGGTTCGACGTGCCGGGGATGCCGTGGATGGCCAGACCCCCGAAGCCTTGCTCCGGGTCACCCTGGGGGGCCGAGAAGCGACCCGTCGCCGCGCCGGTCTGCTTGAACTGGAACCGGAACTCGTCGTTCGCGTCCCCGTTGTGCGCCATGGCAAGGAGGTAGGTCCCGATGAGCTTCTCCTGCTTCCGGTAGGCGATGATCCACTTGAGGGCCGGGGGCGCATTCTCCCCGAGCTTCGTGGCCAGCTCGTCGATCGTGACCTTGTCGGTCTTGTACTGCCCGCTCGCCTTGTTCCGCTCGGGCTTGGGGGAGATGTCGAGGCCCCGCGCATCAAAGAGGAAGGTGCCGAGCTGGGCGGGGCTGTTGGGCTCGAAGTTCGGGAAGCCCTTGCTCTCGGCCAGGGCGATGATCTGGCCCCTGATCCGGTCGCGCTCCTCCTCCGCCTGGGCCAGTAGCTCCTTGGCCCGGGGCCGATCCACCTTGACTCGGTTCCGCTCCATGACCCGCTTGGCCTGGACCACCTGCTTCTCGACCCGGTACATCCAGGCGTGCCTGCTGCCGGACGCCACCACCTGCGGAACCCCCTCGGGGTGAGCGCAGAGGAGCCGTGTGCAGATGGCATCCGAGCAGGCGTAGTTCACGATGCTCGGCTCGTCCGGAGAGAGTGTCTCGAAGCGCGGAGCCCGACCCCGGGCAAAGAGCGCGTCGAACTTGATCATCTCGTAGGGGTGGCCCTCCGGGTCCCGCAGGTACTGCGGGGCCTTCTCCTTGAGCGACAACCGCTTGTCGTCCGAGTAGACCATGTAGAACGCGAGCTGGCCGTCCTCGAACGAATCGGGGTGCCACCAGTCGATCCCCGTGATCGGGTAGAGCATCTCCTGGTCGAAGGCCGCGTGCCAGAAGTCGATCACCACCCTGGGCGGCGTCTTGTGCCTCTTGAAGCTGAGGATGTCCGCTTCCTCCGGGAACGGCTCCGGCTGGGCCGCCCGGCAGAGCTTCGCGATGGCAGCGAGCACCCGGTCCACCGGCTTGATGTTGAGGTCGGGGCCCCCGTCCTCGGGCCGGTGACGGATCGGGATGTAGTACCCGTCCTTTGCATCCCCGTAGGCGATGCAGAAGCCCACCACCTGATGCACCGTACGGAGGGCACCGGTGACCGGGTCGGGGTAGATGCGCGTGTCGAGACCCTCGGACTCGATGTCCAGGGCGCACCGGCCATTCGCGATGGCGCGACCAATAAGGTCCTCCACCTCCTCGGGCGTCTTGAGGAGGTGGAAGGTGTGGTGCTTCATCCACGGCTTGGTCATGAGCGGAACGTGGCGCTCCGCCGCGACGCCCATGATCGCCATGGAAGCCAGAGGGTCGTCCGCGTCCGTGTCCCCGTCGAGGCGCCGTTGCCGGGGCGGCAGGGCCACCATGTCCTCGGGACGAACGAGGTCGTCCACCGTTACGTTGCGTCCGAAGTCCTCGGGTCGAAGGAAGCTATCGGCCGTGAGTTCGACGGCGGGCGGCGGAGCCTGTCCCGGCGGGGCGCCGGGGAGGGGCAACACCCCCTGCGGAGAGAGGGGTAGGACGCCGTCCGCCTCATCGACGAGGGCCTCGTCCCGGGCGATGTTTTCGTCCTCGTCCTCGACTTCGATCCGGTAGGTGATGTCGTCATCCTCGTCCTCAAGCTGCACCATCGCTGTCCTCCTTGACCACGAGCACGTATACACCGCTCCGCCAGTACGACAGGAGCAAGTATCCCAGGAAAAGTGCTGCTTCGCCCTCCTGCCCGCCGGGCCGGTAGCAGGTGGGCATCTTGCTCGACAGGGGCGTACAGCGCCCCTTGTCGCGGAGCACGCACCCCTCTTCCTCGAGGCACCGCTGGTCGAGCAGGGGGAGCTTGCGGACCACGAGCCTCGGGGCAAGCCCCAGCTTGTCGAAAAGGGGCCGGGTCCATCCCTTGAGGGCCGCGTCCAGCTCCCCCGCCGTGAGCACGGGGACGAGCTGCCCCATGTCCGAGCCCTGGAGGGGGGCCCACTCGGGCTCCCATGTCCCCGCCTTGTCCGCGTGGATGAGAAAGGCGTCGATGACGCCCATCTCCCGCACCTTGATCTTCAGCTCGCGCGGCACTTCTCGCCGATCTTGCGGAGCACCCTTTCGAGCGCGGCCTTGGCTTCGGCGGGGGACGTCGTTCCCGCGTTCATCCGGGCCCGGAGCCGATCGAGGACCACGCCGAGCGTGAGGTAGCCCTTCCTGTCGAAGGACTCCCGCCCCACCACCAGGCGCCGCTCACAGGCCGCGAGGAGCGCGGTAAGCCGGGCCTCTTCCTCCTCCCCCGGCTTGTCCCAGACCTCGTAGCCCTCCATGGAAGGGATTTCGGGCGGGCAAAGGTTGTAGGCCCGCTCCATGGCCCGCAGGACAGCCGTGAACTTGGCCGCCTGCATCCCCTGGAACTCGCGCCAGACCCCCACCACGTCCCACCTCTTCTGGCAGACGAAGCAGTAGACCCCCGCGCCATGGTCGTCGTCCCCGTCCGCGTGGTACTTGGCCGCCATGCTCTTGCTGTTCGGGTGGAAGGGGCAAAAGATCTGCTCCGACCGGCTTCCGCCGTACCGCAAGGGGACGCCATTCTCCGACAGGACATCGGCGACGCGGACCGCCTCCCGTATCGCGGCGGTCCGCTCCTTGATCCAGTCGGCGATCGGGCCCTCGAAGGTGCGCTTGTCCGCCGTCACAGCCCCGCCATCGCCTCCATGACCGCCCGGTGCTCCTCGACGCTCATCCCGCCCCCCTGGGCCCCCTGGAAGATGTCGAGGTTGAAGATGCGCCGGGGCGCGAAGTCCACCTTGGCCGTGAAGGGCGCGAAGGTCGGGTTGTCCCGGTTCTTCAGGTTGCAGAAGACCGTGGTGCCCGCGGTCCGGTGGTCGTCGTTCAGGTACGTGGTCGTGATCGTGTCCGCCGACTTCTCGACCTCGTTCGCGTAGGTGAGGGCGCTGATCTTGTACCGGCCCTCGTTCTTGTCGGCGTCCTCCTTGCCGGCCCGGTTCATCTGGAAGAGCATCAGCACGGGGACCTTCTCCCCGTGGTTGAAGTGCAGGGCGAGCTTCTTCGCGTCCCGGACGATGCTGTTCATCTGGATCACGTACTCCTTGCCCGAGCCCTTGCGGGGCTCGATGAGCAGGCCGTGGTCGAGGATGACGAGCCCCACCTCCATCTGCCGGTGGATCAGCTCCGTTTCGAGGCGGATGTCCTGGATCGACACCTCCCGGTCAGGGCACCGGATCTCGACCTCGCAGTAGTTCGGGTTGTTGCAGAAGTCGTCGATGACGAGCTTGTAGAACTCCTCCTCCGCGGCCGTCAGCTCCCCGTCCCGGATCTTCCGGTAGTCGAGGGGCGCGTACCCCATCTTCTGGAACTTGAGGTTCGCCGAGTGGATCGCGTAGAAGGTCCGGCGCACCTGCTCGTAGGGCATCTCCAGCGACCAGTAGACCGTGTGGGCCTTGTACCGGGTCGCCAGGTTGTAGGCCCAGTTGCAGGCGAAGCTGGTCTTTAGCTCGCCCGGGAAGGCCGCGTGGACCCACAGCTCCCCCTTCTTGGCGCCCTTGCAGCACTTGTCGATCTCGTTGATCCCGGTGAAGCGGCCCCAGACCTTGTCCTTGTTCGACTTGGCGTTCGTGTACTCGTCCCACATCGCCTGGCCGTCGTGACGGATCGTGCCGCTCGTCCGGGACGTGTAGTCCGATTGGACGAGTTCGAGGGACTTCTGGGCGAAGTGCATGACCCCGTCCCGGAGTCCCTGCTTGCGGATCTTGTCCCGGCCCTCCCTGAACTCGACGCCCTTCGTGATGATGTCCCGGGCTTCGGTGAGCAGGGCGATGGCCTTGTGCTTGTTCTGGTCGTCCCGGATCTGGCTGAGCAGGTGGACGAAGGTCGTGCGGATGTAGAACGGCGCCGCCGCGATGTCCTTGACCCGCTCGACCGCCTCGATGTCCCCCGTCCCTCCCACGGTCTCGAAGTAGTCGATGACCGATTGCGAGGAGGGCATCTCCAGCCGGGCCTGGAAATACTCCAGGCAAAAGTTGTAGATCCGCTGCTCCTCGGGAAGCTGCCAGTCCACGTTGGCGCTGATCAGCTTCCCGAAGTTCTGGATCAGGTTGTCGGGCGAAACCTGTCCGTCGAAATCGATCACGCTCCGCAGTAGCCGCTTCATCGAGACCTCTTGGGATAGGAACCACGCTTGCCGTTGGTCTTGGGCCCCGCCGGGCCGCTGAGGGGCCCGCTGAGGGGCCCCCGGGTCTCCTCCCGGTCCCGCTCACGTTCACGCTCTTTCCACGGGCTCTGCCGGGGGATGGAGGGCTTCTCCCTCGGGGGCAGAAGGGGCATCTCGTCCGTGTTCATCGAGACTTCCTCCGGCTCGTCCTCCTCGGCCTCGGGGGCTTCGGGGGCCGTCTCGGGCACGGGCTTCGGGGGAACCTTCGCGGTGGGCTTCGCGGGGGGCTTTGGAGCCGCGGAGTCCACGGGGACGGCCTTGGGCTTCCTCATGGGCATGATCTCGCCTTCCTTGAGCCCCAGCCGCTCGAAGTTGCGCGAGATGTAGTCGGAGACCTCGTCGCTGAACGCCGGGTGGTCTCCCATGAAGAGCGCGTCGGGGTCCTCGATGATCCAGGTGGGGAGGAGGCGCGAGGCCCGCATCATGAGGGTCTCCTTGAGGATGCCCGGCATCGCCCGGTTCTTGTACCCGAGAAACCCGAGCCGCAGGATGAGGAGGTCGACCCCCCCCACGACCAGGTCCGACAGGGAGTTGAAGGTCTCCTGTTCGTCGCGGGTCTTCTTCGAGCGCGCCCGGTAATCCTCGGACCCCACCCACACGGTCTTGAGCCGCTCGTCGGTGACGACGCGGAACGAGAACTGGGGGCCCTTGAACGCGAGAGCCCACTTGAGGTGCGAGAGCACCACGGGCCAGGTCCCCGTCAGAAAGAGGTCCTCGTTCGTCCGGTCCACCTTCCTGGGGAGGTAGAGGGGGCTCGCCTTGATCGTGTCTGCCCCCGCGATCTCGGCCCCCATGTGGATCTTCAGGGCCCGGGCGTAGGCGCAGATGCACTGCCGCACCGTGCTGTCGTCGTCGGGGAGCGGGCGGAAGCCGGCTCCCTTGCAAATCGTGCATTCAGCCATGTTTCTTGGCCCCCTCTTGCATCTTCCGCACGAGGTCCTTGGTCGAGCTGCCCTTGGTGTCGAAGGTGAGGGCCCCCACGGCCGACTCCCCGAGTACCTGGTCGATGATCGCCTTCTTCCCTTCGAGGGTTTCGAGCACGTAGTCGTCGATCGTCTTGCGCTCCTTGGCCGTCTCCCCCGGTAGCTCGCTCACCAGGTGGTAGACGAGGATACGCGTGTGCTTCGACCCGAGCCGCTGGGGCCGGCCGAGCGTCTGGACGTAGTTCCCCCACGACCAGGGGGCGTCGAAGAACAGGAGGGCCGAGGCGGCTTGCAGGTTGATCGCCTCCGACCCCGCGTCGGTGATGAAGATCACCTTCGTCGGGCTGTTCTCGTCCTGGAAGGCGTCCTGAGCCGCCTTGCGTTGCTGGACCTTCTCCTTGCCCGTGATGCGGACCGAGGTGATCCCGCCCGCCGTCAGGATGGCCTGGAGCCGGCCCACCAGCGACTCGAACCGCGTGTAGACAACGACCTTCTCGCCGTCGAGTTCCTCGGTCAAGATGTCCATCAGGAGCCGCTCCTTCGACCCGAGCTTGTCGACCTTGATCGCCTCCTCCGCAAAGGCCGAGCTGACCTCGTCCGCCTCCTTGTACTTGAGCAGCGTGAGGGAGTTGACGACGAGCTGGCAGTAGATGAGCGCCGTGAGCGCCTTGGTCTCCTCGTAGTCCTTGACCGTCCCGTCCCCGAGTTCGAGGACCCCCGACACCGCCTCCCGGTACTTCGCCACCTCCGCCGGCAGGAGCGTCGTCGTCATCCGCCGCGTCGTGAGCACCGGTAGCTCGTCCGACACCACGGTCTTCGGGCGGCCGAGGAAATAAGGGTCGATCATCTGCCGGAAAAGGCTGAGGTTCCGGTAGCCCACGACCAGGGGGATGCGCCGGCCCCCGGGCATCACCTGCTCACGCACCACGCAGAAGGAGTCGTGAAATGCCTTCTTGGTCGCGAAGAGCCAGGGCACGACCGCCTTGTAGATCGAGAAACCCTCCACCAGATTGTTCTTCAGGAGCGTCGCCGTCAGGCCGTAGCAGCGGTTCGATCGGGCCGAGAGCGCCTGGACCACCGTCCACGTCTTCGTCGCCGTGTTCTTGAACGCCGTGGCCTCGTCGAAGATGGTCAGGACGCTGGTCATCTCCCGCGTGATCCCGTCGAGGAGCCCGGGGATGAAGATCGGCTTCTCGCCCCGCTTCGTGGCCTTGATCATCCCGCTGCCCGCGGTCCAGTCCCGCAGGAGCTGGCTGTACGTCATCAGCAGGAGCGGCTTGTCCGGCCCCGCGTAGGCTTTCCAGGCGTGGTAGATGGTCTTCCGCTCGTCCGGACCGCCCCCGACCACGAACACCTTGACCCCCTTCGTAAACCGCAGGATCTCGCTCTCCCACTGGAGCTGCGGGGCCACGGGCGAGACCACGATGGGCCGCGTCCCGGGCTCCCGCTGCCAGAGGTAGCAAAGGGCCGCCACGGCCTGGAGGGTCTTGCCCAGGCCCGTCCCGTCGCCGAGGATCATCCGAGGCATCCGCATCAGGTGGTAGACCCCGATCGTCTGATAGTACCTGAGCCGGAGCGGGACCGGCCCCGTCGGCGTGTCCAGCGTGTCCCGCAAATGAGGGGTGGGTTTCAGGGCCACCGTTTTCGAGTCCCGGATGCGTAGGAGGTCGTGGTAGGTGGCGGTGATCTCGGCTTGGGCCGCGGCCGGAAGGGGCATGGCGGGCACTTTACACCGGACCGGAGGAATCGACCGGCCGCCTTTTGATTCTCGTCCGAGCCCCGCGTAGTACCCCCAGGACCACGCTCCTCGTCACCCTGACGAGGCCCGAGCCCGACTACAGCGAGAGGGCCCGCGTCGAGGCCCCCCTCAGCTACGATCGGTTCAGGGCCATCGAGCAGGGTCGCGGGGACGGGAACTGCTGACCTGTCAGGAGGGGGGCCCATCCCCCCTCTAGGAGACCATCATGACCAACCCACAGTTTGCCCACGCCCTCGCCCTCGCGGGGCGTCACTCCCATTTCTGGCCCGGCGTCGTCGCCGAAGGAGAGGAGCCCTCCTGGGCCGAGATCCACACCCGGTGCAAGGCCGCCTTCAAGGAGGCTTACCAGGAGCACGGCAACGGCCCCTGGTGCGGGGGCATCACGCCCGAGGTCAGCGAGGACGGGACCCTGCGCCACACGACGATGACGGGCCGGCTAAGCTGGGTCATCCTGCCCGACGGGCACGTCACCCTCACCGTCGACCGCAAGGACGTCGGTGTGGTCCTGATCTGCGAGGTCTACCACAGCCGCGGGCGGGGCTGGGTCGCCACCACCTTGACGGCCCCCGGGCTCCTCCGCCGTCACTTCTGGGCCTGGAAGCTCGCCCTCCATGCCGTTGCAGGGGCGGGCATCCTACCCCCCGCCGAGGTCGAGCGCGCCATCGACATCACGCTCCCCGATGTCGAGGACCTTCTCGACGAGCTGATCGAGTGCCGCGCCACCCTGGCTGCGGTCCTCGACCCCGAGAAGACGCCCGACCTCGTGAACCGGGAGGAGTCGACGGCCCAGCACCGGGCATGGATCAAGCGAGTCGAAAGGAGTCTCTGAGGGTTTTGCTTCCCGGGGGTCTGCCGCGTAGTACCCCCATGAAAACCCTGACATCCGAGACGGCAACACCATCCACTCTGTCGAGGGCGAGGTGCTCCACGACGGCCGCATCCTCGTCACCTACCGGGGCCTCGACGCCTACACGGGAGAGGCAACCCCCCTCTTTTTCGAGGCACACTTCAAGGGCAACGTCACCGCCCCCGTCGCCTTCTTCCGGGCCATGAGCCAGATGCAGGCAGACAACAAGCACCGCCTCGTCGAGATGTTCACGACGAGCGCGAAGTGGCACGTCCAGATGGGCGTCGGGCCCGACGGCCGCCCCTGCAACGAGAAGCCCGCCCCCCGGGCCAGCCGACCCCTCGACATCCCGCGCGAGTCGAGGTGGTTCAACTTATCGGCGGGCGCTGTTTGATTCCTGGGGGGTCTCTGCGTAGTACCCCCATGTCCACCGACCGCCGCTTCATCACCCGCTTCTCCCTCCTCGCGTCGACCATGGAGGTGCTCGTCGATACCGACTACGAGGGCCGCCTCGTCTTCGAGGCGAGCCTCCGTGACGAGGGACAGGAGAGCGCGTACTACGTCCTCAGGGCCACCCGGTCCGTCGTCAGCAAGAACACGGACCGGCTCGCCGACGCCGTGATCCGAGCCCTGCTCGGGACGACCTGCGTGGTCGACGTGGTCGAGCTGTTCAAGGGCTCGGACCTGTGGATGGTGAGCGAGCACGACCAGGAAGCCCTGAACTACTACGCGGGCATCTGAAAGAATCGTACAGGGGGGCGTTTGATTCCTCGGGGGGTGCTGCGTAGTGCCCCCATGAACGCCGCCGCCTACCGCTCGAACGACGACACCGCCCTGCTGCCCGAGGACGAGGCCCCCCGCACGCTGCCGCGAACAGCCGTTCAACCTGTGCCCCGTGGGGGCGCGGCTCCTGACCGTGGCTGTGGCCGGGGCCGTGGTGTAGTCCGTGGCATGAGCACCAGGTTCGACAAGCTGTTCGTGGCCCACCACTCCCCCCAGAAGACGGCCAAGGACCTCCTCGCCGCCGTAGAGGCCACCTCCTACCAGACGCTGGAGGAGTGGGGCCTCTACAACGGGGGCGGGGGGCGAGTCGCCTTCCGCAAGCTCCGTCAGGAGCAGCGGCTCAAGGCGGCCGAGGGGTACGTGCAGCGGATGGAGGTGGCCATCGCCCTCGGCCCCACCCTGGCGATGGCCGACGGGAGCTACACGACCGAGATCTCGGCGGAGGACAAGGGCAAGGTCGAGGGGGCCGCCCGGGGGGCGCTCGAATGTTTCTACGAGTGGTACAAGGGGGACATCCTCCGCCCGGGCTCCGTGGTTCGCGTCAAGGTCGCCATCTCGGTCGACTTCGGAAAGGGCCGCAGCTTCCACACCGAAGAGTCTCTGGACACGACCCCGCCGGCCGGTCCCGTGGGGACCAGCCCCGAGGATCAGGTCATCCGCCGCTGCATCCGGCTGACGAAGCGGGAGACCTACTGCGGGCGATCCATCGGGGCGGAGTGGACCTTCGGGGTGAACGCGGCGATGAAGGCGGACGGCCGCAAGGGACCGAACGCCCTGGTCCCCTGCCTGGCCGGCATCCAGGCCCTCGTCTTACCTCACCAGAGGGCGAAGGACACGGCCCCGATGACCTGGGAGCGCCCCTGCCAGCGCCAGGCGTAGCCCGTGTAGACGCCCAGGTTCTTCGTCACGTCGAGCCCGAGACCGGCCCCCACCGACCGCACGCCCACGAAGGCGTTGAGGTTCAGGTACTGCCAGTAGAAGGGCTCGAGGAGCAAACCCGCGTCGAGGGCCGAGGGCACGTCCGTACGGAGCGCCTCGACCGGGAGGAAGCCCAGGGCCGCCTTGGGCCGAAACCGCCCGCCCCAGGTCGGCTCGGGCATCTGCGCGGCGTAGACCCCCACCTGCCCCTTGGCCTCGATGTGGTAGTTGCACCAGTCGAGCGTGAGGGTGAAGGGCGCTGTGCCCGAGCCCGAGGCGAACACCCGCCCCTGCCGGTCCACCACCAGGGTCAGCTTGTCCGCCGTGAGTTGGGGCTGGGTTGCCCGCCGGCACTTCTCATCCCGGGCGAGCTGGAGAAGGGTCTGAAGGTCCTCCTTGGCCACCGTCACCGTCTCCTGTCCGAGCGCGGGGCGGGGCGAGCCCAGGAGGAAGAGGACCGTGACCCAGTAGAGGAGCCGCGTCGGGATGGGGACCCGGCGGGCCAGAAAGGCGCGTTCGTCAAAGGCCATGGTCACCCTCCATACTTCGCGAGCAGGTCGTCGAGCTTCTGCGTGGGCACGGGGGACGTGTCCTTGACCGACACGACGAACTTCCCGGGGGCGAGGACCACGACCTTGTCCACGTCCCGGGCCGTCACCCCCTTGGGCAGATCGATCTGGACCGGCTCGGTCTGCCCCGGGGGCACGACCTCGACGGTGGTTGGGTTCGAGAAGAGGCCCGGCGGGGTGATAGGGACCACGACGGCCTGGACGAAGCCCTTGTCATCCGGGGTGCCCGGCTGGATGATCTTCCCCTGCCCGTCCACCCGGCCCGCAGGAACCGTGTTCGTCACGTCGAGGGCTGGGGTCGAGCCCCCCTTGCGACCGAGGAGCCGGGCGAGCAGTCCCCCGATCTGGAGGTCCTTGGCCCCCATGGCAACCAGCATGAGGGCCCCGGCGACCAGCAGGAGCGCGACGCCCGGGGCCAGGATCTTGGTCCCCACCCATGCCCCCACGGCGCGGAGCTTGGCCCAGACCGTAGCCCAGAAGCTCACAGCTTGTCCGTGGGGGGCAGGGTGACCGGCGGGGGGGCCTCGTCCTCGGCCACGGGCGCCGTGTCCTCCGTGCCCGGTACGGGGAAGGGATGGCCGGGCGACCACGCCCCGAGGATCGACCGGAAGCGGCTGTAGACCCAGCCGGAGGCGACTCCGCAGGCCCCGCCGTAGAAGAGGCGCGACCAGGGGTCCGCCACGACGTCGGGCCAGGCGTAGCTGTGGGCCACGAAGGCGAGGATCACGCCGGTGCCGATGGGCCCGAGCGGGAGTGCCACCTCCCGCCACCACTTGTTGGTTTTGATGCCCGGCTGCGCCGTCTCGACGATCGTCCGTACCACGTAGGTCATGAGGAAGATGCCGATGCAGAGCAGGAGCGTGGGAACCGAGAAGAAGACCTTTTCCAGCGCGTCCATGGGATGCCCTCTGCCCCACCGGGGCATAAGGGCTTTTTACCCGCCCACGTCCTCGGCCACCTCGACGGTATCGCTCAGCGAGACCTCGTGGGCCACGGGGATGCGACCGTGCTCCCAGGCCCCGATCCGGGCGAACTCCTCCGCCACCTGGGCCCGCTGCCCCGGCGTGAGGAAGGGGTGCGCCAGGTGCCCCTGGAGACGGGTACGGGCCTCCCCTGCCCCCTGGCGCCGCTGCTCGGGGGTGAGGTCGAGGTACGTGATGTGCTTGATCGCCATGGGTCAGAGCTTCCGGTACAGCACGGGGCCAAGGGGGATGCCCGCGGGGTCGATGTCCTGCTGGACGTTGTCGGAGACCAGGGGGCGTCCCTCGATGCGGTAGAGGTCCGAGGCCGACCAGCCTTCCATCGTCCCGTTCGTGCTGAGGAGCACGCCCAGGGTGTCGGGGCCCGTGAGGGGCCAGGCCGTCGTGACGATCATCATCATCAGCTCGTCGCCCGCGCTCACCTCCGTCGACCCGACCGAGGTCACCGTGTTGCGGACCAGGAGGGCTCGACCCGCGAGGAGGTTCGCCCGGGGGGCCGTGACGAAGGTGCCGACCGGGATGGCCCGGCCCGCGACTTCCACGCCGCCCGCGGCAAAGGCGCTCCCCCCGCGCAGGGTCCGGTAGTTCGTGAGCAGGGAGTAGTTGCCCTGCTCCCCGTCCACCTGGACGACCACGTCCCCGGGCGTCGTCCCGCCTGCCGCCGACGTCTCGACCCCGAAGATCTCCATGGCGTCCCCGCTCGGCCGGAGGCGCAGGCCCATCAGCCACCCGCGGCTGTCGGCCGGGAAGAAGAGCACGGGCTCCCGCTGCCCGGGCGTGAACGACTGCCCGTGGAAATCCTTGTCCCGGTAGAGGGCGCCCATGGGAAGCCGCTCCGTGCAGCCGATGTAGCTCGTCCCCTGGGGGAGCGAGGCGTCACCGCTGAGCGCCCCGAGAAGGGTGCGCGGACGGGCTGCAATGGCACTGGTCGGCGGCCAGACCGCCCTGTCCTCGTAGCCCACGTACTCGGGGAAGGCGTTGCTCTCGTGGGACGAGCCGGCCATGCGGCCCGTGCCGCTCGTCGTGGCGAAGTCGAGGACGGCCAGGACTTCGAGCGACTTCTGGTTGGGCCGCGTGAGCGACCCCGGCGTCAGGGTGGTCGAACCGACCTGGTACGCCGTGGCCGAGAGCAGGCACCCCGGCACGTAGCCGATGTCCTGGTAGCTCGTCTGGCTGCCCCAGGCGTCGCCCTGGTAGGGCGTGCGGCTGAAGGTGACCGTCACCTGGTCCGAGCCCGTCGGAGGCCCGGGAAGGACGCACACCGGCCCGGTGATGGCCGCCCCGATGTTGCTCGCCCGGGTCCCGCTCACCGCCTCGCTCCGCATGTACCCTGACGACCCCGACCGGGTGAGGACGATCCGGCACTCCGACTGCGTGTCGAAGGTGCCCCGATCGAAGCCAAAGAGGCTGGCCTCGATCACGAAGTTGGCCGAGGCGTTGTCGAAGGACGTGATCGGGTAGTTCGTGCTCTTCGTGAGGTCGAGGGCCTCCGCGTTGAGGATGAAAGTGCTGTCCCCGTCCTCGTCCAGCTCGACCCAGAACAGCGGCCCCTGGACGTTTTGCCGGAGCAGGTTCTTGGCCGCCGTGAGGCTGCCCGTCGCCGCCCGGCTCGTCGGGTCGTAGGCCGACCCGTTGGTCTTGTAGTCGTTGGCCTCGTACACGGCCCAGAGGCGAGCCACGCCGTAGAAGGGAGGCAGCTCCAGACCCTTGCGACCGAGGCCGCGGGGGTCCGTGAACTTCCGCATCCCGGCGTAGGTCACCGGCACCGTGTACTTGGTGTTGTAGGTCGCCGGGTTGGGCAGCGGCACGGGGTCCTGGAGCTGCACCGTCGAGAAGAGCCCGAAGGTGAGCGCCCCGTTGCTGAACGGCACGTAGTTCGTCAGGGACGCGGGGTAGGGCCCAGGACCCTTGCCGGTGAGGAAGCCGTAGTTGATCCCCTCGGCGAAGATGCCCTGGTCCTGCCAGAGCAAGGGCAGGCGGTACTCCCCCCAGCCGGGGACCAGGAAGCGGGGCATCTGGACGTAGAGGTTCTTCGTGGCCGCCGTGGGGTCCGTGACGCCGCAGAAGAGCCCCAAGGGGTCCGTCGTCGCCCACTTGGACGTCACGCCGTCTCGCTTGAGGAGGGGCATGAGCCCCTGACCCTTGAGCAAGATCCAGCCCACCGGCCCGGCCGAGGTCGGGATGACCCGGTCGAGGGTGAGCGTCGCCGCCCCCGTGACCTGCACCACCGTGTAGCGCCCGGGCTGCGGGCCCCCCGTCACCACCAAGGTGTCCCCGGCCGAGACGCCCACCGTGAAGTTACCCGTGCCGTCCGTGAAGGTCGTCGAGCCGTTCGTGCTGCCCGTCAGCCCGTTCCGGTAGCCCGCGTCGGGCGTGTTGGCGGCCGTGCCGTCGAGCGTCACGAAGCTGTCGGGCATGTCGATCCGCCGGAGCGGGTTCAGGATCAGCGTCTTGCTGCCCGGGTCCACGTAGGTCTCGGTCACCACGGGGGGCTGCGGCCCGAGGCCGTCCGTGTGGTACTTGGCCCACAGCATCGGGTGCGTCACCCGCGTCGGAAAGGTCGAGGAGGGAATCGACTTCGGCTGCTGCGTGAGCACGTCCGTCGAGGGGCTCACGTACTCGACCGAGTGCAGCATGTCCGGCCGCCGGCTGAGGCCCCGCCCCGGACCGTACTGGACATGCAGCTCCATGAGGAGCTTGCCCGTCTGGGCCCCCGGGAAGTTCGAGGACAGGGTGATGACGAGGTCGTCGTTCGGCGTGGGCGACGCGGGGGTCACCGTGTAGGCCGACTGCGGCAGATCATCGGTCTGCCCGTCGAGGCGCAGGGCGACCGAGAGCCCGGTGTCGTTCATCCACCGCACCTGGTCCGCGTCGCCGCCGGGGAGCCCCGCCTTGAGCTGGGCCACCGGCACCTGGAAGACGTCACCGGGGTTGAACTGGCTCGCCGTCGCCCGTGTCGTCTGGTTCACCTGGAGGCTCAGGGACCATGCCACTCCCACCGGTGCGGGGAGGCCGGCCGCCGAGGGCGCCACGATGGCGTAGACCTTCTGCGGGACCGCCGCGTCGCTGAACACCTGCCGGATGTTGTCCGGCCCGTCCACCTTCGTGACCCCGAGCGCCGCCGCCCCCGTCGAAACCTTGTCCTGGTAGAGCACCACGGGACCCTGGGGCCCGCTGCCCGACCGCTTCCAGCCCGCCCGGAGCTGCCCCCGGAGGAGCCGGTCCAGGTTGCCCTTGAGGAGCGCCTGGTAGTCGAAGCCCGCGGGGTTCACCGCGTGACGTAGATCGAGGATGTCCTCGGCCACCACCTGGTCGGCAAAGAGCCCGTCAGGACGCCCGGGGAGCACCCGGATCAGGGTCCCCGCCTTGTGCGCCTCCGCCCGGCAGCCCGCCACCCCGGCCCCGCGGGCGAGACCCGTCACCGTGGTGCCCGTGATCGAGGCGTAGGTCATGACCTCGTCGCCGATCTGGATCGCCACCGGCGTCGCCGGGGAAGCCGGCAAGGGGATGCCCGTGGCCGAGACCAGGGTCAGGCTTGTCGCCGTCGCGGACAGATCCGCCGCGAGCTGGGCCACGGTCCCGAAGACCCGGGCCCCCGTGCGGTCCACCGCCGTCGGGTTCCGGCTGAAGCCGCCGTTCAGGTTCTGGCTCGGGTCCCCGGCCCAGGCGACACTGTTGCGCCGGAAGACCGCGCAGATCGGGACCGCGTAGACGTAGCCGTCCACCGTGCCGAGGGCGTTGGGCGTCCCGTCTCCCGCTCGCCAGAGCCCGGGGTCCCCGAGCGCCTGGCGCATGTTTGCGAAGGTGTAGGACGTCGGGGACGTCGCCGCCCCCTGGGCCTTGACGACGGCCGGATCGAAGCCATCCGGGTAGCTCGTGAAGCCAACCAGACCCTTGACCACCCGCAGGCGGTACTGGGTCTGGACCCGCTGGGACGTCTCGCTCCCGATGGCCGGGTCTTGCAGGTTGTCGGGGAGGAAGGAGAAGCCCCCCTCGACGTTGCCGTACCGCCACAGGCCCGCCGCCGAGGGCTTGTTCGTCGTCGAGGGGTTGGGGGCCAGGCGCGCTTGCCAGACCTCCAGGAAAACGAAGTCGATCCGGGCGTCCCCCGCGTTCGAGGGCGGGGGGTCGAGCGCGACGATGTTCGTCACGTCCACGTCGTTGGGGCTGCCCGGGGGGGTTCCCGTCCGCGTCCCTCCGACCGGCACCATCCACCCGTTCACCACGGCCCAGGAGAAAGCCGCGACCTCGCCGGACTTCTGCCGGCCGAACACGAAGCGATTGCTCCACGTCGGGTCCGTCACGAAGTCCGCCACAAGGCCCGTCTCATTGAGGAGCCAGCCCGAGGGCGTGCCCCGCATGACCACCCGTCGCTGGCCGGTCGTCGCGATTTCTTGCAGGAGGTTCAGCTCCGCGTCACACGGGGGACGTCCTGCCTGCCAGATCACCTCCGTAAACTCCGTCCCCGCAGGATCGAGGACGCGCGAGACACCCGGCCCGAGATTGTTGCTCATGTGCGTTTACCCCTTGGGCGAATCAGTAAACGACCGCCCAGGACCCGAGACCGACCTTGCCCCCGGTCGGGTTGGTCCACCGGAGGATCAAGCTGCTTCCCTGGTCAGGGAGCGCGATGTTGTTGACCGCGCCCGAGAGCACGGACTGGAAGGTCCCGCCGCCGTTGTACGACACCTGACACGTCATGACGCTCGGGCTCGGGTCGACCTCCGCGTAGGTGCGGACAAAGGGCCCCGTCGCCGGGTCGCTGTCCGTGTACGTGAAGTTCTCCCACAGCACCACGGACTGGGACGGGGTCCCGGTCAGCGTGGCGGCCTGGGTCTGAACCCGGGCCCCGGGAGCCACCAGGACCACCCCGCGCCCCCCGAAGGTCCCGCCCGTGCCCGACGCCGTGAGGTCCACCCCTGTGAGGTCGAGGAGGTCGTCGTAGGCCAGGTGGGCAAAGCCCGCGTAGCTCGCGAGCAGGCCCTGGTGCTTCTTGGTGAGGAGGTCCCCGAGGTTGGTCGGGTTCTGGACCTGGATCGTGTCAGGGACACGGATCACCAGCGTCCCTTGCACCGGGGACTGCCCCGAGGGTGGCGACCTCACGTCCAGGATGCTCGCCGAGGGGAGGGGGTTGCCGAAGAGGTCGACCAGGTAGTGGGTGCTCATTTCGTGTCCGTGGGGCGGTAGCCGTAGCGGTTACGGGAGCGGGACGTCATCCCCTCGATCCGGGGGGGCCGCGGGCGGCTGAGGACCGGGAGCCATTGGGGCCGCTGCCCGGGGCTGGCCGTGTCCCCGGCGAGGAGGCCGTTCGTCTTCGGGTAGAAGCGCCGCTTGAGGGTCGCGCCGAGGAGGGGACCGGAGGCGAGCCACCGGGTCCGGCCAAGGTACTTCCACCGCTCCTCGACATCCACGCCGCCGTTGACCGTCACGTTGCGCAGCTCGACGCCGTCGGGGTCGAGGAGCTGGATCGTCGGGTCCGGGTAGCCGAGCGTGAGGAGGAAGACGTCTTCCCGGGGCGCGAGGAAGAGGTCACCCGCCAGATAGTCCGTTGCCGGCCGCGGGAGGAAGGGCGTGCTCAGGGTCACCGTGGCCTGGTTCACGCCCGCCGACCAGTTGACGTCGAGGACCTGGACCATGGCTTCCGGCTGGACCGCGCCCGAGAGGGCAACAGTGTTGTAGCGGAAGACGAGCTGGCAGCCGGGGGTGATGTAGTTGGTGTCGTTCGTCCCCCCGTTGTCCAGCGTGAGGACATTGTTGCTGACGCTCGTGACCGTCGTGTTGATCAGTTGCCGCTCGGGGGGGAGCTGGTTGGTCCCGGTCGCCTGCGTCGGGGTGCCGTCGAAGTAGGTGGTAACCGACACGCTCACCATCCACCGGCCAAGTGCTCCGTTCCACCGGACCACGACGTTGCGGATACGGCACGGGGACAGGTTCGAGTTGGCGCTGAGGGCGCCGTCCCCGGGCGTCTGCCCCGGCTGCAAGCCTTGGAAATCCGAGTAGCCCCGGAGCACCTGGCTCTGCCCCACCTGCCGGAGCTGGCTGTCGTAGAGGGCGTAGCGGAGCCCCGTGCTCGACGGGGACCCGTCCGTGGCCCAGACCACGAGCAGGTGCTGCCCGTTCCACCCGAGCGAGGAGATGAGGTGCGTCGACCCCGCCGAGACCGGCACCACTCGCGACGCCTGGAGAGCCCGCTTGTCGAAGGCCACCAGGCTGATCGCGTTGCTGCTCCCGGTCGAGTCGTTGCCGATGAGGGCCACGTACTGGCCGGTCTCCGCCATGTGAGCGATGCCGTAGACCCGGCCGATCCGGGCGAGGTCCGTGGCCGTCCGCCCGAGCTGCCGGCTGACGACGGGCGAGGGGATGAGGGCGTCGTCGATGACGTTCTCCCCGTCTCCCGTTGCGTTCGGATCGCCCTTGCCCTCGTTGACGATCTGACCGTAGATCCCGATCTTGTCCTTGCCGGAGGTCGAAGGAAAGCCCTCCTCGACCAAGATGGCGTGCAGGTCGGGCAAGACCGAGAGCACCCGGAGTGTCCCCGGCACGCTCGTCACCGTGGCGTCATAGGTAGCCCGCGCGAGGCGGAGGGTGTCCCCCACCTTGACCCGCGGCATCGGGCGGAAGGCAAAGCCCTCGGTCGCCTGAGCCCCGGAGATGTGCAGGGCCCGGTCGGTGGTGAGGGTCGTCGAGGTCACCTGACGCGCCACGTAGATCTGCTTGTTCCCCGAGGGCCCGAAGAGTACGAGGCTCCCTTCCGTGAGGCCCAGGGTCGTCCAGTTGGTGGCCCCGGGCGCCACGATGGAGGTGCCCGAGGTCCCCGCGCCGCTCGTCACCGTGGCCACCGTCCGGCCCGCGAAGGAGATCAGCGTCGGGTCCGAGTCGTTGGGCGCGAGCAGCATGAGGGGCTGATCGGAGAGGTACGACTCCGCCGCGTGGGAGACCACCACGTTGGATGGGCTCCCCACGCCGTCCTCCCGGAGCGTGGCCACCATGAGGTGGTCGGCCTTGATCCCGCTCTCCGAGGTGCCGCCGCTCCGCCAGGAGACCACGTACCGCTGACCGTCCCAGATGACATGGGGCGACCCGATGTTGACCCGCTGCGCGCCGATGGCCGGGCTGACCTCCAGCACGTAGGTCTTGGCCCCCGGCGGGAGCTTGGGCTTGTGGAGCGTGTAGCTGAAGGTCGTGCTGGGGAGCCAGCGGTCGAGGAAGAGGGACGTCGTGCTGACCGACGTCACCCGGTAGCGCCCGATGGCCGTGCCCGTCGTGACGATGAGGATGTCCCCCGCCGCCGCCATCCCGGCGAAGTTCACGCCCGTGGTCGCCGTCACGACCCCGTACTTGTAATCCTGGTCGAAGGTCTGCCCCAGGTAGCCGGCCGCGCTCGTTCCGTTCCCCGACCCGTAGTAGGGGGCGGGCTCGCACTCGTAGACGTGGCCGCTGCCGTGGACCCCGGCCGAGAAGATCGTGACCGCCACCATCGCCCCGGTGCTGTTCGTGCCCGAGACGTTCGTGTCCCTCCCGAGCGTCCAGGCCGCCGCGTAGGTCCGGCCCGAGGTGGCCAGGTCGACCGCCCCGACCGAGTAGCCGGTCCCGACGCGGGCCTGGATCTCCTGCGCCACCCGGGCCTGCCCCATGACGTCGTAGAGATTGACCGTCTCCGACATCGGCTGCCCGGGCTGATCGGCCCCGGGGAAGAAGGAGAAGCGCAGGACGGGCGTGCGGCTCGACAGGGTCGCGGTCTCCCACCACACGGCCGCATAGTTCGACCCGTCCCACACGACGCGGGGAGCCGCGGCGAGGTTCGGGTACACCTCCCGGCCCACGCCGCTGACGATGCCCGAGTAGAACTCCTGGGCAAAGGGGGCATCCTGGAAGTACCAGGGGGGGCTCGTCTGGGTCTGGAGCCGGCTCCGCGGACCCTCGATCCGCACCGGGTCGAGCCCGAGGGGATCGGAATAGACGGCGAAGACCCCGTGGCCGAAGTTCTCGAAGGCATTGATCCCCGAGAAGGTCCCGAGGGCCAGGGCGTCAAACCCGTTCTGCCGGCCGGCGAACACGAAGCACGCCCGGTGACCGTCCGTGGCAAAGAAGCCCTGGCTGCCCGTGGGCGTCCCGTGCCGCGTCCAGACGAGGTTCTGGCTCCGCAACGTGAGGGGCGAAGCCACACCCGCCACCAGGGCCGTCCGGGGGTTGCCCTCGACCTTCATGTCCCGGAGACCGTTGTGGTAGGGCCCAAAGCTCTGCCGCAGGACCGAGACCCGGTTGGTGACCGAGGCCGTCGAGGTGTTGCCACCCGCCACCTCACGGTCGACCGCCGCGTAGCCCGTCTCACCCCAGGCCAGGGCGATGAGCGAGCACTCCTGCTGGGCCACGTAGCTCGTGCCCTTGCTCCGGCCCACCGCAGGGCCACGGAAGCCGATGTCGGCCCGGTGCCGGGCGTCGGCGGGGGCGTCGTAGTTGATCGCCGCCGGGAAGGGGAAGCCCGAGGTGACCCAGGCCCCATCGACGAAGCGGTCCGACCCTCCCGTGCGGTTCATGAGCGTCGTGGCGGGAGGGATCGCAAGGAGGGCCGCGTCGTCCCCCAGCTCCTCGGCGAAGGTGATGTAGGAAGCGGAAGCCAAGACCTCGCCATCGAGCGTCACCCGGAAGCCCGGGTGCTTCGGCCCCTTCGAGGAGTTGGCGGACTTGATCCACACCCACTCGATGTTGGTCGTCGTCGTGCTCGACCCGAGGTTGAGGAGCCCCGCGTCCGTCCCCGTGAGGGTGACCGCGTGGGGCGCCAGGATGTCCGCCACCGCCGCCACCGTGTTGGTGTCCGGGAAGTAAATGAGGTCGCCGAAGTCGAGGGTGGGACGGCCCACGCCCTGGTTGGACGCCTGGGCGTAGCTCGTCCCGTCGCCAAAGTAGACCGTGGCGTCCCGCAGGGTGACGATCCCGGTGTTGCCCACCGTATAGGTACCGACGAAGGACCGGATCTCGTGCTTGCTGGGCGAGGCGACCACGAAGTCCTCCCCGTTCCAGGTGACGTCCGGCAGGAGCGAGGGCGTCCGGCTCGTCGTCCACCGGTGCAGCCAGTTGCGGCACGCGACCTCGTCCGCCATCTGCTGCCCGTCCTTGCGGGTCCCGACGATGTCCCGGAAGTTCGGACGGGCCCCGATGAGGGTCCGCGTCCCGAGGGACCGGCGGATCTGCGTCATCGGCCGGCCCTTGGCCTCGTCAAACTCCGGCATGTTCACGCCGATCGAGTCGCGCACCTCATCGAGCGGGGTGCCGTCCCAGCCAAGGAGGACCGCCGAGGTCGTGATGTGCTCACGGTGGGGCGCCTGGTAGTCCCGGAGGAACACGAAGGCGTCCGGCGGGAGGGGGGACCAGAGGATGCCGACCTCCCCCACCATGTAGTCCTTCGACAGCCGGCTCGTCGTGTTCATGTTCTGGTAGACCACGATGAAGCGGTCTTCCGCGGCCCCGAGGCGCACGTAGTCAGGCTCGTACTCCCCGAACTCGTAGGTCGAGGCCGAACCGGGAACCACGCCCCCGGCGAGGAGCAGCTTGGACAGCTCCGCCCCCCCGAGGCTCGTCGACCGGCGGCCCTCGACGTAGGTCCGCGGTGTCACCGCGAAGCGGAAGGGCCGGCCCACGAGGAGCAGGTACGCGGCCGAGGCGTCGTTGCTGGGGAAGGTCCCCACGATGACCAGGCTGTGCGTGCTGATGGAGCCCGCCACCTCATACTCCCCGAGGTTGGGCCCAGAGAGGATGAAGATCTTGTCCCCCACTGCCACCCCCGCGGTGATGAAGTTGACCGAAGCGTCGCTGAGCGCACTACCTCCCGCGGTCGTGACGCCCGTCGTGCTGGTGGCCAGGACGTGGGTCGTGAAGGTCGGGTAGGGCTGCCCGTCCCGGCAGGACTTGATCCGGGGCCGCGAGGGGTTCGCGCTGTCGAAGTCGTAGACGATGCCGTCGTCTCCGTAGCTCGGAAGCTCGGCCAGGTTGAGCGTCGTCGGGGCATCGCCGAGGTAGCTCGTCACGTAGGTCGAGGGCAGGGGCACCCCGAGGTACATGAACTTCGACCCCGCCACGACACCCTTGGCGCCGAAGCTCCCGACGCCCGCGTCGGTCAGGTAGGAGTGGCCCGGGTCGGGGCTCGCGACCCCGGTGACCGTCCACTTGCCCGTCGTCCCGAAGAGGATCGAGTGCGTCCGCACCGACCAGGCCGACTGGAAGCCCGTGCCCTGGCTGTCGAGCACCGCGTCCGTGGACGAGACCACGCCTGCCGTCCCGACCGAATCCGTCCGCACCGCCACCACGTTCACCGAAGGCGTCGTGGCCTGCCCGTAGACCCGGGCGATGGAGGACGTGTAGCTGCCCGGCGTGACGCTCGAATAAGCCCAGACGGTCACCAGGTACTCGGGGCTCCCCGTGGCCTCCCCGTGGACCGCGATGCTCGGGTGGTTCGACCAGGTGATCCCGGTCACCACGGCCACCGACGAGGCCCACCGCTTGACCACCGCGGGGACCGGCTGCGTGCCCTGGGGCGCCGAGGCGGTCGGCTCCGCGGGCTCCACCACCCGGATGGCCTGCATGTAGACCTGCGGCCCCGTGTCCGGGCCCACCGTCTTCTCCTCGACCCACACGACGTAGTATTCGTTCGTGCCGATCGAGTGGACCACCCGGGGGTAGTGCCCCGTCGTGTGGTCCTGGCTGTTCGGCGAGGAGGAGCTGAACAGGTGCGTCGCCGACCCCTTGATCTCCACCCCGAGGCCGGAGAAGCGCGGCGTACCGTCCAGCCCCACCTCGTTGAACCAGAGGGAGTGCGTCGTCAGGTCCGCCGTCACCGTCCCCCACACCCGCCGCACCGGGTTCCAGGCCACGTCCACGCCCTCGATGCGCGTCGTCGGCTCGTAGTAGAAGTCCGTGATGTCGTTGGCTTGCCACACGCCCCGCGGCGTGTTGGGCCCGAACACGAAGGCCGTGCCCGTCGCCTTGACGATCGTGGCGTCGCCCTCCCCTTCCACCGTGACTCCGGGCGGGACATGCACCGGGGACACGAGCTGGTGCGTCCCCCGGCGGAGGTGAACCACGCTGAACTGACCCTCCTCGAGCTTGTCGAAGAGGGAGGTGAGGGCGTTGTTGCCGTACCGACCTCCGTTGACCCCCCCGATGGTCGTGGTGGCGTTGTAGAGCCCGGGCGCCGTGGGGGGCGCCGAGGAGTCCCCGAGCGTGATCGCCGTGCGGTCCCCGACCTCGACCTCGTGCGCCGAAAGGGGGTCCGTGGGCGTGCCGACCTGGCGGGCGAGCATCTTCCAGACCCGCTGGCCCGTGGGGGTCGAGGCCGATCCGTAGTAGGAGAAATACCGATCCCGAGCCGACCCCGCCGTGGGGTCCATGGTGCCGAAGCGCAACGTGGCCCGGTAGTCCTCCGAGGTGTCCCGGACGTCCACAAAGAGGTCATTGGTGCTTCCCGTCGAGCCGATGAGCCACGCGGGCTTCGCCGGGTTCGTCGAGTAGCGAATGCGACCAGGAGACCGGGGCAAGCCGGGGAGCCCCCGCGTCGCCCACAGCCCCTGGGCCACGCCCGATGTCAGGCTGAGGTCCACGGCCCAGAAGACCGCGTACAGGTTGAGGCGGCCCGTCGTGGCGTTCACGCACCCCGTCGTGGGCTTGATCTTCGTCCCGGCCTGCGGGGCGCAGGAGAAGCGGATGACGCCGGCCCGGTAGTCGATCGTCTGCCGCTGGTCGGCCACCGGAATCGCCGGGTCGAGGAGGACGCTCGGGCTCAGGATGGGCGAGGTGAGGTCCGGGCCCGTCCCCGTGCCGTCATCGGGGTAGAGAACGATCCGGTAGCCGAGCTTGGTCGCCGCCGCCCTCGGGGCAGGCGAGGGGAAGACGGCGTCCGCACGGTCGACCGACGGGTCTTGCGTGTAGCCGGGGCCCACCAGGTCCATCACGCGGTCGGCGTTGATCTGGTCGATCGTGGGGTTCGACATCCCGTGAAGCGCCGAGCCCGGGAGAACCGCAAGGAAGGACTGCTCTCGCCCGACGGGCCCCGAACCGGGAACCGCGAAGAGCTGCACCGCCGCCGGCCGCACGATGACGTAGCTGTACTCGTTCCCGTCCACGTTCCACAGGACCGGGCCGGCCCCGTTCAAGGGGTTCGTGATGTGCGAGCACCGGAGCTGGTTCGGACCGAGCACCGTCTGAACCACCGCCGTCCCGAAGGCGTTGAGGGAGCCCGAGGGGGAGACCAGGGGCTGATCCTGAACGATGATGAGGTCCCCGCTCTGAACCCCCATGGCCACGAAGTCCACCGCGGGGTCATGGGTCCCCCAGACGACCGACGTGACGGCCGCACCCCGCAAGTCGTCGAGGACGGGCGTGGGACCGTACCATTGGACGCTCTCCGCCACGAGGGGCGCCGTCGCCGTGGTCGACCCGAGCAGGGTCCCCGGCGCCGGGGGCGGCACGACGCCGTACACGGCCTCGTTCGACAGGGCAGGGCCCGTCAGGAAGCGCTCCGCATTCGGGTCCCCACGGCCCACCACACCCTCGGGGCTGAGGGCGGAGTCGCCCACCGTGAGCGCCTTGCCTCCGGCAGAGGTGTCCGCACGGCGGAGAGCCTCCAGCTCCAGGCGGGTCAGGTTGGAGAGCGTGCTCGTCGGGCTATAGGTTCCGGCCATGAATCCTCTGCTGTGTCTGCGGGGATAAAAGACTCAGGGGGTGAGCCACTCGAACTCATTGACCCCAAGGGTCGTCCCGGGTCCTTTGATGAGCGTGAGGCGCAGGAAGAGGGGGAACACCAACCCGTAGTTGCCCGTCGGCGACGTCGTGTTGTAGCTCACAACGACGTCCGAGCCCGAGGTTGAAAGACCGGTCTGGCACCCGTGACCGTCCACCGTGGTGAGGTCAGGGTCGCCTTGGATGCGCCCGAGGTCAAGCCACCCCGTGACCCCGGGGACCTTGATCTCCAGGATCGCGCCCCCCGGATGATCCGCCACGGGGTCGCCTGTGAAGACGCCGAGCGAGGCAAAAGCCGATGCCGCGAGCCCGTTTACCCGGATCCGGCCCGTGTTCCGGGAGATGCCCGTGTCGAAGGCTCGGACGTACCGCCGCAGATGGTTCGCGGCATCCGCCGCCAGAACCGCCGCGTAGTTGGGCTGCCCCGTGGGACGGTAGACCGCAGCGGAGTAATCCGTCGTCGGATAGACCACCTGGTTGCCGATGATTTGCAGGTCGTCACCCCCCGCCGTCAGCACCGCCGCGGAGTTGAAGTGGTCACCCCCCGCGGGGATAACACCCACCGTGGCCACGCTGGCCGGGTAGGTCGAGACGTAGCGATACCGCTCGTCGACCATCGGCTCCAGGGTCGTGGTCGAGGCCGTGCTCCCCCCCGACTGGGGAAAGGAGTTGAAGAGCCAGGCGTGGTTGGTGTCCTCGTAGGAGGTCGCGACGTTCTGGTACGGCTTGCTCAGCTCCACGGTAAAGACCCCTACGCCCTGCCCGCTCCGGGTGAAAGGCGTCGGGGAAGGAATCGTGACCGATCCGCTCGCAAACTGGCCCTGGTCTCCGGGCAGGGGCGCCGAGGATAGCGAGTAGAGGCTGCCCCCCGTCGGCTTGAGCTGCGTGTACGGGACGTCGAGGGCCGTCCCACCGAAGGTCGCAAAGTCGAACCGGATCGGCGGGTAATCCGTCGTGAAGCCCGTGGGGATGTCGGGGGGGCTGGCTGTCGTGCCCAGGTAAAAACTCCCATTAAAGAGGTTGTTCACCCGGAGGTCCACCGTCCACGACAAGCCCGCGCCCGAGTAGTGCTGGACCCCCGACGTCGCGATGAGGGTCGGGGACCCGTTGACCGTGACGTTGAAGAGCGCCCCAGACGGCGCCGTGCTCGACTGGGGGTCGACGAAGATGTTGTGCCGGTTGACCGTCTCGATGTCCCCCACGTCAAAGCTCCCCGCGATCGGAACCGCCGAGTACACGTTGGCCGCCACCATGTTCCCCGAGGTCAGGTTGACCGGCTGGATGGCGCTCAGGCTGACCGCGAAGGTCTCCCGCCAGTGGACGAGGAGGTACGAGCCGTTGTCCCCGTTCGACAGGGGGCGGCTCATGGCGAACGACGCGAGCTGGTAGCGGAAGAAGTCGATCCCGTAGTCGGCGTAGATCCCCGCGTAGGCCGAGTAATCCTTGAGGTTCGGGAGCCGGTGGGTGAGCGCGAAGATGTCGAGCCCGCCCCCTCCCGTGTGGTCGGCCTGGGCCCCCGTGCGGCTCGATTCCAGGAAGTTTGCGCTGGGCAAGCCCGCCGGGGGCGCCGCGGAGCCCAGCCACACGGCCCCGACGAGCGTCGTGTGGCTGCTGTCGAAGTAGTCGCTCGTCGTGGTCGTCCGGTAGAGGGCGAGGACGCCGCGGTCCGCCGGGAAGAAGACCCCGAGGCCAAAGAGCACGTTCGTGCCCGCCTGGTAAATGGTGTGCGTCGGGACCACGGCCCCGCTCCGGGCAAAGCCGCCCTTGACCGCCGAGGGCCACGTCGGGACCCCGGAGTTCGGGCCCCCCAGGTTGCGCCCGAGCGTGTTGGGCCGGGCGGGGAGCAGGTCCTTCATCATGGCGATGAAGTCCTCGACGTTCTCCCCGTCGATCAGCCCCCCGACGCTGCTCAGGATGGCCTCTCCCGTGGGCGTGTAGACGGGGTTGATCCCGATCGCCGAGGCCATGTGGGCGTCGACCGGGTCCGTGATGTGGGCTTCGAGCCCCGCGCCCCCGCCTCCCCCGGGCAGAAACAGGAGGGCACTGGCGGAGACCGTCCCGGCCGGGACCTTGCCCGGGCCGGGGTTGACCGTCGTGTTCGGATCTTTCGTGCTCGGCATGGCTCACGCCTTCTGCTGGATCGGGTTGCCCTTGAGGCGGAAGAATGCCGCCGTCGTGGTGTTCGAGGCCGCCGAGGGGTTGAAGGCGACGTCGTTGTTTGCGTCGAAGAACGCCTCCCGGATGATCACGCCGAGCACCAGTTGCCCCGGCTTCCCGAGGCCCGAGGCCGCCGGCAGCTCGGCCACGAAGGCCAGAGCGTTCCGATGCCGCTTCGGGTCGGAGAACGGCTGCGCGTAGGCGTTGGGGATGTACTGCCCCCCGGGCACCGTGGGAAAGAAGGTCCGCCCCTCGATGTCCGCGTCCCCGTTCCCGCGCGTGAAGGTCACGCTCTCGGGGTTGGGCACGTAGCCGATGAAGGCCGGCAGGCGCATGTAGCCGGTCGTCGCCGAGAAGTCGGTGACCGCCACCCCCGCCCCCGCGCGTAGCTCATGGTCCCCCGAGAAGGTGCCCCCCGAGGCCGGGTAGATACCCCCGAGCTGCGTCGAGGCGACCGCGTAGGGGTAGGCATCGTCCGGGCTCCCAGGGCCCGCCGTGAGGGCGTGGATCGTCGGGTCCACCAGCCGGGGCGTCACCGTGAAGCTCGTGCCCACCAGGGACCCCGGCGCCGACTGCGCAGCCCGGGCCTCGTAGTAGATGGTCATCTGCTCGCCGTACTGCGGCAAGGGCCGGATGGCCTGGTAGGTGACGACCAGCGTGTCGCCCGGGGCCGTGTTGTCCGCCCCGTTCGTGTAGGTGCCGACCCGGCCCGAGGGCGAGAGGGTCACGCCCCCCACGATGGGCGTGGCGTTCTTCGTCACGCTCACAATCTGCCGGGCCCGCTCGGGGAGCGTGAAGGACCCCGAGGCCCCCGCGCTGTCCGCCCGCATCGTGATCGACTGGGTCGTTGTCAGGTACTGGAGCATCACCTCCCGGTGCGGGGCATTGATCTGGTTGCCACCGTAGAAGGCGCTGAAGTTCACCGGCGCCGAGGACAGAAGCTGCCCGGGGTTGTTGACCGTGAAGCTGCCCGAGCCAAAGTCCGCCGTCGGCGTCTTCGTGAGCCCCTGCCCCGGGGGGTAGGCTACGAGCAGGGTGACGTAGAGCGTCTCGTCCACGAGCCCCGCCGGCACCGTGCCCACCGTCAGGTTGATCGAGGTCACCGGCATCGCCCCGAGCCCCGTGATCGTCGTCAGGCTCGCGCTGGCGTCGTAGGTCTGCTGGCCCGCGCCCCCGATCCACCGGACCCCGACCACGTCCGTCCACACGACCGCCGCCGCGTTGTACGCGGCCCAGTTGAAGGGCGAGTAGGGGAAGATGGTGAGCGATGAGGGGTCGATCGTCACGACGTCGCCCACGGTCCAGGTGCCCCCGGGGGGCGCGCAGGCCACCACGATGGTCTCGAGGACCACCCGGTCGGAGAAGGCCCGCCGGGCCGCGTCGAACTGCCCGATGAACGTGGCCCCGGGCGTGTCCCCGGTCACCGTGCCATCGCCCCCGTTGGCGTTGCTGATCCCGATCTCGTCAGCCCAGAGCACCGTCGCCCCCACGACGCCCCCTCCGATCGGCGTCAGGGTCAGCTCCTGCTCCAGCAGGTTGTCGAAGATCCAGCCCAGGTTCTTCGCGAGAAGCTCGGCCATGGCCCAGCCGCCCGGGCGCACGGAGAGGCGCGCATCGACGATGTCCCGCCGGGCGATGATGTCGTTGTACAGGCCGTCGGGGCGGTCGCTCGGCCCGGGGGAGGCCACCCCGCCGTTGTGGTTCGTGTTCCGGTCGAAGGCCGTGGTGTTGCGCCGGATCACCCCGGTGAGGGGGATCGCGTACATATAGCCGTCCACGGTCCCCAGGGCGTTCGCCGGGTTGCCGTCACCCGCCCGCCAGAGGCCCGAGTCCCCGTTGCTCGCCTGGTTGGTGTAGGGGAAGGACGTGGTGCTCCCGTCAGGCGTCGCGGCGTTCGGGGGGACCGAGCGAGCGAGGACCGAGGAGTCGTCGAGGCCGTAGGGATAGGTCGCAAGGTCCACCCCCTGCACGGCCCGGAGGCGGTACTGGATCTGAACACGCTTGGTCGACTCGACCCCGAGCGTGCCGTCGAGGATGTCATCGACGAAGTTCAAGGTGAGGTCCTGGCTGCTGTCGACCTTGACGTTGCCGTTCCACCAGATGCGCCCCGAGGGGCTCTTGCCCGTCGCCGAGGGGCTCGGGCTGACGAGCTGGCGCCAGACCTCCAGAAAGACGAAGTCCGTGCGCTTGGCCGCCGTCCCCGTGGGGCCCGCTCCGAGGGCAAGGAGGTTCGCGCCGTCGGTCGACCCCGTCCACGAGACCGGGATGATCCAGCCGTTGACGTGGGCCACAAGCCCCGCCTGGATCTTGATCTGGTTGACCACCGTGCTCGCGCTCCAGAAGGGCGAGGTGACGCTGCTGGTCACCGCCCGGTCGTCGAGCCACCCCGAGGGGAGCCCGAGCCGGAGGGTGGCCCGCTCGGTTGCCTGGGCAATGTCCCCTTCAAGGTTCAGCTCCTTGTCGAGGACCGCTTTCCCCTTCTGAAAGATCGTGAGGTCCCAGGCGCGGCCCGCCGTATCGAGCACCCCGGAGACCACCGGACCGTAGTTGTTTGCCATGCGTCAGACTCCGGGTTCCATAACAGGGATCACAGCCTTGCGGGACATCGTTCGGACCCGGTGGCAGTTGGCGCACACCAGCTCACACTTGGCGATCTCTGCAAGGACTTTCTCACGGGACCAGGACCACATTGCGCTGATGCCGGAGACCTTGTCGTCCTGGAGGTGATCGAAGTCCATCGCCGGATGATGCAGCGTCTTGCCGCAGTCCTTGCAGGGGGTCGCCTTGAGGGCAGAGAGCCACTCCCTGAACGCGCGCACCTTGGGAATCCTGGAAGCCCCCTTCCGGGCCTGTGTCCGTACCCGATGGCAGGCGCAGCAGACCAGCTCGCACTTCTCAAGCTCCGCCAAGACCGCCTCACGTCGATGGTTGGCCATCTTGCCGAGTGCCCACCGCTTCGTCCCGCGGACGTGGTCGAACTCCATGCAGAAAGGGGGGTACACCCCCACGCAGTCGAGGCAGGGCTTGCCCGCCTTGAGGCCATCGAGGAAAGCACGATGCTCCTGCCCCCGGCGCTGGTAATCCGACAGCAGATCGTCGCGGTGAGCCTCACGCCACTTGTCGGACGCGACCTTGTATTGGCCCTTTTTCTCGGCCCACCTCGCCCGGTTCGCGGCGTTCCGATCCGCTCGGTTTGCGGCATGGTGTGCCCGTCGAGCCATGTTCACCTCGGGGGTGAGATTCCGCGCGTTCATGTACGTCCTGTTGCACAGAAGGCACCACGAGCCGCAGCCATCGGCTCGCCGATTGTCCTTGACGAACTCGGACAAGGGCTTGTCCAGACGGCATTTCGAGCAGGTTTTCATGGCCCCACCCTACAGGATCAAAAGGAAAGTCTCCACACGATCGTGAAGGTACTCGTCGCCGGCTTGTTGATCACCGCGAAGGTGAGGTAGTTGATCAGCGTGTCCCGCGTCGTCAGGTCCACGGCCGCGTTGTACGCGCCGTTGGGGGGCGAGACCGGGTTCTTGATCGAGAGATTCGAGTTGACGTTCCCCCCGAGGAGGCCCATCTCGACGAGCGGCCCGACCGCCTCGGACTCCGTGAACGTGCAGACGAAGTCAACGACATTGGTGGGGATCGACGTCGGCAGGCCGCTCGCGTCCACGAAGTTCGTCGAGGCCAGCGTCTTGCGGCTGATCTCCGAGTAAAGGGCCCGCTGCGTGACCGTCGGCGCCGGGGGGCTCATCGGGTTCCACCCGACGTCGCCGCTGCCCACCGCGAGGGCAAAGACCCCGTGCGGGGGCTCGGACGGGTCCTTCATCAGCCGGGCGATGAGGATGCTGGCGTCCTTGACGACCAGGTTCCGCTTCTCCCAGATCTCTTGCAGCTCCCCCGTCTCGCCGTCCCGCATGTACAGGAACACGTCTCCCCGGATGTACCCACACCCTCCGGGGTCGCCGCTGTACTCGTCCCGCGCCCGGCTGGCCAGGTAGAAGTCGAGGCCGTGTTCGTGCGGGGCAGGGAGGCTCTCTCGGACGTGCATCTGATCTTTTCTCCTCGCCCCCCGCCGCGATAAGAGGGCTAAGGCAACCAGCGTGATCGTCGTCGTCGGCCCCGGGGGGATCGGGGCTCCGTTATCCGCGCAGATAAACAGGGCCCCGCCGCTGCCGTCCAGCGTCCAGTAGGGGTTATTGAGGTAGGCAAGGTAGCTCACGTCGAAGGGCTCCGTGAGCGTGGCCACGCAACGCCCGTCGGCCGCCTGGGGGGCGGCGTCAAGGACCTTCTGGTGCAAGTCGACCCGGGCCTCGCTGAGCACCCCCGCCCCGCCCCAGAGGACCGCGTCCCCCAGGCCCGTGACCGCGCCACCACCCCACAAGAACAGGGCCGAGGGGTCAACGGGGGCCGGAAGAGGGTACTCGTCGTAGGCTTTCGTGCAGGCCGTGACCGAGTCGACCTGGATGACCGAGGCGGCCAGGGGCGAGAGAAGGGCCGGGCTGAAGAAGAGGAGCCCCGCGTGCTGGCCGAGGAGTCCGCCGGTCAGCTCCCCCGAGAAGCTCCCCAGGGCCACCTGGGCCCGGAGCGGCGCCATGGCCCACTGGAAGGAGAGCGACCGGGGAGACACCTCCCGGCCATCGGGGGTGAGGAGGCCCGAGCTGAGCCGGGCCACGTAGACCCGCGTGGGCACGAGGTCCTCCCCGAGCTGCACGACCATCGACACGGGGTTGCCCGCCTGCTCGGCCACGACCCCGGAGATCAGGAGATCCTCCCCGTCCACCGTGGTGATGCGGTAGGAGGCCGGGTCGAGGAGGTCGCCGCTCCTCCGCAGAGGCTCGCTGAAGAGTAGCCGGACCCGGCGCGGACCTGTCGGCACCACCCGGGCCCCCGCGGGATTGATCAGGCCCGTGAAGGTCGCCGTGCGCCCGTAGGGAGCCAGGGTGCGGCCGAGGATGTCCTTGGCCGCCGTCACCGTCACCACGTAGGTCTGAGCCGCCTGGGGCGATGTCGTGAGCAGGACCGACGAGGTCCCCCGCGTCGCCGCCGTGACCGTGAGCCCGGGGATGGAATAGTTCCCCGGGTCCGTGGTCGCGGCAAAGCCCGCGTCGAGCAGGGCGCTGAACGCCACCTCGACCAACGTACCCGTCTGCGCCTCCGCCCCCGTGACCACGAAGGGACCCGGGAGACTGCCGTAGGGAGTGGTGCCGTACCCTTCGATGCCGAAATGCCCTGTCATGGTCCCTCAGCTATCGACGAAGATCGAGAGGAGTCCCTGGCCGGGGTCCCGGACCAGGCGGTAGGTGTGGAAGCCCCCGTCGTACCAGTCAAAGGGGATACCTCCGAGCACCTGGGCATTGTGCAGGTCGACCAGGAGGACGTACCGCTCGCCGAGGGGCGACGTGAGGAAGGCGAGGGCCGCCGTGACGTTCGGAGCGGCCGACATGCCCAGGCGGATCTGCGAGTCCCCGAGGCCGAAGGTGCCGTCTTGCACGATCTTGAGCCGGAAGGAGACCTCCGTGATGAGGCCGGGGGAGTCGGGGAGAGGGGTGGCGTTGCGGTAGACCGTCCGTGTGGCACCCGTCGTCCCGTAGGTGAGGATGCCGCCGAAGACCGACGCGGTCACCTGGCTGTCGTCGTCGCTCACCTTCTGCCAGGGCGTGGGGGCCGAGGGGTCGCTCTCGGGCAGGGTCCCGCCGTCGTAGCTCAGGCAGACCTCCTTCTGGTACTGCACCCCCTCCAACGTGGGGCCGGGGCAATCGCAGAAGGGCTGGAGAAGGCTCGCCTCGCCCGTCTGGGTCTCGATGACGTCGAGGGCCGTGTAGAGGACGTCGTCCGGGTAGACGATCTCCACCTTGGTGGCCCCGTCGTTGAGCGCAAAGTCCCCGTCCGTGTTGAGGACGTCCTCGGGCCGGTTCAGGGCCGAGAGGAAGACCGTCTGGGGCATGAGCTTCCGCACCTCCAGCGTCTGGGTCGAGGGGACCAGGGGCGTCCCTTCGTTCAGCAGGGTAAAGGCGACCAGGTTCGGGTCCGTGAGGAAGTCGGGGTACTGCTTGGGGGGGATGCCGTCGCTCCCGGCCCAGAAATCCGTGTGCGTGTGGGGGAGCTGCGTGAGGACGTGCTCGGGGCTGGCCATCACGTTCCGCTGGTTGAGCACCATCCCCTGGGGCACGATCCGAAGCTCGGTCGGGCTGCGTGTCATGCCGTAGCGGACGAAGGCCCAGGACGTCTGCGTGAGCGCCGCAGGATCGAAGGCCCCGAAGGACACGGAAGCCATGCCCTCCGCCGCCACGTTCGGCACCCCCGCGCTGGACGGGGGGAAGTTCAGCTCGTTCAGGTCCACCCGCAGGAGAGGCGCGGGGTCGCTGTCGAGGATCACCGTGACCTCGCCCGTGGGGCTGCGGACCAGGCGATACCGGTGCGGCGTCGTCCAGTCGGTCTCCCGCGGGAGGCGGTAGCCGACCACGGAGGGCTGCGACGGGAAGATCGTGGCCACCACGATCGTCGTCGCCGTGACCGCCGTGACCTCGTAGACGCCCGCGTTCGGGCCCACGTCCACGACCAGAAGGTCCCCCGCCGCCGCGCCCTGGGCCACGAAGTTCTGGCCCGGGTCGGAGAGGACGTTGCCGCCCACCGCCCCCTCCCCCGAGGCGCGCAAGGGCAGGTGGAAGTCCCGCAAGGTGCCCGTCGTGCCGCCGTTCCAGAGGCCCGCGTAGCGTCTCTCGCTCGGCCAGACCTTCCAGGTGTTCACGTAGGACCAGTCGACGACGGACTGAGCGAGCTGGCTCGCCGCCGTGGCGCTCCCGAAGGACACCATCCCGACCACCGAAGCGGGGGGGACGACGAAACTCGCGTAGGAGACCGTGCCGAGAAAGACGCTGTCGACGAAGAGGCTGACCAGGCCGCCGCCCGTGCTCTTCACGATGCGGTAGGTGTGGTAGGCCCCGTCGCGCCACTCGAAGGGCACCTGCCCCCCGGCAATCGGCACCCCGCCGCTGTGAAAGGTGACGTACCTCACCCCCGCCACTTCCTGGAGCATGATCCCGAGGAAGCGAGTCGAGTCGTACACGTCGAGGGTGACGCCGGCAAAGCCGCCAGGGTCCGGCGACGAGGACACCACCCGGACCCGGGTCTCGGCCACGTAGTCCCCCGGGCCCACCACCCGGGCGTCATCCCCGGGCAGGGCCACATCATCGACGAGGTACACGCGGCCGTCCGTCGTGCTGGCATCGGAGATCCGCAAGGTCCGGCCCACCATCGCCGCCGGGGCCGTGCCGAGGGCGCTCCAGGGGGTGGGCGTCCAGTCGGTCGGCAGGCTCCGCCCCCCGTAGCCGAGAATGGGCGCGGCCCGGTCGGCAAAGAGGCTGAGCTGCATGAGCCGGGTCCCATCGTCCACGGCCGCCATCACCGCGTTGGGCACCGGGCCCTGCGTGTGGGATCGGAGCTGGACCGCGACGTCGAGGACGACGTCCGAGGCCATGGTGAGCAGGGGTTCCAGGCGCAGGTAGCCCCGGAAGTCCCCGTCAATGAGGCCCGCCGCCGTCGAGGAGCTGGCCGTCGTGGCGCTCGTCGAGTCGAGCAGCATCGCCCCCGAGGGGAGGAAGGTCTCCGTCCCATGGTAGCCGACCGGCGTCCAGAGGGGAGAGGCCGCCTCGGGGGGCACGTTGCCCTCGTAGGTGACGAACACCGACGGCGCCGTCTGGAGGGGGTTCGAGGGGAGCACCGTGTAGCGGACGAAGTCCCAGATCGACCGGCTCATCGCCTCGCGGCTGAGAGACCCGAAGAAGACCCCCTGGATCTGGTCGAAAGGGTCGTTCAGCTCCGCGAGGAAGGGCAGGTCCGAGGGGATCACCCGCAGGGTCTCGACCACGCTCCCGTCCACGTAGATCCGCAGCACACCGTCCGTCCCTTGCAGGACCCGGTAGCTCCGAAGCGTCGACCAGTCGAAGACCGCCGGGGCCAGGGTGGGGAGGTTGTCGCCGTCGAGACCCCCGGTCCACGAGCTGACCTGACCCGGGTCGGCCCCGCCGCCCGCCCGCAGGACACCCACCTTGAGGATGCCTCCGTCGTTCAGGAAGCCCACGATGAGGGCCCGCTCCGGCCCCGCAAACCCCGCCGCGACGCCGGACCACACGCCCTCGGTCGCGGTCACCAGGGGCACCTCGACCTGCCAGGTCATGGCGAGGACATGGGGGAAGGTCGTGTCGACCGGCCGGACCCAGAAGATCGGGTTGCCTGCCGGGAAGGGGCCCGTGGTGGTGTCCTCGACCACGAGCCGGTCGCCCGACAGCGTGGCCGTCCCCAGCCCCTTGCGAGTCCAGGGGGCCAGGCTGTTGCCCTCGGGGAGCGCCACGGGCTCATAGCTCACGAAACTCTCGTCGAGCTGCCGGCCGAGAGGGGGGTAGGCCACCTTGTGGAGAGGCGTGTTGAGCAGCAGGCGCCCCGGGTCATTCAGGGCCGCCGTGTAGGCCCGCTCGTAGGCCCGGTACTTGAGATCTCGCTGGAGCGGCTGGTCGAGCTGCGCGAGGGGCACCACCTGGTCATCGAGGAAAGCCCAGTCCGCGGCTGGCGAGGACAGAGGGGCCGGAGACACCGTGACCGAGGTCGCCGACACGATGGCCGTGACCCGGTACGGGAGACCCGCATTCAGGCCCCCGAGGGAGAGGGTGAGCCCCACGAAGGACGGGAGCACCTTGGCCCCCGGCAAGGTCACCGTGGCACCGGACACCGTGGCTCCGCTCCCCTCCTGCACCACCTCGGCCGGGCTAAAGTCGCTCGGGGTGAGGAGGACGTTGCGGTAGGCGTAGACGTGGCCGCTGCCCCCCGGGAAGAGCTGGGCCTTGTTATTGAGCCGGAACTCGCGGGAGTTGAGCCGCTGCACGCTGACCTGGGGGTCGCTGATCCAGGAGTAGTCGACCTTGACCACGTCCGCCGGGCCAGGGGCCGCCGTGAGAACCACTTGCCCGAGGAGCCCGATCACGGACTCCACCGTGACCGGCGTGCCGTTGACCCTGACCTGGACGTGGCTCGGGTCGTCGGCGATCTCCCCGTCCCTCGGGTCGTAGACGGTCCACGTTGCCCCCGGGGCCCCCACGTCGGGGAGGCGCAGGTTCGCCGCCACCTTGCACCGGGTCCCGCTCTGGACCGACGTGATCCGGTAGTCCCCGTCGTTGCGGGCCGTCCCGGAGAGGGACAGGTAGCGCCCGACCACGGAGGGGGTGAGGCCAGCGCCTCCGAGGTCGAGGGTCACTGCGTCGACCAGGGTCGTCCCCGTGCCCGTCTGGAGGGTCAGGGGCGGCCGGGCGATGGGTCCGTGGTCCGTGAAGACACTGCGGACCGCCAGGGGCACCACGGCGTTGAAGGCGGCCTGGTGAGCCGCTGGGTCGATCGGGTTCCCGGCCGAGTCCTTGGGCGTCCCCGTGGCGTTGACGGTGAGGGTGTAGGAGCCAACCCCGAGGCCCGCGACGTCGAGGAGAACGTCCACATCGGACACCGTCCGAACCCCGAGGACCTCGACGGTCGTGGGGCCCGTCACCCGGTACTCGGCCGGGTCCGTGAGGGCCTTGTCACCTCGCATGGACCCCGAGAACGTGACCAGGAGGCTGCCCTCGGGGAGCTGCACGACGCCCGTGACCGTGGGCAGGGGCGCGACCGAAACGAACGTTGCCTGCCCCTCGTAGGGCAGCCCATCCGTCCTCCGCAGCCCCCGAACAACCAGCCGGTAGGTCTTGCCGCGCGTTGACAGATTCGTTGTCAGCAGAATCGACGTGACCGCGGTCGTGAGCCTCCAGGGCAGGGTGCCGTTGCCGGGGGTCAGCGGGAAGAGCGGCGTGTCCACCCGCACCGTGTCGGGAGCAAGGAGCGCCTCAACCCGCAGAGGGGGGTAGCCGTCGAGGTGAACGTAGCCCCCGATGCGGGAAGGCCCGAGACTCTGTCCGGGGAGCTGGAGGGCAAAGGAGCTGACCGAAGGGGGGGCGGAGACAAGGAGGGCGCCCGACCCCGATGCAACGTCCGTGAAGGACGGGGAAGCATCGAGGACCACGAGCGGCACGCCCCCGTCTTCGGCGATCAGGGTAAAGAGCGAGGCATCGGGCGTGCGATCGACCCGGAGCGGGTCGGGGAAGGTCACCTGGATCTGCTCCCCCCCGATCGGCACGAGGACGAGAGAGGCGAGCTGGACGCTATCCGTGACGAGGACCGTGTCGTGCAGCAGGACGCTGCTCCCGGTGACCACGGACACGGCGTCCGCGAGGGTGATCGTGTCCGCCAGGGCATCGACAGCCGTCTCGACGATCGAGACGCCGTCCGACACGGTCACGGTGTCGACAAGGAGCACATGAGCGTCGAAGCCGGTGCTGGCTTGGTCGGAGACCGTGACCGCGTCCGCGAGGGACACGTCGAAGCTCACCTGTGTGGCCGCCTGATCCGCAACGGTGACCGTGTCCGCCACCCCCAACGAGCCCGAGGCCACAAGGTCCACAGCATCCGAAGCCGTGACCGTGTCTGCCAGCCCGGCGCCCTGCCCTGCAAGAGCCGACACGGCGTCGGACACGGCCACCGTGTCCGCCAGGCCCGCCGTGGTGGCCACGACAGGCGAGAGCGCATCGGAGACCGTGACCGTCTCCGTCAACGTCACCGCCTGACCCTGGGACAAGGTCTGGGCGTCCGTGACCGTGACCATTTCAATCAGGGGGAGCTGGTTGCCGTTGGTCGCGGTCCCTGCATCCGACACCGTGACCGTGTCGGACACGGCCAGGGAAGTGCCCCAGGCAAGGGCGACGGCGTCCGAAACCGTGACCGTATCGGCCAAGGACGCGGTGAAGGCGTTGGTCGCAACGGCGCCTCCCGGAAGGGTCCGGCTGTGGCTCGTCTTGGTCTTCCCCTGCTGCGTGCTCGGGGAGTTCGTCGTGGTGGCGGAGCGAAGGTAGGACTCGGCCCCAACCTTGATCCCGATGGGCGAGAGGCGGCTGACCTTGGGAGAGCCCGCGCCCCGGCGCTCGCTTTTACCCTGTGCGACGCTCACGGGCCGGACCGGAGGAGGGTGTAAGCCGCGTAGGTGCTCCCCTGCTGCGTGCTCGGGGAGTTCGTCGTGGTGGCGGAGCGAAGGTAAGACTCGGCCCCAACCTTGATCCCCTGGGGGGAAACGCGGCTGACCTTGGGGATGCTCGCCCCCCTTCGCTGGCTCGGACCTTGGTCGACGCTCACGGTGCCTCACGATCAGGAAGAGGCCGGGGTGCTGACACCGTCGTAGGGGCCGATGATGAGCCCCGGGTAAGACGACGTCGGGGTGAAGACCTGCATGAACGTCAGGCTGTCCCAGGAGTCGTAAGCCGCCCCCGTGGGCACAGCATAGAGCCACCGGAACGTCCCCTTGCGGTGCTTCTGCGAGGCGTTGACCGAGATGGCCCAGATGGGCTCCCGGACCGTGATGGACGCGGGGTGGCACGCCACCCGCTCGACCGTGCCCGTGTTCTGGATGATGCACAGACCGCCGGCTTGGGGGGCGTAGAGGGCCGAGAAGAAGTAAAAGGGGTTCCACGAGTCGCTCGTCGAAAACCCTCGACGGCGCCACCCGAGATGGTTGGCCGCCCAGGTAGCGGAAGCGTAACTGTAGCCGTCGGAGCTGGAGACCGTGGTCTGTGCGGCCTGGGAAGAGGTGCTGACCGCACCCTGGTACCAGAGGAAGGGGTCAAGGTCTCCGTCTTCCGTGTCATCCATCCGGTGGAGTGCAAACCCCGTCGAGGCCGTGGTGTTGAGACCAGGCATCCCGGACAGGAACCAGAAGGTGCCGTCCGCAGATACGCCCGTCCGGTTGATGCAGTCCACCGCGACAGACTGGGTCTTCGCCGTCCCGATGTTGCTGTCCTGGCTGCCCCCCCAGACCCTATGGTTCGTGGACCCGAGGGTGCCTACAACAGCCATGGCGTAATAGGGCGTGAAGAGTGTGGTCGGGTCGTTGGCCGTTCCACCCCCACCGGGAGGCACCGTGGCCGTGCATCCCGCCGTCCCGGTGAGCTGGGAGAAGCGCTGGGCGTTCTCCGTGCCCGAGCTGTCGGTGCAGCGGACGTAATAAAGGGTGCCTGAGTTCGTGTCGGTGTTCTTCCAGAAGACCACCTCGGACACGTAGGTGACGACGGGGGCGCTCGGGGTGACCGTGGCCCCCGAGGTCGCGCCCGTGATCTGATGCGTCGAGTCAAAGGTCCCGACCCGGGGGAGAACGGTCAGGTAGCTCGTCGAGACGGTGTCGAAGATGTAGCCGATGATCTCGCCCTCGGCGCTGCTCGTCGCCTGCGTGATCTTTTCGCCCCGGAGGAAGGTCCCGACCGAGGCCGCGTTGATCGGCACCTTGAGCACGTCCGGGCCGCGAGCTGCCCACCATGCGGAGACCGTCTCCAGCGGGTTGCCGGACGTGGCATAGACGTCCAGCTCGGGGTCGATCTCCGACCATGTGATGGACCCGTTGTGGGCGTCCGTCGCGACCGCCGCCGTGTTGCGGATCGTCACGGACGTGGCCGAGAGGAAGGAAACGATCTGCCAGGTGCCGTTGTTGGCCGCCGAGGCCGCGCCCGTGATCTTGAGGTAGCGGCCGACCGAAGACGTGGTCATGCCGGTGACGCCCGTAACGGTCTGGTCCGCCCCCGCGACCGTGGTCAGACTGGCCGCCGCCGCCGTCTGCGCTCCCACCTGAACGCCCGGCCCCCAATTGTCGTTGAAAGGGTTGCCCGTGGTGTCCTTGGTCGTGCCGTTCGAGGAGGCGATGTAGCGCCAGCCGGCCTTCTTCATTTCACGGGTAAGCCACCATACCCCGAAAAAGAGGTTGTTGGCCGAGGGCATCAGCTTGTTGGTCGCAAAGGCGTTCGGCATGGGATCTCAGGCTCCTCGCGGAACAAAGCGACGCCTGCTTGAGGCGACGGTAGACAAAGGTTGTGCTACCCGAGGGTGAGGGTGAACGTGACCGCCAGCGTGTCGTTCGTGTTCAGCGTGCGGGCCGAAGCGAAGACGACCTCGTGGTTCATGACGCCGCCCGAGGACAGGTTGAAGAGAGCCCCCTTCGACACGAGCTGCGAGGGGCCGCCCGAGTAGGTGAAGGTCCGGGCGACCGCCGTCTGGTTGCCCGACCCCGTGGCGAGGATGACCGTGCCCTGTGCCCGGGTGAGGCCGTTGCCGGACAGCTCGGACGCCAGCGTGGTGTCCGTGGCCGACGCAGCCGTCGCATCGGCGGTCAGGCCGATGTAATTGAAGCCGTTGGCCGGGGGCGTGGTGCTGTAGGCCGCGGTGTGAAGCTGCACCCGGCCGGTGTTGGTCAGCAGGTTGTGAACCGTCTCGTCGCTGAGGGTCTCGTAGTGCCAGAGGCCGGTCTCGGGGTCGCGACGCACCGGCCGCTTGTGGACGACCTGGACGAGAGCAAAAGCGGGGATGGGGGTGTCGTGCATGGCGATCTCCTACTCCGGGTCGCCCGATAGAAAGAACCACGGCCTAGAAGTCGGCGGAGTGGTCCTCGTCCTGCACGGCCTGGTTCTGCTTCTTGCCGAGACGGTCCCGATCCCGGACGCCCCCGCAGTACCGGCGGAAGTCCTCGTAGTAGTAGGCCGACAGCCGCCAGCGCATCGCGTCGAGGATCTTCCCGAAACTCTCGTTCGGCAGGTAGGTGTCCGTGAAGATGTACCGGAGCCGGTAGAGCGTATGCGCCGGCCGGGCAATGTCCAGGATCTGTCGCACCGCCGCGTCCGCCTCAAAGACATTCGGAGGGAAGACGCCCCCCGTCACGATGTCCCCCGTGAAGCCGAACTGGTCGGAGATGTCGAGGCCGCTCGCCCCCTTGCGCACGAGCAGGAAGTTCTCCTTCACCTCGACCACCCCCGACAGGAAGATCTTGATCACGTCCCCCATCGACGTGGGGATCGACCCCTTGAAGAAGATGCGGATCAGGTTCACGACGAGGCTGCGGAACTCCGCGTCGTCGAAGGTGACCCCCGGGATGCGGCCGTTCAGGAGGACGAAGTAGCCCGCGATGCTGTAGAGGAACTCGGGCCGCGTCGTGTCGAAGCTCCGGTCACGGTCCACGTCCTCCAGCGCCAGCTCCAGCCGGGCCAGCTCCACCGCCACCGCCTTCAGCTCCGTCGTGTACGTCGGCCCCTGGACCGTCGAGACGTAGGTCGAGGGGAGCAGGTTGAGGAGCTGCGTGAAGATGGGCTGCGCCCGCTGGAGCAGGCGCAGGTTGTATTCGCGGCCGGACTGAACCGTCGTGTAGTTCTGCCGGTTCGGGTCAACGGTGAAGCGCGCCATAGCCCCTTGCCCGGAGGATGGCCTGGTACTCCTCCGTGTCAGTGAAGACCTTGCGGCCTCCGAGGAGGAGGTAGTACCGGTCCCCCTCGTAGCCGCTGCCCCCGCACCGGATGGGGGAAACCATCGAGGCCGCGAGCTTCCTCCGGCTCTCAGGGTCCTGGAGCAAGAGGCGGAGGGCGTCGTTCCTTTCGTCGTTCGTCATGGGCCTAAGCTAGCAGAGCGGTACGTGATGACGAGACTCCCCAGCTCGACGTACTCGACGTCGGCCGCCGCGATGTCCCGGGGGCCCTTGTCCCCGCGGACCACGTAGCTGACCGTGTAGACGTGGAGCCCGGGCTCGTCAGGGGGGATGGACGTGGCCACGAGGGAGACCACGACGTGGTTGGCCGTCCGCCGGAGCCGCTCGGCCTGCCGGTCGGCCGCCGTGGCGAAGCCCAGGGCCGTCAGCGTGGCGTCATCGGAGTACCCGACGATCACGGCCCCACCCGAGCCGATGATGAAGGCTTGCCGCGGAGCCTGCGCGACCGCCGCCAGGGTGGGGGAGAGGGTGAGGGCCACGTCGTCCTGGAAGACGCCCTTGTGCTCCGTGTCGAGCCCACCCCCGTCCGTCGTGGGGCTCGTCAGGGGGTTCGACAGGAGAAAGGCGCGCTGACCCCCGATGTCGAGCGAGGAGACGTGGACGCTGGTGGACAGGACCATCTCCCGGATGCGCCGGCCCCCGTCGGCGTAAGCCATCCGGGCCAGGGGGACGATCTCGTAGTCGACGCCCGACGTCGAGTCGACGGCATTGATCACGTCCGACTGTGCGATCCCCTGGCCGATGAGCTTCTCGTTCAGCTCGATGCTCACATTCGAGCGCACCAGGGGGTCCGTCCGGTCCTTGGTGGCACCCGAGAGAAGCTGGATCGTGGTCTCGATGTCGATGGGGTTGTTGATCGCCTGCTTCACGAGGACGTCGGCCGTCACATGCCGCTGCTTCTCGATGACCTGCTGGACCTCTTGCAAGAGGTCGTTGATCACGTAGGTCAGCGTGAAATTCTCATCCTTCGTGTAGTCGACCGACACCGCCTGCCCCGAGGCGATGGCCGAGGGCGCTGTCCGCACGATCTTGATCGGAGTCGTCGGCGTCCCGGCCACGATGTCGAAGTCGGGGGAGGCATCCTCGGGGCCGTTGAACTCGATGCTCCGGTCGGCGTTGAAGACCCGGATCGTCTTGCTGTTGATCCCGACGCTGTCGAGGGGTTCCTGGATGAAGCCGATGAGGACGTGGGCCTCGTGGTTCACCTGGATCTGGTTGCCCGACGGGTTACCGCCCGACTGGACGATCGAGACGTAGTACCGGGCGATGGTGCTCTCGCCGGTGATGAGCGGGTCATCCGTCTTGTACAGCTTGTAGTTGCCCCCGGCCGCGAGGGGCCCGGAGACCTCCCCGACCACGCTCACGACCCGGCGGACAGGCTGGAGCGTGGGGTAGAACTTGTCGACCGACCGGAAGCGGTAGTCGGCGAGGACCACGTCATCGAGGGCCGTCACGGGTTGGGGGATGCTCGCGTCCAGCCGGAAGGTCTGGTAGTCGAGGATCTGGACGTTCGTCAGGTCGTAGTCGAGCCCCTTGCTGGCGTTGCGAACCCCGAGCCCCTGACCGGGGTTGTTGAGGATCTCCAGCAGCGGCGTCTCCGCGGTCACCCGGGAGTCGAGGACGCGGAAGGTGAGCGTCCCGAGGTCCACCACCTGGCACGGGATGTCCCGGGCGATCTCGAAGGCGAAGGCGAAGACCTCGGTCACCTGGCGCTCCCGGAGCCCCTGGACGAAGATGTCGACCTTGCCCCCGATGTGCTTGCCCCGGACATCGTCGTAGTCCCGCATCATGAGCGGGTCCCCGCTCTTGACGATCTTGGCCTTGAGGATGCCCGCCTGCGCCGCCACCGTCGAGGCGTAGCCGCCCTCGGTTCCGGTATCGACCGACGTGAAGGCGAGGATGCTGCGGGCCGCCAGCTCCGCGTTGGTCTCGATGTTCGTACCGAAGATCGTGGCCTCCGTGTTCGTCACGAACACGCCCGAGACCCCGCTGATCCCGTGGATGGAGTCGGCCGGCCGGTTGCCCGTCTCCCCGATGGTCTCGCAGACCACGTCGGCGATGATCTCGTACCGCTTCGTGTCGTAGTTGTAGAACGCCTCGGCCTGCGCGGCCGGGAGCACGTAGGAGCCCCCGATCCGAAAGCGGACCGACCCTTGGCCATTCGCCGGGTCCGCGTCCGCCGTGACGAAGGACCCGGCCGGAACGACGATGTCCTTCGTCGGCTTCGTGGGCGTGTAGACGACCACCTGCCCGACCGCCGCCCGCCCGGGGAGCCGGGGGTGCTGGACGTTGCCCGCCAGCTTGTCGAACTGCTGGTCGATGAGGCTCTGTGTCGCCTGGTCGCTCGTGTACCCGAGGGCCGCCCGGAGCGCCGTCTTGTAGGCGCTCGACACGACCGGGTCACTCACCCCGTCCCCGTTGGCGTCGTCCACCGCCAGAAGCGTCAGGAAGGACTGGCTCCGGTGGACGAAGTCCATGAGGAACCACAGCCGCTCCGCCTCGCTCGCGAAGGGGTCGAGGGTGTCCCGGGTCGTCGAGCCGGGGATGAGGGCCACCGTCTGGTTGACCCGCTGCACCGCCGTGATGTAGTCGATCACGATTTGCAGGAAGGTCCGGCCCGGGAGGTCCCGGATGGTCGTGTCAAGCACCAGGGGCTGCCCCACGACCTCCTGCGAATAGGGGGTCTCGACCTCCTGCCCGAGCGTGGGGTCGTAGTAGACGCCCGTGACCACGTAGTAGAGCGGGGACGAGTCATCCACGGTCCCGAACTGGTCCTCATTGATGATGTTCGGCCCGCCCCCGCGGATGTGCCGGAAAGGGACGAACTCGCGGATCTGGTAGTTGTCGATCGAGGCCGAGAAGCGCACCCGCTCGAAGAACTGGCTGACGTCCACCACGGTATCGAGGCGGCGTGTCAGCTCCGTCCCGAACTCGTCCTCCTCCGTCACCACGAGGCGCAGGTTCTTGTTCTTGCCGTCCCCCCAGGACACCTCCTCGGGGATCTGCCCGATCACGTCCTCCTCGAAGACCGTGCTCGACGTCGTCACCAGCGCCGCGTTGATCTTGTAGTAGCCCGTCTGCCCCGCGGGCGTGGACGAGGCGTAGAGGTTGAAGCCCCGGAACACCGCCACCTGCATCGGGGTGCCGAGGACGTCCCGGAGCACCTGGGGCTTGGCCGTGAGGAGGTCGACCGCCCCGCGCCGCCGCCGGAGGCGGATGCCCGAGGGGATCTCCACCCCGAGCCCGCCATCGAGCGACCGGACCCGCGTGAGGGTCGCCGTGGCCGGCGCCGACACCGCCCCGAGGATGTCGATCACCCGCACCCGGATCGTGTTGATCCCGTCCGTGAGGGGCAAGCCCCCGGGGTAGGCCACGGGGCTCGGGAGCGTGAACGATTGCAGGTTGAGGACCCCCAGCGTGGGGTCCGTCACGTAGGCCCCGTCGTTGATCGAGACCTGGACCGCGGCCGTGTTCACCGCCACGACCCCGGTGAGGACCACGGCCGGTTGGTTGGTCGTGAAGACCAGTTCGGCCACCTGGCCCGAGCCATCGCGTGCATCGAAAAGGGGTGTAGTCGCCACGTTATCCCACCTGCGTGTACTGGCTGAGGCTCTGCCGGATGATGCCCTGGTTCTGGGTCGAGCCGAGGAGGTTCATCGGCTCGGGGACCCGGATACCCCGCTCCAGCACGATGGGGTCAAAGGAACGATTCTGGAGGGTGATCGAGACCGTGAGGATGGTGGGGTCCTGCTGGCTTGGGACCAGGTCCACGTCCAGAAGCCGGAAGGGGTACTCCCGATCGCTGACGGGTTGCCCCACCACCTGCTCCTGACGCTGCTTGATCGACTGCCACTTGCGGAAAGCGTCCGCGACGTCCGTGGCGATGAGGTTCTGCAAAAAGCCCCCGGCCGCCTGCTTCTTCCCGATCGATTCGAGGAGGCTCGTCCCGTACCCCGTGTGGAAAGGGTTGCTCCCCTTGAGGGTGTAGATGATCTTCTGCACCTCCTGGATCAAGAGGGCCTCGTCCACGACGGAGATCACCTCGCCGGTCGCCCCGTAGCGCCAGTCGTACTCGACGCCCACGCCCCCGCACCGCCGGCACTCCTGCTGGACCGTCGTGTACGTCACCTCGACGTAGTCCCCCGCCGAGGGCAGGGGGTCGTCGAACACGATGAGGCGGGTCGGCCGGTCGCTCAGGGTGGCCTGGTCCCGCACGAGCGTCCACGGGGGCACCCGATCCACCCCCCGCACCTCCCGGTCCACCGGAAGGCCCAGGCTCAGCCCGAGTGGGGAGGGGCTGAGCAGGCGCAGGGACGAGCCCCGGCCCCCCGTGTCCGTCCGCATCCCGATCCGCCGGTCCTGGACGAAGAACTGGGCCCCCCGCGCCTGCCGGCTGAGGACCGCCGCCAGATGGTCCGCCCCGAGGCGCTCCCCGGGGGTGACCGACAGGGTCTGCACCTCACCCTGATTTACCCTGAGGCGCAGGGTCTGGCTCCCCGCCGCCACCGTGTAGTTGCCGGGCTTCCGCGCCACCACGGAGGCAGGCAGCAGGACCCCAGGGCTCGGGCAGTCGATCGCCCCGTCCATCCTCACCACGAGGCCCACCGACGACGCGATGGGCCGCAGGGGCCGGATGGTGCGCCGGTCGTTCCCGAGGAGCAGGGCTTCCTCGACCACGGTGTGCGGGCAGATCTGGTCGATCTTGCGGTCGTAGCTCACGAGCCTCCCTCCCCGGGTTTGACGACGCCGCGGTCGCCAGAGTCCTTGCCGTAGACCGTCGCCGGGGACCGGTTCGGCCCCACGGAGTAGGGGGACAGCGGCGCCCCCGTCAGCTTGCCAAAGGGGTCCGTCCCCTTGTCGTCGTAGGCCGGTCGGTAGGTCGGGTCGTCCACGAGAGCCGAGAGCTGCGCGAGGATGTTCTCCAGCGAGTTCTCCAGGTCCACGCCCGCCGCCTTGAGGGCCAGGGTGACCTGCTCCTGCTGGAGCTGCTCCCCGTAGTCGATGAGCCGGCGGATCTTCCGCTCCAGGTACTCCCGGCGCGCGTAAAGGACGTCGTCCATCCAGGCCCGCAGGGGGACCATCAGCTCCGCCGTCCCACGGTCCCCGAGCCCGGGCGTCCCCATGATCTCCCCGTTCGACAGGAGCTGGGCCGGCGTGGTCTCGTCCGCCCGGAGCAGGAAGACCGCCTGGCTCGCCGATCGGATGTTCAGGTCGTAGAAGGCGTCGCCCCCGAGGATCTCGTAGGCCGCCAGGAGCCGCCCGAGCTGCGAGTCCGAAGGCTGCGGGGAGTAAGCGAGGGGCCGGCCAGCCGCGTCGTAGGAGAACACGAGCACCCCCAGCCGGTCCTGCTCGGCCGCCAGGTGGTTGATCCGGGGCCCGATGTCCGTCACCTGCGCCCGCGACCAGGCCACCAGCCGATCGAGCTGGCTCCGGTTGAACGTGCCCAGAAAATCGAAGCTCATCTCGGATCACCTGAGCGGCAAAATCGCCCTGCCCAGGGCGGGGGTATCGAAGGACTAGAAGATCAGCCCGAAGGCCGCCTCGAAGGCCGCGACGTCCACCGCCAGGTACGCAAAGGCCACCCCGGCCGTGTACCCCCCGGGCCCCGAGGGGGGAGGGTTCTGGGCATTGTCGATGGCCTCGGTCCACTGGCCCACGTCCCCGCCCATCGTCCCCGAGTTGAGGAAGTAGAAGCCCGCGTTCAGGCTCTCGATGTAGTTGAGGATCTCGATGAGGAACTGGAGGAAGCGCTCCAGGGTGTCGATCTTGCGCAGGATGAGGTCGATGAACGCCTTGACCTCGTCCGTCAGGCCCTTGAACGCATCGAGCAGCGCCTGGATCTTGGCCAGCAGGTCGTACAGAAACTGGCCCGACCAGGGGATCATGTCCCTCAAGATCGCAATCTGCTGCCAGTTGGGGGGAATCCCCTGGCCGTTGACGTTCAGGATGAAGTTGACGGCCGCGAGGATGTTTCGCCTCACCGCCGCGTCGTTGAAGGCCGACCCGAAGGTCTTGCGCGTGGCATCCGTGACCGTGCCCGCTCGAAAAGCCGTCGTCTCGAACACGACCGACGCCGCCGACCCCACCACCCCCTGCTCGACCGTGACATCCGACAGGGCCCTGACCATCTTCTCCAGGGTGTTCGCCCCGGCCAGGGTGGAACCCGCGAGGCTCGCCGCAGGCACCGGGGTCACGGGCAAGGGCCCCTGCATGAGCTGCCGGAAGTCCTCGGGCAGATGCCCGTCCAGCTCCAGAAAGAGGGAGCCGAACTTGTTGGTCAGGCGCGCGGCGTGGAACCGCACCGACTTCTGCTGGAAGGGCAGCAGCGGCGCCTCGCCCGTCGCCGGGTTGATCGGCACGGAGACGATGACGTTCAGAAAGGAGTCGGGGAGGAACTTCTGGCTCACCGGCCCCGCCAGGTCCGCCAGGGTCCCCCGCCCGATGTCCGCCACCGGGTCGAGCGGCGGGAGGGGTGCCCCGTCCGGGCCGTAGAGGGGCTTCGTGAGCGGGTTGCCGTCCGGGCCAAGGACCGGGTTGCCCTGGCCGTCGAGAACCGGGTCGGGCTGCGGCAAGCCGAGATGGAAGTTCAGGGAGAGGGCGACGAGAAAAACCCGGCGGATGATGTCGAAGGTGTCGAAGTTCGCGGGCAAGGTGGGCACCCGGCCCTGCACGATCCCCGAGGTCCGACCCATCACGACCACGTTCGAGGGGTCCTTGGCCCTCCAGATGAAGCGGTACTCCCCACCGTCGTTCATGTTCTGAACGATCTGGCTGGGCTGGTAGGTGAGGAGCCCCGACTCGGGACCCTCGAAGGGCAGGACGCCGCTGAAGGCACGGACCCGGTAGTAGTAGGTCTTGTCCTTCTCGACCGAGACGTCGAGGAAACGGAACGTGCCGAGCTGCCCGGTAAAGAAGGTCGCCGGGTTCGAGGCCGCCGACACGATGGCCCACGCCTGGAACTTGAAGAAGGGCGCCCCGTCCTCATCCCGGACCCGGACCTTGCGCGACACCTGCTTTCCGGTCCGAAAGTCGACCGAGCGGGTGTTCACGATCTTGGTCACGTAGCCGGCCGCCGCCGGGTTACCGAGGTCGGTGTCCGTGACCTCGTTCGTGAGCGGCACCTCCGACCTCTCGATGAACCACTTGGGCGGGAAGAACTCCTGGCTCACCTGGGCCACGAGGCCCGTGAAGGCGCTGTCAGAGGCCGGGACCTGGCTCGGCAACGCCCACTCCAGCGCCAGGGCTGTGGGGGGCGTGCTGAACACGCTGGCCACCGACAGGAGAGGGTCCCCCTTGCTGCCCACCGGCACGACACGCACGTTCGCCGGAGCCCCGAACTGCGGCTTCAAGAAGTCCTGCCCGAAGAACTTGAGCAGGGTCTTGACGAGGGCCAGGAGCGCCAGGGGCCCCTGGGCGTCCGCCACGATGAGCAGGTAACCCCCCTTGAGGGCGCCCCCGAGGGGCTGCGGACGGTTCAGGTCCTGGGCATCGTAGAGCGACTGCTTGAACCGGCGTGCGAACCCCTGGTAGCCCCCCACCACCTTGCCGAAGTTGGGGTCCGACACCGGGTCCGGGATGTCGTAGTAGGCGTAGACCCCCGTCCGCTTGAGGGCCGTGATCAGGGTCACGATGAGCCCGAGGAGCGCCTCGACCAGCGCGCGGACCGGGTTGCCGAAGTCGATGAGGACGGCCTTGATCGTTTCGAGGACCGCCTTGACGATCTCCAGGTAAATCAGGAGGGTTTCGAGGACATTCCTCGCCGACTCGAGGTAATCTTTGCCCGGAATCGTGATCGCGAGCGGCTCCCACTGTGCCATCAGCCACCCCGCTGGAGCTTTTCCAGCTTCCGCCGCAAGACCGCCAGCTCCGTCTCCGTCACCTTCTCCGTGAGCTGGATGATCTCCTTGAGCCGCCGGTTGATCCCCATCTCCGTCCGGTACTCCCAGCCCGGGGTGGGCTCAGGGTCCTTGGTCTCCTCGCTCATGGCGCTCCTTTCACGGACGCGAGCTGCACAAGCTGGGCGACGAGCTTGGCCTCCGCATCCACCCTGCGAGCCTGGGCCCGACCGATCTTGTACAGCGTACCATCCTCCCCATCCACCCGGGCCCGAATCCACGAAAAGCGCTTGGCGTAGAGCTTGTCCTGGCTGACCAGCGCGAGCCCCAGGATCGCCCCCGGGCCCGCCACCGGGTCCGCGAGGAGCGCCTGCCGTGCCGTGACCTCGGCCTGGCGGGCGGACACCTGAGCCGCCATGAGCCCGGTGGCGAAGATGGCCGCGTCAGGGGGCGTGACGGACACCGGCACCGTGGCCATCTGCCCGATCCAGGCCGACACCAGGGCTGCCTCATCGGTCGCCTGACCCTCCGCCGCCACCAGGGCCGCCAAGGTCGCCGCCGAGACGCCGAAGGCCGTCTCCACCCGGTAAGCCACCGCGCCCGCCGAGGGGAACGGGGTCGCCAGAGTGAGGACCGTCGAGGTGACCGTGGCCACCTTGTAGACGCCCCGGCTCGGGCCCGCCGCGACCTCGACGTAGGCCGCCGTCGTCACGCCCGCAGCCACGAAGTCCTGTCCGCCGTCCGTGAGCGTCAAGCCGTACGCCGCCCCGTTCCCCGAGGCGAGGAGGGTGCAGACGCCATCCTGCCCGTCGAGCGTGTCCCCGTGGAGGAACCGGTCGATCGCGAGGGCCTGGCTGTCGACCACGGCCGACAGGTGATGGTCGTTGGTCGTGAGCACGCGGACCTGCTGAGCCGCCTCCGCCGTGGGGAGCAAGGACCAGGTGCCGGTCATCTTCTGCACCCGGTACGTGCCCCCGGCGAGGCTCCCCATCGGGGCGTCGAGGAGGAGCTGCGTCGAGGACAGCCGCGAGACCACCTGGCGCCTCTTCCCCGCGTTGAGCCCCGACGTCATGACCACCGTCATCCCCGCCGTGATCAAGCCCGAGAGGCCCGCATCCGAGAGGACCGTGAGCGAGGGGAAGGAGGCCGTACCCACCGCCACATCACCCCCCGTGGTCACGACCGCCTGCCCCGTGGTCGACGGGAAGGGGAAGGCCGTGTCGACGGACCCCAGGTTGGGGCCCACCACGGCGTTCAGCCGCCGCCAGCCGGCCCCCGCGTTGGGGCCCGTGACGAAGCGCACCAGGTCATAGACCTCGGGCAAGGAGGGCCAGAAGGGGGCCGCCGTCAGGTTCTTGCCCGTGGCGTCCACCGTCAGGGACGAGACCACGACCGGCGTTGCCGCCCCCCCGAGCGCCGCAAGGAGGGCCGCCTCCGCCGCGAGGGCCTGGGCCTCCTGCTCGACTACTGGGCCCACCAGGGGCAAGCCCGTGTCCCCCGTGTCCGTCGTGGTCCCGCCATCGAGGGCCGGGAAGCGGAAGGGGGTGGTGCGCGTCGAGGTGATGCCCGCCCCGTCCATCTGGAGCTGCTCCCCGCTCGCCGGAGCCTGGATGTTGAGCGCCGCCGGGATGAGGGGCACCGACCCGTCAAAGGGGAAGTAGGGGGCGACGTAGGTGAGGTGGCCCGCGTCTCCGTCGAGGCCCACATCCGTCCCGAGGCGGTAACTCTTGGCGTAGCTCGTGTCCGCCGAGGAGCCGGTCGTGCAAAGCACCACGGTCGAGCCCTCGGGGACCGGGACGGGGAGCGCACTCACTCCGATCCGCTCCGGGGACCCGAGAACCGACGCCACCGTGAGCGGCGTCCCGTCCCCGATGATCGCGGTCCCGTCGGGGGCCACCACGATGACGGTCATGCCCGCCGCGAAGGCCGGCCGAAGGGGCACGGCTTGCCCCTGGGCGTTGTCGAGGAGAAGGACCGTGCTCCCGGCCGGCGTCGTGGCGCTCACCCGGGCCCGAGGCCAGCGCCGGTAGACCACCGGCGGGGGGCCGCTGATGCCCTCCTCTGCGAAGTCGAGGATCGGGTCCCCCGTACTCGCCCCCGTGTCGCTCCCCGCCGTGGTCCGCCCGAACAGCGTGGCCCGGCGAGTCGGATAGAGCCGCGAGAGCGTGGACGGCTGCCAGAGGGGCACATTCGTCCCGAGGAAGGTCACCACGGGGGGCGCGGGTGGGTTCCACACCACGGTCGTCGGGTAGGGCGAGATCTGGACCAGGTCGTCGATGTCGTTGGTGATGTCGGCGTTGGTGAGCCGGACCGGGTTGCCCACCTGCCCATCGAAGCGGAAACGCCCGTCGGTCGCCCCCACCACGCGGCCGTCGAGGCTCTGCCAGGCGTCTTCGAGGTGATCGATGGCGTCGTGGAAGAAGGACAGGAGCGCCCGGGCGACGTAGTCGACGTTCGCGATGTGCCCCTCGTCGTAGAACAGGGACGGGCTCCCCTGCTGGTAGAGCCGGGGGCTCGCTGCATGGCTCGTCACCGGCCCCGCCGTCGGCGCCTGGGCGAGCGCCGCCGCCTGGATCTCGTCCGTGACCTCCCCCCGGAAATTCGTCAGGGTCTCGACCCGGAAGAAGAAGGTGTCGGGGCTCGCCACCGTGGTGTCCGCCCGGAGCTTCTGCCCGAGGAGTCCGTTGTCCGCCGAGGGGGCGATGGTTGCCGTGTAGCTCGCCTTGACCCGCACCCCCGCCGCAAGGAGCCGGTAGCCCACGTAGAAGAGCCCGATCATCTCCCCGGGGCCGAGCGCGTCCGCCTTGAGCGTCCCCGCTTCCGACAGGTCCGTCGTCAGGACGACCCCGGGCTGCCCCTCCGTCCGCCGGAAGGCCACGTAGCCCTCGGACACGACCGGTTGCCGCCGCGTCTGGAAGCTCGTCTGTCCCTCCTCGGCGATGGGCCGGCGCGAGACCCGGAGGAAGGTCTGCCCGGGCCGCGCCTCCCGGACCAGGGGCTGCGCCAGGGTCACCTGGGTCACCCCCGTGCCCGCGTCGTAGCTCGACCCCGTCACCGCGTAGAAGTCCTGCGGAACCCCGGCCACCGCGGCGAGGTAGACGACGCTCCCCGTCGGGTAGGCCCCCGTCCGGTCCCCGTTCAACCGGAAGCTCCGCGCCCCCCGAGGGATGGGGGACCACGCCGATGGCTCGGGGACGAAGTAGCTCTCCGCCAGCCCCGTGGTCACGACGCGAAGGATGCCCGTGGTCACGTCGAGCGCCGGCAAGGAAGCGTCCTCGGCGAAGACCTCCCCGCCCGCCAGGGTGACCGTGGTCACGTCGAGCGCCCCGTCGTAAGTCGACCCCGCGAGGAGGTAGACGGCTTCCTTCTCCACCCGGAGCAGGTAGCCCGCCGGGAAGAGGCTCGTCTGATCCCCCGCCACGGCAAAGCCACTCGCGCCGTCCGTGAGGGTCACCGCGGCCGTGAAGAGCGGGGGTTGGAGAACCGTGAAGGACCGTTCCCCTCCAAACGCCTCGTGGACGTAGTAATCGACGTAGAGGCGCTCGTCGGTCTGAACCGCAGATCCGCTCGGGAGGGCATCCGTCTGGAAGCCCTGCGCCGGCAGGAAGGTGATCGTGGACTGCGCGAGGTCGACCGCCACCTGGTCCGCCGTCTGGGGCCGGCCCCCGCGATAGACGGCCGGGGCCGGGGAAGCCGCCACCGTTCGCCCCGTGGGGTTGAAGCTCACCTGATTGGTCACCGCGGGCCTTGGGGTCGGCGTCCGCTCCTTGGCCACGAGGAAGCCTGCCCGCTCCGTGATGGGCGCCGAGGGCAAGCCCGTCGGGCCCACCGTGCGGTAGGTGATCTGGACCTCCTCCCCTGCGAGGAGCCGGTCGTTCAGCTCGACGAAGCCGAGCGCCGCCGTGACCTGGAAGTCCCGAAACCGCGTGAGGGTACGCACCCGGGCCACGGCCTGCCCGTAGTCGGCCGCGCTGAAGTTCAGGTTGCCGGTCTCCAGGGAGACCTCGACGTGACCCGCCGGGAGCACGGAGAAGTCAAGGTCAGTCGCCACGGCCACGGGCGTGATGACCCCCTGCCCGAGCTGCACGGCCTGCCCCGGGAAGAGCCCGAGGCGCCGGACCACGTCGCCGCTGGCCGCTCCGAAGCTCGTCCAGGCCCGATCCACCGTGAGCCTTGCCCCATCCACCTGAACGACGACCCGCGAGGTCCCCACCCCGGGCCCGCTCGTGAGCCGCAGGGTGTCCCCGGGGAGAACCCCGTCCGCTCCGAAGTCTCCTGCCACCACCGCCGTCAGGGCGTCGGGGAAGGAGAGCGCGCCATAGCTGTGAACCGCCTCCTCGGCCGCCGCGAACCCGATCGGGGTGGTCCGTTGGAGGACCAGGGCGGGGTCAAGGAGGATAGCCGGAGACCAGGCGCGATCCGCGACGACCTCGACACCCCGGCGGAGGTCGTAGGCCCCCTGGCCCGCAAAGGAGGGCACGTCGAGGGTGAGCGCCGTGTTGCCGACCACCTGAGCGACCCTGTAGACGCCCCCTGGGCCCGAGGTCACCACGACGTAGTCCCCGACCTGAGCCGTCGTGAGGAAGCTGGCCAGGCTGTCCGTCAAGGTGGTCCCGGCCAAGGTAGCCGTCCCGGTGCCCACCACCGCCCCCGCGGCCGTCGTGAAGGAAAGAAGCCCCGAGGTGGGGTCGAGGAGCGCCCCTTGGCCGAGGGTGATTGCCGTGTACGCCCCCGTGCCGGGGCCCGTCTCCTCGGCCAAGGCGATGTTCGAGGAGAGGACCAGGGGGTCCGGCAAGGCCAGGGCCCCCTGGGGCTGGGAGGCCGAGACGAGCACGTCCTCCTTGCGCTGGGAGAAGACCATCTGCCGGGCCGCAAAGTCGAGGGTGTACCCGAGCCCTGCGGGCGGGCTGGGCAGGTCCTGCCGGGGCAAGGTGCCCACGAAGCGTCCCGTGCCTTGCTCCACGCGCACCACGAGGGGTTGATCATCCCGGGGCAGGGCCGGCAAGTAAACCTGGGGCGAAGCCACCATGGGGTCCGCCCACGTCGCCCCCGTCACGGGGTAGAGGGCCGCGAGGTCCTTGGCCGTCGGGTCACCCCCGTCCTGGTTCACGGGGTTGCGGAAGAGCCGCAGGACGACCCCGCGCTCGATGGGCAAGTCCCCGCTGACGAAGGTGACGCCCTGAGCCCCGAGGCGGGCCGTGTCGACGTCCGAGAAGTGGACGTGCCCGTCCGGCTTGACCTGCACCTCCCCCGAGACCCCGGCGTCGAAGGACGCCCCCGCCCCGAGACGGCGCACCACCGGGAAGCGGTAACCCGAGGCCAGGCGGAAGAGGAGGTCACCGCCCTCGGCGGGCAAAGAGGGCACCACCAGGGGGGAGGCCACCGTCCCGAGCGACTGGGAGGGCAAGGGAAGGTTCGTGGCAAAGAGGGTGCCGTCGTGGAAGACCAGGACGCCCGGCCGTGCCCCGAGGTCCGCCGACCCGAAGCGCAGCCGCCCGGTCGTCCGGGACCACTGGACCGTCCCCGAGGGGATGGCCGAGGGGGCATCGAAGCCCCCGTCGCTGGCCTTCTCGACCGCCTGCATCCACCCGCCGTACCCGAGCCGGACGAGGGGCGTCTGACCCGAGGCAGGGAGGGGGCAGAGGAGCAGCGCGTCCTCGATGACCCCGATCTGTCCGGTGCTCTCCTGGTAGGTGGCGAAGCCTTGCCGCTGGAAGCGCACCACCTGCCCGGCGTAGGTGACCATGTCCGCGGGGTTCCAGTGCAGCTCCCCGGTCCCGGTGAGGAGCTGCACGGTGCCGGCCGGGGGGCTCGCGAAGGCCGAGACCAGGGCCACGGTGAGCGTCGTACCCGACCCCGGACCGACGGAGAGACGGAAGGGGGCCGCGCTGAGCACCCCCTGGGGCGCCGTGACCTTGAGCCGGCTCGTGTTGAGCGAGGGGCCCACCACGCCGGGGACCTCGGGTGGGAGCCCCGGCAAGGGGGCAAAGCGCTGGTCTTGCCCGAGGTAGTCGAAGCGGGCGACGACCTCGTTCTTGGTCCAGCCGAGCCTCGCGGGGCCGTCGAGGTTGCCCTCCGCCATGACGAGGACCAGGTACTCCGTCCGCGGCGCGGGCTCCGACCCCACAGGGTAGGCCGCATGGAACGCCGTGCCATCCGCGATCCCGTCGTTCGGTGTCAGCGTCGTCGCGGCGTTGCTCCCCCCCACCCGGGGGGGTTCGAGGACGTACCCCTTGAGGCTCAGGCTCATGTCAGCGGCCCATCACCACGAGCCAGAGGAGCCAGCGGTAGGTCCGCTCCCCGGGGGTCATGTGGAAGCGGTGGCCAAGAAGGGTGATCCAGACGTCGCGGGTGATGGCCCCGGTGACAAGCTCGTTCCCGACGCGCTCGACAGGGCGGCTCTCGGCAAACTCGAACCAGGACGTGGGGGTGAACGTGAGGGGCATGGGGATGGGTCTCCTAGAAAATCTGACCCGTCACGGTGGCCGCGCCTGGGCCGGGACCGCTCGGGCCTACCACGATCACCGGCATAGAGAAACTTGCGAAGAAGATGTCGAGCCCCTGGCCGATCGCCCGGGCTTCCTTGACCGCCCCGGGGCCCACCAGCCCCGCGGACGCGAAGCCCTGGATCATGAAAGGAACCGCGGTCCCGCGGAAGGTGGCGACCCCGGCCCCGCTCCCCACCCCCGGAACGGCGGCCGTGATGATGCCGGGGAGGAGGGCCGCGGCGATCCCCTGGCTGAGCCCCACGGCAAAGACGGGGGTGAAGATGCCCAGCATCCCCGCGCTCGTGAAGGCCCCGAGGAGCGCCGGGAGGAGCAGGGGCGACGGGACGAGAAGCGGCATGGCCACGACCCCCGTCCCCACGACCCCGACGGCGGAAATGGGTACGCGCACGGCCTTCGACCAGGCCGTGAGGCCCAGGGCGACGCCGAGGGCGAGCTTGGGGGTGCCGATCCCGAGGCACCCGACCCCCAGCAGGGCGGGGTAGATCGAAGCCACCATGGCGGGGGGAGCGAGAGGCATCAGAAAGACCGCGCGAGGGCCGAGCCGAGGTAAGGGATACCGAGGATGTAGTCGAGGGAGGGGGCCCCCGGGGGGAGCGTGGGGGCCCCTCGCACAATCCCGAGGACGGCGGCGGGGCCCCCGAGCAGGATCTGGGGGGCGATGAGGCTGACGGCGGCGGCGGCGGTGAGGGTCATGGCCAGCCCCGCCGTCAGGGTCATGGCCAGCCCCGCCGTGAGGGCGACGGCGCCCCCTGCGGCCGAGATGGCGACGGCGCCGCTCGCCGTGGTCAGGGTGAGCGCCCCGGCCCCGACGGTGACGGCAAAGGCGCCCCCGGGGTTGTTGAAGGCGGTGGCCCCGGCCGCCACGGTGGTCGTCATGGCCCCGGCGAGGATGCTCCGCACCTCACTGCCCGCCAGGATGGTCGAGACCCGGCCGCCTGCGGCGATGGTCTCCTGGACGAGCAAGCCGTAGCGGTACTGGCTCTGGCCCGCGACCACCCACGAGACATCCTTGGCCGTCGAGGCAAAGCCGCTCGTGGCGTTCAGGTTGACCCGCTCCCCCCCGAGGTCGAGGAGGTTGCTGGCCCGGATGGACCTCGTGCCCTCGACCGTCTCGACCGAGTCCCCCGAGACGGCCTCCGCCTTGTCCCCCTGGATCTCGATGTCGAGGGCGCGGTCCGTGTCCCCCGGCACCCCGCGGTACGAGTGGCGGACCCCCGAGTGGTAGGTGATGTCGAGGGCGTTGCCCGTGTCGGAGTTGTGGCCAATGTCGGCCTTGATCCCGCCGGCCAGGGTGGCCTGGATGCTCGTGTTCGTGGGGCTCATGGCCCCGATGAACATCTTGATCGCGCCGAGGATGTTGGCCTCGAGGCTCACCCCCCGGGCGTCGGGGTAGCGCTCGACGGTGGGCTTGGGCACCTGGATGAGCACCTTGCCTTGCTTCTGCACCGACATGGCGAAGGTGTCCGCCAGCCCGGCGCCCTTGGGGGCAAAGACACGGAAGAGGTAGGCTCCCGCCGAGGTCGTGGCCTCCGCGTCGCTGCCCCCGGCCCGGTCGATCTCCTCCAGGGAGAAGAGCCCGGGCTTCGTCGTGCCGATGTCGGTCCAGATCTGCGGGCGGAGGACCTTGCCGTACTGCCGCTGCCCGAGCGAGGACCAGGGGTCGTTGCCGACGAGCGTGCCGTAGACCTGCTCGATGTAGACCCGGGCCGACTGCACCGGGAAGCCGTCGATCTCCGTGATGCTGTCCTGGCTGAGATCCGACTGGTGCCGCATCTCCATGCGGTCTTCGGTGAAGGCGTCCCCCGGCCCGGCCTCGCCCCCTTCGAGGGGCGTGCCGTAGACCGTGGACGGGTAAAAGGCCCGGCGCCCGTTGGCGTAGACCACGGGTGGCGACGCGCCGTCCAGGTTCTGGAAGAGGGGGTTGAGCGTCCCGTCCGCCTGGGCAAACTTCGTGGGGGCCCCCGGGAGTCCGGGCCCGAGCCCCGCCAGCTCATCCCGGCCAAAATACCGATCGGCCTCCCCTTTCAGCTTGCCCGAGGAGTCGAGGACGTCGGGGGGCAGGAAGGCGTCGAAGCGGCGGATGGGCCCCGCCAGGCGCTTGACACCGCTCGCCGACTCGACCTTGTGAACCGAGTGGATGACGGCGGTCCGCTCGGCGTCCCGTAGCTCGACGGCGTCGCCGGCCCGGTTGACCATCCGGGCGTCCTTCGACAGCACCAGCTCGGACCCCGCGGCCGACATGCCCCCCACGTCCCCCGACCGGAGCCGTAGGCGCTTGTAACGGGTCGTGCGCCCGATGATCTTCGCGTAGAGGGAGGCATCCTCGGGGGCGATGTTCGCCGGGTCATCGGGGGCGTAGGGGTCAAAGCGTCCCCCGCTCTTCGTCCCCACCGGCAGGTAGCCGAGGATGACCACCTCCTCGATCTGCTTGTGCTTCTTGCGGAAACCGACGACGGCCAGGGAATCGACCTCGGGGATGCCACCCCAGAAGCTACGCGGCCCCGCCATCGCCTGCGTCAAGTCGATCTCGAACCGCTCCCCGCCCCCGGTGACGATCTTGAGGTCGGCCTTCATGGTCACGTCGTCCACGCGCGTGATCACGGCGAGCTTGAGGTAGAGGCCCCGGATAGCGTCAGCGAACTCCTTGCCGGGGACGTAGCCGGGGACGTGGGTCGGGTGAGTCTTGAGGGGCGGCATGGGTCAGTGGGGGAGCGCGGAGAGCTTCTGCTGGTCGTGGCGGATCTGCTGCCGGAGCGGGGCGGTGTCGGCGTCGCTGGCCCCGCTCTGGACCATGGCCTTGAGCTGCCCCTGGGCCTGGTTGATCTGGCCCTGAAGCTGCGCTCGCTCCCCCGAGGCCCGGAGCTTCTGCCCGAAGGACGACCAGGTAGAGGTGAGGTCGTCCCGCGCCGAGGACCCCTGGAGGGCAATGGCCGCGGGGTCCCCGACCGCCGCCCGGTTCATCGGGGAGAAGGGGGGCGAGAGGGGCGAAGGAACCGGGGCCCCGCCCGCATCCGTCGGGGGGGCGTCCGTGGACTCGGACGTGCTCCCCCGCAGGGCCTGTTCGAGCCGCTGGTGGGGCCCGTCGAGGGTCTCGTACAGGTTGAAGAGGTAGCGGTTGACGATGTCCGCGGCCTGGGTCGGGCTGAGGAGCGCCGGGGCCGGGCCCGTGGGCACCACCGGGCCGCCATCGGTGACCCCGAAGAGGCTGGCCGTGTCGGGCACGGCCCCTTTCAGGATCTTGACCTGGTAACCGTTCGTGAGGAAGGCCAGGTCGCTCCGGCCGAGAAGGCAGGCGCAGTCCTCATCAGGGTACTGCCCCTGCTTGATAAAGGTCATCTCGGCGAGGGTGAGGGCCCGGCTGAGCTGCGTCGCCTCGACCGAGTTCGAGAAGCCCTTTTGCTGCGGGCTACCGAGGGGGGCGGCATCGACGAAGTTTGACCCCGCCGCCACGAACTCCGCCTTGCCCGTCTTCGGGTTGTAGACGCCCGCGGTCTCAAGATCGTCCAGCTCCAGACGTGCCACGGCTTCCGCGGGGTTCGTCGAGGTCGACGTGACCGAGGTGAGCCCCGCCGACTGGGCCGTGAGGGTCGCGAAAAGGTCCCCGGAGAGGGCGAGCTGGATGTCGACGGAGGCGGCGTCGTTGCGGCCGACGAAGGTGGGCACCAGGCGGCCGTCCCGCATGGCCACGCCCCGGCCATAGCGGAAGTGGCCGATGACCTCGAAGCCCCGCTCATCGCTGATGGGCCGGATGAGGGCCGTATGGCCCTCGACCACGGCGACCGCCTGGCCGCTCTCGGTCACGCTGCTCAGGTTCTTCGTGGGGAGCAGGACCATCTCCGAGATGCTCTTCTTGAGGTCGTGGGCGTAGACGTAGACCCCGGCGGAGTTGAGCCCGTACTGGTAGCGGTTGTTGAGGTGCTTCGTCCGCAGGTCGTCCTCGGCCGTCGAGGTGTGCTGGGCCGTCAGGTACTTGCCCACCTCGGCGAGCCCCGCCTTCATCTGCTGGGCACGCTTGGGGTCCGTGTAGGCGTTGAGCTGCTTGCCCTTGGTCCCCGCGTTCTTGGCCAGGTCGTCAGGCTGCGGCTGGAAGGGCCTCGTGTAGACGAGGGTGGCGTTGGGGAAGCCCACGGCCCGCCCCGTCTTCGGATGCCGCAGGACGAGGGCCTCGTAGGGGTTATCCCCTTGCACGCTGGCGAGGGCCTCGGGGGTGGGGGGAAGCGTCGCCGCCGACCCCAGGGTGAGCTGGTAGACGCCCCCCTTGCTGAGCTGCCGGCTGCTGTACTTGTAGGTGTCGTCCTTGCCCGGCGTCGCCCCGTCGACCTTCTTCAAGTCGAGCTTGCCCACGCCCCGGGGAGCAAAGAACTTCTGGCGCTTGGCCGTGAGGGTCAAGGTGGTCTCGCACCGGCCACCCATGGTGATGTTGTGGCTGATCCCGTGGACGTACCAGACCTGGTCCTTCGGAGCGAGGTAGACCGGGAACCCCAGGCGCAGCTCGGGCCGGAGCGGGATGTTGACCGAACCACGGTGACGCTTCGAGTTGATCCGGTCGAGGATGTCGAGGCCGTGGTAAAACATGAGCAGGGGGTCGCTCATGAACTCGGAGTTGTAGGGGTGGGGCCGCCAGCCGTACTTGCGGAGGAGGTGGTAGTCCGTGACGCTCGTGAAGGGCGTGATCTCCTCGGGGAAGCCGTACTCGACGTTCCCCCCGTAGGACCCCTGCATCTGGATTTGCGTCACCACCTCGGACTCGGAATCACTGAGATTCCACGAGATAATGTCGATATCCTGAATCCACGAGAGGGGCTTGTTCCCGAGGACGTCCAGGTTGAAGAAGGGCGGCTTGAACACGATGTCGCCGGTGACGTCCATGTACAGCTCGAAGCCGATGGCCTCCTTGGCGGCATTCGCCAGCTCCATCTTCGTCTGGTAGCTCGACTGCCAGAAGTTGACCTGCCCGGCGTCGTTGAACTGCGTGCGGAAGGCGACCACGGAGGGGTCCGTGGGGTCGAAGACCATCTGCCCGCCCGCGGCCCCGCCGTTGGCGTTGCGCACGGCCGTCGAGGCGAAGGGCTGCCGGGCCGCCCCCTTGCCCGAACGCTGGGCCTCGGAGAGCGTATCGCCCCGGACCGCGACCCCGTTCACCCCGTAGAGGAGCAGGTTCGACCGGACGCGGGAAAAACGCTGCTCCCAGTAGGACATGATGTCCCGGAGGGCCGAGGAGAACGCCTGCTTCTGCCCCCCGTTCTCCTTGGTGAGCGAGATGAGGGACCCCGACCCGATGACGACGTCCCCGAACGCCTGCTGGGCGACGGTCCAGATCACGTCATAAGGATTCATCCCATAGAAAACATTGCCGAAAATGCTGGTCCCCGCCTGGCCCTTCGGGGCCGTGAAGGCGGGATTGATGTTCATCCGGCAGAGGTCCCACCACTTGAGGATATCGGCGCACGAGATGGACACCGTGTGCTCGCCCCCGGAGTAGCTGTCGCCCACCTCCGTGATGATCCCCCAGAAGATCGGGTAATACTGGGGCACGCCCTCGACGAGATAGAAGCCCTTGGCGTAGATCTCGATCTCCATCATCTCCGTGATGACGGGCTGCCCCTCGAAGAAGAAGTCGTCGATCGCGTGCCGGGGGATGCTCAGGTTGACCGAGGCCGATCCGGGGACGCTCTCGACCGACAGATCCACGCTGATCTGCGTGATGAACTTGTTGAAATCGAAGCGTCGCCGGCAGCTCGGGCAGCCGATGAGATCCGTCTCGCCATTGATGTACACGATGGCATCGGGCGCGTGGATCACGGTGGGCCGGACGCCCGCCTGGTACGTGCCGCTGAACGGGGAGCGAGCCATGGTCTACCTCTTTGGTTTCGCGAACGTGCGGGACGCGCCCCCGGGGCCCGCGGTCCCGGACTTGGCGGCCTGCCCCGGAAAGAGCTTCGCGGCAAGCTCGGCGTTCGACAGGGGCGGGTCGGCGAAGATGTTGCCCGGGTCCTTCGGGGCCAGGCGCTGCTCCTGGGCCGCCCGCTCCCCGTCGGCGATGATCCGGGCCTCGTTCGCCGCGATGTCCGCATCCGACATGACCCGGCCGAACACCCCCGTCTCTCCGATGAGGGCGTCCCCGGTCACGGAGAGGGGCTTCGACCCCGCGGGCTTGCCGAAGGAGTCGGGGGCCCCGGCCGCCACCCTGGGGTCGACCACGGGGTCGAGGAGGAAGGTCGCCCGCACCGTGAAGGAGAAGTCGTAGTCGAGCGAGAAGGGCTTTTCGTCCGACTCGCTGACGTTGAAGGAGTCGAAGCTCCCGATGTAGATCGTGTTGTCGTAGTAGATGTACACGGACCCGACGAGGGCGAGGTTGTTGGGGCGGCTCGTCGTCGGGTCCGTGAGGTCGTCGATCCAGATGCCCCCATTGTTCTTGTAGATCAGGTACAGGCTCAGGAAGTTGCCGTACCCGGCCGAGAAGTTGCGGGCCATCCGGGTGAGCCCCGGCCCCGTCCCGGGGGAACCGAGGGGCGTCCCCGCGGCGTCCATGGCGTAGAAGCCCGCCACCCGGCCCGAGGCGCTGATCTTGTCCTGCCCCTCCCCCCAGTGCTCGACGATGGGCCCGTTCCGCCCCCAGTTGCCGTCCGAGACGATCTTCTCCGTGGCGACCTTGAAGGAAGTCGGGTTGACGAGCATCCGCAGGGGCGGCGTCCGGGCCATCTGGTCGACGGCCTGCTGGAGAGCCCGGATCTGCGCCTGCTGCTGGGCCGCGAGCTGCTGGCCGAGCTGGGTCTGGTTGAGGTCCCGGTTCTCCTTGGTCGCGGCGGCCTTCTGGGCCTCCTGGGCGTTGTCCGCCCCCGTGGCCTGCCAGGAGGCGGATTGCCCAAGGTTGGGGTTCTGGTCGAGGGCGGCCTTGCCGTTGGCGATCCCGGCGGCGAGGGACCCGGGAAGCGAGGGTAGAATCGAGGCCAGATCCTCGGTCGTGATGTACCCCTTCCCGTCCCGGTCGAGCCCCTTGTTCTCCCGGTAGGAGACCTGCTGCTGCTCGCACTTGTCGTAGCCCTTGTCGCACGCCGAACCGTCGTAGAGGGACCCGTTGGGGTTGTTGAAGCCTCCGAAGTTCTTGCGGTAGAGCTGTGCGGCCGAGGAGCCCTTCGACCCCTTGAAGTATTTTTCAACCCAGATGAGCTGCTCGCTGGCAGGGACGTTCTCGTAGGTGTCCCAGTACCCGGGGGGCATCCCGAACGCCGTACCGGTGGCCTGCGTCATCTGGTTGAGGCCCTTGGCCTGGGGCTTCCCCGTCTTGGAGTTCCGGTTCACCGACCCCGGGCTGAACTTGCTCTCGCTGTAGAGCACCCGCGCCAGGTCCTCCGGCGCAATGCTCAGCCGCTGGCACATGGCGACGTACTTGGCCCAGAAGTCGACGTCGTCCGAGGACACCATGGTGCCCAGGGACGAGGAAGTGGACCCCCCGGCGACGGGGGCCGCGGGGAGCGTCCCATCCGTGCCGAAGGTCTGCTGAAGAGCACTGGTGCCCCCGAGCGCCGAGACGCTGTCCCCCGTGTACCCCTGGAGAGCCGCGACCGACGAGGAGCGGTCGAGGAGACGCCCGGTGATGTTGGCCGAAGGGGGGATGAGCCCGATCACGAACAGGTGACAGTCCTGCCGGCGCCGGGGACGGACGGCCGTGAGCGGGATGAAGTCCGCGCCGAGGGGGTCCCCCTCCGTCTTGAGTACGTTGTGCCGCCCGAGCAGGTCGTAGATGCCCGGGGCGTAGAAGCCCGCGGTCTCCTCGATCTGCTCGTAGATCCGCGTCGGGGACGTGGCCGGGGTCTTCGTGTCCGCCATGGCTCAGCGTCCCACGCCCACGGTCGAGGGAACCCGGACCTGCCGGTTCTGGGTCTGGAAGTTGGGGTTCACCTGCCCCGTGTCGAGCCCGCCGCCACGGGACACCGTCCCCACCTCCGTGGTCGTCCGGTTCACGCCAGGGATTTTCAGGATCGTCTCTTCCACCTTGAAGCTCCAGTTGAGGCGAAACGCAAAGGGGCTCGCCTCCGTCTCCTCGACATCGAAGGAGCGGAAGGACCCGATGTACGTCCCGCGATCGTAGAGGATCATGACGTGCCCTTGCAGGACAATCGCGCCGGCTGGGTTGCGGACCGACCCGTTGTTCAGGAAGAGGTCGTAGAGGTCCCGGTAGCGGTCCCACGCGATGCTCTGCTGCCGGAGCACGCTGGAGACCCCCGTCAGGAAGTTGACGAAGGCCCCCGTGCTCCCCTCGGCGCTGATCTCGGTCAGGTCATCCCCCCAGTGCTGCTCGACGAAGCCCCCGCGGGTCTGGAAGCGCTCGACCTTCTTTGTGTGGCTCTCGGAGAAGCTCGCCGGGTTGACGTGCAAGATCAGGGCATGGGGGAGGAGCGCCAGGGTCCGGTCAAAGGGGCTCGTGATCTGGAAGGCCATCGGGATGGCCCCCTTCCGCGTCTCCGCCGGATGGGAGTAGGGCGGCGTGCTGGAGGGCTGGAAGATCGGCGAGGAGTCCGCGTTGGCAGAGGGGATAGGCATGGCTCACCGGAGACGGGCAAGGGCCGAGTTGCGGGCAAACACGTCGCTCGCCCGGGCGTCGATGATCTTCCCGAGGTCGCCCTTGAGAGACAGGATCACCTCGATGCGGCGGGAGTCCCCCCCACCACCCCCCGCGGGCACAATGCGCTCCCCGGGACCGACCGAGGCCAGGCCCTCCCCCGAGGGCAGGCGCCGCACCTGGGCCACGCCCCCGCTGACGCCGGTGACCACGCCACCCTCGGCGTTCTTCTGGTAGCTGGCAAGGGCCTGCTGGGGGCCGACCCCCTTGCCAAATTGCTCGGCCAGCATCGGGCCCAGCTCCGCGGGCTTGAGTCCCCCCATCATGGCCTTCTGGACGTCGCCCTGGGCCACGTCCTTGTAGAGATAGAACTCGTAGAGGGCCGTGCGGAGGGAGTCGAGCATCCCCTTGTCGAGCTGGTCCTGGATGCGGCTCTTCCACTGGGTCTTGTCGAAGACGATGCCCTTCTGGCGGAGGATCTTCTCGACCTCGCCCAAGGTTCCCACGACCTTCTCCTGCTGCTCGGTCTGCACCTCGGCGTGGTCGGCCGTCGTCTGGGCCGCCTGGGCCGTCCGGGCCACCGGAGAGGAAGGCTGCGCCGCCGAAGGGGCCGCCAGGGCCGCGGGCGGTAGGCCGGTGGCCGCGGGAGACCCCCCCGGAGCCTGGGGACTCGCCACGCCCGCCACGCCCGCCCCGGACAGGGCAGCAAGGAGCTGCCGGGGGTCGAGCTGCCCGGCGGCCTGGGCGTAGATCTTCCCGATCTGCTCGTCGGTCAGGCCGGCCTTGTTGATATCCACCTCGTCCGCGTTGCCGTTCGCGGCCCCCTGGGCCCGGAGCTGCGTGTCGAGCGTGCTCACGGCATCGGGGTCCAGCCCCGCGGACTTGGCCGCGGCGAGGAGCCGGTTCACCTTGACCATGGGGTCGTCCGACCCGCCGGCCAACTGGTCGTCGATGGCCTTGCGACCCGCCCTCTGCTGGTCGATGAGGGCGTCCTTCTGCTTGCCGATCGCCTGGGCCCCCGCCACATCGCCCCCGGCGGCGGTCGCCTGCTCCTTGGCCGCGAGGTCGGCGATCTGCTTCGGGAGCGCTTCGAGGCTCCCGGTCAGCGTCTTGCCCGCACCGGTGCCGAGGAGGCGCTTGACGACGTCCTCCTTGCCGCCCTTGGCCCCCTCGACCGCGGAGATGATCTCCTGGTTCTTGGTCTTGTAGGCGGCCGAGAGAGACCGGCCCTTGCCCCCGTCCCCGACGCCCGGGAGCGACGAGAGGGCATCGAACATGCCGACGATAAGGTTGTAGAACGTGGTCTGGAACCAGCCGAAGAAGGCCGCGATCTTGGCGTTGAAGCTCTCGGTCATGTCGAGCTGCTTCTGCGCGGCGTCGCGGGTGTCGGTGATCCCCTTGACCTGCTTCTGGGCGTCATCCCCCATGGAGGACAGGATGTCGTCGTAGTCGGCCGAGTCGATGTCCTCGGGCTTGAGCCCTGCCTTCTTGAGCGCCGCCTGCCCGGCGTCCGTGCCCTGGTTCTTCTTGAGCCAATCGCGCTGGTCGTCGATGGCCTCCTCGAACTGCGCCAGGCTCCGAAACATCTTCCGATCGATGCCCTGCTTGTCGGCCAGCATCTCCGACCCGAGGTCCCCGACCCGGTCGCGCAGCTTGCCCTTGCCCGTGATGTTGAGCGAGTCCTTGAGCACCTGGAGCGAGGCCCCGGCCCCGAGGTTCCCCATGGCCATGGAGGACCCGAAGACGCCCTTCTTGTTGGCCGTGGAATCCATCCGCATCTCGCTGATGGCTTCCCGGAGCGCCCCCTTCTGCTCGTCGGCGACGCCCTCCAGCAAGTCGTCGTAGCTCTTCTTCATCAGGTCGTCGCGGGTGAGACCCTTCTTGCCCCCGTTGCGTTCGATCTCGCTGGCCACCCCGGCCGACTTGCGGGCGAGTTCCTTCTCGACGACCTCCCCGCCCTTGCTGCCCCCGAGCATGTTGGTCTGGAGGAGCTGGACGCGGCCCATCCCCTTGAGGGCGTTCGTGGCCGTCTGCATGAACTTCGCGGCGTTCCGCGGGGACATGACCTTGCTGAGCAGGGTCATGATGTGGATCGTCTCGTCGAGGCGCGTGTTGTACAGGGCCAGATCCGAGGAGACCCCCTTGATCATGGTGAAGAAGCGCTGGGACGAGACGCCCGCCTCCGCCGCCCCCCGCTCCATGGCCTGGAAGGAGTCGACGACGTTCCCGGCGCTCATGCCGAGTTCCGTCATCATCTCGCCCTGGAAGCTGGCGATTTCTTGCAAGGGCACGTTCATCTGCCGGGCGTAGGCCACGGCCATGTGCGTGTTGCTGGCGAAGACCTTGGCGTAGGCTTCCCCGGCACCCTGGGCCCGCGAGAACTCGTTGGCGATGGTGTGGAGCGACAGCCCCTGCTGGCCGAGCGCGGCGCTCACCGTCGTGAAATCCTCCTTGCTGAGCCCCCGCATCACGTTGTCGAGCGTGAATGCCTCGTCCCGGAGCTTGGCCATGTCGGCCTCCATCTCCTGGCTCGCCATGACCACGTTGCCCATGTTCCGACCGAGGGCCCCCGTCGTCGAGGCCGACTCCATGACGGATTTGTTGAACTCCTTGATATGGGCGTCCGCGTCGAGGAACATCTGGACCAGGCCCACGATGGCGCCCCCCAGGACCCCCACGAGGGGCCCGATCTTGGCGAGGGACTGGAGGAGGGGCCCGATCCCCTTGGTCGCGGACCCGAGGGTGGACATCGCCCCCCCGAGCTTCCCGACTCCAGCGCCTGCGATCCCGCCCATGCCCTTGCCCTTGGCCTGGAGCTTCCCGCCCATCCGCTGGAGGCTCGACCCGGGCTTGTGGAGCACCTCGGTGAGCCCCTTGCCGGCCCCCTTGATCGCGATGTCGAGGCCCGTCCCGAGGAGCTTGGCGCCCGACTTCATCGCCGTCTGCCAGTCCCGGTCGAGCATGGCCTTGAAGGGCTCGACCAGCTCCCCCCCCGCGTCGATGGCCGCCTTGACCAGCTCCTCCGTGTTGAGCCCGAACTTCTCCTGGGCCTTGGTCTTGGCGTCCATGAGCTTGTCCACGGAATCGAGCCGGTTTTTGCGGAGCTTGGTGATCGCCGCCCGCTGATCGTCGAGCCCCCGGAGCTTCTCCTTCTGCTGCTGGACCTTCTTCCGGTGAGCCTCCATGTCGGTGACGCTGCCCGAGCGCTCGACCAGGACGAGGTTGTGGAGGGCCCGCTCGGTCTTCTTGATCTTTTTCTGGATCGCGTCGTAGTCGTCCTTCGTCTGCCTCATCGTCTTCTGGTAGAGCTTGGCCGCGACCTTCTGCTGCTTGTCGAGGTCGGTGACCATCTGGCGACCCTTGGTCACCGACGCGAAGAACTTGCTGACGGCCTGAAACTGGCTCTTTTGGACCGCGTCAAAGGTCTTCTCCGTGCGCCTCGTGGACGACTGGACGACGGTCTCAAACTTCTTCGACGCCCGCTCGGCCGAGCGAGTGTCGAGGTCGAGCTGGAGCGCTACGAGCTGTTGCTTATTGGTGGGCATCAGGGCCTCCGAAACGGCTTGCCTACCTCACGCGGGGGCATAGGTGGAGGCGCGTCCGGGACGAGCCCCCACTTCTCCTGGTGCGCAACCATGCGCTCGTCGGTGGCCTCGGGGTTCATCATCCGGTGAGCAGCCTGAGCCTGCTCCTGGCGGGTCTGCTGGACCCGCCGGGCCACTTCCTCCCCGGTGAGCCCCGCAAGCGACGTGGTCCCCTGGACACCGTGCCCCTGGAAGACATCGTCGTTGCGGCGAGCCAGGGCCTCCATGTGAGCCTGCCGGGCCCCCATGGCCGCCCGCTGCCGTTCCATGTGAGCGTCGACCACCTGGTCGTGCCAGTCCTTCTCCCCGCGAAGGTCTCGGGCCATCTGGTCGGCGAGGTCCTCGACCGTCCGGGCCACGATGACCTGCCGCCCGTCCCGCAGGGTGGTGTCCTCGATGGGCTTGCCCTCGAACACATGCCGGAGGAGGGCATCCTTCCGGGCCGTGCGGTCCTCGGCCTCCCGTCGATGCCGGTCATGGTCCTGGCTGTAGATCTTCTGCACCCCCTTGCCCGCCATGCACGAACCGATGAACTTAGCGTTCTCCCAGGCCCGCTCGTGCTCGACGTTCGTGTCCTCGATCTGGTTCAAGGCCCGCCAGGTGAGCTGAGCCCACCCGAGGCCGATCCGCTCCGTCCCGGGCACCCCCGTCACGCTGGGCTGGGCTGGGTCCATCCCCCGGATCTGGGACCAACGAAAGCGGCTGTAGCTCTCCAGGGCATAGGCTTCTGCCAGAGCCGTGAGGAGGCTCGCCTTGCGGTTCAGCTCCGACAGGTTCCGCACCACGGCCTGCTTGGCCTCCTTGGCCATCTCCCGGGACATCCGCCGGATCTCGGGCATCCACTTCTCCCGCTCGGGGAGGACGTTGACCCCCTCGATCATGAAGAGGGAGTAGCCGAGGAACACGTCCCAGAACCGGTCCGACGCCGGGCGCGACGTCCCCGCCAGGCTCGCCAGGCGGGCCATCTCGAACTCGTGCTGGTTCAGGCTCTTCCAGACCAGCAGGACCCCGTTGATCTCCGAAGGCAGAACCAGAAACCCCCTGAAGATCAGGGGGATCACGTCCTGGTAGACCTCGGGCCTGACCTCGGGCGCTTTCGGGATGGGCAGGGAGATGTCATCCCCCGACCCACCCTCGGCCAGCCTCTCTTGCTCGGCCGCGTAGTCGTGCTCGGCCGGCATCTGGGCTCAGTGCCCCGGCGGCCGGAAGAAGGGATTGATCCCTGCGGCGGGCTGGGTCTCGATGATCGACGCGGCGGCCTGCGCCGCCTTGGCCGGATCGACCGGAGCCCGGCCCCGTAGCTCGACGGGCTCTCCCCGGGGGACGCCGAGGGGCACCGGCGGAGCCCCCTGGCTCGCCACCGGGGCCACGGGCAAAAGCCCCAGCTCCCGCTCCGCCGCTTCGGCCTGTGCCGCCAGCTCCGCCGACCGCCGGGAGACCGAGGGCCCGGGGGACGCCTGGGGGGGCACAGGAGACGCCATCACGGGGGCCGGGGGCCCGAGGTCGGGGGACACGTCCACAACGCGGTTGAGGGGCTGCCGGGGCGGGGGAGAGGGCGGGACCTGCTGGACCTGGGCGAGCCCCCGGCGAAGCGTGCTCACGTCGACCGGGGCTTCCTCGGCAGGAGCTTCCGCCGTAACGCCCTGGGCCTCCTCGGCCTCCTTGGCGGCCTGCTCCCGGGCGACCGCGTCGAGCGTCTCCTGGGCGTTCTTGTTCTCGGCCGCCGTGGACTGCTCCATGAGGCCGTAGTCGTCGAGGACCCGGCGGCGGACGAGGGGGGGAAGCTCCCCGAGCACCTCCTTGGCCTCCCCGATGAGCCGGCGGCTCCGGTCCTCCTCGGACTCGTCGGGGACCAGGAAGGTGACGCCCTCGGCGGCCTTGGCTTCCGCCTTCTGGATGGCGTCCCCCACCTTGCGATAGGCCGTGTAGAGCGACTCCCGGCCCCAGGTGGTGAGGACGTTGTCCGCCACCCACCGGTGCCGTTCGACGCGGACCTTCTTGGTGCGCCCCTTCTCGTCCGTGGTCTCGTCCTCGACAAAGTCCACTTCGCGGAGATCGAGCCCCGCCACCTCGACGAGCCCCCGGGAGACGTGGGCCCGCTGGAGGGTGTGGAGGTACACGAGGTCGTCCATCCCCTCGCAGTCGGCCAGGATCGCCTCGTGCTCATCGGGCCGGAGACTCCGTACCACCATGGGCAGGCCCCCCATCTCGAAGGGTTCCTCGACGATGCCCACGCCCCGCGCTTGCGCGAGGGCCTCCCTGAGCTGCTTGGCCGCTACGATACGCATTTTGTCCTCATCTTGATTGGCCCCCGGCCGGAGCCGGGGGAGTCAGGTCAGCCGACCAGCGGCGAGAAGGCCCCGCCCGCGAAGCGGAGCGAGTAGCCCTTGCCGGCGGCGCCGTTGTCGGCGATCGGGGCGAGGCCCGTGTCGACGAACTCGCCGTAGTGATCCGTCCCGCTGATGACGTCCGTGACGTTGACCGAGCTGTTCTCGGAGACCATCGCGGCATCGGCGGTGAAGGACGCGGAGTAGCTGTTGAACCAGCACCCCTCGAAGTACGTGAAGAGAGCCCGGATGTCGGTCGTGACGAAGCCCGCGCCGCTCGTCGGGAGCTGGCTCGCCGGGAGCGCGAAGCCCTGTTTGTCGTACTGGGGCGAGGACGCGATCTCGGAGAACACCAGCTCTTGCTTGATATCGAAGGGCCAGCGGTGGTGACGGAGCGACCGCACCAACCCGTCGATGCCACCCTTGTAGCCGACCATCTGGAAGAGGTTGGCCGTGTAGAGCAGGGTCTTGTTGAGCGTGAGGGTCATCGACTCGGTGACGTTCGGCACCAGCTCGGCGATGATGTCCCCGTACCCGACGCCGCGCACGGAGTCGATCGTCCGGCTCTCGTCGAAGCCGAACTCGCTGATCACCCCGAGCTGCTGGAACGCATTGGCGCCCGTGGCGTAGGAGTAGATCTTGTTCTTCTGGCTGACGGCCGCCCGCGTGTTGGGGGCCGTGCCCTGCCGATAGATGTAGTTGTCTTGGGTGACGGGCATGGGGTTACCTCAAATGGGGGGGCCGAGACGCGAGGAAGCCTCACTTCCCGGGGGGGAAGAAGGCGTCGTGGATCTTGGTGGCGTCCGCCGCGAGGGTGTCCAGCTCCGGGCCAACCCAGGGCTGCGCCATGTCGACGTCGCAGGCCAGCTTGGCGACCTTGGCGGCGAGGACGTGCAGGTCCGCCCGGGCCTTGGGGGCGTTGAAGCCCCCCTTGCCGGACGCCTTGCGGGTCGCCTCGATCTCGTTCACACGAGCGAGAACCGTCTGGATCTTGCCCAGGGTCTCGTCGGCGATGGCGACGTTCCGGTCGAGCATGTCCGCCGAGGGGCCGCACGCCTCCTTGCCGGGGGTGGGGTGCGTGACGCTCTTCGGGAGGGTGTAGCCGCCGTCCGGAACGGTGTCGACCTTCGGTTGACCGAGGCCCATGAAGGCGTCGTTCTTCGACGGGTCGCCGAAGTTCGGCAGGGTGAGGGTCGCGAGGACCTTGTGGAGAGCCTTGAAGGTGTCCGTCGTCGGCTTCTGCCCGGAGGTCATCCCTCGGGAGATCTGATCCAGGACAGCACTGGCCGCCGTGAGCTTGGAGGCGATGCGGGTCGCGGGGTTCATGGTTCGATCCCCGCGGGGGATAAGAGGACTAGCAGCCCACCGTTTGCGCACGGGGACCAGGAACGCAAGGAGCGCATCCAGGTCGAGCGCGACGGTCACCGTCCCGTGCTTGTTGAACTCGTCGAGCGCCCTCCGCTGCCGCCCCCGGCCCCCCACAAACGTCGAAACCACCCGAAGCACGGAGACCCTCCCGAGGGAGAGGCGCTCCCCTTCGGGCGTCTCGACGTAATCCACAAACCCATCGGTGCCGAGGGTGACGGTTCGCATCCCCCTCGGCGCCCCGACAGATGGATAACCAAGGCAGCTCGTCGGTGTCGCGCGCCAGGGTCTCGAAGGTCTTGGCGGCGGGGGGAGGGGGGAGGGTGTCTCGGGCGGGCATCTCGACCTCCTCGCAGGAGAGGTGAGCGAAGCCGCGGATGGCGGCGGAGGAGAGGTGAGCGAAGCCGCGGATGGCGGCGGAGGAGAGGTCCGAGGGGGTCATGGAGCTACTACGCGGCGCCCCCCTCGGAATCAACATCAAATCTGCACAAGCACAGGGAGCACGTCCGAAAGACCGAGGGACGTCCCACCCTCGGGGGACCTGACCCACTCCCCCGCACGTACCCATGGACGCCCCTCCCGCTCGGTCAGGAGGAAGGACCCCCGGTCCAGATCGAAGGGCACGTAAGGGCTCTTCCGGCCGAGCCACACCTCGCCCCCGGCCCCCTGCACAGCCCCCCGCAGATACCCCCGGCGGAAGGCTTCGATCCACCCGTAAAGGGGGGCGTGGGGCGTCTGAAACATCCCGAAGCCCTCCGTCCCGTGCTCGATGAGGGTGATGTCCCGGGGGAAGTGCCTCATGGACGGCAAGGTCCCCGCCGAGAGGTAACCCTCGATCCACTCGACGGCGGATCGGAGACGCCGGCCGCACTCCGATCGGCTCAGTCCCGAGGGAAAGCTGTCCTCCAGGTGCCGGAGGAACTGGCAGACCCGAGTGTCGAGATGCGCGAGAAACGACGGGCCCAGCCGGTGGGCCGCGTCCACCTCGGCCACGAACCCAATCAGCCGGTCGCTGAGGCAGAGGTTCCGCCGGAGAAAGACGGACACGGCCACCAGCGTGTCGACATGGACCTCACGACAGACGAACTTCAGGGGCAGGGGGCGCCCCTGCAAGATGTCGAAGACCAGGCTGGTGAGGGCTCCCGGGTCCGCCACCCCGAAACCCGGCCCGTGATGGTTGTAGGCGTAGAGCCCGGGGTCCCCCACCTGGGCCCGGGTCGACCCCGTCTCGAACGTCACCGCGTCGTCAAGGATCGGAGGGGCGGTCGTGTCCACCACCACATGGAGGTCAATCGGCGCGAGGCTCTCCTGCATCCCCCACCCCTACACCGCGGGCTAACACGGGCAGGGGTCGACATCGCACGAGGGGGGGTCCACATGCGCCTGCTGAGGGATGTCCGGGTAGACGCGGATGACCCGGTCCCGGTAGCTCGGCGGGGGCACGGGGACCGCGCCCATGGGGTAGCTCTGACGCCCGTCCCTCTGGTCCACGTAGGAGGCGAGCGCCGTGTAGGCGTGAAGAGGAAGGGGGACCGTCTCGGCCTCCCAGGCGTCGATCGTGGCCGTGTCGACGTTCAGGAACGTCGCGGCCTCGCTGACCAGCCAGGGGACCCCTTGGCGAAGGAACTGGAAGACCACCCCCCGCACCAGGCCCATGTGGGCCAGGGTGGACGCGGCACGGAGCCAGGCTGCCCGGCGAGCCTCGAGGGTGAACTCGGGCCCCCAGTCCCGCTGCAAGGCCGGGAGACGGGCCACGAAGGTGATACCCAGCCCGGGGACCTGCATGGAGTAGTCCCCTGTCGTCCAGAAGGGCTCGTGGGGGCTGGGAGGGCAGGGGTCTGGGGGGCAGGGGGACACGGGGCTATCACCCCCCGTCCATAAGAAGAGCCTCCCGGATGCCCCGGCTGGCGCCGCGTCGGGCCTTCTTGTGCCCGGACCGGTGCACCTTGGCGAGCACCTCCCGGAACCATCGCTTGTGCCGCGGGTCAGAGCAGCCGGAAGAAGGAGACGGTCGCCCCGGAGGGCGAACGCATCAGGCGCGGCCCTCCCAGTATCCCTCGCGGTCGTGGTAGTCCTCCATCTCGGCCTCGATGCGGTCCTGGAGGTTGTCCCGCCAGTTCTGCGTCCGCTTGACGATGGGGGCCTTGCCGGACTTGAGGGGCCGCTGGGACCGGATCGAGTAGAGCTGGATGCGGATTGCATCCTCCCCGATCCCCGCGCCCTGGCTCGCGCCATCCCGGATCGAGGTCCACACCCGGACCGCGACCAGCGAGGAAAGGAGGAGGTCGTAGTAGATCTCCCCCCGATGCGTCGAACGACGGGGCGTGAGGGCCCGGAAGGCGCGGGTCAGGAACTTGTCCATCTCCGCCTGGGTAACGTTCGTGAACTGGACAGCCATCGCGTACCTCTTGGATCAGTTACGGGTCCGGTCGTAGGTATACCCCGACAGCGGCGCGGGGCTCGGGGCGGCCGGGACGGAGACGGGCACGCGGGCCGGAGTGAAGCGCGCACTCCGTAGCCGGGCGGTCTTGTCCATGTAGTCGTCGAGGCCCGCCCCGACCTCGTCCCAGTCGAGGGGCTCCTCCAGGACCTCCTCGGCGTTCTCGACCACCTCGGCGTCCGTGGCGGGCACGGCGCCGGGGGTGAGGGTCTCCGGCTGCTGGACGTTCTGCCCGGGCTTGAGACCGGCCTCCGCGACGAAGGGCGACATGCCCCCGGGGCAGAGGATCGTAAGGGACTTCTGGGCCCGGGTGAGCGCCACGTACCCGAGCCGGCGCTCGGACTCCATGGCCGTCTGGGGGTCGACGAGCTGCTCCTCGCGGATCTCGTTCTCCTTGGGCTTGCGGGGCGCACGCTCCATCGGGAACTTGCCCTTGGGCATCATGAGGGTGACGTCGGGCCACTCGGCGCCCTTCGTCGAGTGCGCCGTCCCCAGGTAGACGCCCGGCGGGGGCTTGCGCTCGGAGAGCGGGACACCCTGGGCCACCTGCTGCTTCTCCCACTCGTCCGGATCGATCCGCAGCTCCTCCGACCGGCTGGCGAGCCCGTCGAACTTCGCCCGGAACTGGTGGGGGTCCTGGGGGTTGTAGTTCGGGTCGACCTCCTGGGGCTGCATCATCATCATGACGAACTCCAGAGACCCGAGGCTCGACTTCTCCTCCGTCAGCTCCGGGTCCTCCTCGGCCGCCTCCTGGCTCACCCGCGCTGACAGCCGGCGCACGGTGGCGTCATGGAAGGACTCGATGCGGGTCGCCCAGACGGTCTGGCCCGGGTCGGGCGGGATCACCTCGACGATGGGCAGGGCGAGGATGCTCTCGAACAAGTCCTTCGAGGAGAACTCCTTGTCCTGCATGTAGGAGCGGATATCCCCCAGGCCCTCGAGGAGCGGCTTGGCCTTCTGCGCATCCTTGGACGCCCGGTACACGGGGTCCCCCGTGATCCCCTGGATCATGGTCGAGAGGAACATCGGGTCCCGGACGCACGCCAGCAGGGGGTCGAAGGTGGCGAAGTCGAAGCGGTGACGGGCGCAGTAGTCCTGCATCGCCCGCTTCATGGCCTTCTCGGCCAGCTTGACGTTCTCCGCCCGGTCCGTCTGCGAGAACTTGGGCTTGATAATCCCGCCGTGGATGAGGGTCTGGCAGAAGGACTCCTGCACCGCCCGGGGCGTCGAGCCCGTCGCCACGTTCATGAAGGACCGGAAGGTGTCCGTCTCCTGCGAGCCGAAGACCGAAGCGGCCTTCTTCTGGACGTACCGGGTCCCGGTGACCGCGCAGATGCGCTGGAACACCCCCAGCTCCGCGTTCGTCCGGGCGAGGACGGCGAAGTTGCTGAGGGGCTCCCCGGCCGCCGTGGCCATCATGATCTTCTTGCCGAACTCCACCGCCGCGTCTGCGTCCGTATTCGGGACCAGGACGTTCAGGTTCGCCTCCCCCTTCACCCGGTGCGGGGCCGCCTTGGCCACCATGGGGATCTGGTTCGCGTTGTTGGCGATGAGCTTGTTTGCCGCGTCGACAAACTCCGGGGCGCAGCGGTAGTTCGTCGTGATCTGCCGGTCCTTGAACCCCATCTGATCGAGCGCGATGAAGTTGGCCGGGTCTGCACCACGGAACTGGTAGATCGACTGCTTGTCGTCGCCCACCATCCAGAAGGACTTGTCCTTGTCGTCCGTCTGGATGTGCTCCGTCATGAGCTGGAGGATCTCGAACTGAAGGGGGTTCAGGTCCTGGCACTCGTCGACCATGATGTGGTCGATGCCCGCCTGGACCTTCTTCCGGGCCTGGGGGTTCGCCTTGATAATGTCACGGAAGACCGCGAGCATGTCGTTGAAGTCCCCGACGCGCGGCTTGCCGCCCCGGTAGAAGTCCACGAACTTCGCGAACTTCGGCGTGCCCTTGGGGTTCGTCGAAGGGCCGCAGAGGTTCGGCCGCCACGACGTCCCGAGGCCGCCCTTGAGCCCCTCGTAGACCTCGTAGAAGCGGAGCGCCTGGTACGCCTCCATCGAGCCCTGCTTCTCGCACCAGTCCTTGACCTGGTCCATGGACATGCCCTGCCCCTGGAAGATGTTGAGGTAGGCCATCATCCGGGCCGACTTGGGGGGCATCTTCCACAGCTCGTCCGCCGGCACCTCGCGCTTCTCGCCCTCGGGGTCGCCCGGGGGGTCGCGATCGATGTACGGGAAGCACTCCTCCCAGATGTCCTTGGTCGCCTTGAAGAGGGCCGACGCCGACACCATCCCGCCCCGGCCGTTGACCCGGGCGAAGATGTTGACCTGGGCCGGTGTGCCGTAGGCATTGATGGCCGCCAGGAAGGTCGAGTGCATCGTCCCGACCGTGACCCCGTTCGCGTTCTTGTTCTTGGTCGTCGAGACCTTCCCCGACCCGACCTTGACCGCCATCTTCTGCGCCAGCTCTTCCGCCGCCTTCGTGTTGAAGGACATGGCGATCATCCGGTTCGGCGTGGCGCCGCTGTCGATCAGGTACTGGACCCGGGCGAGCAGGGTCGTGGACTTGCCCGACCCGGCGCCGGCCGACACCCGCACCTTGCCCCCCGTGAGGGCCGCCGACCGCTGCTCGGGATCGAGCTTGCGAAGGGCCGGGGGAACGTTGGCCTCGATGGCCGGATCCGTCGCCACGGCCACCGCCACGCTCGTGGCCACCGCAATGGCCTCCGCACGGGTGATGGGTCCGTCAGGCGTCCCCGCCTTGTCCATGGCCCGCGTGGCCGCCTCGTGGGCCTCCGCCTCGACCTTGGCCAAGGTTGCCGACTGCTTGTCCCCCGCCTCCGCCCCCTCGTCACGGTCAGGCTTCGCCTCCCGCGTCACCTGCTGCGCAAACGACGCCTTGGTGGCATCCGCCACCCCCTTGACCGCCTCCTGGATCGGATTGATCTGGACAGGTCCGGGGACCGCGACCTCGCTCGCCTTGTCGATCCACTTCTCGACGACCTTGTTCCGCAGCACGATGGCCGACAGACGCCCGAGGGCGGCATCCGGGTCATCCATCTTGGCCGCGTCCATGGCGTCGAGGGCCTCCTTGCGGGCCTTGTTGCTCGACCCAAAGACCGCCTTGGCCGTCGTCGACCCGCCCCGGGACAGGACCGACCGGAGCTTGAGCGCCCGGAGGGATGCCCCATCGGGGCTCGGGGGCGGCCGGAGAGCGGCCTCCAGGAGCTTGACGCTGGCCGGGGTCGTGAGACTCGACCGGATCGTCTGAGCGATGGCCTCCAGGCTCCCTCGCTCCACACGCCGGAGCAGGCTCAGGCCCTGCGACAGCGTGGGGTCCATGGGATCAACTACGCCTCGGGTCTCCTGCTGCCAGCGCATGAACGTGTCCACGCTCAGGAGAAGGACCAGGTAATCGGCGACAGCCAACTCCCGGATGTCGGCGTCGTCCGTGTGGTCCGTCGCGACGGTGACGGGCAGGGGGCGTTCGTAGCGGAGTTCCATCGTCATCGTTGCGTGCTCCTACACCAGAGACTCACGATGACAGGGGGTATAAAAGCATCACCCGCGCGTCAAGGGGTTCCGGCGGTGGTTCCCTCCTTCGGGGCGGTCTCCGCGAACCGGTGAAAGACCCGGTTCGCGAGCTGGACCCGGACCCGGGACTTGTGGCTGGCGTCAGCGTACTTCCTCGCCTGCTTGTCGAGGCAGACCTTGTCCTCGTCGCACTTGGCGGGGTCCGGCTTGCATTCTCCGCTGGCGTACTGGTTCAGCCAATGGTCCCGGGGGAGCAAACGGCAGGAGGCAAAGGACCGCCGGACCATCTCCAGGACGACGGCCATGCACTTCTCCCGATCGGAGATCAGGTCCTTGCCGGTCCACGACTTCATGACGTCGTCGCCCACGGGCACGGTCCCCGACCCCAGGTTGATCTGGCCCATGCACCAGGACCGGCCGTGGTCCTCCTCCCCCCACGACGCCCGCTTCGCCCGGGACAGCCCGAGGTCCACGTCCTTGCGCCAGCCCGACTCGATGTAGGTAACGGAGAGAAGAACCGCCGCCGTGTAGGCCCGACCCGAAGGCCCGGGGATCAGGGGGGGATTGGCCGCGACCACCTTCTCGATGGCCGCCGCGATCTCCTGGTAGCGCGCGTCCCGCTGGGGTACCGTTTCGAGGGTGGAGCGGTGCCTGCTCACCGGCTGCAAGTAGAGCATCAGGGAGAGGGCCCAAAGCGTGAGGGTCTGCATGAGGGCGCGTGACCTACCACAGCTCGCCTGATGGGCAAACGAAAAGGCCCTACCCCCCCACGCCTTCGTCGAGGAGACGCTGGCACAGGAAATCAGGGTCCGTATAGGGTTCATCCTCCCGGACGACCAGGTAATGGAACCGGCCGTCCTCCCGTACCTGTCGCTCCTTCTCCCGGTCCCGCACCTGGAGAGCATCGAAGAGACCCCGGTCCTTGATATACACGGAGGGGAACTCCCAGTGCTGGAACCCGTGGAACTCGGCGATGAGGCGATGCGAGGGGAAGAAACCGTCGAACCGGTAGAAGGCGTTTTTTGCGGACATGAATGCCCGCGACCGCCACTCCATCTCGTAGGTCGCGCCCCCAAGAACCTTCGCGACAGCTTCCAGGAAAAGGGTCTGGCTAATGAACCGGTGAAAGGTCGGGAGGCCGTGGCGCTGGCATTCACGCTTGACCACGGCGAAGTCGTGCCCGAGACCCGCCATCGCCCGACCGATCGCGATCTTGCCGTTGCCAAGTGCGAAGGGCAACAGCGCATCCTTGTCCAGACGGATCGTGGCGCGCTCTGCCCTCTCCCGCACGTAGCGATGGCTGAGGCGGAGACCCAGGCGGCCCATGTACTTTGTCACGGTCTCCTCCGTGACGCTCAGCTCCTCAGCCATGGCCTTCCGGTCAACCGCCCCGGTCGCGTCCAGGTACGGCGTGAAGTCGACGTCGGAGAGGTCCAGCGCACGGCCTGACGGGACGCCCATCTTCAGGGCGGAGAGCTTCTCCGACGTGGAAAGGAGGCCCGGATGGTCCTGCTTTGTGAGCCCCCTCGACCACGACGCTCGCCCCCTCATGGCCTCCGCTGCGTGAGCTACCCGCTCGTCCGTCTCTTTGGTGAGCCCGCGGTTCCAGCCCGCCGCCGCGGACATCTTCGCCCGGGTCTCGGGGGACAAGGGGCGGCCCTTCAAGGGCGAAGGAGCCCGTGGACGGACTGCCCGCTGGACACGAGCCTCCTGCCTCTCCCGGTCCTTACACGCCGGGCACCGGGCCTGAAGGGACGCGGTCAGCCCCACCTCATGAACGGCACCACAAGGGCAGGTGGCGGCCTTCTTCTTACCCGCCCTCGGGCTCTCCGCGTGCTGCTTGACGAAAGCCGCCTTGCGGTTGGCCTCGCACGCCTCCGACCGAATACGGGCCCCCGGGTACTGCCCCCGATACGACTCGGCCGAGACCCCGTGCGCCGCCTTGAGGTGGCGGGCCAGTGTCTCGGCCGAGTGCCCACAGACCAAACAAGTCACCCTCGTTTCCATCCCGCCAGAGTAGCGGGATATTATTTAGAAACAAGGGGTTGATTTTGTCTTATGCTGTGCTAAGAGTCGGGCGCGCAGGTTGAAGGTCAGGATAAGGTACAGCAGGGGGAAGACCGGCTGGTAGTACGCCTCGAACCGCAGCACCGTGGGGTCATCGGGGTCGATGGCCGAGCTGACCCCGCTGAAGGCCGCGATGATCTCCGCCTGGATGAGCTGCCGGAGGAGGCCGGTCATCGAGACGTTGACCTCGTTCGTCCGGCTCGCCAGGAACTTGGTCCCGACGAAGGAGTCGAGGAGGAGCCGCGACTGCTGCTGCACGAAGTCCGCGATCTGCGTGACCGTGGGCGTCCGGGTCAGGATGTTGTCCATCCGGGTCGTGAGGCCGTGGCGGATACGGATGATCGGGTCGAGGTCCTCCAGCACCGTGACGCCCGCGACCGCCGTCTGGTTGGCCTCGACGGCGTCCAGGATGCGGGGGATGCGGGTGATGCCGAGGAGCTTCCGCCGATCGTAGGGTGTCGCCACGTCGACCGCGGGGCTCACGACCGCCCCCGAGAGGGCCGCCGCGAACACCGTGCCGTCCGTGAGCTGCTCGAAGTTCTGCCCCAGCTCATCCGTGAGGGTGATCACGGACGAATCGGGGTAGAGGGCGATGATCCGGTTGCTCGCCATGGCCCGCGCCACCGTCTGGGCGTTCTGGGGGCTCGTCCCGGAGGCGAAGCCAATGAAGCCGAGGCGCTCGCTCTGGTGGAGCGTGTCGCTCATCACCTCGACGTGCCGGGTCAGGTACGAGTAGATCGCCGTGGTCGTCCCGAGGGGCACGAGGACGTCCGGCCGGATGTTCCCGGGCAGGGGGGTCCCCAGCTCATCGATCGCCGTGATGAAGTCCCGGTCCGACGCCTGGCTCGTGCCGGGAACCTTGAGCACCTGCTTGACCCCGACGAGCAGGGAGCCGTTGGTGATCGCCAGGTAGGCCGCGAGGCTCACCCGGTTCTCCGCCGACACCCGGCCGTAGTTGGCCTCGATGGTCTTGAGCTGCCGGAAGATCCGGGTGTCGAAGCCCTGCTTCATGTAGTTGTAGCTGACGTAGTACACGTCACCCACAGCCGGCTCGACACCCCCGGGGTTGAAGGTCTGGAGGGTCGAGGTGTCGTTCACCGCCACCCCCACCGTGTTGCTCACCGTCAGCTCCAGGCCGGGGACCGCGTAGCCGGGGCGGGCGGGGTCAACCTGGAAGGTGGGGCTCACCGTGAGGGTGAAGCTCCCGGCGTTGGCGTAGGACCCGACCTGCGAGGGCAGGACCGAGAAGCGGAGGCCCGTGGCGGGGTCCGTGTAGGTCTGCCCCGGGACGCCCGTCCCCGCGGAGCCCGCGGGGTGGGTCGAGGTGACCGTGTAGATCTGCTGGGCATCCTCGCCGACATCCCCGTCCGTCGCCGGGGTGACGCCCACGCCCGTCGAGATGTTGAAGGCGCTGTTCGAGGAGGTGGCAAACCCCACGCTGCTCGTCGACAGGCCCGTCGTCAGGGACTCGATCGTGAGGTAGGTCTGCCCGTTGATCGTGGCGGCGTAGGCGACGCCCGCCGCGGTGAAGCCCGCCGTCGTCATGAGGACGTCGACCACCTCGCCCGGGGTGACCATCGTCTGACCCGCCGCGTCGCCCTGCGTGAAGCCGAGGACGTCGTTGGCGTTGCCGTCGAGGATGGTCAGGGACGAGCCGGGGTCGTTCGTCGGGCTCGTGAGCCGCAGGTGGTTCAGGTTACCGAGGGTCCCGACCGAGGCGACGCCCGAGAGCCCGGCGATGGCGTTGATCGCCACGGCGACCGCCGAGGTGGCGACCGCCGCTCCCGCGGGCAGCGTCATCTGGTAGTCGGTCCCGTTCATGCGGAACTTGAACGTGTCGTTCAGGCCCGCCGTGATGGCGAAGGTGCCCGCCAGGCTCCCGAGGAGGGTCGAGGGCTTGTTGACGGCCCCCGGCGTCCCCACGGCCGACTGGAAGGGCGCGAAGCCCAGCGTGGCCTCGGCCGTGCCCGGGTTGACCTTGGCCGTGGAGACGACGTCAAAACCGCCGGGGAGCGCGCCGGGCGTCGTCGTGCTGGTGACGATGAAGAAGAGGTCGCCCGTCGAGCCGCCGATCTGGACGAAGCTCGCCACCGAAGACCCGACCTCGACGTTGATGTCCGAGACGATCTGGGTCGGCGTCCGGTTGCCCGCCGTCAGCGTCACGGGGATGACCGTGTCGTCCACGACCAGGTTGAGGACGTCGTTGACCGTGGCCGTGATCGTGATCTTGCCCGCGTCGGGCCCGGTCTGGATCGGGGTCACATGACCGCCGACCAGGACCGCGGGGGACGCCGTCGCGAGGTTGCTCGTGATCGTCGACCCGTTCAGCCGCGTGGCCCAGGTGGCCGAGTAGGGGGTGTAGAAGCTGTACGGCCCCGCGCCCTTGATCGTGTAGGCCGCGTTCTTGGCGACGGCCTGCCCGAAGGTGACCGTCACCGTCTCGCTCACCGGCGTCCCGGTGCCCGCGTGGAAAGCGTCGGGGATCTGCTCGACCCCCCGGGGCCACTGGACAATCTGGGGCAGGGCCGACTTGGTCCCGAAGCGCACCTGGTAGAGCGGCGCATCGAGGGTCGTCGAGAAGACCTCGTACTGCCCGACGCCAACCGGACCCGCCACCTTGTTGGTCAGCAGGTAGGTGTCATCGACGATCCGGTTGTAGTAGAAGGTCGCGAAGGCCGTCCAGTCCGGGGGGACCGCCGCCGCGAGGGTGAGGAGACGGCTCGCGCCGTCCACCTTGAGCACCTTGACGGGGGGACGGTTCAGGGCGTCCCGCAGGTTCCGACCCACCCGCACGACCACGAGGTCGGGGCGGTTCGTGATGACGTCCTGCTTGACGTTGGTGACCGAGGAGTAGAGGGACACCCCGAGCTGCGTGTCCCGGCCGTTCCCCGTGGTGGGGATCTCGGGCATCACGAACTGGGTCGCCGAGACCGTCGCCGGAATCGTCGTGCTGTCGATGAGGCGGCTGCACTGGGCGAGGTACATCTTCTCGTCCACGAGCTGGCCGGTCACCTGCGAGGAGCCGAAGGGCTCGGCCCCCGGGGTCGTCGTGGCCGGGGCCACGAGCCAGCTCGTCCCCCAGTGAATGACCGAGACGTCAGGCGAGGGGTTCAGGATGACGAAGTCCTGCCCCTGGATGTAGTCGGCCCGCGAGGGGGCGATGCCGCACCGGTCGACCGAGGTGACCAGGGTGTTCGGCAGGTAGTCGAAGGTGTCCTGCCAGGTGTTCGCCCAGTAGGTCACCGTGACCGTGCTGCCCATGGCCGGGGCGTAGGGGAGGGTGACCGCCCCGTTGGCCCCGTCCACCGCCGACGGGATGACCTGGGACCCGTTGACCTTGACGACCACCTTGCTCGTGTCGGTCGTCGTGAGGCCCGAGCCCGTGCCGTCCACGATGGGCCGGTTGAAGACCGTGAAGGTCGCGTTCCGGTTCGTGACCGTGAAGCTCGTGAAGCCGAGGGGGCCGTTGGCCGTCCCGTCCTGGACCTCCAGACTCTGGGTCGCCGTGAACATGACGTGGTTCTCCCCATGCCCGTCCATGTACACGGACGTCGAGAAGTTGGGGAGCAGGAGGGCGTCGAACTGCGCCTTGACCCCCGAGGCCGTGAGGTTGCCCGCCGTCAGCGTCAAGGTCCGGGCCACCCCGTTGACCTTGAACTTGAAGATGTCGTTCGACCCGGCGACGATCACGAAGGGCTCGAAGCCCGGCGTCGTCAGGGTGGCGACCGCCCCCGTCACCTGCGAGGAGACGTCATCCGTGAAGCTCGTGTCGCCCCGGTGGAAGTAGTACGTCGCCCGCACCAGGTCCGTCGGCTGCGTCGGAATCTGGAGCGTGATGAGCCCCTTCTGCCCCGACACCCCGCCGAGAGCCACCGGCACCCCGTTGACCGTGACGCTCACCGACCGGATATCGTTCGTCACGCGGCCGAACCCCTGCCCATCGACGATGGGGTTGTTCTTCACGCGGAACGTCACGTAGGTCCCGTTCTGGGCCCCGAGGATCAGCTTGGCCGGGTTGGCGGCGTCCACCACCCACGAAACAGAAACGTCCTCGTTGACGATCTGCTGGTCGACCGTCGAGGACGAACCCCGGACGATCTCCACGTTGAACTGCGACAGCTCTTGCTGACCGACCCCGATCTCGACCGGGATACGAAGGCCCGCCACGAGGTTCGAGGCGTTGGCGTCCGTGAGGGTCCGGGAGTAAACGCCGGGGGGAACGTAGGTGACAAAGGGTCCGACGGACATGGAGTCTCCTGGTGAGAGCCTTTAGGGATGCGGGTGTGAGTGCGGGGCTCCCCGAAGGGGTCGGATCTTGGTCTGGATGTGGGGACGGAAGAGGGGACGGGTCCGCCGCTTCACCCTGCGGCGGACCATAGAAGCCTTACCGGGCCTTCTGCTTCGCCCGGGCCCTGGCTTCCTCCCGGTGCGTGAGAAGGCTCGCCACGGCCTTGTGGGCCGTCTCCCGACGAGCCACGGCCCCTGTCGGCGTGAGGGTCTCGTACTCCGTCCACCCGGGGCCATCGACCCTCCGGAGCTTGGGCGTCCCGCCCCCCGCCCGGGCCGCCTCCTTCACCTTGGCGCGGTCCCCGTAGTAGACCCAGCGACGGTCTGCATCCCGGCCCACCGCGTGGTCCGCCGTGGGGTAGTCGTCCTTGTGGACCCCGCTGTTACCCTCCTTCGCCTTGGGCGTCTCGAAGGCGAAGGCAAAGCCCTGGTCCTTGAAGAGCCGGGGGGCCTGCTCATGGCAGAGGGAGCAGGCATGGGACAGGTTCGGGCCCATCTTGAGGATGAGGTCGAACGTGAGCCCGCAGTCGGGGTTCTGGCACTCGAAAACGTACTTGGGCATGGGGTCTCCGATCTCTATTTGATGCGTTCGTAGCTGTGATTGCGGTTTGGCAAGACAGGGGCCGTCGCCGACGTGAGACCGAGGTGCAAGGCCCCCTCGACCCCCTGCGTACCGTCCTGGCGTTCCCCTGTCACCTTGCTGAACGTGAGGGGGAGCGGAATGTGGACCTCCCAGTCCGCCCGGAACTGGATGCCCAGGCTGGCCGTGTAGAAGAAGAGGTCCCCCGTCTCGTCGTAGGACTCCTCCGCCGTCCCCCCGATGCTGATGTCGAGTAGCTCGATGCCCTCGAACTCCAGGACCGGCTTCTTCTCGGCCGTGAGGGTCATGACCGCGAAGTCCGCGATCTCCTCCATCTGGATTGGATCCGTCGCGATCACGTCCACGTCGAAGGAAAGCTCGTACTTTCCCCCGTAGGCCATCGCTGCCTGGACCCTGTCCTGGTAGACGGACACGGCGACCTTGTCCCCCTTCCGGGCCCGCTTGCCGAAGGCCAGGACGACGCCGGGCAAGGTCAGGGCGTCGGACGTGTTCCAGTAGAACTCCTGGGGCCCGATGCTGTCCCCGGGGTAGCGGTAGTCGGCCGTGACCGTCGTCCCCCCAGGAAAGGCCGCCTGAAAGGTGATGGCCCCCTTGCCGTCCACCACGTAGTCCCGCCCCGGCTGCATGAGCACCCGCTGGTTCAACCAGAGGCGTAGCGTCTTCGGGGCCGGCGCGTGACGGAGCTGGGCCGCCCGCTCCACCCCGGAGACGAAGCGCAAAACCGGCTCGTCCGTCACGGTGTAGAGGGGGTCGATGATATAGGTCCCCGGCGTCTGGGGCGTGTCAGGCGCCTCCAGGACCTCCAGGAAATAGACGCCCGGGGCCGTGGGCATGACGTCCCCCTTCTGCTGGACGACCGCCAGATCCTCCCGGACCCATTCGAGGGGGTACGACGGGGGGCCCACGTAGGACAGCATCGTCCGGGAGTGGATGGTCCCGACGAAGTTGTCCGCGGAGAGGACCACCTTGTTCGCGCTCGCCCCCTTGACCACAATGCCGAAGTGCGGCCTCTCCTCGAAGCTGTACTTGTCCTGGATGAAGGGGACGATCTTCGCGTAAATCGGATGACGGCTGAAGCTGTCCTGAAGCTCGACGATCAGCCGCCGCTTCATCGACGAGAGCAGGTAGTAGTACACGCCCCCCCGGGCGGCACAGGTAGTTTAGCCGCCCCCGGCCGCCCTCACTCCTCTTCGGAGGCGAGAACCAGGAGCCCCTCGGCGACCGCCGTCATCGGGTCCGAGGCGGGCACGATGTCGCTGACCTCGATGGGAAAGCCCTTCTTCTTGACCGCCTGGAACTCCTGCTTGAACACGTCGAGGAAGTTCTTGGCTCGCGTCGTGCCCCCCGAGACGACGAGCGGCACGGCCTCGGGCAAGTCGACCGCCGCCGTCCCCTTGCGCACGAAGTCCGCCGTCTGCTGGAGCGTGTAATGGACGAGCGACCGGATGTAGACGACCAGCGCCTCCTCCTCGCGCCCCTTGGGGTGGAGCAGGTCGACCCCCCGCTCCTTGATCGCGCAGACCTTGGCCGAGGTCGACCCGAGGGCCCGGGCCGTCTGGCTGTCGATCCAGTCCCCGCCCCGGGAGAGGCTGAACGCAAAGGCCGGCACCGTCTGGTAGGCCAGGGCGATGTTGGCCATCCCCGAGCCGTAGCTGATCGCCAGACCCGAGAAGGTCGAGCCCGCGCACTGGCTGTAGATGACCGCCTCCGCCTCGTTCTTCGGGTGCGCCGTGTACCCGAAGCCGCTCAGGATCTGGCGGAGGCTCTCCGTGTGGAAGATGACGTCCTGCCCCTCCTGATCCACCGGAGCCGCCGGGACGGAGTAGTAGCAGTGCTCCCCCTCGACCACGGGCTCCCCGATGACGTTGTGCAGGAGGTACGAGAGGATCTTCTGCGCGTCGAGTTCCCCCGCCGACACCACGCCCCGGGCGAGCGGCCTACGCAGGTCCCGCTTGAAGAGGTTGGCAAGCGTGAGGGCGCTGTCCCCGAGGACCAGGAGCTTGTCCCCCTCAACGATGTAGTCGACCTTGCCCATCTTGAGCTGCTTCTTGGCCGACTCGTCGAGGTCGATGAAGCAGTCACGGATGCGCCGGATCGAGGTCTTGCCCCCCTCGGCCATCCGGGCCGAGACGAGGTTCATGGTTCCGATATCGAGGCCCACGCCGGGCCGGTTGAGGTCCTTGCTCATACCGGCCCCCTACACCGATCCGGGCTCCATCCTTTGCCGGAGCAGGTACGCCAGCTCCTCGTGCTTGTCCGCGATGCCTTGCAGCAGGTTGTCCAGGCCGGGCGTGAGCAGCCCCTTTTGCCGGAGCTGCCCGTACACGAGGTCGAGCAAGACAAGGAAGCGCAGGAGAGCCCGGAAGCTCACCGCCACCGGGTCCGGAGCCGCCTCTTGCTTGTGGGGGCCGAGGTAGGATTCGAGGAAGACCCCCCGGGCATGGTGCTGCGGGAGTACCCCCACCAGCGCCGCCGACCCGAGGCCCACCGTCCGCTCTGCCAGGGCATCGACGAGGGCGTAGGTGTCGTCGTAGAGGCGCTGGAATAGCTCATGGTCGGCATAGAAGGCCGGCCCCTTGCTCTGCCAGTGGCTCCCCAGGTGAACGTCCACCTCGGCCCGTAGGGCCGCGAGGACCACGGCCAGCTCCGCCATCGGCACCCCGCCGAAGTCGGCGAGCAAGTGCGTGAGGATGATCTCCGCCTCGACCCCGGGCTGGGCCGCCATCCGGTGGACAAAGGACCACAGCCGGTGGCGATGAGGCGCCGTGGAGGCGCTCTTCGTCCGGGCGATGCGGGGTGCGGGCTTCCCGGGGAGGTAAGGAGGACCGTCACGCAGTGCGTCGTACCCCAACTGATCCGTCCAGAGGTCAGGCACGAGTCACCCCCCCGTGCGAGCGGAGAGCTGGTCGGCGACGGCCCGGGCCTCGTCCGCGAGGGCCTCGATGGACCGGATGACCGGCCGGGCGTAGTCCACCGCCCCGATCCCGTGCGACTGGGCCAGGGCCTCCGCCGACGCTCGCCGCACCCGCTCGACGTCCGCCACACGAGCCGTGATGACCCCGAGGGCCGGGTGGTTCGGGGTGCGGAGGAAGTCGCCCGCCACCGCCTCTGGATCGAGACCCAGATCGGCGGCCTTCTTCGCCTTGCCCTTGCCCTTGTCGGCCTTCTCGGCCTTGGCGTCCTCCTTCAGCTCCTTGCCCACGTCCCCCATGCTGACCTTCTCGGGCTTGGCCGAGAAGGTCTTGCCCGTGTACGGGGAGCGGACGCTCACCATCTTCTTCGGGAGGTAGAAGTCCTGCTTCGTTTCCGGGCAGGTATAGAGCCAGAGGGACGTGGCCGCGGTCTTGTCGTCGGCGGTCTTCTCGACAAGGAACTGGGCGAGATCAGCGAGGTGGGCTTGGCGGGGGTGCATGTCGTCTCCTCCACACCGGTGGGGAAAAGGACTTTACCGCCCCTGCTTGATTCGCCGCAGGGCCTCCCGGGCACTCTCCGTCCCCCCCTGCTGGGTCGACTCCGTGACCGTCACCCGCCCGCCCTCGGGCTTCTCGAACGTGGGGAGAAAGATCGGGACGTCCGACGAGGACGACGAGCCACCCTGAACGTGGACGTGGGACGGGGCCGCCGGAACGCCCACCGTGACGACCGCCGGCCGGGACTGGAGTTCCGTGAGGAGCGTGAGCATCTGGTCAAAGCGGGGGTCGGGGGCGGGGCCCTTGGACGCGACCAGGCCCTGGAGAATACGGATCTCCGCGTCCCGCTCACCCACCTGGGCCTGGGTCCGTGCCAGGTGCTCCCTCAGTCCCTCGACCTGGGCCTGGAGGTCAGCCTTCTCCCGCTCCAGCACCGCGAGCCGGTCCTGCACGTCCGTGTCCACGGGGGGCCCGCCCCCCTCCAGGGGCAGTCCCCGCCTCACCCGCGCAAGGAGACTCTGGTTGACCGCCCGCCACAGGTCGCGGGAGGAGAGAGCCTTGTCCGTCGCTATCGCCACCACCTCACCCTCCGTGATGATCAGCGAAAGATCCGCGATCGTGACCTCCCCGGGGACCAGCCCGACAAAATACTGGTTCATCGCACGAGGGCCCGGCGTACCTGCTCGGCGATGGCCGGGCCGAGCTTGTCCTGAACGAACCGGTCGATCGCCTTGCGGGCCTGAGCGACGAAGTCCGTCGGGGCCCGGCCCGGGTGAATCCACTTGCCGCTGGCCATGCTCTTCGGCGTCGCCGACCGAAAGATCGTCTCCCCCGTCTCCGTCACGATCGGAATCGGCGTCTTCGACTTCGTCACCCACGTCATCGGCTGCCGGCGCACGCCGGAGGCCAAGGGGGCCCAGCCAGAATGGTGAACGACCACCCGGACCGAGTTCCTCGTCTGCTCGATCGTCAGCGCCTTCGCGAAGGCCACCTTCGCCCGGCGGGAGAAGGTCGTCTGCGTCATCGCCTGCTGCATCCGGCGCAGCATCTCGGACCGGATTTTTTGGAAAGGGTCGATGCCTCGAAGGGTCCACGACCCCGCACGGTACACCGTTCGGAGAGACGCTTGAGAGGCCATAAATACGTGTTGTTCTCCCAGGCCGGCGTCCGGCCCCGAAGCTCCCTCTCGTCGGGAATGGTGGCCTTGTCCGTGATGGGCGTCGGGCCGCCCTCCTCGGGCCCCTGGGGGAGCAGGGACACGGCCGCATACCGGCCCGGGTGAAGCATGGGAACCTTGGCCCGGATATCCCGCTCGTCCAGGTGCCCGATGGTGAAGTGCTGCTGCAAGACCATCCCCCGGTTGCTCGGGAAGCGGACCGGACCCACGCTGTACCGGTCGCCGTTCAGTTTAACAAGAAAATCACGCTGCGCGAGCAAGGGGGAGGGGCCCGTCCAGACCTCGTAGCTGTGCTCGATCGACCGGCCCGTCTCCTTCTGGGCGATCCGGCGCTCGGCGTCGTCCGGAGCAAGGATGGCCTCAAAGGGTCCCTCGTAGCCACCCATGATGCCCGTCCCGTAGCACCGGAGGCAGTCGCTGAGCGGCTGGTGAGGATGCTCGAACGGATAGCAAGGGCACGAGACCCCGACGTTCTTCTTGAGGAAGATCCGTACCCGCTCCCCGCCCTGCTCCAGAATCCAGCGGTTGCGCCGGATGGCCTCCCGCCACATCCAGTCGAGCTTCTCGACCTCGTAGCTGCTCGTGGCCGCGGCGTATTCGAGGGGGGTCTCGACGATGTTCCCCGCGCCGCAGTCCCCACAGCCCGCCGGTACCCCGACCGTGGTGACCCGGTAGAAGACCCGCTGGGCGAGGTCCGTCTTGACGAGCTGCCGCAGCCGCCGGTAGGTCGCCGTGACCCGGCTCGTCAGGGACGGCACAGGGCCCCTCACGGCGGTCTGGTGGGCCGCATCGGGGAAGGCACGGGCATCTATCTCGATCTCGCCCGAGAAGCCCGCCACGGCCCGCACAGGGGCCCGCACGCCATCGACCTCGACCCAGACGTCGAAGGGGTCATGGGCGAGGGTCCCCTGCGAACCCGAAACGACGATGGGGGGCTTCGACACCCGGACCACGAACCGGCGCCGCTCTTGTCCGGCCGCCGTGGCGTCAAACTGCGTGAAGGACGCACTGACGTCCTCCTCGGTCACTACCTCGATGTCCGTCCGGTCCTGCCAGCCCCGCACCCCGAGGGGGACGTCGGTCAGCCGGTGAAAGGGGCCGTACTCGGAGTCGAAGCTCCGGTAGACGTTGACCCCCAGGATCTGGAAACGGCTGTTCAGTGCGGGGTCCGAGGGGCTATCCCACCGGAGGTCGAAGCACCCGGGACTCCAGCCGCTCGTCAGAAAGAGGTTGAGAGGCGCCAGAGGCCACGGCGCCCGGGTCAGCTCCAGGGAGGGCGTGAACCTGTCGCGATTCGTGGCGTAGGGCATACCTCCCCACGAAGAATCAGAGGATCCGGATCACCCCTGTCTGCGGGTCGATCTCGAAGTTCGCGCCCGGGTGGAGACCCCGGGTAGACCGGACCGCCTCCATCAGACTGTCCTTCTTCTCCCGGGCAACCGCCAGGGCACGGAGGAGCCGGGGCTTGGTCAACTCCATCTCGGCGAGCTGCTCGGCCAGGATCGTGAAGCCCGTGGCGGCGTCGTCGAGGGCCTTCAGCTCCGCCTCCGTGAGCGGGGTCGGGGGAGACGGGGGGGTGGGGTTACTCATGAGACTCCTTGGGGGTGGGGAACAGGGCGTCCTCGGAACCACGCGCCGGCCCCCCGTGGACGCTGACGCCGTGGGGATACCGTTTGCCAAGCACGCGCAGAAATCGTAGGAAGACGGGCACAGGAATACCCGCCCGCTCCAGGGATGCAACCCTCTTGCGGTCCTCGTAGTCCTCGGGGCACTCGGGGGCGTGCTCGATCCGAAGGCTCCCGCACTCCTTGCACCGGCGACGCTTGATCGGTCCCGGACGAGACACCCTCCAGATGGCCAGACCCCGAGGGTCAGGGCGGTCCTTCCAGGCCGCGCACTTCTTCCGGTGTCGGAGCATGGACGCGAGGGTGCGGGGGTCGTGCCCACACACGCAGGGATGCAGCCTCATGATCAGGCCGTGGGAACCATCCCCGCCGAGGGGGTCACGTCCACGAGGGCGTCGCCCAGCATCTCCTTGGCGAGGGCCATCGCGCCGTCGGCATCTTTCCGCAGGTGGGCCGCCAGGAAGGCACAGAGCTGCTTGTGGACCCCCGCGGGCTGCGGCAGATCCTCCGTCACCATGATCCCGACCAGGTGCAGGAGGGAGAGGGCAGCGTACTTGACCCCCTCCCCGGTGCGGGGGATCTCGTTCTTGACGAGCACGTCCACGACCGCGTCGGACAGGTCGTCGATGATATCCGCCGTTTTTGTCATGCCCGTCAGATACACCGACGGCGTCGACCTCACCGAAGGGAATCCCCCGCAAAAGATCGAGGGAAGGCAGACCCGGGGCCTCCACCCCCACCCCACGGAGCCGCGGGAAAGGGTCCTTCGCGTCCAGGACCCGCTCCAGCCGGGTCAGGAGACCCACGCGCGGGCCCTCCACGCTCACGAGAATCCGTGGGGTGGACAGGCTGCCGTCGGGACGATGGTCGGGGTATTCAAGGGCGATCTCGAGGCGCTTCAGGGCCCCGAGCCTATCACAAACCGACGAACTGGCGGGGCGTGAGGACCCCGCCCCCGACGTAGGGACCGAAGGCCGAGCGGATGCCCGTGCCGTAGCGAGGCTGCTGGAGGCCGCGGATGATGTTGACCGTGGCCTTGGCCTTCTCGATTTGCTTGTCGAACTGCTCCTGGGCGCTTCCGGCCGCGGCCTCGTACTTGCTGGCCTTGTCGATGTCGAGCGATATACCCCCGATGGAATACGAGTTGTGGGCCAGAATGCCGTTGGTGAGAACGAAGTTCTCTGGCCCCGGCACACAGAGGTCGTACATCTCCCCCGTGTGAGGCACCTCCATGACAAGAGATACCGCCGTGGCACCCGTCGAGCCGTCCTTGACGGTGGTGACCAGCGACCCTGGCGTCAACTTCAACGTCGTGATGGGGGCGAAGGGGAGGGCTGCAAACAGACTGTGATCCTCGGTCGCCACCACGGAAGCCCCGGTCTCAAGCGTGACCTGAAGGGCTCGCTTATGCGGCACCTGATGCTTCATCACGTCCTTGATGGGGAACCACCCTGAGTGCCCAGAAGCGTCCACCGCTTGGGTCGTGAGCAACCCTTGTCGGAAGGCGTCACGAATATCACGTCGGGTTTGCTCATCCATGACACGCCTCCAGAATTTCGGTCACAACCGCCGCAAGGTCACCCCTGATACGGTGTTCAGGCACACGAAGCACCCGCCAACCACGATTCAACAAGTAGGTTGTCTTTTGAAACGGCACCTTCAGGGAGTCTGTGGTTCGCCATCCCCATGCACGATAGCAAAAAGCTCTGCTATGGGCATGGAAACTCGTCGGCCATCTGGCAGCCCGACCGTGACTTCGGTTTCTGGGGCCACAGAAAATTCATCAGCAACCCAGTTGATCCGGAGGGCGTTGAGCGCCCAGAACATCGCCCCGGTGAGGAGGAGCGACTTCCAGGACGGGTACTGCGTGTAGAGCTGGTCGAGGCTCTGGAAGGGCGTCATCGGAGGGTAGAGCGAGATGGTGTTCATCGACTGCTCCAGGTACTCCTTCAGCTCCTCGTCGAGCCAGATGTACCCGAAGACGCGGTTGAACTGCCGGATCGTCTCCTCGTGAGCCGGGGGCCGAAAGTGGTAGTTCCTGTCGGGACTATTACTGACGACCATCCCCGAGCGATACAGCACGAAGTTGTGCCAATCTTCCGCCGTCAGGTCGTACATATACTGCCGAGAGGGTAGTCGCTCGACCCCCAAAACAGAGACGGCAGATTCGACCCCGGCCACGGTACTACCGGTGGCAAGCTGTTCCGTTTCGACCTTGCTTGTGGGGGTCACAAACACACGATGCCCCCCTGTGAGCACAGAAGACCCTTGTGGGGTAGTCACCCGAAGGATCGTCTCCGGGCCAACCTCCGCACGGTGAACGTGAACGACCCTCTTCCACTCCGCTTGCCCGAGAGGAGAGAGGGACCGAACCTTCAACGTACCCCGCTTGAAGGCTGCTCGAAGCCGATTTTGCTGGTCAAGGGTCAACATGAACGTCTCTCTCCGTCCGGACGATGAAGTCCCACCCCATGCGGGTGGCCTAGGAAGAAGCTGCCTGAAGTCGTCGTTGTACCTTGTCGTCAGCAGGCAGCCCGAGAACCCAACTAGCTTTGACCTCGATGAGCGCCAACGTACCCGAGAGGCCCTACCCTCTGGACGTTGAGCAGCAAGACGAAGAACCTCACGCTCTTCGGCTGAACGAATACGTCCGCGATGGAAGTCGAACGCACCAGAAGCCCAAGCATCCCGCATTCGATCCGACAACCACGGTTTCGTCCTCCCCCTACCCGCTTGTCCCACAGCAACCGCATTTGCGGTCCGGTTCGCCCGTGATGCGGCATTCCCGGTCGCTTGAGTCAACCGTTGAATGGCGGCGAGGGATAGGCCCGTCATGGCCTTCCTCCGACCCCAAGTGGCCCCTGCTGCGTGAAGCTCAGTCACCACAGCGACCCGTTTTTCCTGCACCCCTGGAGGGGGTCGCCCTGATTTGCTGAAGGATACCCACGAAATTCCGTGTTTCGCCAGCAGGGACACCCGATCAGGGTGTGGGTTGCAGGGCTTCCCAGAGAGCCCGGATAGAAACTACCATTTTCTCTCCGTCCACGTCAAGCTCGACCTCTTCCTCTTCCCCGAGGCAGTTGTCCCGGAGGAGCGTCCGCAGCCGGTGGATGAGGTCCACTTCGTTCGGGGTGAAGAGGAGCGGGGCCTGCGAACCCGACACCACCTGATCGATGACCTCGAACTCCTGCACCACCTGCTGGAGCTGCCCCCCGACCAGCTCCCGGAAGGACCACCGCACGCGGTAGAGCCCGAGGTTGGCGTCGAGGGGGATCACGATGCTCGCGTAGTATTCCCCGAGGGCGGGGTTCGCCGGCACGCGGGCAGGGTTCCCCACCGGGGCCTCCAGACCCGTCGTCACGTCGGCGATGGCGTAGCTGATCTCGGCGGCATTGACCGGGAGGTCCGCCGCGTTGGCCAGGTAGATGTGCAGGTCCTGGCGGCCGAGCTGCTGCCCGCGGAAGAACGCGACGCCCATGGCTCAGTTCATCCAGGTGCTGTCGACGTGGTGCTCGCCCTTCAGCGTCTTGCTGATCTGGCGGACCCACGTCTCGACCTCCGCCGCGAACCCGAAGGTCTGCTCGGCCTGGAGTACCTTGCCGCGCGTGTCCTTCGGGCGGAAGTGGTCCACCTCGCTCGACGACCACTGTCGGAGGGCGTTCGACAGCATCGTGATCGCCCCCTCCCGTTGCGCCTTCTCCTCGCCACGGAAACCCTTGCCGATAGCCGACCTGTACTCCTTGACGAGCTTCTCCCCCGCCGCCGCGGCCTTCTCCCCCAGGTCATGGATGTCCGCGTAGGCCACGTCAAACTGCTTCTGGACCTTGGCGCCGCCCTTGCCCTCCAGCTTCTTGCTGAGGTCGTTCACCTCGGCGAGCGCTTTCTTGAGGTCCTTGCCGCGTGCCTCGGACTCCTTGGCCGCGTGGTCGGCTGCCGCCGGCTTGACCTCGGACTTCCCACCCACGGGAGTCTTCTCCTTGGCTGTGAGGTCCAGGGCGATGAGGGTGCGAACCAGCAGACGATGCGCGATCAGGGTCATCCCCCGGAGTCCTGACAAGAACTCTAAGAACCCCAGCCGTAGACCCGGCAGCGCCCCACCGGGTGACAGCCGGCGCGGGCCACGGCATCCTGCACCCGGAAGAGCTGCTCCGCCGCCTCGACCCCGGAGCACGGGGTACGGCGCCAGGACCAGACCACGACCCAGGCCCCCGGCTGACCGCACTCCCCGACCACCCCCGCGACGTGGTAGCAGCCCAGATCATCCTGAACCGGGGCACGAACCGCAGGCCCGATGAGCTGGCGCGTGCCGTCCGCCCGGACCTGGTAGAGCGCGTAGGAGAGCCACACAGGGGCCACAGGAGCCCCCGTGGCGTCGGTGAGGCACAAGGCCAGGTCTCCCGGCCCGAAGATCCCGCCCCACCCGAAGGGAGGCCCGGGGCACACCGGGGGGAGAACAGGCTGAAGAGGCCGGACCACCTCGACGTTGGCGACAAGGACGCCCACCCCCACCAGGGCCTCGGGGAAGTACCCGTAGAAGAACCCGGCCCCCGCGGCGTGACCTGCAACGAAGTGGAGGACACGGGGAGCGCCGTCGAGGACACTGTCCCCCGTGATCTGCCCCGACCCCAGGAGCGGGGGCATGGCCAGAATGCCCTCCCCGAACACGTACCCCGAGGACAGGTACAGCTCCGCCGATGTCTTGATAGCTGCGAACCCGAAGGTCTCCGCACTGAACCCCCCCTGCCCCAGCACGATCCTCGTCGTGAACGGGACCCCCAGAGCGGCCTCGCTCGGAATCCCCACGGCCCCCGCGATGATGTCGATGTGCGCCGCCGGAGTCCCGACCGCCTCCTCACTGGGAACCCCCACGGGCCCCAGCAAGAAGGCGAGCGTCTCCAGGCCGAAGGCTTCCGCGCGGAGAGCCCCCTGACCGAAGAAGGTCATGTCAAGACGCCCGAGGCCGAAGGCTTCCGCGCTCGTGACGCCCACAGGGAGCCCGACCCGGATGGCCAGAGGCACCCCGAACGCGGCTCCTCCGGGAATCCCCGAGGGGCCCACCACGAAGGCCGAGAACGACGACCCGAAGGTCTCCGCGCTGACCGCGCCCGTGCCCCGCACCATCAAGCGCTCGAAGCCGACCCCGAAGGCTTGCCCGCTCAGCACCCCCTGCCCGAGCGGCACGGTGACCTGAAGGGGAATCCCTACCGCAGCCGCACTCCCGACCCCCGTCGCAACCAGGCCGAGACGGATGGCCCCGAGGCCGCTCGTGAAGGCCGAGGGGGCCCCCTGGCCAAAGACCGTGAGCTGCTCGGTCGCCTGCCCCGACGCAAAGGCCCCAGGGATACCCGTGGGGAGCAGGTTGGCCGAGACCAGGGGCGTCCCAAGGGCGAGCCCCGATGGCACCCCCGACCCCAGAAGGGTGAGGCGCTCCGTGGCTGCCCCAGAGACAAAGGTACTCGCGGCGCCTTGCCCAAGAGGGAACAGCCTCTGGGTAGCGACACCGAAGGCTTGCGCCGGTGTCGCCCCGGGCGGGGACAGGTCCCGGCCCACCACGGCCTGGCCCGAGGCAAAGGCGCTTCCGGCCCCCGACCCGAAGACGGTGAGCTGCTCCGTGGCCGCACCGGCGGTGACGGCGCTCGCCGTCCCTTGGCCGAGAGGGATGAACCTCTGGGTCGCTGCCCCGAAGGCTTGCGCCGACAGCACCCCGGAGGGGGAGGCCACACGAACCGCGGTCGCCTGGCCCGAGGCAAAGGCACTCCCGGCCCCCTGCCCCAGTGCGCTACAGACCTCGGTCGCCGTCCCGGAAACGAACCCCGAGAGGACCCCCTGGGGCCCGAGGGCGCGCACGACGGTCGGGGTGCCGGCCGCCTGGGCCGAGGGCACCCCCGTGCCGAGCACCGTGAGCCTCTCGGTTGCGGCCCCGAAGGCTCCCGCACTGGGGGCCCCGGAGACCCGAGCGAGTCGGGTCGCCGAGGGCTGCCCGAAGGCCCCTCCGCTCGGGACACCCGCCCCGAGGACCGTGAGCCTCTCGGTTGCGGTGCCGAACGACTCCCCGCCCGCGACCCCGACGGCAAGGGGGATCAGGGCCACCGCGGCCTGACCAAAGGCCACGGCCGCCGCCACGCCCCGGGCGGCGAACGTGGTCGCTTCCGACAGGTCGAAGAGTAGGCGGCTCATGCCCTACTCCCCGACCTCAGTAGTTCACCAGAACGAAGTAGTCGCCGGCCGTGGGCGTCGAAGTGAACGCGGTGTCGACGGTGATCACCTTGGTGACCCCGTTGTAGGCGATGGCCTTGCGCACCTGGCCAAAGAGGGTGCCGCTCGTGAAGAGCACGAGGACGTTGCGCCAGTAGTCGGCCGTCGTCTCGACCAGCGTGGTCGTGAACGCCGTGGGGATGTTCCCGACGTCCGAGACGACGGTCCCCGTCGGATGACCGCCCGTGGACAAGGAGATGTCGTAGGGCTGGATATACGGCGTCTCGATCTTGAGCATGATCCACCCCGCGTCCATCTCCGCGGGGGTGAGCGTCACGTAGTAACGGCCGGACGCATTGATCTCGACAGGGAGGCTCGTCGTGTTGACGAAGCTCCCCCCATCCTTGCTGATCTGGACGTAGCCCGCCGACCAGACGAGGCCACTCTTGCGCGCCGGGGGGTTGGTGACGTCGATGGCCGGGAAGGGGATGTTCTGCTGGGTCGCTCGTCGAATGCTCATGACACGTACACCGCTCCCGGAAGGGTCAAGGGGCTCACCGTCTCGACGGTGAACACGATCTCCGCGTGCCAGACCTGGAACGTGCTGTCATCGATCAGGCCCTCGCGACCCCCGAGGATCGCCAGGCCCTCCCCGCACCGCAAGCTGATCGGGGCCAGACTGCCATCGTACAGGAGGTTACACTTGTCGGCCGCCAAGGGCGGCGTCAAGACCGAGTTGGCATCCTTCCCCCACGCAGCATACACCCGCTGACGAAGACGGCCCGAGCGCTGCTGAACGGCCACCGGAATCGTGACCCCGCCGTCCTGCTCCCATGTCAAGGGAAGGCCCTGGTTACGCCCGAGGAGGTCGGCGCGACCCGGACCGTAAGCGCAGTACACCCAAGGGGGCAGGACCGACCGTGTGTCGTGTCCGATCGGGGCCACGGGAGTCAGACGAGGGGCTCCCGCCGCGTCCACCTTGCACAGACGGTACTGCGGCATGGTGGCCGTACCCGTGACCCAGATGTCCAGGACGCGGACGGCCAACGTCACGCCGCTCCCCGTATTGTTCATCAGGGCCGCGAACGCCATGCCGTTGATCCGCGGGAAGTAGGACTCCCGCGTGCTGTACGTGTACGTAGCCCCGGTGGAGAGGTTGGTGACCTCCAGCGCGAAGAAGGAGGTGTGCCCGTACCCGAAGGTGGCGAGGACCACGGCCAGTCCTTCCCCGTCACGTAGAACGATCGACTCGACCACCGCCCCCATGCGGGCGCTGAACACACGTCCGAGGTCGAGGGGCGTCATCTTGGGGCCCCCGCCCGGGCGGGGGGCCACGGGAGTGGAGAGCGCCGTCGGGAGGAACATGGGGCAGTCGGTCCGGTTCCCCAGCGTGGACGTCTCGAGCACCGTGGTGGGCGTCGTCACAAAGGTGACTTGCGAGGGAAGGTTCGGAGCCGACGTGTCGTGCTTGGCGGGGGCCACGGCGGTCCCCCCGACCACGCTGGTCACGCGAGAGAGGCGGAACTTGGCCATCCCGGAGGGGTCCTGCCCCGTGTGCGGGAAGAGGGTCACCCGACGGACGTTGATCACCCCGTTGGGAGGGGCGCCCGTGTTGAAGATCCCGACGACGCTGTCCTGCAAGATAGCAGAATAAGCAAAGGGCGTCCGCATGGTGTACGTCGCGAAGGTCATCGATCGTCACCCACTTCCTCGACCGCGGCCTTCGTCGAGGCCGCCACCACCCGCGCCTTGAGGGCTTGCCCGCTGTCGAGGTGGGAGCGTGCCGTCTGCAAGGCCAGCAGGTAAAACATCTCCAGCTCCGCCGCCGACGACAGCTCGATGCTGGTGCCCTCCATGGACCCCCACCGCACCGGGTAGGTGAACAGGGGGTGATTCCGGCTGACATAGGCGCTCGTGAGCTGCTGCTGAGCACCGGGGGTCAAGCTGAACAGGGGGCCTTGCTCCGGGGGGAACCGGAAGCCCTCCGCGATCAGAGCATCGGTGCGCAGGTCGATGGCCGCCCTCTTGGCCTTCTTGGCATCCAGCACCTCGGCGGCCTCCTCCAGAGGGAGGATCTCGTGCTCCTCGACGCGCTCACAGATCCGTGCCCCGTCGGTCTGACGAAGCGCCCCAAACCACACGTAGAGAACCCCGTCGGAGTCGATCTGATCGATCACCCCGCTCCGTCCCTGTACCGTGATCGATCCGCCGCACTCCAATCCCATGGGGCCACCCTCACGTCGCCGCGTCGGTGAACTCGATCTCGAAGTCGTTGGTGCCCACGATGGTGACCCCCGAGTGGAAGACCTGGAACCCGAACCCAGCCCGGCACACGATGGGCTCGATGTTGGTGTCCCCGTACCCGGCGTTCCATACCTCGGCGAAGGGCACGAGCAGCTCCCACTCATCCTGCGTGTTCGACGAGACCGTGGGCTCGTCGTTCGACCAGAGGAAGCGGCGGAAGATGTCGGTCCCGGTCGTGGTCTGGCCCGTCCCCGCGGTCGTGTTGACGTCGAGGGCCGGGCTGCTGGTGTCGTGCTTGACGGGAGTCACCGCGCTACCCGCCGAAGCGGCCGTGAGGCGCCGGATCTGCATGGTAGTGAGCACGCCGGTGACCGCCGTGACACCGTTGTTGAACTGGTAGGCCCGGAAAACCCTGATGACGCGGGTCGCGCTGGCCCCGTTCATCACGTTGATCATGTCCTTGGTGGCCGCAAAAGCCACACCGCCCGACGTCGCACGCCACGTTGCCGCCATGGATAACCTCGTTCCGATGCTGATGATCTTGCGGTCCTCGGCGGGCCGCGGGGCCGAGAAGAGGAGCATGTCACCCTTGCCATCCCCACGATCCCCGACGACCCGCTGCTCGACGATGCCCGCCCGGAGGCGCTCGAGGGCTCCCTTCAGCTCGTCCCTCTTGGGCCCGGGAGTCAAGGTGCGGTAGCGGTCCACCTGACGGGGCAGGGCCCAGGCAATGACCCGTTTCAAGGCGGGAGCGGACAGGGTGGCCGGGACGTCGACCATCCAGCCATCTTCCGCGGACCAATGGAGGCGAAGGGCGCGCATCTGTTGGTCCGGGGTCATAAATAAATCCGGCCGGGAAGGCAAGGCAAGGCAAGGCAAAGGGATGGTCTGCCCCGCGAGGGCGTGAGTGCAGTTGCTCAGGTAGACCAGGTTGCCCCCCTGAACGAAGGAGTGGCAGACGCGCCGCTCGTTGGACTCCCCCCAGGTGTACTGGACCCGGATCGAGGGGGAGAAGGTCGGGGCCTCCTCGTTGCCGTCGAAGGACCCCTGAGGGCCACCGGGCGTCGCCGAGTTGTCCACCTGGATGCTGGGGTCCATGTCACAGCCGGGGCAGAAAAAGGACCCGCCCAGGGGGGCGTCCTCGCCCTGGGCCGTGCGGTACGTCGTGCGGTGGATAACAGCCCTACCCCACCCGGGGGATAAGCCATTCCTCGGGGTGGGACGCGAGACGGTCAGAGCTTGAAGATCCGGTTGGCCCCGTTGTCCCACTGGATGGCAACGTTGCCGCCCGAGGGGGTGAAGGGCACGCCCGTCATGGTGTCGAGGTAGGCGATGAGCTGGGCCGTCGCGTCCGTGCCGGTGTGCTTGTAGATCAGGACCGCACTGACCGTCGACCCGGTCACGAGCGAGAAGGTGACGTCGTCGGCATCCGCCACGCCCGCGGTGGCCGTCTTGGTGGTGAGCGACCCGCTCACGGACACCCGAGCACCCCCCGGGACGTCGGTGAGGAACTGATCGGTCGTCAGGTTGACGGTGTAGGCACCGACATTGATGAGGATGCACCGCACGTCGTCGGTGAGCCAGTTGAGGGTGCCGTTGAGGTAGCCCTCACGGCCCTTGTCATAAAGAGCGTTCGCCATGGTCAGGTCTCCGTCACCACGAGTTGTCCGGCAGGGTACAAAATCTGATCGTTGAGCTGGATAGTGCGAGGGGCGTTCATCGGGGCGAAGTACAGCAGGTTACCCCCCGAGGCCGCATCGAAGAGGCCGAAGGCCACCACGGTGCCCCAGGGAAACGTGGCCGGGGAGAAGGTCACCAGGGCCGCGTTGCTGCTCGTTCCGTTCACCGCGGGGTTCCACGTCGCCGCCTGCCGCACATACCCCCCGCCCGAGACTTCCACCCCTCCGCTCCCCGGCGTGGGGATCGTCGTGAAGAGCCCCACGTAGATGCCCACGGGGGCCGTGAAGGCTACCCTCCGCAGCAAGAAGTCGAGGAGCGAAGTGCTCAGGTAGTAGGACTTGCTCGCCATTAGCAGCCCTTGCCCACAAATGAAACCTTGACCCCGCCGCCCGGAGAGCAGCCCTCGTTGCCCTGGGCGACCACGTCGTAGTCCCGGGCGATCACCTGGAGCCCCGCGGGGTAGTTGACGAGGACCCGCCAGTACCCGGTGGCATTCGGACGCCACCGGAGGCTGTAGTACCCGGAAGCACCGGGGATCTCGCTCCAGTAGATGCGCCCCGACTGGACCTGGGCATCACTCACGGCCACGCCCGGGACAAGAGCCCAGGGCTGCACCAGGTTGTTGAAGAAGACAAGGCACGTCACGTCCCCCGGGGTGAGCCCCGGGACGCGACGGAAGCCGTCCCCGGAGAAGAAGTCCGCCTGGTCGAGCAGCGTGGTGTTGTTGGGGGTCGAACGACCTTGGGTGGGCCCGCTCATGCCCCTGCTGCTCTGACCAGAGGATAACTCAGGTCGCCAGGGACCTTCCACCTGGGGGCCCACCTGCACCTTGCTCTCGTCGATGCGCAGGGGACGCGGCAGGGGAGCGGCAAAGCCCTCCTCGGGCTCGACCACGATCGCGCACTCCAGCCAGACGGTCGGGCCCTCGGAAGCGGAGGACGGGGGACTGGCCATCACTCGAACCTCTGCCGGAAGGTGCGGACCGGCGTCCTGGCCGTGGTGCTGGCCGGGACCGGGGGGCTGGGGACCAGGCGAAGGGGGACCACGGCCGGAACCGGGAGGGGAACCGGGACGTTGGGCGGGGGCGTGTACGTGACGTCCATCGCCGTGATGCTCAAGGCCGAGGCCCCCGTGATCGCGCACGTCACCGGCGTTCCCCGGGTGAAGCCCGGAGACACCGACGAAGACGCCACGAGGCTCGCCCCGAGCGCGTAGGAAAGGGACGGATTCGGCACAAGGCTCGAATCCGCCGTGAGGGTGGCGGTCAGGTCGACGTTCAGGGCATCCTCCTACGACGTGCCGCGGGTCACTGCTCCGTGACGCTGAGGGCCCCGACGCCGAAGGCCGCCACATCGCCCGTCGTGACCGCCTTGGGCGTCCCGAGGGCTCCGTAGTAGAGCAGGTTGCCGCCAGTCGAGGCGTCGAAGATGCCCATGGCGGTGAGGGTGCCCCAGGCCCCCGAGGCCGTCGGGAACGTGACCACGTCCGTGTTGGCGCACACCCCGCTGCTGGCCGCCCCGAAGGTGATGGCCACCCGGGCATACGAGCCGCCGGAGACCTCGGTTCCACCGCCCGACTGGGTCGGGGCCGCCGTGAAGAGCGCGGCGTAGATGGTGGTCGGCGACGCCTGCGAGGCGTGCCGGAGGAAGTGGTCGGTGACCGCGGCGGCGAACGTGTAGGTCTTGGCGGGCATGGGGAGATCCTTCCTTGGGTAGCAGCCCCGTGCTGGGGCAGACGTACTCCACGGTGCATCGAAGGATCGATTACCCCCCCTACCACCCTCCCCCCACCGGACAGGCCCCTCCCCGGGCCTCAGGTCAAGAGGTGTGGCAGACCGACTTGAGGTTCTTGATCGCGTGGGCGTAGTCGTTCGCCGGGACCTTGCCGGACCGGTTGAACCACGCCGTCTTCAGCTCCTCGATGTTGACAAGGGTGGCATCGAACACGAACTGCACGCGGCCTTCCGGGCCGCGATCCGCCCTCTTGTACGGCGCCCCCGCCACCTGGAGGTAGGCCGCAAAGTACAGGTCGGCGGTCAAGAACTCGTCGCGTTTCATCTGATTTTCCCTTCTGGGGCCCCGGTCAGACCAGGGTGAACACGTTGCTGGCGAGGGTGGTGTACCGGACCTGGACCGTGACCCCCGCCGCGACGCCCGCCGGCACGAGTCCCGCCGGGATGACGATCGAGGTGGCCGAGACCGTGCCCCCGAGCCGGATGATCGTCGACTGGTCGAGCGTCAGGGGCTCGGGGGACGTGAAGAACTTGACCCGGGTCGCGCGGACCTCGGCGTTCGGGGTCCCCTTGCTTGCCAGACCGACACCGGTGAGGGTCACCGCGCCCGCCCCGGGGGTGTTGACCTGGGCGTTCGAGAGGGTGGGGACGGGGGCCGTGAAGGCGGTCGTGCCGTCGTCCGCCAGGACCACCACCGCCGCGCCCGAGGAGATGGGCGGGAGACGGTTGACGTCCGGGTTGAACGGGGCCGAGCGGAGCTTGGCGAGGTGGCCGACCTCGAAGGACTTGATCGCCACGTCGGTCTCGACGAACCGGGGGGCCATCGCATCCTGGATGATGAGGAGCGAGGCCGCGATGAGACCCGGGCCGAGCTGGCCCCGGACCGTCACGTCGGACACGTCCACCGGCCCGCCCACCGGCACCGTGGCCGCGATCAGGGTGGCCGCCGAGGGGACCGCGAAGATCTGGCCACCCGCGCCGAGGACGAGGGGGGTGTTGGCGGTCGAGCCGTTGCCGGTCGTGTCGTTCTGGATGCGCGCCCCGGTCCCGGTCGCCCGGGTGAGGAAGACCACCCGCAGGGGCTGCGTGGGGCTCACCGCCGCCACGAAGGGGGTCCCCGCGAGGACCGTATTGATGCCCGCCACGAGGGTCGTGGCGCTGGTGTAGGCCGCCGTGGGGATGAGGTAGGAGACGAAGCTGTCCGCCACCTGCTGCTTGAGCTTCAGCGTCTGGTTGCCGGCATTGATCGTGAGGGGGAACGTGATGTCCCCGGTGCTCCCCATGGACGCCGAGACCAGACTCGCGAGCAGGGTCGTCAGGGAAGCGACACGGGGACGGTCGACGTACCGCGTCTGCCCCAGGGGCTCCAGAGCGGGGTCGAGCTGGCTCGTCGGTTCGAGGTCAGCCAGAAACACTTGCTGGGGGAGGTCCCCCCGGATGACGGCAACGCGCATGGGATGCTCCTACTGGGGGTTCAGGACAGTGCCACGTTCGCCGACAGCTTGTCGTCAGCGAGAACCTGGGCCGAGGTCGTGGAGGTGGCGACCCCGGGGATCAGGGCCGCCGGGATGACGATCGAGGTGGCACTGAGGGTGCCGCCCCCCGTGGTGATCTGGGTCTGGGTCAGCGTGATCGGCCCGCCCGTTCCCGTCAGCAGGACCTTGGTGAGATTCGGGCTGAGGCTGACGAAGCCCGTCCCCGTCAGCATGAGGGCGCCCGCCGAGGGGGTGTCGAGGTCCGCGATCGTCAGCACCGGGGCTGCCAGGTCGGCCGCCGTGAAGCTCACGACACCGATGAGGCCCGCCGCCTGGAGCTTCGAGATCTTGCCCTTGCCCGCCGACAGCGTGACCCGTGCGGTCTCCGCGAGGTCGATGTACCCCGCGATGGTGGCGTCCGTGGGCTTCACCCGGGGGACGTAGCAAGACTGCTTCGTGCGGTTGGCGTAGCCATCCCGGACGTAAGCCTTGGGGTCCCCGGACGAGCCGAGACGGTGAGCGTTCTTGTTCGGCAGGCCGTCGTCAATGTCATCGACGAGGATGCCCCCGGCCATGGTCTGCTTGTGGATGATCCTGAGCATCGGGTTTCTCCTGGGGGGACAACGCCGCCCTCGTTCCGGGGGAGCCATAAGAAAAAACGCAAAGTGTCGCCCAGACGATGCGCGTCCTCGTACCCCTGCTGTGCCATCCGCTGAATCCCGTCAGGGTCGAAGCGGAGGGGGTCCTCGGCGAGAACCTGGCTCGGCATGAGGAGCCGGATCTTGACCCGCCGGTACTCCGGCCGCAGCTCGCAGAGATCGTTCTTGAGGCCCGCCACCGCAAGGTCCGCGATCTGGATCTGGGCCGATTGGATGTCGAGGGTCCGCACGAGGAAGCCCGGGATGGCGTGGGCCAGCGACGGATCGAAGGGCTCCAGGTGGTCGGGGTTGTTGCAGAGGATGACGTCCACCTCATCGGCCCCGAGCCGGATCGCCTCCCCGAGCGGGGTGATGGATCGCAGCCCCCCATCACTCCAGAGCCGCCCCTCGATCTCGACCGGGGTCAACATCACCGGGTAGCTCGCGCTGGCGGTCACCCACTGGGTAAGGTTCTCCGACGTCTCCGTCGCCACCCGCACCTCGGCCGTATCCCAGGCAACGGCACTCACCCGGAGGCGCTTGCCCGAGGTCTGGATGGACGTGACGTTGAGGCCCCCCGAAAGCCAGTCCTGGAGAGGGGCGGAATCGTACACGGACCGCTCCCAGAGACCCGACGCGGCCCCGAAAGGGAACCACCGCCGCCAGACCTTCCTGTCCGAGACCTGCCGCCAGAGTCGGTCGAGGGACTGGAAGGCCCCCACCGCCAGCCCCGCGCCGAACTGGGCGAGGAAGGCAGCGTTGATCGCCCCGACCGAGATTCCGCAGAAGATGTCGTAGTCGATGCGATCCTCGCCGAGCCACTTCCCGAGGGCTCCGACCTGGTACGCACCCTTCGACCCACCCCCGGAAAGGACAAGTGCTCTCATACCCCCCGCGGGGGTATAAGTAAGCGCATGGCGTGGGTGAACGAAGCCGAGAAGGCGACTGTCCCGCCCGCACCCCGAACGAAGAGGCTCGACACCGTCCCGATGAAGGTCGTGTACTGGGCCCCCGGGGCGACGTAATACGGGTCGCCCCCCGCGTCCGTCCCCACCCACAGCCCGTTCGTGGCGCTCTGGTTGACGACCTGAAGATCACGGGCCAGCCGGGAGAGGTCGATCTGCGTCGAGTTCACCGGAGCCGCGCCCTGCGGCGCCGACCCGTTGACCGTGATGACCTGGTAGCCGTGGTACATCGAGTCAGGGAGCAACATGGTCACGGGCGACATAACCACCGCCCCGCCTCCCGCCGCCGTCACGTACTTGAGCTGGAGGTAGTTCACCACCGTGTCCGTGAGGCCGTGCTGAGCCGGGTCGAACACCACACGAATGCGGTCCCCCTGGTTCAGCATGTCGAGCACGGCCGGGTTGATCGTGTCGTCCCGGAAGCCCGTCTGCCCGAAGGCGAAGAGCTGCAAGTGCGTGGTCGCGTCGAAGGACGCACCCCCGAAGATCTGGTAGCTCCCGGCCAGGGCGTTGGGGGTCACCAGGAAGTCGACGATCCCGGGCCGACGCCGGTTGCAGTACATCGAACGGGCCATCAGCCCACCTTCTTCACAAGGGGATCATAGGTGGACGCCGACTCCTTGGCCGCCTGCATGGCGAGGCCGCTGTCCCCCGTCTCCGCCTTGACCTCCCGCACCGCGGTGTCGAAAGCGAGCGACCGAGCCTCCTCCCAGCTCTCCGTCCGCTGCCCGGCGAAGTTCGGCAGGAGCCGCGTCGTCGGCGCATGGTCCTTCTGGCGGCGCTCCATGACCCCCTGCCGGGCCGCCCGGTACTTGTTCTCCCGGAGGCCCTTGCTCGTCCAGCCGCCGCTCTCTCCATCCCGGAGAATGAAGTTCACGCTCCCCGGGTCAAACACGAGGGTGACGGCCCCCTCGCAGTCGGCGCAAGCCAGGGTCGACGCCCCCAGCTTCACGGCGTCATAGTCGGTGAAGCTGAGCTTGACCTGGGCTTGCTTCTGGCACTTCTGGCAGGCAGTCGCGTACATCGGCATGGGACTCGGACACTACTCCGTCCGCCAGCCCTTGACCAGATCAAGCACGGCCGCGACGTGCTTGCAGATCCGCTGCTCCCCGTGGGGGTCACGTTCCCGAGGAGAGGCCGCCGTGCCCCTCGGGGAGCCCTCCAGGTAGCCCTCGCGCCGGGCATGGTGCTCCGGCCCCTGCCAGACCCACGCCGGGCAGGAGCAGGCCACCCGGAGGGGCACGTCCCGGAGGAGCCCCACCCCGTCCGCCCGAAGGCGCACCAGGCGGGCCGGGCCCGAGCTGCGGACCGAGAAGGTGAAGAGGCCAGGCTCCCGGGTCTTGACCGAGACACGGCAGGACCGCGCCTTGGCCTCGACGTGGGGGTCGCCCCCCCGGACGATGTCCCCGAGTGTCATCGCGACCAGGGGGCGCCGAGCGAGGAGGGTGCGCTCCGTCAGGTCGAGGGCGATCTTGGTGTGGCGACGGTCCTCCCGGTAGGGGTACTTCGTCTTGCCCGTCCCGTCGTAGGGCCCCTCGCCGTTGTACCCGATCCCGTCGTGCTTGTCGGCGTTGTCCTCGCGGGTGTCGATCCGGCTCCGGTCTTTGAGGAGGTCGTCGGCGTCGTCCACCCGGTGGATGGACTCATCCTCGATGTCGGGCTCTCGCGGACCCTCGTCGGAGGGCTTGGCGAAGGTCTTGGACCCGGGGAGCCCCGAGTCCACCGGCAAGCCCTTGTCCGCTGGTCCGCCTCCCGGCAGTCCCGACTCCCCCACGACGCCGTAGGCCGGGCGGCTGACCAGCGGGCTCATGTCACTGCCCCGAGGTGCCCCAGGCCAGGCCCGCGCCCGCCGGGGTGGGGGTGGTCGACCCGGCCAGCTCCCGGGCGGTCTTCATGTCGACCCAGCCGCGGTCCCTGATCCAGAACCCGTGACCCCGGCTCGCCCCGTAGGTGGCGTCGATGCCGCGCCGGGCGAGGGCCATCCCGACCTCGCTGGCCTCCTTCTGGATGCTGGCCGCCTTGTACTGGTCCTTGACGACGTCCTTGTACTTGTCGTTCATGTTGTCCCAGGTCTCGGCGTCCGCGGGGGCCATGTGCTTCTTTGGGTCCGCCGGCTTCCCCGCGGGGAAGCGCGCCGAGAGGTCGAAGCCGTCCTCGCCCTCGTCCCCCTGGCCGATCTTGGCCTGGAGCTTCGCGACGGCCTTCTCGGCCTTCTTGTGGCTGGCGGTGAGGTCCTTGACCGCGTCCCCGAACGCCTTGGCCTCCGCCTTGATCCGGTCGTGCTCCATGAGGTCGTCGAGAACCTGCTCGGTCCCCCGGACCACCAGGGAGACCGGGCGGGTCATCTGGAGGATGTCGCGCTCGATGTCCTCGACCGCGTCCATGATCGTCACCCCGATGCTGGCCGCCTTGTCCTTGACAACGTTCTTGTTCTTGTCGTGCATCTCGTCGATGCGCTTGGCCTCCTCGTCGGTGATCTTGGGGTTCTCCTTCTGGAACGCCTGCCCCGCGCCCGCCTCGATCTCGGCCTCGCTGAGCAAGGTGGCCGCCATGATCTTCCGCAGGTCCCCTGCCAGGAGGAGCCGCTGGGGCCGGGGGGTCCCGCGCAGGTAGTCGGCCATCTGCCGGAAGATGCCCGCGGCCGAAGCCGCCGCCCTCTTGGGACGGCCCCCTTCGAGGGCGGCGAGGATGCGAGCGAGCTTCTGGACGGGGATCGCCCCCGTGGCCTCCGTCTCGTCAGCGAGGATCTGGAGGTAGGCGGCGGCTTGGTGGGGGGTCATGGGGACTCCTTGGTGGGATCGGCGGTTCAGGTAACGCATACGGATATCCTCGGCGACCGCTTCCAGCTCGTCGACCTTCTCGGGTTTGAGCCCTTGCTTGGTCTCCTCGTAGTCCAGCTTGGCCGCAGCCAGAGCCGCAGCGTCGAGGGCCTTGGACAACCGGAAGAGGGCATCGGGCACGCCCTGGAGCAAGTCCCCCGCCACCTCGAACACCTCGTCCTTGTGGCCGGACTTGTTGACGAGTTCGAGCCCGGACTGGACGTACCCCTGAAGCTGCTCGGCCCGGAGCCGAGCGTCGCCCAGCTCTTCGAGGAGGAAGATCAGAATCCCGGCCGCAGCTTCCTTGGACCAGCCCGCGTCAGCCGGGAGAGGATAGGACGTCATCACATCCTCCCCGGGCACAAGTAAACGAGCGATCAGCCGAAGATCTCGGGGAACTCGTCCACGAGGGCGGCCTTGACCTCGTCCCCCTCGGCCGCGAACACGGCCCGGAGGATGTCGGGGCGGTCGTCGAAGTCCGCGTGGAGCCGCGCCATCTTCTTCTTGAGGGGCTGCGTGAAGTCGTAGAGGTCCGGGAAGTCCGGGCACACCGACTTCGCGATCTTCCGCCGGATGTCCTCCCCCGCCGGCTTCATGATCACGGCCGGCCGCGGGGCCTCCCGGTTCACGGTGCCCACGATGCGCGCCCCGTCCACATCCCCGACCCCATCCTTGAGGGGGGAAAGGTCCACGGGGGCGTCGAAGCCCGACCCGGTGCTGGTGTGCAGCGTGATCCCCTCGACCGTGTGGGTCGTGGGCCGCTGGACACGGGCCACCTGGGTATGCGCCCGAACGGGCTCCCGGGACACCGTGGTCGCGTCGTACTGCGACCGGACAAAGGACTTCTTCGCCAGGTACTCCTCCCGCTCATCGGGGGACAGCCCGGCGAGGAACTCGTCCTCCGTCCGCCCCTGGCCGGGGTCGATGACGCCGCTCGTGGTGGCCTGGCGGATCGCATCGTAGGTCGACGAACCGGTCAGGGTCGTCCGCGCCTGCTTCGATGCCTCCCCCGAGAGCGTCTTGAGCTGCCGGACCGGCACCCCGTCTTGCATGTCCGCCCCACCCACCGTGGGCATCTGCTGCCGGGCCACCCGGGGCGGGGTATTGCGCTCACGGGCCGCCGTGGCGTGGTCCTTGACCGAGGACATGACCTCCCGCTCGTCGTGCTGGGTCAGTGCCATCGTCATCCGGGACGCACCCCCGTTGGGCTGCATCGGGTTTCCCCCGTTCGTCGAGTGCCGGACCTGCACACCGGCCGAGGGCCGCAGCACCGCAGCGTTCTCGTCGTAGACCTCCTCGGGGACCAGCCAACCGGCCCGATACGCCCCGATGACCTCGGGGGCCGGGTGCACGGTCCCCCCGTACTCGACGGTCGAGCCGTCGAAGTATACGACCGACCCACGATGGATCGTGAGGCCGGTCTTGCCCAGGGAGAACGTGCGGGTGGCGGTGAGGGGCGTGTGTTTCCCACGCTCGAAATGAATCGTGTTCTGGATCGGGGTCGGGGTCGGGGTCGGCATCTGAATCTCCTGGGAAGGGCACGAGGAAGGCCCTAAACCCGGGAAATAAAACAGAACATTATTGCCCGGTGGGGGGACAAGAAAAAGCGGTGTACCACAGGGGCATGAGCCAGAGCTACAACCTCCAGCACCTGCAAGCCGTCGGAGCCGCCTACCTCGAATGTGTCGGGGGGAGCCATACCATCCCCAAGATCCGGGCGACCTTCGAGTACGATGCGAACGACATCGACATCCCCGTGTGGAAGCTCAAGGTATCGTGCCGCGCCCTCGACCGGATCACGGACGAGGGGAACCACATCCTCAAGGGCAAGAAGGTCTGGCAAGCGACGGGACGTACCGAAGGGGAGTGCATCCGGCGGGTCATCGCGGAGATGACGCGAGACATGGAGGCTCAGGCCCGCAAGGCAACCCATGTGGCGGACGTGTGGAGGTCCAAGGTGGAGGACGTGAAGAAGAACCGCGACCTCACCCACCTCTGGACCAACCCCATCGCCGAAGTCGAAGCGGAGACGGAGCGCCACAGGAAAGACGACGACCACCTCCCCCAAGAGGCCCGCGTCATCCACTCCCGACGGAACCGCGTCTGATCAGGCCCGCTCGTGCATGGCCCGGAACCTCTGGCCGTTGCGGATGAGGAAGGTGTCCCCTACACGGAACTCGACGTAGACATCCGCGTGGTCGACGGTGATCGGATACCCCTTGATCATGTACGTCCCGGGGTTCTCGACGTAGGCCACATCCACGGTGGGCGGCTTGGGGCGCCAGGGGAGGACGGGGAGTGTGTCGTGCTCGATGACTTTTTTCCCAAAATAGCAGAAGGGCCGAGTCACCGAAGGAACCCGGCCCTAAGCACGGCGCACTGACCCACCCCCTCGCGGGGGTCAGGGGATCAGAAGCGCTGGACCACCATGCGGGTGAGCGCGCGGGGGTTGAAGGCGCCGATGCCGACGTTCTCGAAGCACGAGAAGCCGATCGTGCGGGCCTTGGGGTCGTCCGCCGAGAGGACGGTCAGCTCGGTCCGTACGGGGAAGCGGCCGAAGTTCTCGGGCTCGCCACACACGTAGACAAAGCCGACCGGGACGAGGCGCGAGATGATGATCTGCGCACCCCAGAGGACGGCCTGCAACCCCGTCTTCAGCAGGCTCGCCTGGGACTCGATGTCCAGGATATCACGCCCGAACTTGCGGATGTCCGCGTAGTCGACGGCGTTGAGGTAGATGCGGGCGACCCGGAGGTCGTGCCGCTCGATCTCGGCGAAGGCGTCGGCGAGGACGCTCGGCGAGATGGGGGCGATGACGGCGACGTCGGGGTTCGTCTGGCCGGGCAGGGTGTCGAAGCCCGACACCGCGATGCTGTCGAGGACAGCGAAGACTCGCTCGTCCTCCATGGCCTGGATCTGGGCCTTGGCGAGATCCTGGGCGCGCTCGATCAGGTCGAAGCGCCGCTCCTTGATCTGCGTGAGCGGGATCTCGGGGTTCGAGGCCAGCTCGAAGAGGGGGAAGATGACCCGCTTCGGCTTCTGGACGGCGAGGATGTTCTGTCCCTCCTCGCCGACCACATAAGCCGTGACATCGGGGTCCTTGTCGTAAATCGGGAGCGCCCCATCGGGCAGCTCCTCGACCAGAAACGTCTTCCTCCCGACGGCGGTGTAGTCGCGCCGGAGGCGCAACGGTTGGATCATCGAGGCCGCGAGCTTCGCGCGGCCCGCGGCGGTCTTGATGTACTCCGAGATGATCTGCTGCTTGACTTCGTTGGAGACCGGGTTCATGGGTCGTTCTTCCTCGTTGAAGGGGGGGTCCAGCGCCGCTCAGACCCGCAGGTCGAGGACCAGCAGGGGGAAGGTCGCGTCGGGGGCAACCTTGACGATGCCGATCAGGGTGACCTGCTGGATCGAGTTCTGGCCGACCACGTTGAACTCGTAGGCGTCGGCCAGGACGTTCGTCAGGAGGCCGTTGACCGAGGCGTAGAGCCGGTCGCCCGCGGCGAAGGTGACGGCCGTGCCGGGGGCGCTGATCTGCGTCTTGGTCTCGTAGATCGAGACGCCGACGGTCGAGCCAGAGCCGCAGACGTAGGGCCCCTTGCCCGAGGCCACGCCGGGCGTGTTCTCGTAGGGGTTCCCGAGGGCGTCGTTGATCATGATACCGAGGGGGCGCTGGGCCGCCTGGTACACGCCGCCGGGAGCCGTGGGGCCGCCGTGGTAGCCGTTGCCGACGTCGGGCCGGGTGAAGGCGATCGAGCCGCCGAGGACACCCGTCTTGGTGACGTTGGTGAGGGTACTGGACTTCTGCGAGGTGACAACCGGGGGGTTGGCCTGCGTGAAAGCGTCCGACGTCAGGTTACCCAGCGCATTGCGGGTAACGACGTGGAAGATCTGCACACGAGCCGAGGTCTCCCGGAAATCACCGCTCGCCTGTCCACCGATGGGGAATGCCATGTTTGGTAACCTTGTGGGCTGAAAAGGGGGGTGATTCCGTTGTGATCTGATCTAGGCGCCCCAGGGGGACGAAGGGGGCGACCGAAGCGGCCCCCTCGGGGAATCTCAGCGGAAGACCTGGCTCACGTCGGGGGCCGTGGCCCACAGCGACGAGAGGCGGTCATCCGTGGCAGACGACGCGGTCCGGGACATGCCCCCGACCTTGCGGACGCCCGCCGTGGGCTGCGTGCCGATGGTCCGGCCGGGCCGGCTGGCCTGCTTGCCCTGGCCCTGCTGCTGCTGGCCCTGGCCCTGCTCCGCCTGCTTCGCGCGCTGGGCGTCCTGGACCTCCTGCGTGGCGAAGATGGCGTTGAGGACGTCGTCCTCGAGGCCGAGCCCGCCGACCTCGCTGATGTCCATCGGCGCGGGCTCCATCTCGATGTCCATCTCGGCCATCGGATCGGACTGCTCGGCCAGCATCTGGTCGAGCAGGTCCTGGTCGGCCTGCTGCATCTGCTGGCCCTGCTGCATCTGCTGGCCCTGCTGCATCTGCTGGCCCTGCTGCATCTGCTGACCCTGCTGCATCTGCTGACCCTGCATCTGCTGCTGGGCCATCTGCTGCTGCTGGGCCATCTGCTGCTGCTGGGCCATCTGCTGCTGCTGGGCCACCTGGGCCTGCTGCTGCGACAGCATCTGCTGGTCGAGCGCCTTCTTGACGGCCGCCTGGACCATCTTCTCGACCTCGGGGAGCGCGATGAGCTGGGACGTGCCGCCCGGCGGAGCCGCCGGGCCACACGCTTCCTTGCCCTGGCCCTGCCGGCCCTGGTCCTGCTTCTGCTGACCCTGCTGGGCCTGCTTCTGCTGCTCGGTCTGCTGACCCTGGTCCTGCTGGGCCTGCTTGCCCTGCTGACCCTGGTCCTGCTGACCCTGCTGGGCCTGCTTGCCCTGCTGACCCTGGTCCTGCTGACCCTGCTGGGCCTGCTTCTGACCCTGGTCCTGCTGCTGGCCTTGGTCGTCGGCCAGACGGGTGTAGGTGGCCATGAGGTCGGCGTCGGGCATCTGCATGAGGGCCCACGCCTGTGCCTCGACGGCGTCCTCGCTGGCGGCCTTCTTGCCGGCCAGCATCAGGCGAGCCGTCTTCTCGGCCAGCGACGCGCGCCGGAGGATGAGGGCCTCCTCGGCCGCCTTGTCCGACGCGGTCTTCTCGGGGTGGTTGAACGTGTCGGTCCGCATCTCCGGCATCCCGATCTCGTCGCGCGTGACCTGGCCGCCCTTGTACTCGGCCTCCCAGGAGCCCGCCGACGGGTGCGGGTCTTCCGCCCAGGTGGACGGGTTCCCGTTCATGTACTTGGACGTCGGGGGGTTGGGGTGGTCCTGGTTCATCTGGTAGGGGTCAGCCTGGCGGTTCATCGCCGCCTGCTTGATCTGCTTCGGGCTCCAGGTCGTACGAACTCGCATGGTCAGGCTCCGTTCCTCGCCATTCGCGGCGTGAGAGATGGATTATTGGTGCCCAGAGCATAAAGCCGACCCTTGTCGAGAAGGGTCTCCTGCTCCGAGGGCGTCAGGTTACGTCCGATGAGGGTGCGACAGGCCGTGACAAAGGCCGTGTCGTCGGGGTACGACGTCACGGAACCTGCCGCGAGGACAGCACGATAGAGGCGGCTCTCGCCCGCCTGCGTGATCCGCTTGCTCGACTCCAGGAAGCGAGCCACCGCCAGTACCTCGGGGCCCGTGAGGCACCCCGCGGAACGTACAGCTTGCCATCCACCGGACTTGTAATGGATGAGGCCGAGCAGGACGTTCAGGGTACGTCCATGATCACGCCCCGTGGCGACATGGACACGGTGCGCGAGGAGGCGCCACGAGGGATACCGGAGCGCTTCCTTGAGGAGCGTATTGTTCCGGTTCTCGTTCGGCCGAGGTCCAGGTTCGGGCTTCATCTCCTCCCGGACCTTGTCGACCGCACGTTGACGCAGGGCGTCCGCCAGCTCGTCCACGGCCTTGCTGGCCGGGTCCCCGGTGGGGGCAGGAGCGGGCTTCTTGTCCATCCCGTCGTCGAACCCCTGGCCCTGCTGTCCGGGCTGCCCCTGCTGCCCCTGGGCCGCAGGGAAGGAGGCAGCCTTGCCCATGGCGCCGGTGAGCATGACCCGGGGCCCACCCGAGAAGGCGATGCTCATCTTGCGGCCGAGGTCAGCGACCTCCTCGGGGTTCAGGATGTCCCGGAGGACGGCACCCTCGAAGGCGGGGTTGGCGACCCACGACGCCTCGATGAACTTGACCGACCCGGGCTCGGCCAGGACGTGCCCGCACAGCTCGGCGATCTTCCGCTTGCGACCCAGGGCATCGACGAACTCGTTGCCCTTGAAGTAGTGGATATGGTTGCAGAGCTGGGTCTCGTCGTAGGCGACGTTGCCGCAGGCCGTGCAGATCGTGAACTCGACCTGGCAGTTGGAGACCCCGAAGCCATGCACCTGATACGAGTGGTCTTCCTCGACCTCGATGTCGTGGACGAAGCCCTCGTACACGAAGGACTCGATGCGGGTGATCGGGAAGATGACCTTGTCGTCGAGTGCCCGGAGATGCGGGTGCTTTTTGCGAGAACCCTCGCGTGGGGACTTGTCGGACACCCCCATCAACATCGCCGAAGACGATTGAGGGAAGTAGATGTTGAAGGCCGCGAGCTTGCCCGTCTCGTCGTGACGAAGTGCCTGCCCGTTCACCACGGCCTCGGCGAAAGTCACCGTTCGGCCCCCAAACACGCAGTCTGCCCACACCGGGATGCCGCCTCGTACCGCCAGCGTATGAAGCTGGCACATGAGGTCGTAGGAGGTGGTCGTACCCACCGAGTGCCCGCCGCTGTGCTTGTGACCGTCCCCGTTGAGCCAAGCCCCAAGCAAATGCGCCTGGGATTCGACTGACCACTGCATGGCCTCGGGGCTCAGACGCTTTTGGTGGGAGTACTCACCCCCATGCTGCTTGAACCAAGCGGCGATGCCCTTCCCCGAGACGTGTACCGTTGCCGTGTTACGGTCTTCACGGTCCTGTACCCAAGGGGCACAACCGGGGAACTCCTCGCGAAGAAGCCCAACAACCTCTTCAACGAAGGTCTCCTTCTCAGCCAAGGAGAAGTTGAACTGCACCTCGGACGGCACACCCTTGCTCTTGATGAAGCTGCCTTCGGCCAGGAAGTACCCGAGGAGCCGAGCCTTGGCGGACCCTGGGTCACCGATCACATCAGAGTCGAGCTTCGGGAAGACCACATAGTCCCCCACTCGCAATTCGTCGGCACGAACCTTCTCGACCTTGAGGCTCTGGATCTCCGTGAGCTTCTCCTGGCGAGCCTTGTATTCGTCGAGGGAGTAGCTGCCGTTCGGGTTGAGCACACGCTTGTCATGACCCCCCTTGAACCGCTTGGTCATCCGACGAACGGGGTCAGCATCCTTCGTCGAAAGAGCCTCCCCACACCCACACCCGCAAACAGACGCCGGGCGGAGGACGAAGAACGGGTGTGTGCCTGTGGCCTCGACGGCATCCGGCACCCCCTTGACCTTGATCCGTCGCATCTGCCAGCGACCACCACGGATCTGCTGGTTCAGCACCTCGCGAGCCCTGCCCTTGTGGGTCAGAACCATCGCACCGGGTCGAACCTCTTCGATGGGGAGACGAGTGCCGTCGGCCATCGTGACGGGAGTCCCCGGGAGGAAACAGCCCATGCTGAGGGTCTTCAGCTCCCGCCGCTGGATCGAGGAGATCAGGGGGCGGAACTTCCGGGCCGTCGCGATCAGGATGTCGATGTAGATCGAGTCCCCGATGTCCCGGCTGGCGGCGTCCAGGATCTTGCCCTTGCTCAGCTCGGGGATCTGGACGTGCTCGACGTAGTTCTCCCCGCCGATGAAGGTCTTGAAGCACGCGAGGAGCAGCTTGCGCTCCCAGCAGTCGTTGTTGTTGTTGACGTACTTGGACGTCGCGGGCGTCACCAGCCAGTCGGGGTAGCGCCGGTCGACCTCGAAGCCGTCCACCATCTGACGACCGACCGGCTCCGGGGACACCTCCGTGTCCACCGAAGCGACGATCGTGCAGTGCGTGAGCATGAACTCACTGGGGTCGTACTGGTCGAGTACGATCCGGGAGGCTTGCTTGTTCCCGTGGACCCGGAGGTTCTCCCACCCGGCCGACGAGATGTCGGGCTTGACAATGGTCGCGTTGGCAAACTTACGGAAGGCCATGGTTCACCACTCCACCGGCTCGCCGCCGGGTCCGAGGAGGTCCGTCGTCTTGATCAAGGTGAGGTCCTTCGGGCATCCCCACAGGCGCACCCTCGCCCCCTGGTCCATCTTGTACGTGGTCTTCCGCATCCGGGTCCCGCACTTGGGGCACGAGGGCTTGCGGGCGTTGACCTCGTCCGAGGTGACCCGGTACTGCCGGTTCTGTGCCGCCCAGTAGGCCGCCGTCTTGTGGGCGTGGGTGCGGAGGCGCAGCTCGTCCAGGTTGGCGGCTGCCAGGTAGAACTTCGACACCTCGTCCTTGATCGCCTCGTCGTCGGCGCCGAGGGGGGTGTGCCTCGTCCACAGCTCGTCGTAAGCCATGACGTCCGAGGCGCCCTTGGCCCAGAGCCGGGCGAGGTCACGGTGGAAGCCCTGGGGGACCTCCACCGTGCGCCACAGCTTGGCCCCGGACGCCAGCCGGGTGTCGTAGCTCGAATAGCTCTGGTTCAGGGTGGGCGGCAGGTAGCGCTGGAGGTCGGGGTTGATCCGCACCACCTCGTCGGGGAGCACCCGCTCCACCCCGAAGGGCCACTGGACGTCCACATACCCGAGACCCCGCAGGACCTCCGTGACGCGGCCCACGAAGGGCGACAGGCCCCCGGGGTCCCCGGGCATGAACTTCTGGACGCTATCGCCCGGCGAGAAGTCCTTGGTGAGCTTCCAGTAGTCGATCACGGTTCAGTGCCCCGGGGCGAGGTCGCGGCCCGACGTCGACTCGCCGTGAATCACGGCGCTCGACTGGTCGTCGCCGTAGAGGCGCATGTAGGGCTCGTCGGCCTCGGTCTGCACGGGAGCCATCGGGTTGCGGAACGTGCCCATGTAGGACTCGTTCTTGTCCTGCTGGATCACCTGCGCCCGGCGCTGGGCCAGATCGGAGGCGACCTTGGAGGCCGCGGTCTCCCCGACCACCTCGGCCACCTGACGGATCTGGAAGGACTCGGCCCCGAAGGCCCCGACCTCGATCTCGTCGGCCAGCTTGTCGAGCGTGGCCACCATGTCACGAGCGGCGGCTTCCGGGCAGCCCCACGCCTTGTAGTTGGCCTGGATGTACCCGGCCATCTTGTCGAGGCGGGGGAGCAGGGACTGGGCGTCTTCCTTTGCGATCTTGATCGGCATGATCGTGTTCCTTCGGTGCAAGTCGGGGGGAGGGTTCAGCCCTGCTTGATCCGCTTGAGGGCCGGCAGGAGGGCGGCGCGGATCGCGGGGTTCTCGTGGGCGACCTTGACGATCTCGGTCTTGAGGGCGATGTACGCCTGCTTGTCCTGGCCCTGGTCCTGGTCGCCCTTGCCCTCCGCCTTCTCCTCCATGTGCTTCTTGAGCGCCGGGGGCATCTCGCCACCCTGCTTCTGCTGACCCTGACCCTGCTGGTCTTGCTGGGCCTGCTCGTCCTCGGCGAACTTGTCCGCCAGCTCGATGAGGTCGTAGGCGAGGGCGGGCTGGTCGGAGGCGAACTTCTGGGCGAACGCGCGGAGACGGATGGAGGGCTTCATGGTCTTCTCCTGAACGGGGGGATAAGAGGATTCACTCGCTTCCCTGAGGGTCTGCAAGGTGCCGGGGTCCCGCACCTGTGCGAGCCGGGCGAGGAGCGTGTTGTAGATCGTCGGGTGAACCCCGACCGAGTAGCGACCCCCACCGGTCTCCCGGATGGCCAGGTCGAGCGCCGCACGGTAGCGGGCGTCCGGCACCATCCCCTCGGGGACGGGGGACAGCGGGGGCGACCGGAGCCGCTCCTTGGCGGCCGTCAGGATCGCCTGGAAGTCCGACTCGCCCATGTCCCGGGCGCGAGCCTGCTCCCAACCCTGGTAGGCGTAGGGGGGCTGAGACGGGTCCTCGGGGTAGGGGTCCACGCCCCAGTAGACCGCCGTCCGATCGATGCGCGTCATCGTCACCCGCGGGGTACAAGAAGAAAGTGCAAGGGTCCGACCGAGAAGAAGACAGGCCGTCTTCGTCTTCGGCTCCTTCCCCTCCCCCCCGAGGCTCTTCACGAGGTCGTCGAAGAGGTCCTTCGAGTCCTTCTCGGCCTCCGCCTGGGACTTCGGGCGCCACTCGTACCGCGGGGGCTTGAGCGGCTTCGGGGGCTCGGCCGGGTCATCCTTCTTGTCCAGTTTCGCCTGGCGGATACGCTCCTCGAACGGCAAGGGCGGGTCCTTGCTCCGCTTCGCCGGGTCCCCGGCCTTCCACGCCTCCGCCTCCCGGTCGGCCTCCGCCTTGAGCTTCTGGCGCTTCTTCTCCCGGGCCTTCGTCTCCTGGGTCCAGCCCTTGTGCTGCTTCTTCCACGCCTTCTTGTCGGTGCGGTAGTCCTCGGCGTCGAGCGTGTCGAGGTAGGGTAGGAGCTTGTCCGCCTTCTTGGCGTTCATGCCCGCGAGGCGGTTGTAGATCCGAGTGCGGAAGAGCCGGCCCAGGTTCCTCTTCGGCACGTCCTCGGGCAGCTCCTTGTCCCGGCCGCGCAGAAAGCCCGTGGCCTCCGTGAGACGGCCGGCGATCTGCCCCGCGGGCATCCGCTCGTGGAACGCCTTGGATGAGGACGGGTCGAGGTACGTGTGGAGCGCGTCCTGGTACGACCGCCCCTGGAGGTAGGCCGCCGCCACCTCCCGCGTGGCCGGGTCCTTCACGTTGTCGAACAGGTGCTTCGCCTTGCCCGGAGACATCCCGTTGTCAGGGTCCGCCATGGCCTTCGAGAAGACCTTGTCCGCGAGACCCTTCTCCCCGCCCAGCCGGGCCGTCACCATGGCCTGAGCGAGCGCCTTGGGGGCACCCATGCGCTTGTAGCTGTCGAAGACCTGCCGGCGCACGGCGAGGCTCATGGCCACCACCTTGTTGCGGTGGTCCTGCCATGCCTCCCCCTGCTCCTTGGGGGTGAGTTCCTTGTAGGGCTTCACGACGCCCTTGGCGTCCTTGCCCTGCGACGGGGGACCCACCTTGTCGGGGTCGGTCTGGAAGAATGCCTTGGACTTGTCGACGTAGTCGTCGAGGTCCGAGGGCCGCACCTCACGCCGCTTCGCCACGTCGAAGGCCGCCGCCACCGTCTCGGCGTCGTGCGGATGCAGGCCCGACTTGAGCAGCTTCCTGGCCTGGTGGGGCCCGAGGCGCTCGATGAGCACCCGCTGGGCCCGGGCCTTGTCCTCGGGTGTGGCTGGGGGGCGGGTCACCGCCGGCCGGTTCGGCTTGCCCTTGGGTGACTTGCCGTCCCCCCCTCCGGCATCTTCGTCCTCGGGCTCGGGCTTGGGCTTGGGCTTGGCCTCGGGCGGGGGCTTCGGGACCGCCAGGGCCTCGATGATGTCCGACACGGTCTCGATGCCCTGGATCTTGGCCCCCCCGAGGAGGGCCCCGGCCGGGACCTTGTCCGAGATGACCCGCAAGGGGTTCGTCGGGTCGTTCAGACCCTTGAACCGGGACTCCATGGCAGGGTCCCCCTTGAGCAAGTTGCGGATGTGCTCCCCGCGCTCGTACAGCTCCTTCGGGCTCGCCGACGGGGGCTTGTCCGGCTTCGCGTCATCCTTGGGGGAGGGCTTCTCGGGCTCCTCGGGCGGGGCGTCCTCGGGCCCCTCATCCTCGCCCTCGTCGCCCTCCTCGTCCTCGTCGATCGGCTCGTAAGCGCTCGGGGTCTCCTTGAGGGTGTCGGGCTTGATCCGCACCACCTTGCCGTCCTCCTTGCGCCGGACGGTGACGAGGTCCTCCTCCCCCTCGTCGCCCTCCTCGTCCTCGTCGATCGGCTCGTAAGCGCTCGGGGTCTCCTTGAGGGTGTCGGGCTTGACCCGCACCACCTTGCCGTCCTCCTTGCGCCGGACGGTGACGAGGTCCTCCTCCCCCTCCTCGGCCGCCTGCCGCAGCCAGCGCCCCACCAGGGCCGCCTTGAGGTTGCGACGCTCCCGCACCCACCCCGGGGGCTTGACCTTGGGCTGCTTCTCGGGCTCGGGCGTCTTGGGCGTCTCCGGGGGCATGGGGGGACGAGGAGCCGCCTTGGGCTGGGGACGCGGGTCGGGCCACTTCGGGTGAGGGAGGGGGTCCTTGTGGCAGTGGGGCTTGTGGACGCGGGGGAGCTTGCGCGGGGGCCGGATGCCGTCATCCCGATGGGGCTCGTTGTCGGGGACCTTCTCGTAGAGGTCTGGGTCGTCCCGGAGCGTGTCGGGGTGGACGCGGGGGACCTCGTCCTTGGTCTTGTTGCGGACGCGGACCCACTCCGCCGCCAGACGCTCCGCCATGGAGCCCGCGACCTTCTTGCGGTTCAGGCTCATGTCGGGGTCCGTCTTGGTGTCCTTGTCCCCGTCCGTGTCGGGGTCCCGCTCGGGCCGAATGTGCTCCCGCTTCGCGTCGTCACGGGGAGGCTTGACCTTGGGCGCTGGGCGCACCAGCCGCTCGGCCTCCGCCTCTTCCCGCTCGTGAGTGTCCTTGGTGGCCCCGATGTCGCGCACACCTCCGGCGGGGGGATAGAAGGGTTAGGCGCGGCGGGACTGGGGCGGGGGAAAGGGGACCGCCTTTGGCCGGGGCTTCGTCGAGGCAAAGCGGTTGCTGTCCTCCCCCTCGGCCGGCGGGGGGGTCAAGGTGAGACCGAGGCTCGTGGCGATCTTCTCCTTGACGTCCGACCCCTCGGCGAGCATCCGGCCCACTTCACCGTAGATGGCCCGCGTCACCTCGTTGAAGGTGGCGTCGTTGACGGTGAACATATCCTTTTCGAGCTTCTGCCGGGTGTCGTGCGGGTCGATGTTGAACATCTCCAGGATGACGTCGATCGAGACCGACCCCTTCTGGTACAGGTTGAACAGCGCGTCGAACGTGTCCTGGCTGTCCCGGAGCGGCAGGCGGGTGAAGCTGAGGGACGGGTAGAGGACCACTTCCTCGCCCCACTCGTCGAGTTCGATGAAGCCCTTGCGCCGGGCCACGGGCTTGAACAGGTACTCCTCGACGTACTCCTGCAAGATCTCCCGCAGAAACAGGTAGCGCTGGTTGATCACTTCGAGCTTGAGCCGGTCGCCCGAGTAGAGGGTCTCGCCCGAGAGAAGGCTCTCGGTCACGCCCAGGCCGGTGCGCAGGTGGCGCTCCGTGATCTCGTACTCCGAGGACAGGTCGAGGAGCCTGTCGCGGCTCCCCATCTCCTCCCAGTGCAGCTCGTAGTTGACGATGATCGAGTAGTCGGGGTCGACGAGGGCGTAGTCCACCTGATCGCGAAGGGCCTCGACGTCGTTTTCGCTGAGGTCGTCGGCCCAGATGATCCGCTTCGGGGTCATCGCCCGGCTGGCGATCTGGGTCTGCGCCTGGCGGAGCTTCTCCCGGTAGTACAGGGTGCGAAGGCAGTTGGAAGTACGCGAAAGTCCAGCGAAAAACGAGTGGTCTTCGTGGACGTTGAGGCTGTAGACCGGCCCCTCGTGCATGGCCGTCGAGACCGATTGCACCCGGTAGAAGAGCTTCCCCTCGTGCTCGACGTGCCGTGACCCCGAGCGCCCGTCCTTCCACTCGTCAGGATCTTGCCGCTTGGCAAGGAAACCCGACTCGAAGAACGTCTTGACGGAAGGACCATGCGTAAAGTGAACGGAGTGCAAGGGCTTCGCCCAAGCCCTCTCTCCGTTCGCCTGCCTGACCCAACGTTCCTTCGTAGGCTTCGTCTTGGAGACCGGGATGCCGAGGGACGTGCAGAGCAAGAAAATCTGATCCATAAGCACATGGTTCGTACCGTTGAACCGGACGCAGATGCTCCCGTCTTTCTTGCGGACGACATCCCCATCGGAGTCACAGAAACCTCGAAGGAGACCGAGCAAGAACCCCTTGTTGGCGTCGAAGACCCACGCGGGCAGGTGTTTGTCCTCGCTCGTGTGCCCGAAATTTGCGGCCATCCAACGCACGAGAGCGTCCTGGTAGCCGTCCATGTGGACCCCAGCCCCAGCATGGCTCTCCGACCACACGACCTTGAGCACGTCGAGCATCGGCTTGATCTGCTCTTGGATCGCCTTAACGGACGCGGGCTCGTTGGGGCCGTAGGTGAACCCGAGCGTACCGTAGTCGAGCCCCTCGTGCTTCGTGATGTGCCCGTCCCCGAGCCAGAAACCGAGGAAGTACCCGAAACCTGCAACCAGCGGGAGCACCCGCATGGGGAAGGTCTTGGTGTGGGCGGCGCTCGTCGGGGCTTTCAAGCCGGACTTGTTGGGCGGGAAGTTGAGGGTCTTGTCCTTGGCGACCGTCACCCCGTACCCGAGCGACACGAGTTGGGACCGGATCTCCTTGAGCGTGACCGGATGAAGGCCGAAGCGTTCGCAGACTTCGGCCGAACGCATCGCCACGGGCTCCGTGAGCGTCGATGCCCATTCGAGGATGACGTTGAGGTCGTTGGTGCGACCGACCTTTCGAGGGTCCGTCTGTTCCTTCTCATACCTGACCGTGAACGAGTGCGTCGTCCGGTCCACGACCTCCCAGCGAAGGTCTGAGGTACCTCCAGAGCGACGGGCACGGTAGTCGGCCTCGACCCCGTGCATGAACTCCGCGAGATCGACGCCCCCAACCAACGAACCAGAAAGCGGGACCTGCGCGACCTGAAGGTAATCCCCAGCCCGGATGTCCTCCGCAGGAAGCTCGACCACGGACCCGTCGCGAAGCACGGGGTACTTGTGGTCCTTCGTGCAGCCCACTGGCGGCTCGATCTTGGCGACGTGAAGAAGCGCGATCTCCTCCGCCACGGGACGGACACCGACCTCGAACTCACGCCACGCCCCCGTGTGCGAAAGCACTCGATCCGTGTCGGGATCGAGATCCTCGATGTGGACTTGCCGAACCACCCCGTCCCGTTTCACGAGAACCGGGGTGCCTGCGATGTGGCAGCGGTCGAGGATGGACTGGCCCAGCTCGTCCCCCGCACCCTTCCGGGCCGAGAGCATGTGGACGAAGGACCCCTCGTCCGGGTCGTCGCCGAGGGGGATCAGGTGCCCGTTCTCGATGTAGTCCCGGATCTCGGCAGGGATCTCCTCGACCATCTCCGACGCAATGGGGTCGCCCATCTTCGCCTGCTGGATGAGGGCCCGATCCCGGTCCGAGGGGATCAGCTCGACCCGCATCTTGTCCGAGAAGTCGAAGGTCGTGACCTTGACCTGGTCGATCGGGAAAATGATGATCCGGTCCCACCCCTTGTAGTGCTTCCGGTAGTAGGCGTCCTCCTCCTCCTCGCGGGTGTCCTTCTCCACCCTCTCGACGTCGTCGACCTCGCGGGCCCCGTGCTCGTCAACCACGCTGCGGCGGACCTTCTTGGGCTCGTAGCCGACGTCGTCAGGAAGCGGGACCTGGTGGTCCTCGGCGAAGATGGCGACGTTGCCGTCCAGCCAGTAGTGGCGGACGATGGTCGCCAGCCGCTGGAACAGCTTGACCTTCTTCGACATCTTCTGGAAGAAGGAGAGGATGTACTTGCCGTACTGCTCGGGGCTCGTGAAGCCCTCGGGGTGCGAGATGGGCTTCGGGGCCGCCAGTCGCACCTTCGACAACGGCAGCTCCGTGTGCAGGTCGATCGACTGCGCGACGATGGGCTCGGAGTTGTAGAAGTGCCGGTAGATCTCCCGCTTCTCGCGGAGAGACTGCGGCAGCTCCAGGAAGTCGGTCGAGAGCTGGGGGGAGAAGAAGGACCCGTTCTGGGCCAGACTCGTGTAGCCGCCCATGCCCCCGGCGTAGTTCGCCGTGCGGGTGTTCCCTGCCAGACCCTCGCGGCGAGCCCGACGCTCCAGGGGGGTCAGGGGCATCATCTGCACAGGGGACGCCACCCGGGGGTGGTTCCGACGCATGTGGGGGTCGAGGGCAGCCTGAACGGGCCGGGCCGAGGTGTAAGGGCGTGGGGGCATCGATCAGCTCCTCACCGTAAAGGCTCATAAGGTCATCAAATGGGGACGGACGGGCCACCGCCCGCCTCTCCTCGGTCCGGGCCCGTCTTGCCGCCGCCTCGGCCTGGCGCTGGGCCTCCTCCTGGCGATACTCACGGCCCCGCACGAGGAGCCGGTCGTAGATAGCCGCCCGGCCGAGGGCCTGGTCCACCATCCCCCCGGTGCGGGACCAGGCGCTGGCGCACGCCAGGAGCTTCGGCCGGTCAGGCTCCTCCTCGGGGGTGAGGCCGTGGGGGCCCCCTTGAAGACGGGCCCGCTGAGCGAGGACTTGGCCCAGAGACGTGAGCCGCTGGGCATCGCGGCGGAGGCTGTCCCGGAGCTGGCGAATCTCGCCGAGCACCTCTTCCGCTGTCATCCGCGAAGGGTCTGGACCGGGCATGGGCTACATCGAGGTCTGGATGTGGAGGTAGTAAGCGTTCGCGGGCTTGGGAATCTGCGCCACGAACCCTGTGAAGAAGGCCGGCGCGAGGGGGTCTCCCGCGGGGGTCATCTCGTCCTCGTTGGTCCAGAGACCCCGGCGGCTCAGGTAGAGGACGTCGTTCGGCAAGTACGTGAGGGGCACAAGGGGTCCCGGGCCCGTGCGGCTCGTGTAGGTGTACCGCTCGTAGCTCGTCGTCCCGATCAGGCAGCCGCCCGAGAACATCGTGGCGTAGCGGTAGTGGGGCTGACTCCGGGTCATCGCCGTGAAGTCGTCCCCGGGCTCGTTGGACCCCCAGATGAGGAAGCCCCCATAGAGCCCGGTCGAGTAGGTCACGACCCGCTCATCGAGCGGGCTGTCGGCCCACTGGACGCCCTGACCCCCCGCCCAGCCGCCCGTGACCATGGCGTCCGCCACGACGACCGTCTGCCGGTCCCCGTAGAAGTAGAGGATGCAGTCCCGACCTCGCTGGATGTCCCTCATATCGACACCTGGACGCTCAGGTACTGGGAGGTCGCCGCCGAGGGCGCCTGGGAGACGAAGCCCAGGTAGAACTGGTTGGGGGCCCGCGGGTCACCGCTGAGGGTCCATTCGTCCTCCTTCGTCCAGAAGCCCCGGAGGCTGAACACGAGCCGGTCGCTGGCCTTGTAGACCAGGGGGACCAGGGGCCCGGGACCGGTGCGGCTCGCGTAGGTGTACCGCTCGAAGGACCGCGTCGAGATGTGCCAGCCCCCCGCCCCGAGCACCAGGTAGCGGTAGGTGGGGAACTGCCCCGACATGGCCGTGAACTCGTCGCTCGACTCGTTCGAGCCCCACAGGGCAAAGCCGCAGTAGTACCCGTCCGACCGCTTGACCGTGGGCAGGCCCCCCACGGACGTCGTCCACTGGATGCCGCTGCCCCCTTGCCACCCCTGCGCGGCGAAGTCGGCATCGACGGCGACCGTGTACGAGTCCCCTTTGACCAGGATGATGCAGTCCCGATGGCGGACGAGTTCCATCAGACGAACTCCTCCTCCGTGGTCGGGCGACCGGGGATCTTGACCCAGGCCGTGACGATGTCCTTGAGCAAGCCGAGGTGCTTCGGGGACCCGGAGACGATGGCCTCCCACTCCCCACCGCGCTGGCGGAAGGCGAGACGGAGGGTGACGTAGTCCTTGGGCTCGATGACCAGGCCGCCGCCCGTCAAATGGTCAACGAGCTGGCGGAGCAGCTTGTTGGCGAAGACCTTGGGGACGTTCTCTTCCACGGGTCAGAACCGGCCCCGGCCACCGCGGGGGGCCGTGCGCCGCTCCGTGAAGACGCCGTGCTGACGAGCCCGGGCCACGTTGTAGCCCGTGAGGTTGACGGGCCCCGAGACCGAGGACCCCTGCCCCCCGAGGATGGACGGGCTGGTGCCGGCGATCCGCTTCCCCCCGGAGAGCCGCTGGGACGAGAGCCAGAACGAGCGGATGAGGGCGTCCGAGGCGTCGTCGTGACAGCCGGCCGGGGCCTGCACCGTGATGACGTTCCGGCTCACCTGCTCGGCTTGCAGCGCGAGAAGCTCTCCGATCAGCGGGCTCCGTTTGCCGGTCACGCCTTTGGGCCAGTCATAAAGACTCAAGCGCTTGTCGAGCATGAGCAGCTTGACCGACTGGAACATCTTGCTCGTGACGTCGCGGGTGAAGAACTCGCTCTTGAGCTGGGAGAGGCCGAGCTTCGTCAGGGACTGTTCGAGGGGGATGCCGTTCCACCGGTCGAAGAGCCCGTCGGCAAAGTAGAAGCGGCGGGACAGGGCGAAGATCCACTTCGCGATCTCGTCGAAGTCGAGCCGGTCCACGGTGGCCAGGGTCTGGGCGTAGGGGGTCGGGTAGTGCGTCCCGAGGTGGGGGTTGGTCTCCCGCCAGTCCTCCCCCGCCCGCCACAGCTCGTGGTAGTCGAGGATGATCTTGTCCCCCTCGACGTGGGTGATCGCGACGCCCGTGCCGTCGCCGATGAGACCGACGTCGATCCCGAGGGCGTGGGGCTGCCGGGGGACGCCCATCTCCTTCGGCCGCAGGTTCGGGTCGATGCACTCGAGGAGGTCGACGTCCCGCTCGATCCAGCCGCGGATACGGTCGGAAAACTGGGCCCCGTGCTCGACCATGAAGGTCGCGGGGTCGGAGTGGTAGCGCTGGCGGTAGTAGCTCGGGTCGACGGTCGGGTTGACCTCCCAGGTGGGCCCCTGGATCGCGAGCATGTTCTCGCTCCCCTCGGCCCGGCTCATCGCCTGGTGGTACAGCTCGTAGAACTTCCCCGACTTGTTGAGGGGGGAGCTGATGCAGATGATCCGCGAGTCGACCGGCCCGATCGGGACCTGGCTGTCGTTCGGGTCCTTCGGGGAGAAGGCCGCCGTCGAGGGCGTGACCGCGCCGTACACCTCGGCCGCCGAGCTTTGGCCCGTGTCCTTGAAGTGGGCCATCTCGTCCATGATGACGACGACGTTACCCGAGCCGCGGAGACCCTTGGCGATGCAGGACTTGAACGTGACCCGGAGCGTGGCCTTGCCGTTGAACGACGTGAACTTGCCGTTCTCGTGACGGCTCGTCGGCCCGTACTTCTCGATGTCGTTGGGCGTCCGAAACTGGATGTGCGACTGCGTGTTGTTGGCGATGTACGGCTTGAAATACTCGCAGCGCGAGAGGTGGGTCGTCACCTCGTTGAAGAGGATGCCCGCCTGCTCCTTGTCCGTCGCGACGCTGATGATCTGGATACGGTTACCGTTCGGCAGCCCGTAGTACCCCTGCGGGTGGTTCAGGTTGAGGAGCCGGTAGACCTCGTAGCTGGCGAAGATGCCCGACAGGGTCGTCTTGCCGGCGCGGCGCCCGATGGCGAGGAGCAGCTCCCGTCGCTCATGGTCCTGCACCCCGATGTTGCACCGGCCCTCGTTGTACAAGAACTGGAGGTACTCGACCTCCGTGAACTCGTAGATGACCCGGGTGTTGAACATATCCGTCACGCGGATCGTCTTCACCCGGTCTTCGAGCGGCAGGTGGTAGTAGAGCTTGACGATGAAGCGCTGGACCGGGAAGAGGCGCATCCCAAGGCCCCAGCTCGACTCGATGTACTCCAGGACGTTGTAGATGGCGGGGCGGGGCGGGACAGGAGCACCCTCCCCGGCGACCGGGGTGTCCCGGGCCGTCATGTCCCGCTTGGCCTCCTGGGCCGCGGTCCGCAGGAGATCCGTGAGGGACGGGCCCGTGGGCTTCTTGACGGCCATGGGTCAGCGCAGGGCGTCCTCGGCCCGGGCTTCCCATCCGTCGAGGCCGGTCAGGAGCTTGTTGAAGAAGAGGTCGAACTGCTGCGCGGGGAGGACCTCCTCGGCCACCTCCCGGATGACCCCGATCCAGATCTCGTAGACCTTGCGCATCTCGGCCCCGCGGAAGTCGATGGACTCCGCCCCGAGCCGCTTGATCTCCAGCTCCAGGTGCGCGACCCGGACCAGGGCATCGATCCGCCGGGACGAGAGCTGGGACGTGTCCTTGCCGTACTTCTCGTTCTCGGTCCGCTGGAACCGGAGGGCCGCGGCTTCCTTCGCCACCTCGGCCTTGATCGTCCGCAGGGACGATGCCGCGTCCATGCCCCGGGCAAGGGCCGCCTTCACGACCGGATCGTTCTGGATGTACCGGTCCTTCGCCGCCGACATGGCAGCGTGGTACTCCAGGTCGCTCGTCGTCGGCATCCGCTCGACCTTGCGAGGACGCCCCGGCTTACGGGCCACCTTGAGAGCGTGGCCCCCCTTGGACGCGCCGCCCACCGTCGGGGCCGCGTGAACCGGCAGGAGGAGACGGGACTCGTCCCCGGGTAGGACCTCGACCTCGTGTTCGACGCCCTCCTGCTCGGAAAGGATGTCGGTGTCGGGCGTGCTGGATTCGTTCTTCATGGGGGTCTCCTCAGAGCTTGCGGCCCGCGGGGTCGGCCCCGCCTCCGCCCTCGGTCTGAATCAGGTACTGCGACAGGTTGCGCACCGCGTCGTATCCCTTGTCCTTGGGGATCTGGTTGCGAATCACCTTCGACAAGTCCTTGCCCGTCTCGGCCAGGTTGCGGACGCCCATCTGGTCGGGCGTCCCCGCAAAGACGTCCTCGGGACGAACGTCCCGACGACCGGGCGAGACCGTGTCCTTTCGCCGGTCTTCCACGCCTCGGGCGTGCTCCGCGACGATGTCGGGGTCGATGCCCCGGGGCTTGTTGACCGGGTGGGTCCGGCGCTGGGCCTCCTGGCGGGCCACGGCCGCCGCAAGGGCCCGGGCCGCCAGCCGCTGGGCAAGAGGGGTCACAGCTCGATCTCCTCGCCCCCGAAGGAGACGTCCACCTGCTCCGCGGTCCGCGTGGGGTCGACGTCCACCCTCATGCCCCGGGGACCGAGGCCGTACTCCGCCATGAGGGCCAGGCCGCTCTGGGCCACGACCCCCTCGACGGGGTTCTTGGTCGCCGCCCCCGAGGCCAGGATCTCACGCTGCAAGGAGGCCCGTGGGGCGGGGTAGGGCACCTCTGCCACGAGTTCCTTGCCGAGCACAGAGCACTGACCGAGCGACGACCGGTGAACACAGGTCGCGCACTTCGAGGCCGCCTTGACGTAAGGCACCTGACGGGCCCGGTGAATCCGGGCCGCCTCCTTGCACCCCCGCCCGTAGTCCGCGTAGACCGTGGGGTCGATGAAATAGATCCCCTGGAGCCCCTGGTCCGTGATGGCCGCCCGGAGATCCTCCCGCGCCGCCCGGATGTCCCGGACGTCGTACTGGGCCGTCAGAACCCGCCCGAGGTCCGCGCCGTAGAGCCCCTCGTTCAAGGACCGCCGGGCCGTCGCCACGATGGCCTGCCGGGTCGGGAGACTGGTCGAGTGCCCGGTCCGGTCCCCGCCCACGAAGGCCGTGTCGATCGCGGTCCGAGCCGCCGCTTTACCCCCCGTCCCCCGGGCCGCGGACCGGAAGAGGGTCTGGAGGGCCTCGCGGGGCGTGCCCTGGGCCAGCCGCGTGTCCCAGGGGGCGATGCGGCCGGCCATCTTGTGCTCCATGAAGACCGTCTCGACCATCGCCAGGGTGGTGACGTCCGCCGCCGACCCGACCACCGGCTTGCCGTAAACCAGGCACCGGCTGAGCTTGTGGTAGATGCAGCCCGCGCACTTCGCCCCCGCCACCACCGCCTTGACCCCGGGGTTGTGGGTGGCGAGGAAGGACGCCCCCTCATGGCAGTCGTCGAAGGACGCCTGCGTCGTGTAGAGGACGCCGTAGAGCCCCGCTTCCCGGAGGAGGGGCTGCCAGTGCGCCGCCGTGGCCTGGAGATCCACGGGGCTCGCCACCTGGCGCATGATCTCGGACAGCTCGGCCTCGGGACGCCCCTTGAGCATCTCCCGCTGGAGGACCGCCACGATGGGTCGGGCACGGATCTCGGAAGCCATGCGCTGGGTCGCCTCGTCCCGCTTCCGGGTGAGGTTCTCCGCTGCCATGAGCTGGCCGTGAACCGTCGTCTGGGACACCTCGGGGGCCGGGGGCGCCGCCTGGCCCTGACCCACGTAGACCGGACGGAGCACTTCCTGCCCCCCGGCGACCCGCTGACGCACGTCTTCGAGGGCCTCGGCCGTCGTGGCCGCCGCCGCCAGCCGGAAGGCCGCCTGAGCGTCGAGGACGGGGATGGACCCCGACCGGAGCGCCGCCGCGATCTCCCCCCGGAGGTGGTCCCGCGAGGCCGTGAGGTCGATGGGGGCCTCGAAAGCCGGCGCCTCCCCCGCCTGACGGATCAGACGCTGGACGTTCTCGACCGGCTTGAAGGAAGCCCGTACAGGCTCCACCGCCCCCGCGGGGGCGAGGAGGGCCAGACGGATGCGCTCCCGGGGAGCCGACTGGCTTGCCCGTACCTGGCGCCCCTTGGCCGCCTCCATCTGCTCGACCTGCTCGGCCAGGGCATCGGTGTAGGGGACCTCGACGACCAGCTCCTTGTGGAAGACCGAGCACGTCTGGGTCCCGGTCGGGAGCTTGTGGGCATGGAGGCACCCCTCGCACGCCTCCTTGGCCCGGAGAAACCGGGCCGTGGCCGCGTGACGCTTGACGAAGGCCGCCGCCTTGGCGCCGCCCTGGTGGCACCCGGGGAAGTCCGCCGCGTCCACGAAGTAGGGCCCGAGGAGCCCACGCTCGGCCAGCACCGAACCGAGGGCCGTCCGGGCCGCACGAAGCTGGTTCGGGTCGAACCGCTGGGTCAGGGCGTTCTTGATCTTGTCGAGGTCCGTGGTCTGGACGATCAGGAGACGAGCCACCTTCACGATGTCCGCCGGGGCACCCCGCAGGAGCCCGTGCTCCGGGGAGAGGTCCCCCATGGTCCGCGGGGCCCCTGCGCGGTTGGGGACGTAGGAAGAAGGGGGCTGGTCCTCGTGGGACCAGGCCGCGACGAGGTCCGGCACGACGTCGAGGTTCTGCTTGGGGAGGCGGTCGAGGTCGCGGTAATCCGCCTCGTCCACATCGAGCCAATCGAGCTTGGCGGGGGTCGTGCTGAGGAGGTTGCTGATGTCCATGGTTACTTCGGTCCCTCTCGCCGCTCGTAGATGGGGTCAGGCGTCATCTGCGGGGTCGTGTCATCCCACTGCACCATGGGACCCTGGCGCTCGTAGGTGTAGCCCGAGCCAGGCGCGTCCAGGTCGATGTTCCGGGGGGCGTTTTCCTCCCCGGGGAGAGCCGAGTCGGCCCCCTTGTCGATGTCGTTGTCCTTGAACCCCTCGTAGGAGTCGGCGCGGGCCACCGGCTTCTCCATGTCATTCGGCAAAAGGGCGTGCGCGCCCTTGCCCGGCAAAGACTTGTCGTGGATCGCCTCGTCCACCTTCTCGGTCGTCCCGTCGCCACCCCAGGGCGTGGTCGGCCCGCCCGGGTCATCGGGCAAACCGGACCGGGGTCCGTTGACCCCCCTGCCGCCCGAGGAGGGGTTGGCCGTCCCGTTGCCCCCGGCGCCCTGGCCGCGGGCCCCGTAGCCGAGACCGAAATCCCAGGCTTCCGTGGGCGTGTCATCGCTCCAGGCCCCGGGCGTCACGCTCTCGCCGAGCCGGGGGACCGTGGGGTCCTTGCCGTGGAAGATGTCCTCGGACCATCCGTCGTCCACCGGGGGCTCGTCCTGGTTGTAGGAGCCGCCCGGACCCGTCTGCTCCCCGCGGTCGAGGTGGTCGACGCGGGGCCCGCCGGGGAGGGTGCTGACGGGCAAGGTGGAGTTCGCGCGCCGCTCGTAGGAGTAGCCCGACGCCTGCTTGTCCTGGATGAAGGGCTTGTGCCCGGGCTCCTCGTTCACGCCGTCCGGCAGGTTGGAGTTGCCTTGCTCGACCTCGACCTTGAACCGGGGGTCCTTGAACTTCGGCCGGGACTCGATCGCGTCCATGTCCTCCTCGGCCTCGCCTTCGGGGTCGTCGAGGTTCTCCGAAGCGTCGTCGAGGAGCTTGACCACGTCGTCCGCATCCGCTTCGTCGAGGTCAGCCAGGCGGGGCTTCCAGTGCGGGGCGTTGATCTCGTCGTGGAGCGTGTCGCAGATGCTGCTGATATGGTCGCTGGCCTCGAACAGCAGGGACCGCACGTCCTTCACGCTCATCACGTAGCCCCGCCCGCCCACCCGGCCGTCGGGGCTGAACGAGGTGCTCTTGAGGCGGGAAAACTGCCGGTGTGCGGTGAGGACGTGACCCAGGGCAACCGAGAGGGCCCAGAGCGTCTTGACGAGCGGCTTGAGCGCCCGCGGGTCGTAGTCGTGCCCCTCGGGGATCTGCCTCTTGAGGGTGCTCTCCGCCTGCGGCCGGCCGGGAGCAGGCCGCGGCATCCCCTCGGCCGCGAGAAGGGACCGGTGCTGCCGCAGCCTATCGCGCGTCTTGCCCTGGACTCCCATGATGTTCAGCCCTTGATCGGGGTCCCGGCGTCGTCGAACAGGCGCTCGATGAACATGGAATCCCCCTCCTTGCGGAGTGCCCAGAGATCCCGGTCGCTCTTGTGGATGAGGGTGTCGCGGCTGAGCCGCTGGAAGCCCTGGAGCTGACTCACGGACGCCACCCGGACCCGTGCCGGCCGGGGCACCTTGGCCGATGCCTCGCGGGTGAAGAGCGCATCCATTCCCGTGGCGCCGCTGGTCTCGAAGTCGTCGAACTTGAAATCGCTCATGTCACATCACCGTGAACGTCACGTTCACGTCCTGGTAGGAGTTGTCGCTGTACCCGCTGACACGGATGACCTCCGTGTACGTCCCGACAAGGGTGCCATCGGGGGGCTGCACGCGCACCGTGATCACCTGCACCTGACCGCTCGGCAAGGACCCACTGGACGGGGTGAAGCTCACCAGCCAGGGCGAGCACCCGGTGAGCTTCTGGACCCGGTAGCTGAGCACGGCCCCCGAGGGACCCGTGTTCTGGATCTGGAAGGTCTGGTCGGGGACCACGGCGAAGGGGCCCGACAGAGGACGCGAAGCCAGGAAAAGAAGCGATGTGGGCAGGAGCTGGATGTGCGCCTTCGGCCGCACCACCACGGTCACCGGGACCATGAGAGGGCCGTTGGTCGCCCCCGGCGCCTGGACCGCCACCGTCGCGGAGTAGGGACTCGCGGCGGCAACGAGCGTCAGGCTCGTGGCGCTCACCTGCACCGTCCCCGAGGTCCCCGCCGGCAGACCCTCGAGGAGAGCGGGGTCTGTCACCAGCCAGGGCGCCGACGTCGTGAAGGTGGGCGCGAGGACCGAGCCGTAGACCCCGTCGTTCGACACGAGGAGGGCGACGCTGTCCCCGAAGCCACGTCCCTCGTCGAGCGTGAGGGTCAGGCTCCCCGGGGTGACGGCGATGTGCGGGGCAAAAGCCGACGCCATGTCCGTGACCTGCTGGGCCATCGCCTGCACGATCTCCCCCGGAAGCGGGATGCTGTCCCGCAGGATGCCGTAAGGGGAGAGGATGTCCCGGATGTCGAACCGTGGCGCACCACGGGACACGTCCATCCGCACCGTCCACGACCAGCGTCCCTGGGGGGTCTGGAGGCTGGCGGAGTAGTCCTGGTGGTCGGTTCTGACAGGCATCGCTCATAGGCGAGCCTGCATAAGTAAAGAACAGCAATCAAGGCCGCGATCGGCCCATTGCGGGAGCTTCACCTCCCGCAATATATTGAAGTTCTCGCTGATCGCGAAGAAGACCCGGTAGTAGCGCTGGAGAGGCCCCTCCAGCCCCTCCTCGTCGAGCTGCTCCTTCTCCCGGTCCGCCATCCCCCGTAGGGCCCCGAGGGCCGTGAAGAACCGGTGACGCACCCTCCCCTGCGTCTGGTTCAAGTTCTTGGCCACCTCGCTCTGGCACGTCGTCTCCCAGATCCCGAGCAGGATCGCGACGTCGATGTCGGGGAAGCCCGCCCGGGCAAGGTCCTCCCGCATCTCGTCCGGATCCACCTGTGGGATCGACAGGAGGAACTTGAGCCGCTGGAGCCCCCGGTCGAGGCGGTAGCTCACCGCCGCCTGCGTGATCCCGAAGATGGCCGCGATCTCGGCCTGCTTCTTCCGCAAGAGGAAGTAGAGGTGGATGAGGTCCGCTTCCCGCTCCGGGATGCGATCGAGCAGGGGCTTGATCTCCTCCTCGTAGCTCGCCGCCTCCAGGAAGGCCCCAACCTCCGGATCTGCCTCGACGAGCCCCTCCTCCGCCGCCTCCATGAGCCCGTCGGCTAGCAGGTCCCGCGAGGCCAGATGTGCTGGATCAATCGGCGCGATGTACTTGGAGCCTCGGGGCATAACACCTCAGAACAGGGGAAGCTGGAAGAAGGTCTGGAGGATGCGATCGTGCCGCATCTGGATCTCATCGAGCGCCCCGAGAACCTTGGCCCGGTCCTGCTGGGGGGGGGTGACCTCCAGCGCGATCGTGGAGATCAGCTCCATGAGCCGCAGGTTGAGCCGAACCTGCCCCTGGGATGCCTTCAAGGAAGCATACAGGGCCTTGCTCACCCCGCCAAGGGTCGAACGGTAAACCCCGTCCACGGAGCCGTAAAGCGCGATCAGCTTGGCCGCGGTCTTCGCCCCACACCCGGGGACCCCAGGAATCTCGTCGCTCTTGTCCCCGGCGAGGGCGCGGTAGGAGACCATCTGGGCCGGCGTGACCCCGTAGACCTCCTGCACCTTCGCGGGCGTGAACGTGAGGGGGGTGGGGCCCGGGACGAGCACCGTCACCCGCTCGGACACGAGCTGGAGCATGTCGCGATCGGACGAGATCACGAGGCAGGGGGCCTCCGTCTCCGCCACCAGCGTCGCGAGGACATCATCGGCCTCCTCGGCGTGGTGCATGGCCTGGGTCACCCCGAGGTCCGGGAGGAACTTCTGGAGCCACGTCACCTCCCGGAACACCCCGAGCGATCCCCGGCTCGCCTTGTACCCAGGGAAGAGGGCCCGGCGCCGCCTGCTCGATCCGTCCCACACCACCGTGAAGTGCGCCTCGGGCCAGGTCTTCTTCCAGGACGTGAGGGAGTTGAGGAAGCCCACGATGGCCCCCGTGGACCGGCCATTCTTGTCCGTCAGCTTGTCGAGCCCGGGGGCAGTCGCACAGCGGCACGCCAGGTTGTGGCCATCGATCAGGGCATGCAGTGGGGGGGTCACGGCATCAATCTCCCGTTCCAGGGTCGCGAGGCGGTCCGCGAGGTCACTCAACCTCGACCAGTGGAAGTACACCTGCTCCAAATCCCGCACCGGAAGATCGGTCTCGAGGGCCACGAAGATCTGCGCGAGGGGGGTGCCCTTCTCGAACCACCGCCGGAACTTCTCGTACCGGGCGTGGGCCCCCCGGAGAAGCTCGGGCTGGGGCAAGGGAGCGCGGAGGATCTCGGACCCCCGCAGGACATCCCGGAGAAGGGGCGTCATGCGGTCCACGAAGGGCGGGGGCGCCACCTTCTCGACCAGCCGCAGAAAGGACCGGGGGAGCGTGACCAGGGCCTCCTTCGACCGCAGCTTGATATGCACCTGGACCTCGGCCCCGAGGTCCGCGATGACGGACGCCCGCAGGTTCCGGTACGGGCCCGAGGTCACGTCCACCATGTCCCCCGACTCGATCCCCTGGTCCTCCACCGCCCGGATCTGGGCCCGGAAGCGATCGATCTCGGCGTCGCTCACGAGGGCGAGCTTCCCCGGGGAGACGATGACGGGCCCCTCGACGTACTTCGTGTCGTTCAGCCGCCGGTAGCGCTCATCGGGGTAGTCCCGGCGCACGAAGACGTACCCTTCGAGGAGCCATGTCACGACCCGGTCCGTCCCCGACTGGGTCACCGACGCCGGCAAGAAGACCTCGGCGTCGCGCAGGTAGTGCCGGATGCTGGCCCGGATGATCTCCGGAGCCTCCCCCTCGGCCCGAGGGCTCAGATTCAGGACCACCCACGAGGCCATCAGCGGTTCCGCCAGAACTGGGCAAAGGCCGCCTGCCACGCCGCCGGGGACAGCACCTCGGTATCCTCGGCCGGCCCGAAGCGGAGGGCCTGCGGAGGAGCCGTCGCCCCCCGCGGGAGAACCTGGGAGATGACCTTGTGATCGAACTCCGTGAGGGCGAGGTCGTCCTGCCCGAGCGGACCCACGCCGTCCGCCCGGACATCGGGCCCCTGTGCTCGTGGTTGCGGACGGGAGGGATCCGGCCGAGCTGCTGGAGGGGGGGCCAGAGGCGCCACGGGAACCGGAGCCGGGGGCGCCACGGGAACCGGAGCCGGGGGCGCCACGGGAACCGGAGCCGGGGGCGCGGGCGGGGGAGACGGGGCCGGCGACGCCACGGGGGCCGGGAGGGCGGCCTGGGGCGCCTGGGGCACCGCCACGACCTGCACGGGAGCCGGGACGCCCGACGGGCTACCGCCCCCCAGGGCGAGGACATCGCAGAGGAGCGAGGACCTTGTCGGCTGGGGACGGGCGAGGAAGAACTCGGCGAGGCGGAGGGTGGTGAGCCCGAAGAGGGCGTAGACCTGCTCACCCTTGGGCCTGTCCAGGAAAGCAAAGTCAGAGGTCATCTTGTGCGCCTGACGATAGCTGTTCATGGCCGCCTCCGCGAGTCCCGCCGCGATCGCCTCGGGGGGAGCCTGCTCCGCGGCCTTCTCGACCAGGTCGAGGGCCCGGGGCAGGTCGCCGAGGGAGAGGAGGATGTCGTAGTAGGTCGTGACGAGCTGGAGGGAGAGATGCTCCCGGACCGTGTCGAGGTCGATCTTTCCGAGCTGCGCCAGCATCTCCAGGTGCTTGAGGATGTCGCGGACGTGACCCCCAGCGTGGTCGATGACCGTGAGGACCGCGTCCTCCTCGTAGTCTGCCCCCTCGGCGTCGAGGACGTAGCGCATCCGGGCGTAGAGGGCGTCCCGGGGCACCCGACGGATCGCGTACTCCTCGCACCGGGACCGGATCGTCCCCTTGATCTTGGCGGGCTCCGTGGTGCAGAAGATGCCCACCATGCGGCGCTCTTCGAGGGGCTTGAGGAGCACATCCTGTGCCCCGATCCCCATCCGCTGGGCCTCGTCGAAGAGGTAGACCCTCCGCGTGGACCCGAGCACCGTGAAGGGCAGATCATCGACGATGCCGCGGATCACATCGACGGTGCCATGGGAGGCCGCGTCGAGTTCGTGGAAGGCCCCGGGCTGCTCGTTGAGCACGGCCAGGCAGTTGTTGCACTCGTTGCAGGGCTCAGGGTTTGCCCGGTCGAGCTGAAGGCAGAGAGCCGCCCGGGCCAGGATGCGCCCGAAGGTCGTCTTCCCCTGCCCGTGGCCCCCCGAGAAGAGGTAGCTCGTGTCGAGAGCCGTGCCCTCGGCGAGCCGCCTCTGGACCAGCGTCACGGCCCCCTCTTGTCCAAGGATGTCCGCGAACTTGAGAGGGCGGTAACGCTGATCCCACGCCATCAGACGTCCCCGGAGCCCTGCGTCGTCATCGCGACCGTCGTGGCCGTCGTAGCCACATCGGTCTCGATCATCTTCGAGACCGTGACGAAGTCGTTGAGGCCCTCCTGCCAGACGCCGTGCCGCCGCAGGATCGACGTGAACTCCTGCACGTCAGGGGACCGGACAGCGTACTTCATCTCCCCCGTCTTCTCGTCCTCCTCCCCGCCGCAGTGCTCCAGCAGGTGATCGAGGGCCGCCTGCCGGCCCTCGCCATCAAGTTCGTTGAAGTGGTCGAGGGCGACCGTGATGATGAAGTCGCAGTCGAGGAGGAACTTGAGGTCGTCCCCGCACTTCTTGACCTTCCCGAACACGGGCCGGCCATTCTTGACCGCGCCCTTGTCGACCCACAGGTAGCGGATCTTGGCCTCCGCCAGATGCGGGTGGAACGTCGAGATGAGCGACGAGGCCAGGGTTTGGACGGTCTCGGCGTCGCTATAGATCTTTGCCATTGGCTTCCTTGACGGTGTGGTGGACGAAATCCCGCAGGGGGTCGTCCCCCCATGCTTCCCAAAGCTCCCCCGGGTCCTTGATCGGTCGGTCCTTGCCGAACGGCTGAACCCGCGGGTAGGTGACGATACGGACGTCGAAATCACGGCCGTAGGTCTGACGGAAAGATTCCGCTGCCTGCCGGCCGGTCGAGTCCATATCGTAGCCGATGTACACCGTCCCCACGAGCCGACGCAACTGCCGGAGCATCGCGTCCGTGATCCGCACGGACAGGACCGGCAAGGTCGCGGGGAAGTGCCGGGCCAAGGGGAGGCAGTCGAAGACGCCCTCGACAAGCCACACGGCCCGGGTCTCCCACATGCCCGCCGCCGCCTGGGCGAGTCCGAAGGTCACCGCCTCCGCCTCCTTCCCGTGGAAGAACTCCCGATACCTCCCCCCGGGGGCCAGTGACCGAAACTGAAACCCGAACACCTCCCCGAGCACGTTCGTCAGGGGGAAGACCAGGACGTTATCGATCGACCCCCCGTCCTTCAGCCACTCGTAAAAGGGGGCGGCCCCGAGGACCGGAAGGGCCGGGACCTCCCCCCGGAGAACCCCGATGCGGAAGAGGTCGATCTGCTCGTCGGTGACTCCGCGCCCGGTGAGGTAGTCGCAGGCGTCGTCGTCGAGCTGGTCGTGAGCGAAGGAGACGATGGTATCGAGGTAGGACACGGGACCGCCAGGAGGGTTCGGCCGACACGCTGGATCACCATGCCCACCGCGTCGCCCACCCGGGAGTACACCCCCACAAGGGAAGGCAGGGCCCCGACGAAAGCCAGGCCGTCGGGAAGGTCCCCCGCCAGGAGCCCCAGGCTCCCGATGCGCGTCACCACCCCCTGCGTCCTCATCCGCTCCCGGGCCTCCTCCACCGTGACCCCCGTGGGGAGCCCGGACCAGGGCACCAGGACAAAGCGGGCGGCCGGGATGAGGGTGGCGGCAGCCTCCACCGACGCGGCCTCAGCCCCCTGAATGCGGAGCGCCCCGTGAAGCGCCCCGAGGAAGACTCCCTCCCTGTCCGGAACAACCCGTGTGAAAGCGTACCGGACCGTCCCATCCCTCCCGGCCCGCGTGGGGAGGAAGTCCCCACGCATGTTGGTCACGAGGAAACCGGGCCCCGCCTCCGCGTCCGTCTGGCACTCGGCCATGAGGGGGACCTTGCCCTGGCCGCAGGGGGTCAGGGTGAAGAGCCGGTCAAGGAGCCTGTCCGCCACGGGGCACCTCGGGGAGCAGCTTGGACGGGTCGAAGGGCGGGAGCTTGGGCTCCAGGGGCGGGGGGAAGAAGCGGAGCCACCACCGGCGCCACCAGGGGATGCGCGCCTCGGGCAAGGCGGCCCCGTCCCCGAGGGCCCAGACAAGGTGAGCCACGTTGGGCATCTCGGCCTCCAGCCACCCGGGCTCCTGGACCTGGGCCACGAAGATCTGGGCGGCGAGCAGGGGCGTCTCCGTGGTCTCGAAGACCGGGCACCGCTGGGCGTCGAGGGGCTCGTCGCAGATGTCCCCGCTCCACTCTTCCGGATCGTCCGACCCGTACATGCACAGGCCCACGTCCTGGACGACCGGGAGGTGGCGCCGGTCGAGGCGGTTGAATCCCGGGTTGCTCTCCCCGCCCACCTGCCGGCGGGGGTCCAGGGGCTGCCGGTGGTTGTGGACGCACCGGTGAGGGAGCCGGCGCGTGGACGCCTCCACCCTCCTGTCCAGCTCCTCCTTGAGCAAGACGTCAATGCGCTCCCGGATCTCCTCGTCGCTCCTCATGAGGCACCCCGTAGCCTGCGGAGCGCCAAATGCCAAGCTCCGTCCTCGGTCCCCTCGGTCGACGCCGCGTAGGCGTGGTCCGTGTGGTCGAGGAGCGCCTGCTTGTGGGTGACGAGCAGGATCATCACCCCCGTGCTCTTCGCCAGGTGCTGGAGAAACCGGCCCGTCGCGTCCAGGTACTCATCGCTCACCGCCCCGAGGGTCTCGTCGAGGAGGAGCAGCGGGAACCGCCCGAGCCGCAGCAGGGTGAGCAGGCGCAGGGTGAGCGAGGCCAGGCTGCACGGCCCTCCCCCGAAGGCTTGCAAGGGCTCGTCCCGGATCACGATGCCGCCCTCCTCCCCTTGCCGGAAGAAGAAGTCGATGCTGAGCCGCCCGCGCTTCTCCCCGACCTCGGCCTCGAAGGCCAGGCGCTGGTCAGGGAAAATGGTGGTCAGCCCCTCGCTGACCAGCCCCTCGATCACCTTCACCTGATCCAAGACCAGCCGGTCGAGGAGCAGGCGATACAGCTCCCCCACCTTGGTGAGCACCTCGACCCGGTGGTCAAGGGCCCGGACTTCCTCCCGGCTCTCGCGGAGCTGGCGGACCGTCTGGTCTCGCGCGGCCCCCAATCTAGCCGCACGCTGCCGCAAAACGGACAGACGAGAGGTGCGGTCCCAGGCGGTGGTCATTCCATCGACGGAAGAAATCGTGTCACTCGGCATCGAGAAGCCCCTTCGGGCAAGATCTCTACACCGGAACCCCCGACAATCTTACCCTCGGGGGACAGCACGAACTCGTCCACGGTCCGCAGCATCACCAGGCCCCGCGGCCGGGCCTCGCTCGGGGCTACCATGTAGGCCCGCACTTCCAGCTCGTTCCCCCGAATCCCCGTGAAGAGTTCGAGCAGGTGGTCGAGGTTGAACGACGCCGACCAGGCCGCGTGGTCCGTGCCCATCTCGACGGGGACCGGGAAGGAGGTGACCTTCTCCGTCCCCCCCGCGGCCCCGAAAGTCATCTGCTTGCCCTCGGCGTCGTACTGGACCCGAACCTTGGTCCGCTTGTCCATCTCGCTGCGGACGTACTTGAGGGCGTGCAGGACGGGGGACGCCGCCACCTTCGCCACCCACACGTCCTGGTCGAGACTGTAGTAGCTGAACGCCTCGTGCTTCTTCGCCGAGTGGGCCCAGCCGAGCACGCGCCCCTGCTCATCGGAGAGGAAGGTCATCGAGGCGCCGTCCCGTACCGTGACCGTCTGGCCCGCTTTGCCGAGGAAGGCCAGGACCATGGACAGGTGCTGGCTGTGGACGTGGAGACCCTTGTCGTAGAGCGCGTCCGACCGGAAGAACATGGCCAGCGTCCCGTTGGCGGCGTAGACGTACCCGTTGGCCTTCTCGCCCGGGGTGACCTTGCCGTCGAAGAGCTGTACCCCACGGAGCGCCTCGTTGACGATCTTGTCCCCCGGCTCGGGGAGGAAGGCCCGCGCCTGGGAGAACGCTTCCCGGAGGAGCGCCGCAGGGAAGGTCCGCTCCCCCACGGCCGCGTCAAGGTCGCGGTCCAGCGGCGCCAGGAGACGGGGGTCGAAGGTCGACCGCTCCGCCCCCGCCCCCGTGCCGGTCGAGTAGGCGACCCGGTGGGCCTCCCCCTCGGCCGTCGCCGTGAGCGTCACCATCTCGTCGCCGAGGTAGCCGAAGGAGGAGGTGTGCTTCGCCGGGTAGATGAAGCTCCCCTCCCCCTCCACATCGGTGATGGGCACCGACGCCCGGGCCGCGTGGGTGTTGTCCCGCGAGTAGACGTGAAGCGTCTCCCCCCGGACCACGAAGAGATACCCCGCGCCCCCCTGCCCCACCGGGCGAGGAGGAACGATGGCCACCGACGCGAGAGCCCCCACAAGGGCCGCCGCCTGCACCACGAACTTGATCATCATGCTCAGCTTTCCTGGAAGAACGCGAGCGCCGCCTCGGCCCCCGTGAGGTCCTTCTCGTAGGTATCGAGAAGAGACACCAGTTCCCCCTTCGCCTTGTCCCGCTCCGCGATCAACGTCCGCGGGTCCAGGCCCTCCTTGCGGATCTCGTCGAGCAGCTCTTCAAGCTGCTTCTTCTTTGCCGCGAGCTGGCCGTTCACCGACGCCTTCGCCTCCCGGACGCTGTCCGTCCGTCGGGTCACGTCATCCACTCGCCGCCTCAGATCATCGTCCGTCATGGTTCCTCGTTCCCAAGTGCCAGCATCATGCTCGCGTCGTCCATGTCAGGCGACGGGCCGAGGAGGCCACGACCCTCCGGGCACACCGCCGCGTAGGAACAGAGCTTACACCCCCAGCGATCGGGTTTGGCAGCAAAGTGCTCCATGAGCAGGGGGAGCTGCCCCCGGGACGTCAGCCGCTCCATGCTGTTCCAGTGGACCGTAATCGCGTCCATCGTCTGGAGGACCTCGTCCCACAGCTCCCGGATCTTCTCGGGGTCCACGTCAATCCAGTCCATCGCCGCCTCGGGCTCCGACCGCCAGAACACGAAGCCCAGCCGGTCAGGGAGCCGCCCGTGGTGCTTCTCGTACAGCATCGCGTACCAGAGGAGCTGGACAGGGTCGACGTACTTCTCCCGCCACTTGCTCCCCTTGCCTTCGAGGAGGAGGTTGTCGCTGTCCGGAGCGATGCGGGTCAGGATGAAGTCGGCTCGCCCCCCGATCATGTGCTCCCGGTACGCAATGTCGAGCTTCACCTCGGCCTGGGCATCCTTGCCGAGCAGCCGGTAGCGGCGAATGATCCCCACCCCCCGGGGGATCGCCTCCAGGATGTCCGCGAGGAGCGTCTCCCGGCTCTTGTAGTTCGATCGGGGGTCGGTGAACGTCACGCTCCCCGACCGCTCCTCCCGCGCGATGGCCTGGTCGAGAACCCCCGGCGCCCGCGCCTGCATCTGGGCCACAATCCCGTGGGTGAGCCAGAGCTTCTCGGCGTAAAAGATCTCGAACAAGAGCCCGACCACCGTGCCGAACAGGCTGTTGACCTTGTTCTCCCTCTCCGGATTCTCCGTCTTGGCCAGATACCGGTGGTAATACGCCCGAGGACAGCTCTTGTAGAGCTTGTAGCCGCTGTAGGACAGGTACATTTTTCATCCGATCCCAGCACCTGCACGTTCGAGGTACTCCTTCGCTACGTCCCGCACCTCTGCCGCGAAGTCAAGCTGACCGAGGGTCGTGAGAATGTTCTTGCTGGGGTCGGCCGCCATGGTGGCCTGCAAGGTCGCGACGAAGGACTCGATGGCCTGCGCCCCATCGTCCGCCTTCTGCTTCTTCTCCATGTCGAAGACGTCGCCCGGGGGAGCCACGATGAGGGGCAGGGAGACCACGGCGATCCCCGACGGCGTGACCTCGAGGAGCGCCCCTCGCGGGACCCGTTCCAGGTTCTCCCGGATGAGCGCCCCCCGGGAGAGGGCCCCCTGGTTGACGAAGCTCTTGCCCCCCAGTTCCACGATCCCCTGGTCCTTGTGCCAGTGCCCGAAGCACCACACGTCCGGGCCGTCCGGGGTGACGAGGTCCGCATACCGGAAGACGGGCTCGTTGAAGAACTCCTCGACAGCCGGCGGGGGGGCCTGACCGGCGAGCTGGTGGACGATGGCCACCAGGAAGTCGTCCCCCGGCTTCCTCTGGATGGCCTTCAGCTCCTCGACCGTGCGGAAGGGGCTGTACGGCATCCCCACCACGCGCACCCGGAGCGGGCCGTCCTCGAAGACGGTCTCCCGCAGGTGCTCGAACACGCCCGCCCCGTACAGCACCCCGAGCGGCTGGTTCGGGATGGTGTCGAGGTTGTTGTAGGCCATGTCGTGGTTGCCCTCGACGCACCAGACCGGGCAGGGGTAGGCCGCGTGCAGCCGGGCCGTCTTCTCCACCAGGTGGTGCGGGTTCCGCGTCGCCGCCTTCTGGTGGAAGTAGTCACCCCCGTCGAGGACCGCCTGGGCCTCATGCAGCCGGGCGAACTCCCCGATCTGCCGCAGGTTGTCCCAGATCTCCGCCGGGTAGTCCCCCTTCCAGCTCGCAGGGCTCTTGTCGGAAGCGTGGACGTCAGTCCGGTGGATGAGGGCGATTCGGGGCATGGGTTCCGTGGGGCCCGTGCAAAGGACGGGCGCACTTCGAACATACACCGAGCGCGTCCGCCTCCGCCTGAACCTTCACCCCCTCCGCCTCCAGCCGGACCATGTCGGCCTCCAGGGCCCGCACTTCGGCCACCAGGCCCCCGAGCTTGGACCCGAGGTCACGGAGCCGTCTGTAGCGCCCCCAGGCCCCCTGGATGGGGGTGGCGTCGAGGGCGGGGAGACTCGCCATCCGGTCGAGCCGCTGAAAGGACGCCCGGTGCCCGAGCATCCGGGTCACCCACCCCGAGATCCGCTGGTAGCGCCCCCACGCATCCCGGAGGGGAGCCCGGTCCGGGACCTGGTTCATCTCGGCCGGCAGGAGCCTCTTGACCGCCCGGAGCGAGGCGTTCAGCCGCTGATCGAGGTGCCCGATCCGGTCGAACCGAGCCCACGCCGCCCGGAGGGGCCGGGAGTCCATGTCAGGCACCCGCTCGACGGGAAGGAGCCGACCCAGATCCCGCTCGGTCCGGGTCAGGCCGTCCGCCCACCGATCCAGCCGCTCGATCTGCCCCCGCTTGCGGGCCAGGGTCTCCCCCACCTGCCCGAGACGCTCCACCTGAGCGAGCGCCCCGTCGAGGCCCACAAAGCCCGCCTCACGGGCTTCGAGCTTGAGGACGTCACTCGCCCGCACCTTCCGGGTCGCAGCCGCTTCCCGCTTGTCCTTCTCGGCGAGACGGATCGCCACGTTGATCCGGTCGAGGTTGGCCACGTCGGCGAGCACGTCCGCCACGACCCCCCCAGTCTGGTCGAGGAGGAAGATCGGCTTCGTCTGGGGCGCCGCCTGGAGCAGCACGGACCCCGTGCCCACCGTGACCGGGGAGAAGGCCGGGGTGAGAAAGTCCGGCGTGCCTCGGTCCGCCCGGTCGTAGATCTGCCCGTTGTAGGTATAGCGATTGATCGCGTCACCCTTCTCCCAGAGCAGGTCGAAACCCTCCCGGCGGAGGTGAACGGAAGCGAAGCACTTGCAGCTCTTCGCCGACTTCACCCGCCGGGGGCAGGTGGGGGCATGGCGGACGAAGTTGGTCCCGCTGGCGCCGGAGAGCGCCGCCGTGATCGCCCGGACCACCGCGCTCTTGCCGATGTTCGAGCGACCCACGAGGGCCGTGTAGCCGTCGAGCCGCAACCGGATGTGTTTGATGCTCTGGAAGTTGCGGATCTCGACGTCCATGACTCAGTCTCCTTCGGGGCTCTCGCTACCCAGGTCCGTTTCGTCGAGGACCTCTTCCGCCACCTCGATCAGCTCCTGCTCTTCGACACCGGTGTCGGCCATGTCGTCGAGGGGGACGGGCATGGCACCCGACAGGATAGCCTTTTGGACCTCCCCGATCAGGTTCGCGTAAACCTGGGGGTTCTGGATCATGTAGGCCCGGAACTTGTCGCGGCCGATGATCTTGACCTGGTCGAACTCGTAGCTGGACCCGCCGCGCTTGACGATCTTGTTGGCCACAGCGGCCTCAATCACAGAGAAGATGTCGTCGACCCCCGTGCCGTAGCGGATAAAGATCTCGCCCTCCTGCCCGGCCTTCCCATCGAGCTTGTCCTTGATCACCTTGACCTTGGTCACGATACCGAAGGGGGTATCGCGCTTCTTGTTGGTGATCGGGTCGAGGCGCGAGTCCTTCTCCGTCTTGACCCGCTGGATGTGGAGCCGGACGGAGCAGTAGAACTTGAGGGCCTTGCCACCGGTGGAGCTGGCGGCCGGCGGGGCATAGGAGGGGCCGGTCGAGATGGTGGCCCGCTCCTGGTTCAAGAGGATGAGCGCCGTCCCGGGGGCATCCTCGTCGCGCTCCTCGCCTCTCTTCGGGTACATCGCGAGCCAGTTGGCCACCTTGGGTAGCGTCTGGGCCAGCTTGCTCGCGACGACACCGACCTTGATCGCGTCGTCGATCGACTTGGCCATCTCGGCCGCGGGGACCATGGCCGCGACGGAGTCGACGACCACGACGTCCACCCCGGCGCAGATCATGACGAAGACCATCTTGAACCCCTGCTCCAGCGTGTCGGGGGCGAAGATGTCGAAGGTCTCGTCGAACTTGACGCCGATGGCCTTGGCGTACCGGTAGTCGAGGGCGTGCTCGAAATCGAGGAAGGCCGCCGACCCGCCCGCGTTCTGGACGGTCTTGACCGCCTCCAGGGCGAGGGTCGTCTTGCCGCTCGCCTCCGGCCCGTAGATCTCCGTGATCCGGCGACGGGGGTAGCCCGGGCACACGGGCCTTCCGTCCGGACCAATCGTGCCCCCGACCAGGTTGTTGACGATGATGCTGCCCGACCCGATGAACGGGTGCTGCCCCGTCCCGACTTGGACAGGCTTCTGCCCATCGCACGCCTTGGCGATGCTGCTCCGGGCCAGAGCCAGCTTCTTGGCCGACTCGGCTTTCACCTTGGCGTAGGCCGTGGCCGCCGTATCCTTGCTGTCCTTGCTCTTCTTCGTCGCCATTCGTTGGGTACTCTCTGCTCAGGGAAGTTGTGAAAATCGAAAAAACCGCTGGTTTTCCTTGTACACCGCGCCCTGCATGACCGTCTGACCCGCCTTCGCCCCCCGCTGAAAGGTGTGGACCTTCACGAAGGCTTGCGTCTCGGCCGGGGTCAGCTCCCGCTCCGTGATCACCCCGGCCAAAAACTCCCAGAACCGGGCCGCCGAGCGGGCGACAAGGTAGGCGTCCGCCTCGTTGTGGTTCAGGCGCCCCGTGAGCCCCGTGTCGAAGCGCACGGTCTCCACCATGTCGCTCTTGTGCATCGGACCAGGGCGGGCCTTCGGGTCCCCCTTGGCGAGCATCTTGACCGACGTCGGGTCAAAGAAGACAACGTCCTTGCGGTGACGCCGGATAGCCTCGTTCACGTACAGGAAGAGGCCGTAGAGGCCCTCACTCCAGAGGGCCCCGAACGGTGGGCTTTCCACCCCCACCGCTTCCACCTCGGGGTGCGCGGCGATGATCTGGGATACGCTCTCCCGAAGGAAGACGTACCGGTCAATGAAGATCTCGCTCGCCCTGGTAACGAAAATCCCCCGGGCCACGATCCGCGCTACCCCCTCGGCCTGGCTGTTGTGAATGCACCAACCGAACCCAGTGAGAGACGGATCGAGCCCGAGGGTAATCATACCTCCCCCGGGACACCGAAACCTTACACGCGGTCGAGCATGTCGTTGAAGTCGGGGACCGCGCCGCGGGCCATCGAGACGTCAGACACCCCGCTCGGACCGTCGAGGCCGAGCTTCTCCCGGAGCTGCGCCGTGGACATCTCCTTGAACGGCAGGAGCTTGTCCCACATGGGCAGGGCCGCCTCCAGCACCTGCCGGCGGAACTTCTCGTTCCGCTGCCAGATGGCCTGGCCGACGAAGGAGACGCCGACTTGCTGGTACTGCGGCTCCTTGCACTCGATCTTGATGTCCTGGGTCGAGAGGCTCAGATTGTTCTCCCGGAGGCCGGCGTTGGACTTCCAGATGTCCTCGAAGGTCCGCTTCGAGAAGCGCCAGGGGACCAGCCGCCAGTCGGTCAGGATGCGGTTCTTCTCGCTCTCGCCGATCTCGCCCTTGGCGTTCGTCGGGTAGATGAGGAGGAGCGTCGAGAAGCCCTGCTTCGGCTCCTCCAGGGACTTCCACACCTTGTCCGCCTCGACGCCCTCCTTGGTCCGACCCGAGGCGTCGAGCTTGCTCGTGATGTACCCGAGGGGCGCCTGGTAGTGGTACATGAACTGCTTGAACTTGCAGTCCGCGATGTCGATCATGTCCACGTTGTCGAGCTGACCGACCGTCTTGTTGAGCTGCGCCGCCCGGGCCTCGATGGCCTTGCGGCCGATCATCTTGAGCTGCTCGGGAGCGAGCACCTCGCCGGCCTTCTTGGCCGCCGCCCGGACACGGATGACCGCGTTCAGGTCGTAGCGGCTGAAGTACACGAAGGACGCCCGCACGACCTGGCCCTTCGTGAACTTGAGCCACTCGTCGTGCTTGCGGGTGAACTTCTCGCTCCCCTCGTCCAGCGCGACATCGTTCTCGTTCTCTTGGCCGTAATCGATCTCTTCCATGGTGTCTTTCCTTGCAGGATGCCCCGCCCCTCAAAAGCACAGTCAGTGCGGGAGGAACGGAGGGCACAGACCCCTCTGAAACGGTCATGGGCGGGATTGCCCTGAGCCGTCATCGTGGGGTCGATGACGTACTATACACCGGGTCAGTGCCCGTTCACAGGTCGTCAAAGATGTCGTTGAAATCTTCGGGGATCTCGAGGAACTTCTCGATCGCGGCGGTTCCGGGGTCCGGTCCGGACGGCGTCTCAGGGGTCTCGGGCTCCTCGGGGGCCGAGGGGCTCTCCGTGTCGACCAGGGGGCTCTCGGCCGCCTGCTTGGCGCGCTCCTCGGCCATCCAGGAGTCGAGCTGAGCAACGTCCACGCCGGCATCCGCGCCCCCCTCGGTCGCCATGGTCCGCTCGTCCCCGTACATGGCTCCGGTGCGGATCTCGGCGTCGATGATGGACCGTTGGAGCTTGATCTCGCCCATGGTCGCCGTGAGCTGCTTGTGCTGGTGCCGGACGATCTTGTCGACGTACTTGAGGTCCTGGGCCTCTGTCTTGAGACTCTCGACGGTCTGCCGCCGGGCCGCCAGCATCACGGACACGGTCGACTTGCGGTCCTCGATGTTCGGGAGCCTCCGTACCCGCTCATCGTTCGCGAGCAAGTTGTCGGACTCCACCTGGTAGGCGACCTCGGCCAGCCGCAAGGCGGACGCGACCCGGTGGTCCTCCCGGTGGATCTCCCGCATGACCCGGTCGAGGTCGTTCAGGTAGTTGCGGCAGGTCGCGATGAGGGTCTGGAGGTAGGTCGTCCCCCGGCTACGGGGGTCGGGGTCTAGCTGGATGACCTTCCTCTCCAGCAGGTCGTAGATCTCGGCGATCCGTTCGGTGGTCAGGGGCATGGAAGCCTCGGCGATGGGGGAAAAGACAGCGTCATACCGGGTCGACTACACCGGCGAGGGCCCGCGTGAGGGCCCAGCAGAAGCCCGTGTACCGGTAGAACACCCGGTCGTTTTCCACGGCTTTCTGCAAGGCCCCAGGCTCCCCGAGGACCCAGACCTTGTGACGGGCACGCGTGATGGCCGTGTAGAGCAGGTTGCGCTGGAGCATCCGGCCGTGGGCCCGGACCACGGGGAAGATCACGGTGTCGAACTCCGACCCCTGGCTCTTGTGGACCGTGATGGCATAGGCCAGCCGGAGCTTCTCCGGAGCCTCGTCCCGGGGGATGTCGACGACCGTGTCCATGCCCCCCTTGGCCCCGTGGATGCGAACCTTGAGGTTCTTGGCGGTGACGTCCACGAGCTTGCCCATGTCCCCGTTGTAGAGCGACAGCTCGTAGTCGTTCTTGATCACCATGATCCGGTCCCCGACCCTCATGTGCAGGCCCCCCGCCTTCCACGAGGGCTGGTTGCGGTCCGGGTTGAGCGCCTCCCGGAGCCGCTCGTTCAGGTTCGTCACGCCCGTCGTGCCGTCGTACTTCGGGGAGAGCACCTGGAAGTTGGCGTCCCGCGCCTTGAGCCGAAGGGCCATCTCCACGATGAGATCCGCGATCACGTCCTCACGGGCCGGGACGAACTGGAAGTCGGACGCCGCCGGCTGGTTCAGGTCGAGGAGCGCCCCCCGGTGAATCTGGTGGGAAGCCCGCACGATGGCGCTGCTCTCGGCCTGCCGGAAGATCTGCGTCAGACGAACGTGAGGGATGCCCTCGCAGTCCATCAGCTCCCGGAGGACGTTCCCCGGGCCCACGCTAGGGAGCTGGGCGTCGTCCCCGACGAGGACGAGGAAAGCCCCCGGCGTCAGGGCGTCGAGGAGCCGGTGGAAAAGCTCCATGTCGACCATCGACATCTCGTCCACGATGACCGCCCGGGCCGAGAACTTGTTGTGGGCGTCGTAAACCCAGGCCGACCCGTCATAGCCGAGGGTCCGATGAATCGTGGCCGCCGCGTGCCCCGTGAGACCCGCCAGACGCTTCGCAGCGATGCCCGTCGGGGCCATGAGGCTCACCGGCACCCCGAGGCGCTTGAAGAGGGCACAGAGCGCCCGCACGAGGGTCGTCTTGCCCGTCCCCGGGAGACCCGTGAGGACCAGGACCCGTCCCTCGATGAGCTTCCGCACCCCGTCCTGCTGGGCCTCGGAAAGCTGGAGCCGGTTCTGCTGCTGGTACGATTCGAGGAACTCCTCGACGGACACGTCCGCCACGACCTTCTCGGCCTGAATGAACAGCGCCAGGATCCTGGCGCTGTCCCGCTCGAAACGCCAGTACCGGGGCAGGTAGATACCCGAGACCGGGTCGTGCTTCACGACCCCCGACGCCGTCATCTTGTCGAGCACCTGCTGGACGTCCTCGGCCAGGGTCTCGCCGAAGGGGTCGATCGTCTCCGACAAGACCAGGTTCTCCAGGGCGAGGGGGATGGTCGGCCGCGGGAGGCACAGGTGCCCCTGCGTCGCGGCCTCGTGAAGCGTGTGCAGGAGGGCACCCTCGAGCCGCCTCGGATCCCCGCGGTCCACGCCGAGCTGGAGGCCCAGGGTGTCGGCCTGGGCGAAGGGGAAGCCAGGGACCGCCACAAGCCGGTAGGGGTTCTCCTTGACGACCGCCAGGGCCTCGGACCCGAAGACAGCATAGATCCCACGGATGACCTCGGGCCGTAGACGAAGGTCGATGAGGTACGAAGCCAGATCCCTCTGGGCCCGCGCCTCTGCCCAGCCCCGGATCAAGCGCCGGAGGGTCTCGTCCTCGTTCGTCCCGGGCTCCGCGAGGGCCAGAACCTCCTCGGGCCGCTCCGACAGGGCCACGAAGGGGTCCGTGAAGGCCATGGCCACCTTGTTCGCGACCGTATCGGAGATCACCCACGACAGGCAGCGCTGGAGGAAGGACGAGGCCAGGGCCGTGCTGGGGGCATAGGGCTCCCACCCCTCGATCCGAAGCTGGACGCCGTACTTCGGGTGCGTGATCCAGGACCCCCTCAGGCCCACGCTCACCCCGGGCGGGAGCTGCCCGAGACCGTAGATGGCCCCGGCCGCCGTCGCGAAGGAAGGGCAAGCCCCGCCTTCGGACCGGTGGACGTGGAGGCGGAGCACCACATAGGTGGGCTCGTGAAAGAAGACCCGTTCAACAATCCCTTCGATGTACGGCACGCCAGAACCTACACCAGAACCCCCCCGGGGTCGACGGCGGGCTACCCCTCACACGCCGAGCATTCGGCCTTGCTGCGGCTGGCGAGGTCGCCCCGGAGGACGCCCTCCGTCCGCAGGTAGTAGAGGGTCTTGAGACCCTCCTCCCAGGCCGCCAGGTGGACCTCGTGGATGTACTGGGGCGTCGAGTTGGACGCGAAGAACAGATTGACGCTCTGGGACTGGTCGATCCACCGCTGGCGCTGCCCCGCCTGCTTCACGATGGCGTGCTGGTTAATCTCACGGGCCGTGAGGAAGATCTGCTTCTCGTCCGCCGACAGGACGTCGAGGTGCTGGACCGACCCGGAGAACTCGTTGATCGACTTCCAGACGGCGGGCGTGTCCAGGTCCCGGGAGGCGAGGAGCCGCCGGAGCGTGTGGTTCTTGCGGATGAAGGTCCCCTTGGCGCTCTTGAGGCTGAAGATGTTAGCCGCCAGGGGCTCGATGCCCGCCGACTGCCCCCCGCTGATCGCGGAGTTGCTGACCGTGGGGGCCACGGCGAGCAGGTGGGTGTGCCGTCGGCCGTGGCCCTGGCACCACGAGGGCTCCCCCAGCTCCCGGGCCATCACCGCGCTCTCCTCCTCGGCCTTCCTGCGGAGGGTACGGAAGATCTCGGCGTTCAGGGACATCGCCCCGAACGAGTCGAAGGGGAGCCCGCGCTCCTGGAGCAGCGAGTGCCAGCCGAGGACCCCGATCCCGAGGGCACGGCCGGCCAGGGCGCTCCGCCGGCTGGCCTCCAGGCCCGTGACGCCCTCGCTCTTGAGGATGTACTCGCTGAGCACGGCGTCGAGGAACCGGACCGTGGTCTCGACGAGCGTGCTGTCCTTCCACTCCTCCCACCTGACCAGGTTGAGCGAGGAGAGGCAGCACACGAAGGAGTGCTCCGTATCCGTGTAGAGCGTGATTTCCGTGCAGATGTTCGATGTCTTGATGACCATGCCCCGGTCCCGGTAAGCCGGCGGGTTCGACCGGTTGACCGCGTCCTCGAAGAACAGGTACGGCTCCCCCGTCTCGACCCGGGCCCGCAGGATCTCGGCCCACATCTTCCGCTTGTGGGCGTCCCCGGCGACGAGGCTCTGCATCCACTTGTCGGAGAGGGTGAACCCGTGATGCACGTTGAGGCACCGCCGGTTCAGGTCCCCGATGGGGCGCCGCATCTGGAGGAACTCCTCCGCGTCCGGGTGGGTGACGGGCAGGTAGAGCGCGCAAGCACCCCGCCGGGTCGTGCCCTGGCTGACCGACGACGTCGTGACGTCGTAGACCTTGCTCCAGGGGATGACGCCCTCGCTCGACCCGTTGCCCCGGATGGGGGCCCCCCGGTGCCGGACGTCCCCCATGTACACCCCGACGCCGGCCCCGTTCTTCGACAGGATCGCCAGCTCGTGGTTCTTCTGGAAGATCGAGTCGACCGAGTCATCGACGTGGATCGAGTTGCACGAGATGGGCAGGCCCCGATCGGTCCCCATGTTCGAGAGCACAGGGGAGGCCGGGCACAGCCAGTTCTTCCACATCGCGTCGAAGAAGCGGGCCTCCCACTGAGCCGCGGCGGTCCCGTAGTAGAGGGACGCAGCCCGGGCGACCCGAAGGTACATCCCCCGGGGGGTCTCGCCGGGGAGCATGTAGCCCCCCTGCAAGGTCGACAGCCCCTCGTCCCCCATCCAGAGGGGGGCCTCACCGGCGCGCTGGAGCGCCACGAGGTCCAGGTTCGGGTCAATCATTCGGCCGCCTCCGGCATACGCCACGACGCGGAAGCGGGGGCGGGGGTGAGGGTGGGGGTGTCCCACACGTTCGTGAAGTCCATGACGCCCTTCGAGTAATCGGTGACGCGGGAGGCAAAGAAGTCCGCGTGGGTCACCCCCGCCGAGAGCACGTCGAACCACGCCATGCGCGCCATGGCGCTCCCGTCGATGTCCAGCCAGAGCGGGGCGAGCCCGAGGTCGGCGAGCTTCGTGTTGGTCCGGTAGCGGATGAAGGTGCGGAGGTCCTCCTCGGTCAGACCCTGGGTCGAGCCGACCGAGTACGCCTGATGAATGAAGGCGTCCTCCAGCTCGACCGTGACCCGGGCCGCCTCCGCGATCTCCGCCCGCATCTCGTCGTCGAGCAGGCCGGGGTTCTCGGCCACCAGCGTGCGGAAGAGCCAGCACCCCGCCTCCGAGTGCAAGGACTCGTCCTTGATCGAGAAGGCGATGATCTGCCCGACCCCCTTCAGCTTGTTGAAGCGGGAGAAGTTCAGCAGGATCGCGAAGGACGAGAAGAGGTTGACCCCCTCGTTGAAGGCCGAGAAGACCGCCAGGGACCGGGCAATCTCCCGCAGCGTCGTCCCCTTGGTCGCGACGAGCCGGTCGATCTTCGCCTTGGCCGAGGGGTCCTCCAGGAAGGCGTCGAAGTCCTCCAGGCCGAGGGAGGTGTTGAGCAGGGCGTAGGAGACCGCGTGGACCGACTCCATGGACGCAAAAGCCGCCCCCATCATCTGCACCTCGGGCTTGCCGAACCACGCCGAGATCTTCTGGCTCCAGTATTCCTGGATGGAGACCTCCGATTGGACGAAGCCCTTGAGGATGTGCCCGATCAGGTTCTGCTCCCCGCTCGTCAGGAGCATCTTCCAGTCGTTGACGTCCGACGAGAGATTGATCTCCGAGGGGACCCAGTGCGACTGCTGCTGCTTCTGCCAGTAGGAGTACGCCTCGGGGTACTCGAAGGGGGCGTAGGTAGCCCGGGGACGGAGGAGAGACTTGGGGGCAGACTTCGGCGACGCTTCCATGGATTTTTACCTCACCCTGCGATTGCAAGAACGGTCAACTCAACCCGGGTCCGCTTGGACGTGACGGACCCCTTCACCTCGACATCGAGACGCCGGAGCCGCGCCATGTGGCCGACGAGACTCGCGGTGGTGTGCCGACGGACCATCGGAAGAAAGTGGGTCCGGCACCGCCACGGGTTCATCCCGACGGCCAGCGCGATCTCCTCCTCCGGGGCCCGGGCGTCGAGCATCTGACGAGCCACCAGGGCCTTCTCGATCGGCCGCATGAGACCGATGACGATCGGGACGTGGGCCTCGTCCCCCAGGGTCCGGTAGACCAGGGAGAGCTTGTCCATCGCCTTGACCGCCTGGCGACCGAGCGCGGCCTCCCCGACCTCGAAAGGGGAGGCCGGGAACACGGGGGCGACCACGCGGGTGAGGTCCGCCATCTCGACCTTCTTGCCCCCGGCGAGACGGACGAGCTTCCCCAGCTCGCTCGCGAGGACGTAGAGGTCATCCCCGATCAGGGAGAAGAGCCGGTCCGCCACACCATCCCCGAGGCTCGCCCCGAGGCGCACAGCCTCCGTGACCAGCCAACGGACAACCTCGTTGTTGTTGTCCCATGTCTTGAGCTTCCGGTGCTCCGTCACCTTGCCGTGCCGGCCCATCTTGGCCCACGCCTCGGGGAGCTTCGCCCCCCGTACGATGACCACGAGGACCTCGCCCGCCTTTGCCTCCGCACGCCCCTCGACGTAGGACGGAAGGACCTTGGCCACCTTGACCTCCTCCGCGTGATCCACGAGGATCAGGCGGCCCTGCCCCTCCAGCGAGACGCTCTGGCAGGCGTCCACGATCTCCGTCTCCGTGACCTTGTCCCCGTCGAGCGAAACCACGTCCCGACCCTTCCACGCCAAGATCCGCTGCCGGTCCTGGTCGAGCAAGTAGTCCTCCGCCCCATAGGCGAGCAAAAAGGGCACGTACCTCTGCGCCTTCGCCATGGCTCAACCCCCGAGGAAGGCTTCGGCGAAGATCGACTTGAGATGAAAGGGAACCTGGATCTTGGTGGCCCGGCGATCGGCCGCCATCCCCCGCAACATCACCCGCAACGAGTCCCACCCACGCCTCGGCCCCTTGGGCCCCAGCTCGCGCAGGTCCCCCAGGCGGTCTTGGTTGAGGCAGCGGTCGGGGCAGGTGGGCAGCATGAGGAGGTCGTGAAGCAAGAGGTCGAGGAAGTGGCAACCGAGGTCGATGTCGCGCTCCAGGCTGTCCACCAGGGAAAAGGTGGCCTGTAGGTCTCGCCGGGAGGCGGCCTGGAGGAGCGACAGGATCTTGTCACGCAGGACCAGCTTGCCTCCGCCCCAGAACTGGAGCGCCCGGCCAACCGACCCTTCGCTCAGACGACTGATGACAAGTGCTTTGTCGGTGTCGGGTTCGTGCTGCGAAAGCACCGATTGCACGAAGGCTAGCGGTAGGGGCAAAAAGAATACCTCCCCACACCTCGACCGGATCGTGGGGATCACGGCGTGAATGTCGTGGGCAAGGAGGAAAAAGCGGGCGAAGGGCGGGGGCTCTTCGAGGGTCTTGAGGAGGGCCCCCGCGGCGGCGGGGGTCAGGCGATCGACCCCCTCCAGGATGACCACCCTGAAGGCCCCCTGGGACGGGTAATCGAGGAGCGACGCGAGGACCTCACGGACGGCCTCGACCCCGATGTCCTTCTCCCCCGCCCGCACCTGCACCACGTCCGGGTGAACGTCCTGCCGGATCTGTTCGCAGTTCAGGCAGGCGCAAGCGTAGGTACGGTCCCCGGTGCAGAGGAGCGTGCGCGTCGTGAACACCGCCCCGGTCCTCCGTCCCGTACCCTCCGGACCATGCAGGATCAAGGGGCGCGTCAGCCGGCCACTCACCACCGCGGCGAGGTAACGTGCCGCCGTCTTCTGTCCGACAATCCGATCGAGCACCAGGGGCCTCCGGTCGTTCCATGAGCTGTGGGCGACGGAGGGGGGGAACCGCTTGCAGGTGGAACACGGCCAGGAAGTTCTGACCGCATCCCTGACACACAAACCGGTGGGGTTCCTGACCACTCGCCGCGAGGAAGGAGCGGCAGGCTGTACACCGCATCATTCCCTCATCCACGGAGACGCCCCTGCTGTCCGAGGAAGCCCTGGACCTCGCGGTAGGGGACCAGGTCCGGGAGCTTGTCCCCGAGGGCCTGCTGCGACGTCTCGGCAACCCAGGCGTCGATGCCCGCCTTCCCCCACGCCATGTAGTAGTACGAGGGGCCCGTGAAGTAGGACGCGATCCCGTCGGCGTACACCTTGGGGACCATGCCAAGGGTCCAGGCCGCCACGGCCAGGTTGACCGTGTAGCCCCGCTTCTCCCAGAAGGTTCGCCAGGGGGCCGGGAAGGGCGCAAGGGGGGCCAGGGCGAGCAGCAGGAGCAGGCCCTTGACCCAGCCGGTGAAGGCAAAGGCGAGCCCCACCCCGAGCGCGCCCCAGAGGATGTAGAGCAGGTAGGCGAGAGGGCTCCCCACGTAGACCGCCGCCAGGCCCCCCGTCACGGCACCCGCCACGAGGCAGGCCAGGGGCCAGGAGTCCAGGCGAGCCGCCGCCACGTAGGCGAGGAGACCGAAGGGCGCCAGGATCTGGGGGAAGAGGTACGACAGGCTGAACCAGAAGGGGTGAGCGGCGTGGTCGAGCAGGTGGACCCACTCGTGAGCGAGGACCGTGATGCTCCCCTTCGGGCTGCTCTCGTAGATCGCCCGGGAGGGGAAGTAGACCGTCGTCCCGAGCGTGGTCGTAAAACGCGTCATGAAGTCGCGATGGAAGGGCCGCACGAGGCCCCCGAGCACCCTCATCCACCCGACCTCGTCCTTGAAGGCGACCCGGAACGCCGGGACCGACGCCCGCACCCTGTCCTCGAACGCCCGCAGATCCGTTGTGTCCATCGGCGCCTCCCTCGGGGGGTTAGTAGACGAACTCACCGCCCAGGGCGATGCCCCAGGTGTGGTGGCAGGTGACGCACCGATAGAGGTGCTGGCCCGGCAGCGCCGTGGGGATCTTCAGCTCCTCGGCCACCACGCTCGTGCAACGAGAGTTCTTGCACCGGATGTTGACGGTCACGGGCTTTTCGGACTCGGCGGGGACAGCCAGGCCGGGAAGCGTTCCTTTGGGGTCGACGGTCATCTCGGGTCTCCTCTGGATCTAGTAGGTGCTGGTCGGGTAGTCGTCCGGGAAGAGCCGGCACAAGGTCCCGTACACGCGGTCGTACAGGCTGCCGCGCGCCGTGTCCAGAACCGCCACGTCCGCCGGGATGGACGACTCCCCCGCCTGGCCCGCCGGGAAGAGCTGAGGGGAGAAGGACCCGTCCGCCAGGTAGGGCTGGATCTTGGCCCAGTCCTCCCCGCGAACGTAGACGCCCACCTGACCGTCCTCCCGGTAGACGCGGACCCTATCCTGGTCCTCGATGACCAGCCGCCAGGACGTCGCCTGGTGGGTGATACGGGCGATGATCGCGTGGGCTACGGCCGGAAGGTCCGTTTGCCGTAGCCGCCCCACGCGGGTCCCTCGCCAGTAGCTCAGTCGCTCATCCACATCCCCGAAGGGGGGACAAATGAATCAGAGGGACGGGGCCGCGCCCTTGCCGACGATCCCGGCCTCCGCCGTGAGGAACATCGAGGCGACGCTGACGGCGTTTGAGAGGGCCGCCCGGGTCACCTTGACCGGGTCGAGGATCCCCGCCACGAGCATGTCCTTCATCTGGCCGTCACGGGCGTCGTACCCCATCGAGCCCTCGCTCTCCTGCGTCTGCCAGACCACCACGTCGGGCTTGCCCCCGGCGTTGGCCACGATCCAGCGCAGCGGCTCCTCGCAGGCGTCGAGGACCAGGCGGAAGCCGGCCCGGGCGTCCTCCGTCGAGAGCTTCTCCCGGCACGAGGCGATCTCCTGCCGGATGTCCTCGGGCACGGTCTCGTCCAGCTCCAGGTCGAGGCCCTCGTAGACGCCCTCCCGGATCTCCCGCGCCGCCCGGACCAGGGTCGAGCCGCCGCCCGGCACCACCCCCTGGTCGAGCGACGCCTTGGTCGCGTAGAGGGCATCCTCCATACGGGCCTTCATCTCCTTCATGGCCAGTTCCGTGTAGGCCCCGACCTTGATCGAGCACACGCCCCCGAGGAGCTTGCCCATCCGGTCCCGGAGCTTGTCCACGTCATAGCCGCTCCCGGTCCGCTCGATCTCGGCCCGGATCTGGTTCACCCGCGCCGTGATCGCCTCCTCGGTCCCGCCCCCATCGACGATGACCGTGTCCCGAGCCGTGACCCGGATGCGCTGGGCCGTCCCGAGATCCTCCAGGGTCACCGTCTCGAAGTCCTCCCCGAGATGCTTGGTGACGAGCCGCGCCCCGGTGAGCGTGGCGATGTCCTGCAAGATGGCATCCTGCTGGGCCCCGAAGCCCGGGGCCTTGATCAGCATGGCCTGGAGGATCTTCCCCTTCAGGTTCTGCACGAAAGTCGGGATGGCGTTCCCGTTGAAGTCCGCCGCGATGATCACGAGGGCGATGTTCTCCTTGACCAGCGGCTCCAGGATCGACGTGACGATCGGGTTGACCGCCCCGAAGGGCATGTCCGTCACGAGGAAGCGCGCGTCGTGGAGGATGCTCTGCTGCCCGGTCTCGTCCAGGCAGAACTCCGGGTGCGCCCACCCCCGGTCGAGCTTCATCCCGTCGGTGGCCTCGACCACGGTCTCCGAGGTCTTGCCCTCCTCGATGGTGATCACCCCGTCCTTGCCCACCTTGGCCACCGCGTCCGCGATGATCCGGCCGATGGTCTCGTCCCCGTTGGCGCTCACCTGGGCCACCTGAGCGATCTGCTCCGACGACCGGATCTCGATGCTGCTCCCGACGAGGACCTCGTCGATCAGGGCCGCCGCCAGGTCCATCCCTCGCTTGATCTGGATCGGGGCCATCCCCGCCTCGACGAGCTTGAGCCCCCCACGGCAGAGGTCCCGGGCGAGCACCGTCGCCGTCGTGGTCCCGTCCCCCGCGTCGTCGCTCGTCTTGCTGGCCACGTCGAGGACCATCCGAGCCCCCAGGTTCTCGTAAGGGTCGCTCAGCTCGATCTCCTTGGCGACGGAGACCCCGTCCTTCGTCACCAGGGGGGCCCCGTAGGACTTCTCGAGGCAGACGTTCCGGCCCTTGGGCCCGAGGGTCACCTGGACCGCGTCGGCCAGCTTGTTGACCCCGGTCATCATCTTCTTCCGCAGCTCGACGCCGTTCTTGATCATGGTCGCCGGCTATACACCAGGGCCACGGCCTCGGGGTCGAGATCCTCGGGGTCCGGCCCGGGGCCCTGGGTGGGGAGCCCCAGGGCCCCGGGCCGCCTCGGGCCGCGCGCATCCTGCCGGTCCCCCCGAGCCCAGAGAGGGTGCCGCGCCGACTCCGGCTCCGACCGGCGAAGGAGGAAGCCGAACACGTTGAAGAGCACGATGCTCTCCTCGGGGTAGGCGCTCTCGAACACGACCGCCACCTGGTCGTCCCGCACCTCCGCGACCCACTGCCCCTCCTCGGACACGCAGCGAAACGACCAGCCCTCGGGGACCATGGACGCCACCGCAGCCCGGGCCTCCCCCGGCGTCCAGGCGAAGAGATCTTCCAGCCTCATCCCCGTCTCCTACGGGAAGAGGCCCGCGGGCGCCATCACTTCCGCCGGGGAATCAGCACCTTGAGCTTGGCCTCCGCCTTCTCGGTCGTCACCTGGCCACCCGACACGAGGGTCGTGTACCGGATCCGGACCTCACCCGCCCCGAGCGCCCGGGGCAGGGGCTGCTTCTGCTCGGCGAGCTTCACCGCCAGGACCAGGTGACGGGTCTCCTCGGCCAAGAGAGCCGGAACCCGCAAGGTCCAGGTCTTGTCCATCGGGTCCTTCTCGTGGTCGACGTCGCTCACCACCGCCGTGATGTGGTGCCCGGCGTGGGGCTCGACCTCGATGACGATGTCCGTCGCGCAGGAACGGTACGGGGACTCAAACCTCACGGTGTAGCCCCACACCCGGCGAGGCATAGCGGACCTCCGGCCAGGTGGCGAGTCAATCCCCGAGGAGGTGGTCGTAGACGGTCTTGGTCGAGACCGGGACGGGGGCCGGGGCCGGCTTCCGCTTCGGGGTCTTGACCCCTTTGCGCACGGGGGCCGGGGACGGCGCGGCTTCCGCGACACCGTCGTGGTTCTTGAGGAACCGGGGCACGCGGTCCCCCACGCTCGTGATGACCAGGTAGTAGATCTGGATGGCCGCCTGGATGAGTGAGAGGGGCAGGTGGGCGTAGTCATCACGGGACGCCAGCTCGATGACGAACCCCCGGATGGGATGCACCAGGACATGGCCCCCCGCGGGGAGGAGTTCTTGAACAGGCCGCAGGACCCCCAGGAGGAGCGTGGCGGTGTTCGCATCCCGGGGGCGGCGCACCGCATCTTCCAGTTGCTGGACGCGGCGAGTGATCTCGAGTTGGGGGAGAGGCAGGGGGGGAGGCATCCCCCGGCTTACACCGTCAGGGGACCGCCAGGGAGGGCAGCACGCGGGTGGGGTCCGAGACACGGAAGGACCGGTGGCTCCCGTTGAATGCCATGGCCGGGGCGAGCCCCGCCTTCACGACCGTTCCTTGGAGAAGGCCGAAAAGGTTGCTGTGGGCAACCCGCGTGGCACAGTGGTCCTCGACCTTGACCCACTCCCCGGGGTTCTCCCAGGCCCGGCGCAGGTAGAGGTGCACCAGGGCCACGGTCTTGCCGATCCGGGGGCTGTTCGGGACCACGCTGTTGAGCGTCGGCGCCGAGGCCCCAGGGTCCCCCAGGAAGACCTGCTGCCACGGGCTCAGCTCCATGTGGGGCACATCGGGGAAAGCCGTCATCTCGACCCACAACGAGGGGAGGGGGGAGTCCATCGGCGGAGAGTGCCCCGGGTCCCGCCGGGGCGCGACATCTCAGCCGTGGCCCATGGTGGGCGCGTGGGGCGAGAGGTAGGGTGTCCACTCGGGCGGGGTCTGGACGAGGCCGAGGATGGGGTGCCCGAGCGGGAGTCTTTCGGGCTTCTTCGGCTGCCGGAGCAGCTTCATCCCCGCTTCGGCCGGGGTCCTGCCGGCCTTGTGGTCGTTGCAGGGGTAGCAGGAGGTCACGATGTTGTCCCAGTTGGTCGTGCCCCCGGCCCGCCTGGGGATGACGTGGTCGTAGTTCAGGTCCTTCATGGCCTTCCGGTTGCCGCAATACTGGCACCGGAACTCGTCCCGGGTGAAGACGTTGATCCGCGAGAACTTCACCCCCTTCTTGAACAGGGTCGAACCGCGACGGAGCACGATGACCGCGGGCAGGGCCATGCTCATCGAGGGCGACGAGACCTGCTCATCGTAGTTCTCGATGGACATCGCCTTGTCGGTGACGACCAGGCAGATGGCCTCCTGCCAGGAGACGATACGGTGCGGGGAGTAGCTGCTGTTCAGGACGAGGGTGTGCATGGAGGTCACCTGCTTCTCTTGCGTACCACGGGATGTCTTGACGGCCAGGGCAGCGGCACGCTGCCCATCTCGTCTTCTTATACACTGACCGAGGTATGACATACCGATACGAGCGTACCGCTGCCTCCCCCGGCCCCGAGTTCAAGGAGATGAACGCGGTCATGGGCCGGGCCAAGAAGGTCTACGCGGCCTACCTGACCCAGAAGACGGGCGTCCCCTGGGAGGTGAGCGGCTCCTACGGCTCGTTCAACAGCGTCAAGCACGTCTGGTACGGTCCGCAGATGAGCCTGTCCCTCGACATACACTCGATGGTCGGCCGGGTCCCGCCCGAGTTCAACTACCGCTTCAACCTCCACACGAACCGCGGCGACAAATGGTCCGAGGTGGTCGACGGCTTCACGGCCGAGGACCTGAAGAACCCCGCCTTCGTCATCCCGGCCAGCATCCTCAAGGACATCCAGTATGCCCTCTCCGGATCGACCAGCCAGGAAATCGAGGCGGTCGTCCAGGAGACCCAGAACGCCATCGGGGCCGCCAACGCCAAGATCAGCACGCTCCAGCAGGGCATCGCCGAACTGTCGAAGTGGAGCGAGGGCTCCCCCGGCCAGATTGCCGAGCGCATCCGCCGGGACCGCGGGGGCTTCATGAAAGCCTACGGCAAGGTGACCGAGCACCCGCGCGACATGGACCGGCTCCTCACCCTCGCCCTCGGCCGGGAATAACACCCCCACGACCGCCCGGCAGAAGCGGCGGACGTCCTCGTCGGGGAAGCTGTTGCGAGCGTAGTTCATCATCACCGACACGACCCGGACGTTCCCCTCGACATAGCCCCGAGCCCCGTCAATCCGATCCAGGCTGGCAGACTCGGGGGAGAGCGCGCCGCACCACCCCCCGGTGGTCTCGGGCAAGCGCAGGGGCCAGCCCGTGAACGGGCACAGGCCCTTCTGCTGCCCCCAAAGCGCCTTGAGGTACTCCGGGGTCAGGTCCGTGGGGCCGCGACGGTGATCACGGTGACGGGCACGGGCCGTGTACCACCGGAAGGGACTCAAATCGTTCGAGCACGACCCCCGCAACAGGTTCCCCGGGTTGCCTTTCGGGGGCGTCTTCCGGTTCAAGGCGATCCGAGTACAGCGGAGACCTCCGTAAAAATCGGTACGGCCCGCCTTGACCCACCGCCTGTGCTCACTCGCACTCTTCTGGAAAGGTGTGCCGCAACAGGCACAAAAAAGCTCCACGGTCGCTGTCCTACAACCGTGGAGCTGATAGGGAGATAAGCGTGGAGGTGGAAGCGCAGGGGATCGAACCCTGGTCCACAATGACCTACAGCACCCTTCATTCACGTACATAGTCCCTCTAACCCTCGGGACGGGGTGCCCAGGATTCGGCCTGGGCCCTAGCCGCTGCTTTTCTCACCCCCGGCTGCATCGGCGCCGGCCGGGGGCCATCCCTACTAAGTTCACACCCCTACCCGGCCGGGCAAGGAGGCCGGCCGGAGGGATGCTCGTCAGGCCGCGAGGGCGACGAGAGCCACGTTGTCGTTGGCGTGTGTGTTTTCCCAGCTTGGTTGAGGCGGGGCAGGGGCCGCCTGTACGCAGGATACGTTCGGTCACCGTGTCGAAGCCATTTCGCCCCCATACGATGACCCCGGGCTACACGCCCGAGGGCTTCCGATCCTGACACCTACTCGCCGATGTCGTCGCGTTCCCGCCAGGCCGGGCCGTACATCATCTCCATGACCTCGTCCTCCTCCTCGCGGTAGCGCCGGAGGATCTCGGCGACGGGGCCGGCCTGGGGCCTCTCCCGCGGGGTCCGTGCCTCCTGAACGGCCTTGGGGGGCTTCTTGGGTTCGCGGTCCTTCGGCGGGGCCTTCGTCGTGCTCCCACGACGCATCGGGGCTGGCATGTACCCCCCTGGGGCCACAAGGAGACTACCCCCGGATCAGACGAACCTGATCCGGGCCAGCCTCGTCAGAGGGCCCGTCCACATCCGGGGCCACTCCCCGGGCTCCGCCTCCCTGGTGGCCTGCCCTGCCTGCCCCTGCTGGTGGAAGGTGGCGAGCAGCTTCTCGGCCACCACGTCCCCCACCTCGGGCGCCACCACGACCCACCTACCCCCCTGACCCGGACCGTTCGAGTGCCATCGCTCAACCCTCCCCATGGAAGGGGGGTACACCGGACGCGGATAGAACCCGGGGAGGGGGTCGAACCCTCGAAACTACGGTCAAAACGTAGCCTCCCCGCCGGGGGACCCGGGAGTCGCTGTCGTGGGAAACGAACCCACCTGCGGCGGCTTATGAAACCGCGCCCCCGCCTCGGGTGACAGCGCAGAAGAAGAACCCTTCTATGGATGAAGGGGAACGAAGGTGCAAGCGGACAGAGCGTCCGAAAAAAGGAGCCCCATGCCCTCGTGGAAGTTGTCGGATCTTGAGCTGGCCAGGACTCTCCTCGGACAGTACTCCCGCAGCCGGATGCACATGGCACTGACGAAGCTGGGCCGGAAGCTGGAACGTGACGTCACCGAAGAGGACTTGAACAAGGGCCTCTTGAAGAAGGGGATGCCGGCTGCGGCGCTCCTGTGCCTCCCCGACCAGCTCCCGAGCGACATCGAGAAGCTCGTCAAGCTGACCCGCAAGACACCGCCGTCCTTCGAGGCCCTGTGCGATAAGCTGAACCTGTCCCCGAAGAAGGCCCGGGACCTCATCGAGAAGGCGCGGGCCCAGGGCGTCCAGATCCACGTCGAGAACAATCACGTCGGGATCAAGGGGTGGTACGAGGACAAGGTCCACACGCTGTCCCCCGCGCCGCTCGCCGGGGCCCGTAAGATGGTGGCCGTGATCTCCGACATCCACCTGGGGTCGAAGTATTGCCTCCGCAGCGCCCTCCGGGACTTCGTCGAGCACGCCTACGCGCAAGGGGTGCGGGAGGTCCTGTGCCCCGGAGACGTCCTCGACGGCATGTACAAGCACGGCGTCTTCGAGGTCTCCCGAGTGGGCATCGCCGACCAGGCCGAGGACCTCCGGGAAGTGCTCCCCGAGCTGCCCGGCCTGACGTATCACATGATCACGGGCAACCACGACTTCACCTTCACGGAAGCCTCGGGGGTCGACGTCGGGGCCTACCTGGTCAACCACTTCGTGCAGAAGGGCCGGAAGGACCTCTTCTGCTACGGGGACCGGGGGGCCTTCCTCCGCATCCACGGGGCCGTCGTCCACCTCTGGCACCCGCGCTCCGGGACCTCCTACGCCCGGTCCTACGCCCTCCAGAAGCACGTTGAGAAGTACACCTCGGCCGAGAAGCCCCACATCCTCCTCGCGGGCCACTGGCACATCTACTGCCACGTCTACGAGCGTGAGGTCCACGCCATCGCCTGCCCGACCTTCCAGGGGGGCGGGAGCGCCTTCTCGAAGAGCCTCGGGGGCGCCCCGGCCATCGGGGGCCTCATCCTGTCCTGGCAGATGACGAAGGCGGGCACGATACGCTCGTTCGGGATTCAGGTCCACTCCTACCCCGAGAGGGAGGTCGTCCAGACGGTCCGCAAGGGAGACGCCTGATGCCCCGCCGCGTCGTCAAGCTCCCCCTGCCCCCCGAGCCCGAACCCTTGACGGTCATCTGGGTCAAGGACTTCCACGAGGACGCGACCCACTCCTTTGCCCGTGACCTCGGCGCCATCCGCAACCAGCGCCAGGCCATCTGCCCCGTCATCATCGACAGCCCCGGCGGAGACCCCTACTCGCTCCGGGCCATGATGGATCTCCTCGACGCCTACGAGGGCACCGTGGCGACGGTGGCCATGGGCAAGGCCATGTCCTGCGGGGCCGCCCTCTTCACCTGCGGGGACCCGGGCTTCCGCTTCATGGCCCCCTCGGCGACCCTCATGTTCCACGACATCCGCGACGACAGCCCGGGCGGCAAGGTCGAGGACCAGAAGGCTTCCTCGAAGGAGTCCCAGCGCCTCAACAACGCCCTCTGGCGGCGGATCGCCAAGAACATCGGGCAGCCCCCCTCCTATCTCCTCGACCTCGTCAAGCAGCGGAGCCGCGTGGACTGGTACATGAACGCCAGGGAGGCCGTGCGGCTCGGGATCGCGAGCCACGTCGGGCTCCCCATCTTCGAGGTCACGATCCGCGTCGACCCCTTCCTCGGCATCCAGGGCCGGGAGGGGTGACAATCTGGCAGGAGAATCGTCTAAGGGTGTCACCGGCGGGACTCGAACCCACATGAACTACCTTCGGAGGGTAGCGCCCTTCCATTAGACCACGGTGACAAGCGGACAGAAGACAACAGGAGCAAGAGGTGCCGGCCGCCCCCATGAACCCCGGTATCCGCCTCGACCATCAGGGCGTTGCACCCGGGGGTCTTGAGAGAGCGTTGGTGGGGATGTAAGGGAGGCCCTGCGTGTCATCCCCTCTCGGGGAAAAGGATAGGGTGTCTTCTGTCCCGCCCCCCCCTCACCGAAGCGAGAGGGGGCGCCGTCCCGTCACGCCAGAAGCGCGGGGGACAAGTCGAGTTCGACCAGGACGGCGTTGGCCGTCGCGATCTGGGCCCGGAGGGCCCCGGCCACCTTGGCGGCCTTCTGAGCCAGCCTGACGGCCTCGGACGTGCTCACGGTGGGGACCGTCGTGACGACCCCTTCGGAGCGCTCCCTGGCGTCCATGGGGCTCCCGTAGCGCTCGGCCTTGGGCGTCGCCACGGACCGCCACATCTTCTCGGCCCGGGCCAGACCCCCGAGCCTCTTGATCCCCTCGGCCAGCGTGAGGGTCTGCCCCTCGTGCTCGCAGGGTCACGGCGAGGTTGTAGCGCATCTGGGCCGTCTGGAGCTGGGCGATGGCAGCCTCGCCCTCCAGGAAGGCCGTGACGACCTCCTGGGGCGTGTCCTTGGCCTCCCCCGGCCACTTCATGAGCGCCCCGTTGAAGGACCCCGCCGCCGTGTCCCGCCGCAGCTCGTGCTGCTTGATCGCTTCCCTGAGCCCGTACCCGCTGATCTTCATCGGATGTCTCCGTGAGACGCCGAGGAGTCCCCGCTAGCGCCCCCAGAAGGAATCGAACCCTCACAAGGTCGGGTAGAAACCGACCGCCCATCCGTTAGGCGATGGGGGCAGGGCAGCGACAAGGGGTAGGTGGACGGAGGTCGGTAGGACAGGGGTCGAACCTGTGACGCCGGCTTATCAGGCCGGTGTGCCCCCCTCGGGCACCCATCGTGGAGTCCACCTGTCATTCGCTGCGGAGTCGAGGGTGGGAATCGAACCCACGATGCGGCTTTTGCAGAGCCGTGCCTTACCGTTTGGCTACCTCGACACGAGAGCGAGCACCGGGAGTCGAACCCCGCTATTTACGACCAAAAGTAGATGTCTGGGTATGGCAGTTGGGGCAGAGGAATCGCAGGTTTGTGGCCTCATTGTTATGCCGATCCCCGTCTCTGTGGTCCACCTGCAAAACCAAGGGCTTGCCTTGCCACTCAGGACCTTGGCTGCACTCTGCGCACTGATGCAAAATCCCCGTTGCCAGCAAAGCCCTGCGAAGTTGATGAGGCTTGCAACGATAAGGCCCAGCGGACTCAAAAACCTGAGCGGGAGCCTTCTGCTTCCCAGAGGGCTGTCCCGCTGCCCACCCCTTCCCCTCCGGGATGTGGGACCGATCGATGCCGGCGGAGAGGATTCTAGTTTTGAGGTGCTCGTGCTGACTCCCGGAGAACGTCGTGACTCCGAGCTTCCTCAGCACTGCGCTGATCGAGGCACTTGATTTAACAGCCTCGGCAATGGCTTCGTCGGTGTACTTGACTGGCATCGTATGGTGCCCATAGCACATGCCTTACCGTTCGGCCATGCCCGCACAGCGCGGGGGGGACGAGTTGAACGTCCGTACCCGAAGACCCGAAGGCCCGCGGTGCTCTACCCTTGAGCTACCCCCGCTTGGGGTGGTTTGCCGTCTAGAGCGGCTTCGCAGGGGGGCGTGAACCACCAACCCCGAGCGGCGCATGACCCGAGGGCCAGACCGCGTCCTGCTACGCCTCGACCCCCACGAGGTGGCCCCGGGGAATCGAGAACGGTGCGGCTAGGGGGAATCGAACCCCCACCTCTACCATGGCAAGGTAGCGCTCGACCTTCGAGCAACAGCCGCGAGTACCGACGACAAGGGGACGTCCCGGACGGGACAGGTATGAGGTGTAGTCCGGGACAGCATTTGTCGGGGAGCGTCCAGAGGGAATCGAACCCTCGTGTTCTGGGTGGAAGCCAGATGCCTAGCCAGTCGGCCACGGACGCATGATCAGCAACAAGGAGTGAGCAGACGTTTTGCCCCGGCCCCTTGCGGGTCCGTCGGGGTCCGAGCCCCAGGGCGCCTTGGAGTCCACTCGGTCATTCACTGTCGAGCTGCCCAGGGGAGTCGAACCCCTACCGGACTCCTTACAAGGGAGTTGCACTCCGCAGTGCTAGAGCAGCAAGTCGAGTCGCAGCAAGATCCCCATCGCGGTGGACGACGGCACCCCGCTCTCCCTGTCCGCGGCTGGCCGTGTCACAGCCCTTTGGACTCGGCGCAGGGGGCGCTGAGGCTCTTCTGGAACCCGGAGCTGGTGATGGGAATCGAACCCACCGTGTCTCCCCTACCAAGGGAGTGCCCCGCCGCGGAGCCTCACCAGCAGAAGGCCCCCGAGGTGGGGGCCGAAGATTCAGATCGGGGAGGACTGAACGACCCAGAAGTCGCTCGCCTGCTTCGTGTCCCCAACGTAGTCGTAGGCCATCCAGAAGTAGCCCCCGAGGCCCCAGCTCGCGCCCCAGGAGTTGCGGACCAGGAAGGCGCCGGTCGAGAACGTACCGTTCGCCCGCTTGATCACCTTGGCGTCGTCGTAGCCCACCAGGCAGACCGCGTGCCCGCCCTGGAGCTGCTCACTCGGGTCGGGGTAGGGGAGGACCGCCTCCGTCGCCATGGTCTGCGACATGAAGTGGTCGTAGACCTGGAACCCGAAGCCCACGAGGAAACCCGAGGCCAGCATCGACTTCATCGTCGAGAGGTCGCCGTCCGCGATCGAGTGGTAGCTCGTCACCTTGTGCGTCGCCGCCGCCGCCCAGATGGCCGCCGGTGGGTTCACCGCGAACTTCGTGATGTCGTAGGGGTAGGCCGCCTCGGCCGCGACCCCGTACTGGGCCCCGGCCTTGATCGCGTCCCGGATGGTCGCCCCGGAGTCCTCCTGGACGGTCCCCTCGATCTTCCTCGTCGCGTAATACTCGAAGAGGCGAGAGCACAGAACCGGAACCTTGGACGGGGCCGGCGCAGGCGTGGGGGCAGGGGCCGCGGGCACCACCTTCGTGGCGAAGGAGAGGGACCCGTCGGAGGCCACCGCCACCCCCGATACCTGGACCGTGGGCACGGCCGGAGCCGCCGCCCGAAGCCCGAGGCGCTTCAGCTCGTTGAACTCGACGATGCCCGCGAACATGTTGCCCGTGCAGCTCCCGAGGTCCCCCTGGTCCACCACCGGGCTGCACCCGGGGAGGTTGCTGAACGAGGGCGGGATCGCGAGGAGGATGCCCGGCATCTTGACCCGGAACGCTTCGTCCCGGACGTCGACCGGCTGCTTGCGCCAGCCCCGCATGTGGACCCGGCGAACCGAGCCATCCTTGGCATGAACTTCCTTTAGCATGAGTGACCTCGTACTCCCGGACGCTCCATCGAAAGGTTCGTGGACCTGGGGGGAATCGAACCCCCATCATCGGCTTGCAAAGCCGTGATTCTCCCGTTGAACTACAGGCCCAGAGGGGGCCCAAGGCGACGTGCCAGGGGCCCGGATGATCACTAAGGCCGTTATGCGTGTCGTCGCGCCTGCCTTCAGGGACACGTTGGTGAACCGGGGTGAATGCTCATGACCACCCTGTACACCGTGGACCGGCCGGGACTCGAACCCGGACATCTGCCGTGCGAAAGCAGCGTGCTCCCTTTGGCACTACCGGCCCTTGCTGACCCGTAAGCGGTGGAGCCGGCGGGGATCGAACCCGCCCGCGGCCGGGACAGGGTGCCCTTCTGCCGCCCACCATGAAGCCCCAGGCGGTCCCCGGTTTCGGAATCGAACCGATTGCCATGGCGACCCTCCCTGGGCCGGGGACCTGGACTCACCCCTACCCGGCCGGGTGGGGGGCTCGCCTGTCGACGTCAGGGACTCGAACCCCTCGCGCCCCCGGGTAGAGAGCGCGCCTTCCTGGAAGTCGATGAGCCCGGGTTCTCGGCTGCCCCCCAGGGCCTGGGGCTCGAAGCGTCACCCCGCCCGTACCGGCGCGGGGGGCCGAAAGATTTGCAACGACAAAGGGAGTTTGAGTGTAGTCCGCGATCGGATTCACTGTCCGCGCTTCCGCCGGGAGTTGGACCCAGTACATCCGGTTTAGGAAACCAGCGCCCGCGGCCGGCGGGACGGAAGCATCAGGGCCCGAAGGCCCCGGGGAAGAGGATGCACAAGAGGCCCGAGAAGTAGAGCCCGAGCCCGAGGGCGACCCCCAGCATGATGACGTTGGTGGCCTGCTCGCTCTCGGCGACCTGGGACTCCCAGGCCGCACGCTCCTCGGGGGTGGCCCGCTCCCACCACGTCCGGTGGAGGCGCTGGTGCTTCGGGTCCGCCTCACGCTGCCTACGGGCCCTGCTCGACCACCCATCCATGACCATGAGCCCTTTCAGCGGAAGCAGGAGGAGTCGGACCTCTCCCCCGGAGGGGTCAATCGGGTAGCGACCGACGGGCCCGCCACCGGGCCTTCAGCTTCCAAGCGTCGCGGAGCGCGGAGGAGTCGAACCCCTGTCACAAGGGACCCCCGGTTTTCGAGACCGGTGTCCCGCCGCCGGGACGTCACGCTCCAGATTCCCGTCGATTGAAGGTGCGAATCCGGTGGCAGTTGGCACACACCAGCGCACGCTTCGCGATCTCCGCGAGAAGGGTCTCCCGCGACTTGGCCTGGCCCAGCATCCAGGACACGTTGCCCACCTTGTCACCGTGACAAGGGTCGAAACTACCTGCTTCGCAGGCAGTAAGCAAGTTTCGTAGTCGCGCTGTAGGTGGGAATCGAACCCACACAAACTGGTTTCGTAGACCAGTGCCCTGTCCGTTAGGCGACCACAGCAAAACGTCGGGGCTCTTGCAGACCACGAGAGGAGGCTCGGCCCCCTTTGGGCCTCTCTTCCCTCCGGGTGCCTTCCGCAAGTGTACCCCCGTCAGGGTGGCCGGGATCGAACCGGCCGCATCCTGCATCCAAAGCAGGCGCCCCTCCCTGGGGCTTCACCCTGGTTGTCGAACCAGATCGATCCGGCCCTGGGGCGTCGCCACCCCCTGCCGCACCTCCGCCACCTCCTCCGCCGTCCACCCCGGACGGCGGACCCGCAGCGAGGCGGGTGTTCACCGCCACGATGCCGATCCGGGGGACCTCGTTGCCGACCCTGGACCCGATCGGACGGGCCAAGGGGTTGTCCGCGGGGAAGGGCTGCTCCTTGCGAAGCAGCGCCTGCTCCCGGACGGTCTGGAGGAGCTGGAAGATGCAGGTGTACTGGGCCATCGTGACCCAGGTGTAGCATGACGATTTTTCTGTGTGACGCCTGGGGGTCGAACCCAGCTCCACTGATTCACAGACAGTCCCCGTCCCGGACGGGTAGCGCCACAGAGGCAACGACAAAGAGTGCCGAGACGTTTTCGTGTGCTGCCCTTACACCACCCCGGGACACTGGACCCGGGGCCTGGACTCGAACCAGGTCCACGACCTTCGATTGGTGTAATCCCAGCGAGGTCATTCGTTGCCGTCAGCCTGGCGAGAATCGAACTCGCTGCCTCTTCGTCCCCAACGAAGCGCGCTACCGATGCGCTACAGGCTGTAGGACCCCTTGCGGGGCCTGCGGAAGAGGGAGGACTCGAACCCCCGTCCCTTGCGGGACTCATCTCGTTTCCAACGAGCGCCCCGGCCTCCGGGGTTCCTCTTCCATTGTTGGTGGGACCGGCGCAAGGCCGACCTCGTTCCCCGGACAAACCGGCACCCTGTGCTCACGGTGGGAGTCGAACCCACAAATCCCCGGGTTTGAGTCGGGTGCCTATGCCGGTTCGGCTACGAGAGCATGGTGCAGTCGGGGGGACTCGAACCCCCATGGCCACAAGGGCCGCCAGTCTCTCAAACTGGTGCGTCTACCGTCTTCGCCACGACTGCATGAAGACCGACCGGACGTGAAGGGTGCGTCTGCCAAGTCCTCCCCACCTCCGGTCGTGGTGCGAACGGGGGGCCTCGAACCCCCACGCCCTCAAGGAGCGCCACGTTCTGAGCGTGGTGCGTCTACCGTTCCGCCACGTTCGCATTCGGTCCTTGAAGGTTCTGCCCAGGGCCGTGAGGCAAACAGGGGCAGGCCCAAGGGCCCGGTCGGATCGGAGGGGATCGAACCCTCCCGCACCTGTCTGTCAAACAGGGGGCCCCACCAGGGACCGGCGATCCGTTGAGTGCTTCGAGCAGGCCCTCGGGGCTTAGAGGCCCTTGGCCACGCCAGGGGAGCGACCCCCAGCCCGACACCCATCCTCCCGGCCCATCAGAGGTTCATGACGCCTCCCGAGCTAGGTCTACGAGCGCCGTACCCTCACGCACAGTCGGGGTAGCAGGAATCGAACCTGCTGTTGGCTTTCGCCTCTTGGTCCCGAACCAAGCGCCATCCCAATAGGCGATACCCCGATGATGCCTCCCCGTGGGCCAGGTGCGGGAGGCGGCCACCGTCAACGGCACCCTCGCGGGTGTAGCCCCTCGTACCAGGTCTAGTCCCCCAGCTCGTTGCGGCGGGGGTCCCTGGCCGAGATTGTCCCCTGCGGGACCCGTCGGACTCGTGGGGATCGAACCCACCTGACCTGCGTGTGGGGCAGGCGCCCTCCCAGAAGGCGAGAGTCCGGTGTAGCGAGTGGGGATCGAACCCACCCCGGCAAAGCCAGCGGTTTTACAGACCACCTGTGCCACCAGGCACCTTCGCTACGTAGCGCCGACCCCCTCGCGGAGATCGACTCGTGGTACGGGTGGGAGTCGAACCCACCCGATCCGTGTATCAGACGGAGCCCCCCAACCAGGGAGAACAGTACCGTGTTGCGACGACAAGGGGCGTAGAAGATCGATAGGGATAAGCCCGACCCTCTCCAGGGTTGGAACACGGCAGGGCGGAGCCCCGCCATCCGCCCCCGACCCGAAGGGCAGGTCGCGGGCAGGTGGCGCGGGGTCTACTACCATTACCATCCTGCACTCCGTGCATTCGTGGGGCCCCTGGGAATCGAACCCAGACCTTCCCGTCTTCAGCGGGACGCTTACGTACCAAGTCAGCTTGGACCCCGAACAGACCGACAACCCTGTCGCAAGTGGGCTTTTGGTTGGATGTACACCAGCGACGCATTCAGCCTGGCGCTCCCAGGGGGTATCGATCCCCCTTCCCTACGCTGAGAACGTAGTATCCTAGCCACTAGACGATGGGAGCATGAAGAAAACGGCGACAAGGAAGCTGCCGAGACTTTTTTGGCGTCCTACCCTTAGACGATCCCCAGCTTGCGCCGGAGAGGAGGAATCGAACCCCCATTTCCACATGGGCAATGGAGTCCCTGCAAGGCATTCACCGCTGGCACCCCGTGTGGGAATCGAACCCGACCCCGGATTTCAATCCAGTGCTCTACCGATTGAGCTACCCCGGCGTCGCCACACTGCATCGCGTTCACCCCCGCGCAGGGGAAGGGCCTGTGGCAAGCCCCTTGGAGCTGGTCGTGGGAGTCGAACCCACCTGATCCGCGTTACGAGTGCGGTGCCCTCCCACGAGGACGAGACCAGCAGAAGCGACAGGGGGTCGTACTCCCCCCCGTCCAAGACACCCGTGATCCAAACGGGCACCTCTTTCTCCCCGCCACCGCCCCCTTACAAGGGCGTCCGGGGTCAAGAGCACGGTCAGGGCGTCGAACCCCCAGTGTTCCCCAGGGGGCTGGAACCCCCCGGCACCTTGCGCCTCGCCTCGGGGCCCTACGACGACCGGGATCCCAGTCCCTGCCGCCAGTACCCTCCGTCGCCGCCACTGCACATAGTGGACCGAGGGCGAACCCCCAGCCCTAGCTCCGGCCCTCACGGTCCGGAACCGTCGCGACTCGCCTGGGAATCGAACCCAGCCTTCACCGGTTAACAGCCTGCCGCCCCACCTTGAGGCCAACGAGTCAAACCCCGGGATCTTCACTCCGTTTTCAGGAGTGAGAGGACGACCCGGGTACAGGTTCCAAGGGCAGGAATCGAACCTGCCTGTGCTGCGCATGAAAACTAGCACACCCCGCCTCGGGGTCCCTGGAATGGCCCGGCCGATTGCCTCACGGCAGCGTCCGGGCTGTCTTTTCTTAGACGATCAGGAGAGGTCCACTCTACGACGCAGGCCCGACCGCTGGAGCCCCCGGGAGGGGTCGGTCACGCTTCGGCTGCTACACCCCTCACAGGGTCCGCTTCGTTTCTCTCATCCTGCCAGATTGTCAAGGATCAGGCCCCTTGCGGGACCAGCACCGGTGGAAGGACTCGAACCCTCGTGACGACGGTCAGAGCGTCGCTGCCCGCCTTGGGGCACCGGAATACGGAGTGGAACCAGAGGGGATCGAACCCTCTCCTGACCGTTAAGAGCGGCCTGCTCTACCCTCGAGCTAGGGTTCCGTTTTCTTGCTACCCTGTTGCTACCGATGCTCTCCCTTACGCGCCGTCCTCTGCTTCCCTGACGGCCTGGTTCTGCTGCTCCGTGACAAACCCATGCCCGGGCTGCGGATACGCGCGGGTGAGGGTGGCCAAGGACATGGATGTTGCAATGACACCGCTGATCTGGGCCTGCAACACCTTTCGACAGGGGACGTTCATTTCGGTAGGGGGGTGTAGGGCGCGGCCTGGAGGGTACAAAAGGTCTTTGTCGGGGGAGCAAGGAGGTGGACCCCACGCACATGACCTTCCTCCGTCAAGCCTCCCTGGCCCGGCCGACCCGAACCTTCACCAGCCAGGTCTTCGGGGGGCCGTGGGACGCCTTCGTCGAGCGCTGGGCCCCGGTGGTCCATGCCTTCGTCGGGGGTGCCCTCGGGCCCTACGGGACGGAGCCCGGGGAGATCATCCTCCCCCTTGCGGACGTCGACCACGCCTCGGGGGCCACGGCCTCCTTTCAGCCGGGGACGGGCCAGGTCCGCCTCTCGACCGTCACCGCGGGCCTCCCGGGGATGACCCTGGAGAAGCTCACCCACGAGATGATCCACGGCTCGCTCTCCCAGTTCCCGGAAGGGGACCCCTTCTACGAGGAGGGCTTCGTCGACTTCTCGACCTGGCTCCTCGCTCACGCGCCCGTCTGGGGGGAGCACCGGCAGGCGATGATCGACGCGGCGGCCTACAACATCGGCCAGCGGCGGGACCGGGCCATGAAGGGGGTCTCCGACTACGACCGGAAGCGCTGGGCCGGCGGGACCTACGCCATGCTCGCCCACGGCCCCTGGCTCATCTCCCGCCTCAAGATGAAGAAGGCCGAGCTGGACTTCACCTGGTAACTTGGCCGCGGCCTTGGCCTCCTTGCGGATCGCCTTGCCGTGCGTGCCGATGAAGGCCGCCCGGGCTTCCTCGCTCAGCCACTCGCAGCGCTCGTCCTCCGCCGTCTGCTCGACGACCGACCCGACCGCTGCCCGACCGACCTCCTCGACCACGACGGTGCCCTTGGGGGACACGGTGCCGTTGATCGTGTACTCGACGGCGCCGACGTGGAAGGAGAGGGCGAAGGTCTTGTTGTTGAGGTAGCTGGCCATGACACTACTACGCAGTGCCCCCCCGGGAATCAAAAGCTGGGTCGTGTACATTTTGCAAAATGCCGACGGGCTCCTCTACACGGGGATCACGAACGACCTCCCGCGCCGGGTCGGGCGACACAATCGGGGCCAGGGGGCCCGGTACACGAAGGGCCGCGGGCCCTGGTCCGTGGCTTACACGGAGCCCGCCGAGGGGCACGGGGCGGCGCTCCGACGGGAGCGGGCGATCAAGAAGCTCAGCCGGGCCCAGAAGCGGAGGATGATCACTTCTCCTGGGGGAGCGACGCCATGAGGTCGAAGCCCTCCCGCTGGGCCGCTTCCTCGCGGGCGACCCGGAGGGCGTAGGCCACGCGGGAGGAGGCGATCTGGTGGTAGACGGGGTCACGCTCGATCCCGACGAAGGAGAAGCCCTCCTCCGTTGCCGCGACCAGGGTGGATCCCGAGCCCGAGAAGGGGTCGAGAACCGTGCCCCCGGGGGGCGTGATGAGCCGGCAGAAGTACCGCATGAGCTTCACGGGCTTCGTGGTGGGGTGGTGGTTCTTGCTCTTGCTCCCCTGCGTCTCCTCCCACTCGGGCTCGGGGCAGGTGCAGTGCGGCTGCCCGAACTTGACGTGGCCGCAGAGCTGACACCGACGGTTGCTCTGGGTCGAGACCGTCTGCTCCACCAGCGTGTGCTGGGCCCTCGCCTCGACGTCCTCCTCGAACCCCTGGTTGCGCTCCCGGGTCGTGATCTTGCCGCAGTAGAAGAAGGGGACGTCCACCTCGGGCTCGAAGGTCTGGAAAAAGCGGGAGGCGCCGCCCCCATCACCGTAATCGACACCTGCGTACCCGGGAACGCCGGGGAAGTCCCCCTTGAAGCTACGCTGGGGCTGCGTGCGAGCCAGGGCCCGCGGACCCCCACTGCTCTTTTCCACACCGCTCTGCTCGTCGAGGGCGCGGACGGGGCACCCCTCCTCGCACTCGTAGACGTCCACCTGCTCGTACGGCTTCCGCTCGGACGTGTAGGGCTTCCCCTCCCCGCCGTAGTCGTACCGGAGCTTCCCCTCGTACCGGTTCATGAGGGGCACGGGCGCCACCCGCTCCCCGACCTTCCGGCACGTCGGGCTGTGGGATAGGACCAGGTGCGCCGGCCAGCGACCCGACGTGGACGTAGGCTGCGCCTGTGCGGGATTCTCGGACCCCTCGCGGTAAGGGGACCAGAGCTTGCCCGACCCGCCGACCGGGGGCTCCGTCGTGCTGACCCGGCAGGCGTCGATGTGGAGGGCGCCCGTGCCGTGCTCCTTGACGTTCGCCGCCACGGTCCCCCGGAGCGGCTTTCGGATGAGCCACCAGTCCTCGACCGCCGGCTTGAGGGATGTCCCCCACCCCTCCCACTCCCCGGCCCGCTCGGGCGCCTTCCCCTTCGTGAGCGCCTTCGCCACGTTCAGGGACTTGGGAAAGCCGCTGTTCCCCGTGATGAAAACCTTGCCCTTGCGACGGGCCACGAAGGCCCCCTTGGGGACGCGGAGGCACCAGACGTCCCCGGCATAGAACTCGGGCGGAGAACGGAGGTTGAAGGTCGACAGCGTGGTGTCAGCGTGCCGCGTGACCCCCACGTAACCCCCCTCGCGCGCCGCCCGGGCTGTGTTGTGCCCGCGCCACCCCACCAGGGAGAGGAGCGTCGTGAACCACTCCCGATCCTCGGGGGACTTCTGCTCCAGGGACATGCTGCCGCCCCCCCGCTTCAGCGAGGGCTTCGACGTGGTGCCATCTCCCCGGACCGCGGCCCGGAGGAAGGCACGTTTCTCCCCGAGGGTCATGCCCCAGAGCAGCTCATAGGTCGGGTGCTTGTCCGGGAGATCCCGACGAATACGCTCCGCCATGTCTCCCGTGAAGGACCAGGTGATCATCTGGTAAGGACGCGGCCCTTCGTGCCGGGACTCGTAGGTCCGATCGTAGGCGTACCGGCTGTGCTTGCCCCCCGCGTCCCCAAGGAGTGCGTCAATCTCGGCCACCTTGTCCGGGTTGACCGAGGACTGGTAGATGCGAACGCCGCGCCCCTTGCGGTCGTACCCACCCTCCGTCCAGACCCACCCGAGCAGAGAAGCGTACTCCTCACCTCCGATCCCAGGGCCCTCGTGAAGCCCCGCGAGCGGGAGGCGTTTCGGGGACGAACGGGATACCTCGGAGACCTCTGCCACGCGGTACGCGCTCCACCGCTTCCAGAGGGAGGTCCTGTGCCAGACCCGATGGTTGGGCGTCAGGAGCTGATCGGTGTCGGCGTTGCGCAGGACCACGAGATCACCCTCCCAGGGCGCGCGGAAGGTCTCCTCGACAGCCGCGAGAGTGATCGCTTCGGTCCCGGGGTCCCACTGGGCCACCCTGTCCCCCACTCGCACATCCAAACCCTTGATCCACCCCGCAGGGGTCAGCACCTCGACGTCATCCGTCAGGCACCCGAAGACGTGGCCGATCCGGTCGCGGATCTCGAAGCCCGCGTTCTCCAGGGCGAGAGCCGTCCAGTGCGAGGTCCGAGGCAGGGCCCAGAACAGGCCATGGGCGCCGGGCTTCAGGATGCGGAAGCACTCCCGGGCGACCTCCTCGAGGAAGGCCACGAACCCCTCCCGGGCCGAGCAAGAACTGTCCCCGAAGGAGTCCCACTCCTGACCCATGAAGGAGATACCGGCTGGCTATGGGGGATCCGTGACGATGGAGTCCACCGAACCCGTCGGGAGGCGACGCAGAACGTCGAGGCAATCCCCAAGGATAACCTTGTTCATGTAGGCTTCGATTTGAACGTCGCTCATAGCTGCGGTATAAACCTGGTGTGGAAAGAAGTTGCGATGCGTGCGGGGCCACCTACGTGGCGCACCCCTACCTTATACACCAAGGCCAGGGGTTGACGTGCGGTCGATCGTGCCCCGCCCGCACGAAAACACGGCTTGTGTGCGGCGTCTGCGCCACCCCATTCACCCGGAGTCCTTCCCAGCAAAAGTCTCAACACGGTCACGTCTTCTGTTCCAGGGCGTGCCACTACAAGGGGCGGAGCCTGGGACTGGTCAAGAGGGTGGTCAAGGCGCCCTATAGCTACACCGCGGAGTCCAAGGCGAGGCTTGTCGCGGCCTCCTCGCGGCCAAAGGGGCAGCGTGTCTTTCATCCCCTCGTCTGCACCCACTGCCAGCAACCTTTTGACGACCCCAACGACGGGCGGAAACGAAAGAGCGGGCTGCCCTTCTGCTCCCTCTCGTGCTGCAATCTCTACCGCCGAGGGGAGAACAATCCCTCCTGGCGTGGTGGGCACCCCGACTCCTACGGTCCCACCTGGAGAGCGATCCGCCGGGATGTACGAAAGCGCGACAAGCGTACCTGTCGCAGGTGCCAGAAGGACATGAGCAAGGGGCGGGCTCCCGACGTTCACCACATCAAAGCCATCGGGTCTTTCGCGACCACGGAAGAGGCTAACCACCTGGGGAACCTCGTGTGTCTCTGCCACTCCTGCCACATGTACGTCGAGTGGCACGGGATGGACTTCACGCCCTAACGTACCTTTCAAACGACCCTCGTTGATGACCCCGCTCCCTGGCACCTGGGTACGGACTACGACCGGAAAAGGTGGGCCGGAGGAGTTCACGCCATGTACGCCTATGGCCCCTTCCTTAGTACCCGGTTGCGTAACAAGAAACGAGAGGACCTCTCCCCGGGGGAGCGTGTCACGAAGGGCAGGGGGCGGAGAAGGGGAACGGGTCATGGGCGGGAGGATACACCACGGCGGGCGTCCTTGTGTCGCAGACGGGGGCATGGACGACGCACGCAGGCCGACGGAGACGGAGGTGATGAGCCTCCTGGAGCAGATGATCGTGGCGGTCGAGGAGGCCCAGAATGTCATCCAGGACGACAGCCGCATCACGGGCCCGAAGGACCGGGCTGAGATCCAGGACCAGATGCGCCACGTCCGGGCCCTCTCCCTCGACGTCGACCGCCTGGTCGCCGAACGGGCCCCGGGGTGGGGACGTACAGGCCCCTGACGGGCGGTGTAGGGGCGGGACATGCCCCCCATCTCCCCCGAAGCCGAACGTCTCGTCCGGGCCCTCCACACCCCCCTCTGGACGTGGGACCCCTGCCCCTTCGCGGACGAGGTAGGCGAGGTCTTCGATACCTACTTCCGCCACCTCCACTTCCGGGGGCACGGCGTCACCTTCGCCGGGTCGCGGCACTTCATCGCCGACATCTACCTCCACCTCCCCTCGGGGCCGCGGAAGTTCGCCCACGTCTACAGCCCCCACTCGGGGGGGGCTCGTGATCTTCGGACCCCACTGGGCGTACCTGCACGGGACCTTCCTCCCCTGGATCACGAAGGCCGTCGCGGACAGGGACCGGGAAGAGAAGGAGAAGCGGGACCTGACCATGCGCGAGCAGGGGGCCGCCCTGAAGGACGAGCTGGAAGCATGGGCCGTGCCCCGCGGGATGAGGAAGCCCCCGCCCGCGCCCCCGGAGACCCTGACCGATACCTGGTCGGACCTCCGCGGGGTCGGATGAGAGGCGACGGTAACCGAGGGCGCAGGTCCTCCCAGCACTCCTCGATCGGAGGTTCAGGCTCGGGGCTATCGGGCGCGGGGAAGGGCCCCCGGGCCTGAGCCCAGGACAGGAGAGCCTTCTCCCGGGCCCGCTTCGCCGCCTTCACCGCCCGAGCGCGATCGGACGCCCGCTCGGCCTGCTCGGCCCGGCGGAGGTCGAGGAGGAGGGGGAGGAAGACGGTCTCGATGTAGGCCCAGTGTGGGCCGTCGGTCCACGTCCCATCCCCGCGGTTCGTCCACTCGTGGTTGCACACCTCCTGCGGCTCCCCCTCGGGGGGGACGAGCCAGACGCGCCAGACGCCGTCGTCCTTGTGCTCGCCGTGCCCGTCGACCTCGAAGATCAGGCCGTGGTCGGTGAAGTGGACCCGGCGAAATGTGCCCCCTCCGGGATAGCACTCGCCGGGGGTGTTTGGGGGAAAGGCGACGACCGGGTAGAGACGCCTCAGCAGGGCGAGGATGTGCTTCGGGATGGACACGGGGGCGCTCCTTGGATGAGGGGAACGCCTCCGGCGAGCTAGCTCCCTTTCGGGGACGTGTCCCCCGACAGAGCGGGGGCCTCAAGCCTGCAAGGCCCCGGGACCCTAGCACGGGCCCGCGGGGGAAGGCTACTGGGCCAGGGCGGGCCCGTCGCCGAGATCCTCTGCCAGCTCCCGGAGCAGCGGGGCGACCTTCTTCCGCAGCCAGTTGAGCCAGTTGACGTAGCCGTTGCGCGTCTGACCCTCGGGGTAGCCCGGCAGGGTGCGGAGGACCTCCTGGATGCCCTGGCCGGGGTTGGAGCTGTCGAGGAGCTGGTCGAAGAACTCCGGCATCGACGGGTGGATGCGGGCCAGGGCCGGCTTGACCTTCCGTTCCCACGTCGCGGGGCTAAAGAGCCGCTCGACCAGCCGGTAGTCGCCCGGGTCGTCGTACCAGTAGGGGTTGCGATCGAAGGTCTTGTCGACGAGGGCCATGTTCTTGCTCTCGTCCGCCTCCTCCCCGTCCGCGCCCTCGCTCGGGGCATCGATCTTCTGGTTGCGCCGGTTGCGCTGGAGGGTGTCCGCCATCCACCCGACCTGCGTCACGAAGAAGGACAGGGCCGACTTCAGGGGCGTCGCCTTGATCTTCGTCCCGCCCTCCATGACCTTCAGCAAGGCGTCCTGCACCACGTCCTCGGCGTCCTGGGGGTTGCCCGTCTTCTTGAGCGCCACCTGGTAGGCCAGGAGCGCCTCCCGCTTCAGGTAGCCGTGCGGCAGGCTGGCCGGGTTGGGCCTCTCCGGGTTCCACCGCGGCCCCGGCTCGGGCATCCCCGTGACGCCGGCCATGAGGAAGAAGGTCCCGAGCTGCCGTCCCCAGGCGTCAGCCACAGCGGCGTCCGCCAGGCGAAGGAAGACGGTGGCGAGACGATACCCCCACGGCAGGGCGGAGCCGAGCCGGGAGGTGAGGCGAGAGGCTCGCCCCGCGAGCGCTGCTTGACGAGGGTCCATCACCCTCCCCCCTGGCCATAAAGACTCTACCCGCGGAGCGTGACCCGGAGGCGACCCGAGACCTTCACGTCGAGCTTCTCCAGGGCCTCCATCCCCGTGTACCCCTGGCCCACGAGGTCGAGGAAGCTCTCCCCCTTGGCCGTCTGCGCCGTGCCCGCCCGCGTCGTGATCCTCTTGAGGTCCACCCGCGCCTCGATGTCGTCCTCCCCCCAGTGAACCCTCTCCAGATTGTACTCCACCTCGCCCCCCTCCGACCGCTGTCGAAGCTCGGGGAACCGGTCCGCCACCCGCTCCTTATGACGCCGCGAGGACGTCCTACAGTAGTTCGCCCAGTGATTGTGGATCGCGGTCTTCAAGTAGCCCCGCCACTGCGCCGCCGAGATCGCCGGACCCGGGCCGAAGGCCGGGGTGAAGTGAAGGCGCCGAAACCCCTTCTCCTCCGCCAGCCGCTCCACGTCGAGGGTGAGATACCGCGTCCCCCTCCCCGCGTAGCCCTCATGGCCCCCCTTGAGCTTCCCCTCCCCGTCCACCGGCTCCGGGGCCCACTTCGCCTTCCAGGGCTTCTCCATCCCTGCCTTCTTCACCCCGAAGCGGAAGGCGTACTGCCGAGACCGCCACTGAGCGAACTTGATCCCCAGACGCTGACACGCCTCCTCCGCCGTCATCGTGAGCGGAGCCCGTGAGGCCACCATCCTCTGAAACTTCCCGAGGACGTCCGACTCGATGATCTTCAGGCTGATGTGCTGGAACACATCCTCATACGTCCCCGCACCCCCCTGATTGATCCGAAGGATCGTGCTGCGGATGAAGGCCGCCTCCGTCCGAAACAGATCCTCGTAGGATGACGGAATGTGCTGAGCACTCATGCTGCCTTTCATGCCCTCTACTACGCCCGAGGACCCCGGGAATCAAAGAGCGATCCGAAGATTTCGGACCGCCTCGCCCCCTTCTACCCCCACCACCTTTGGTGTCAACTGGGTAGCAACAAATACGGAGGTCCTAAGAGGTACGCTCCCGTCCCCTTCACGCGCAAGGAGACCTTCCCTTCCCTCCCCAGAGGAAGGGAGCCCCTCCCTGATCCCTCCCAAGGGAGCCCAGAGGAAGGGAGGGAAGGTCTCCCTTCCTCTGGGGCGGAGGGGGTCCCCTCCTCTCCCCGGAGGAAGAGGGGCTGTGTACCATCCCCCCCCCCTGATCCTCCCCGGGCCCCTCTCTGACGAGGAGGATCGATCCGGGGAGCCATGGGGGGCCTACAGGGGAGCCCCTCCCTGATCCCTCCCAAGGGAGCCCAGAGGAAGGGGGAGCCCTTCGTCACACTACGGTCGCGATCGGTTTTTTTCTAGTTCGGCCTCATGGGGTCCTTCTCTTCCTTGGGTGGGAGCCGTGGGGGGAGTGGGAGCTTCGCTCTCTCTTCCTCTGGTCTCTCTTGCCGTGGTGGGGTTGGTGGGGTTGGTGGGGTTGGTGGTCTCTCTTGGTTCTCTTGGGGTGTTGGTCTTTATCCTTGGGGTGTTGGTGTTGGTTCCTTCTCTCGGGGGGAGATGGGTGGTGGTTGTGGTTTCGGGGTTTGGGTTGGGAGTGGGTTCCAGGTTCGGATCACCTGATCAAGAAGAGAGAGAGAGAGAGCCAGAGAGGCTCTCTCCTAGTTCTTCTTGATCCAGATCAGATCGACGAGATGGCTCGATCGGATCACGGAGTGACCAACAGCATTAGGAAGAGGTGAGAGGAGGCCAAAGCTCTCCCCCTTCCCCCGACTCCCCCTGAACCACGATCGCGACATCCGCGTCGTGAAGGGAGCACGGCATGAGAGGCATCCTCCGAGAAGATCTCGAAAGGGGTCCGCCTCTCCCTGGACGATCGATTTTTCGCCCTCACCAATGCGTCGGATGGAACGCAGAGAGGGACTGCCCCCCACCGGGAAGGTGGGGGTAGGGAACCTACTAACCTTTGCGCCTGGACCGGGCACAGTGAGCGGGAATACCCCACCTGGGGCAAGGGGCAAGAAGAAAGAGACCCCCCCTGCCTCAAATCTTTCACTCATGGCCTCGGGGGGGCTGTGGAACGAACGACGATCCTCACGGTGGCGGAGGTGGCGGAAGCCACGGTAAAAATGACCCTCCCTGCTCCTCTGCGGGTGGGGGATCGGCTCACCCTTCGCTTCCGGTTGCGGCGGCAGCACCAGGGGAGAACGGAGGCGCTGGACATCCTCGGGGTCTACCGGGTGGTGTCCTCGGCCGTGGGGACCCAGCACCACGCGGTGGAGGTTGAGTCCACGGGGCTCGTTCCTCGCTGGAAGGCCGTGAAGAAGGAACGCCCCTTCCAGCGCATCCTCGGCCCCACTCACCTCAAGGGAACGGTGGGCGGATGAGCCCCCTGCTCCCCACCGAAGAACACCTCGCCACCCTGCCTCGGGCGATCTGGATGCAGGACGGGGTGAACCTCGTGATCTACCGCGGCTCCCCCGAGGACATCGTCCGGGGCCTCCTCCGCCAGAAGGGCGTCCCCGCCCGGGGCCGGCTCCGCCCCGCCCTCGGCGTCCTCAGCGCCCTCCTCGCCCGGGAACGAGGCATCCTCATCGACATGGCCGATCCGGTCCCCGAGGGAGCCGCCCCCGCCCTCTTCGTTCATGCCCTCCTGGTCACCCGCATGGCCCGCCCCCTCGGGGACGCCTTACCCGGAGCCTGGGAGGCCCCTTCCTGGGCCTTTGGACCCTTCCCCCTTACCCAGGAAGGGGTCGGGGCCTCCGGGGCCTTCCTGGGCCACTCCTCCTCGAGGAAGGCCCGGAGGTCCTCGAGGATGGCGTCGGCGGCCAGGTCAAGCCGGGCGAAGGGAAAGAGGCGCCGGGCACGGTAGACCTCGTCGGAGAAGTCCGCGACGGTGGGCGGGTTCAGCCCGACCCGCCCCTGGACCCAGCGGTCGAAGAAGAGGGCGTCACTCCGCCGGTCCTCCCCGAAGACCAGGATGAGGCCCTTGCCGTGAATCCCGTCGCGGCGGACCCGGAGGCCCACGGCGCGCTCGCGTCCGTTGTAGAAGGGGAAGGTGTCGATCTCGATGTCGTAGCGCGGCTCGTCGTCAAGCCAGGGGGCCCTGGAGGCCAAAGGATGCGTTACCCCGGCGGTGTAGGCCGGGGACATGCAAAACCACGATCGGGTCTGGGGTGCGCTCGGGGCGGTCTGCGGGTTCCCGGCGCTCACGACGCCGTTCCTGCTCAGGGCGGGCCGCCCGCACCTGCCCCTCTGGACGGTCCTCGGGGGCCTCGTGGGCGTCTTCGCTTGCCAGGCGTACGGGAAGCGGGCGGACGCCCGGGTCCGGGGCTAAGAGCAGGCCGCGGGCCTGGCTGATCTTGGTGGCGATGCGCTGGGCGGAGCCACGGCCGGCCGTGGTCTTCACCTGGAAGAGCCCGCGGACCTCGCAGCGGTCCTGGCCCGCCACGGGGCAGGAGAGGTCGACGCGGATGAGGTGCCCTTCGTTTGCCCCCTTGGCGGCCGTCTCGGTCGCCAAGGGGCTCGGGCACCAGGTCCGTGCCGCGGACGCCCCACCCCACCCCGGAGCCCTCGATGGGCATCCGGCGGACCCGCTTCTGGAGGTCCGCCACGACGTTCGTCACCCTCCGCTGGCCGACCTTGTGGAGCTGGCCCGTGGTGTCGCCCGTCACGGGGTCGACATCGTAGCGCCCGTCGGTCCGCTCGCTATCGCCCTTGACATCGTGGTCTCGCCCGCCCGGTGCCGTGGAAGGTCTGGTACGTCACGATCCGGGCGTTGGCCCGGCGGGGCTTGCCCTGGGCATCGGTGCCGAGGACCCCGGTCTTGGAGATCAACGTCCCCGGGGAGGACTCGGTCCAGGTGAGAGGAGTGTTCGTCCTGTCCCCCCGCTACACCACGGTGTACAGGTCGGCCATGAGCCACCCCTCCGCCGACTCCCCCACCCCCGCCCAGCTCGACACCGCCTTCCTCCATCTCTGGACCACCCGCGAGATCCGTAGCTTCGCCCCGCACCCCATCCTCGATGCCCTCGTGGCCGCGAACCGGGCCGTGGTCGAGGTAGCACCCCCCGCCCTCCGTCCGACCGGTACGACCGAGCGGACGTGGGTCTACCGGCCTCACCCCTCGGCGGATGTCATGATCGTCCCCTTCCCTGACCCGACGCCCCCGGCCTCCCCGACCCCCGAGGTCGCCGAGGTCCCCTTCGACGTGTACACGCAGGTCGACCACCGGGTCGGGGTCATCCTCTCGGCCGCCGCCATCCCGAAGAAGAAGAAGCTCCTCGACCTCTCGATCGACCTCGGGGAAGCCACCCCCCGCCGGATCATCTCCGGCCTCGCCCTGGCCCGCAAGCCCGAGGAGCTGATCGGTCTCCGCGTCCTGGTCGTCACGAACCTCCCGCCCCGGGACTTCGGCGGGGGCCTCATCTCGCGCGGGATGATCCTCGCGGCCTCCTACGGGGACGACCTCGCCCTCGTCACCGTCGACCGGCCGGCCCGGGCCGGCACCCGGGCCACCTGATGGCCTCCCCCGCCCCGAAGAAGGCCCCCGACGACATGGCGGCCCTCTGCCTCTCCTGGGCCCTTCGGACGGGCCCTCTGGCGTCGTCCGGGGCCCAGGCTCTCACCCTGGCGGATACGGACGCGGGCCCGGCCCTGGTGGCGCAGGTCCTCGGGCGCCTCGGGTCCAGCGTGCTCTCGCTTCTCCTCGACACGGACGCCCCCTTCCCGGAGGCCCTGATCAAGCAGCAGCCCGGGCACGCGGCCTACGTCGAGATCCGGGCGTCCTCCCGGTCCCGGCTGGCCCGCCGGCTCGGGTGGCGCGGTGGGGACGCCTACCGCGTCTCGGGGGAGTCCCTCGGGTTCCACCTGGCCTTGCACGTCAGGGTCCCCTACGCGGACGCCCTCTGGCTCTGGGGGGCGGCGCTCTTCTCGGGCACGCCCCCCTCGCTTCACCCCCACCTCACGGTCTCCCGCGCCCCCCTGGGCTACGTGACCCTTCGCCTCCACCTCCACCCCCGGAGATCCCCTGATGCCCCCCCTGTCCACCGCGCTCCTGCTCACCGACCTTCCCCCCGGCTGCGAGGACCTCACCCTCCTGCTCTCCTGTGAGGGCGGGATGCGCGTCGCCCTGGACCTCTTGATCGCCCGGCCCGCGCCCCCCACGGCGGCCGAGGTGCGGATGCTGGTCGACCACTGGTACTCGATGCCGGGGCACGGGGCGGGGGGCATCCTCCATGTCGCCCTCGACGACGGCAACCTCGACGACGGCAACCTCCGCTGGCTCCGGGACGAGGCGACGGCCGCGGGCAACGTCCTCGGGCACCTGCTCGCCACCGTGCTTCTCCGGGTCCCCGAACCGGAGCGAAAGCGCTGCCTGTGGGGTGAGGACTAGCCCTCGAAGGGCTGGTCGTGGAGCGCCCCGGCCAGCACGAGCAGGTGGGTCACCCACCGCTGAACCTCGACCAGATGGTCGCCCCCGACGTCGCTCAGCGTGATGCCCACGGTCGCCTTGACCATCCCCTCCCGCACCTCCAGCCGGAGCCACAGGCACTGGTCCTCGTCCGGCTCGGGGTTCGGGGCGCCGACCACCGGGGGGCGGAAGGAGACGCGGGTCGCCTGGTATGCCCCCCTGAGCCCCTGGAGGTAGCGGAGGGGCGTGTGCAGGAAGGGGCAGAGGGCGGAGGCTTCGATGACCGTGGTGATGTCGGAGAGGAGCATGGCCTCCCCGTACACCGCTAGAAACAGGAGTCCGAGCAGGGGCGCTCGCCCAGCTCGGCCGCGTTCAGCACCGGGAGAGACCGGCCCTTCTTCGCGACGTACTCCGTGATGCTCCCGGGGCGGTTCTTCGTCGAGGAGCGCCAGAGGCCCTCGACGTTCGTGAGGCCCGGCTTGGCCAGGCGCTCCATCTCGACGATGCGGGCGACCAGGTGATCCGGCAGGGCGTCGATCTCGTGAGGCTTCGACGCCGGGCAGAAGAAGCAGGCCGACTTGGCCGGGACCGGCAGGCCCGCGGCGGCAATCTGCCGGATGCACTCCTCCCGGTCCCAGCCCCACTCCCGCAGGGGATACCAGTAGCGGTACTCCTTGTCGTCGGTCATCCGCCAGGCCCGGCGCCCGTCCGCCTTGCCGCTGTCGTAGCCGATCGCCTTCGTCACCTTCTCGCCCCGGGCCCAGGCTTCCTGAGCAGGGGCCCACGCCTTCACCCTCTTGTCCTGCGGGGCCCGCTTCCACTTGAGCGAGCACGACTTGCGGCCAAAGGCGAGGGACGGGAGGGTCTTGTTGGAGATGCAGTTGCCCTCCAGGGTGCTGTACGGCGCGTTCTTGAACCGCTTGGGCACGTAGCGGACCACCTCGACCGCAGGGAAGCCCACGCTCCTCAGCCATGCCTGGATCACGGGCAGGTAGGCGTAGGTCTCGGGCTTCTCGCTGCCCGTGTCGGCCGTCAGGATGAGATCGGGGCGAATGCCCCGTTGCCAGAGGCCCACGAGCATGGCGGTCGAATCGACCCCCAGGCCATAGGCGATCACGAGAGGGGCCACGGGGGGTGCGGAGGGGGTATCCATGCGGGTCTCCAGGGGGATAAATGCTTCGGGCCGCTCATCGCGGCCCGGGGGTGAATCAGCAAGCGATCTCTTCGAGGTAGGTGTCGAGGAGATCCAGCTCGCGTTCGAGGGGGTTGTGCAACGGGGCCATCTGCCAGTCGAGGTGCTCGCGCTCCCCGATATCGCAGGGGTTTTCGAGGTCGGGTGACGTGGCGAGGATGTCCGCTTCCATCACCTCACGGACTTCAGCGAGGCGGCCCGCGAAGGGGGCGGGAGCGACGAGGGAGGTCTTCATGCCGCTACTACGCAGACCCCCCTCGGGCCCGATCGCGCGGATCGAGCACTTGCTCCCTTCCCGGCCCGTCACACGCCATTTCCGGCCCCCCGCCGGGTAGCGCGCCCCGCCCCCGGTGACGATGGTCTGGTTCGTCTCGACGACCTTCCCGACCATGTCCTTGGCCCTCTTGAGCTTGCGGTAGCGCTCCCGGCCCGCCCGGGTCGAGACCCGCTTCGGAGGCGCCGGGGGTGGGCCCTCGTGACGGGGCTGGAGCCACCCTTCGACGAACGCCTCCGCGGGCAGGAGCAGGGTGGCCCAGGTGGCGTACTTCTCCCGGGTACGGAGGTCGACAAGGAAGGGCTTGTCATCGCCCTTCTGGTAGGCACTCACGTTGAGGATCTCGCCCCTGAGCTGGCCGACCTCGGCCTGGCACCGGGCAGCCTCCCGGGCGATGACGGCGTCGTGGTCGGGCTCCCGCCGGAGCATGTGTAGGCGGGCCTCGTGGACGCGCCAGGAGGACTTGTGGAGCCCCGTCACCTCGACGTGGTTCGAGCCCACCTTGGTCACGCAGACCAGGCTCTCCCCCTCCTTACGGGTACCCGTACCACTCTCCGATGTCGGGGGGCGCGTCCCCCTCCAGGACCTCCGCGCTCCCGACCGGGACGATCTCCGTGTCGCTCATGGAAGGACCCCCTGGGCCCGGAGCTTCGCCACGCCCGCCGGGGTGGTCATGGCGTGATGGTTGACCGTGGTGACGTAACCGAGGTCCCGCAGGGTATGCACGATCCCGTAGGCGGACCTGGGCCCGTTGCTCTTGTCGTCGTAGCGGTAGGCGTAGCCCTGGGGGCTGGCCGCTTTCGTCAGGATGTCGAGGTCCTTGCCCTTGAGGGGCATGGAGCGGCCGTAGGCTCGCCGGGCCGCCCGCAACTTCTCCGATGCCTTCCGTAACGGGTCCTCCAGCGCCCTCTTCTGAGCATTGGCTTTCTCGAGGACATCCTCGATCTCCTCGCGAGCTATCTCGTGGGCTTCCGTCTCCGCTTTGGCTGCGGCAACGGCCGCAGCCAGGCGCACTTCTTCGTCGGTCTTCTTGGCCATGGTGGGTCTCCTGCCCCTCCTACGCGGGGGGGGGTCGTGGGAATCAAAACGGAAGGATCTGCCCGTGCTCGGCGGTGGACGTCACGAGCCCGGCGGCCTTGAGCCCGTCCATGAGCCGCTCGGCCTCCTCGTCCGGGCCGGGGGCGTCGAGGTCCCAGAGGTTCAGGACGTCCCAGAGGTCCCGATCGGCCCCGATGAGAAAGACGATGGTCTGGATGGTGCAGGGCCGGAAGGTGCGCCAGGAGAGGACCCGGGCCTCGGGCTTCGTCAGGGCCGACTCGGGCCCGAGAAGGGCCTCTTCGACCTTCGCCTCCGCCCGGTGCATGACCTTCCCTCGCTCGATGTCCGGGCAGGCGCTCCGGCGGACATCCCGGCGAATCTCTCCGCTCAGGGTACGCGATCCTCCGTACCCTGAGCGGTCGCAGACGTCGTACAAGGTCCCGAGTTCGATGTCCGGGCACAGGGACCGGATCTCGCGGACGTATTCGTGGATGGCGCGCAGGCCGGCGAGGTCGTCGGGGGAGAGGCTCATGCCCCCCGCAACACCATCAGTTCAGCGCGGACTGGAGGGCGAGCTTCTTGAGGGCGCGGACGAGCCGGGCCCCGACGCCCACGCTCTCCGTGACCCGCCCCTCGGCCCCGGCCATCTCGGTCTCGATCTTCACGCGGAAGCAGGGGACCAGGGCCGAGAGACCTCCGGTGAGGGTGAGGACCCAGGTGACGCCCGGCCAGGGTGTGAGGGTGATGTCCGCGGTCTCCCCGCGCCCCACGGGCGCAAGGAGGGGCCCGAGGTCGGTCTGGTGGTAGGGGCCGAGGTGCTCGGAGAGGGCGAGGGTGAGCTGTTCTAGCCTCATGCCTCACCAGACGCCGAACGGAGGACTCTCACGTCGGGTAGACGAGACGGAGGTCCCGGGCGAGGAGGAAGCGAGCCACGAGGCCGAGGTCACCCTGCCGGCCGCCGCGGAGCTGGCGGTAGTGGCCGAGGGCCGTCCGGGCATCCTCGTTGCCCTTGCCGTTCCACGGGTCCTCGTCGACCCTCTCCTGGAGCTGGCGGAGGACCGACTCGCCGTCCACGAGGACGACCTCGCCCCGCTTCCTCGGCCCGATCCGGGCCGAACCGGTGAAGGCGATCGGGGGCTGTTGACGCCACACCCTGAGGACGGGCCAGGAGGAGACGGGGGAGGAGGGGGTGCGGACCTTGGCGATGGTCGAGGGGGTCATGAGCCTCCTACGCAGCGCCCTCCCCGGAATCAAAACCGAATCGTCACCCGTCAAGCCAGCCCTTCACGTCCGCGTCGAGCATGGGGGTCCCCCGGCCCCGCAGGGTCATCATGAAGCGGTCCCCCTCGGGCACCGTGGCCCAGATCTCCCGCGCCTTCTCGACGTTCCCCAGGGCGACCAGCTCGGTCAAGAGACCCGCCTTGTGCTTGAGGGCGACGCGCTCCCGCTCGGGCATCGTGACCGCAAGCCGGCGCCGGGTCTTGCCGGGGGTCAGGGGGCCGGGTTGGGTGATGTTCTGCTTCGTGAACCGGACCTTGGGCATGGCGGAGTCGTCGGGCGTCACGATCACGCTGACCGCGAACTTGCCGGGGTCCTGGGCCTTGGCCCAGATGACATGGAGGGTGCCCGGGGGGGCCAGGGGGATGCAGGCGTTGATCGCTTGCTGGACGACCCCCGCGGCCCCCACGAGAGCCGGCCGGACCTGACGCATCTTGGGGTCCCGGCGAGTGAACTCCGGAGCACCCCCGAGCCGGGCCGACCACGCCACCTCGGCATCGAAGAGACCCAGGCTTTTGACCTTCTTCGATGGGACTGAGCCAGGGGTGAACCGCACCACGCGGCCCTTCGTGTCGGTGTTTGCCTCCGGATCGAGACCCGGGATGGTTTGTGCGATTTTCATGCACTCTCTTTACACCGGACCGAGTGCTGTCCCTGCTAGTCGAGCCCAGGAGGGGCCCCCCCTCGTAGTACGTAGGCCCCGAGGGCCAGCCCTCTTGTGCGCACTGCCCCCAGGGGCAATGCCTTAGGATCGGGGGGCCCCTTCCGGGCTCGACTAGAAGCTCACCATCCTCGTGCCCACCGATACGGTGAGCTGCCGGCACCCTTCGACGTCCGGGACAAGGAAGCGGGGGAACCCGTCCGCCAGCGTCTTGAAGTTCGGCCACACCCGGGGGCGCACGTACACGACCTCGCTGAGCGGTCCCGTGACCCAGCGGCCGTCCACGAAGATGATGTACCGGAAGGCGAACACCCCCAGGTAGGGCCCGGAGTTCGTGCTCACGCGCCCGCTGGTCGTCACGCGCTTTTTGCTGCCGATGTAATAGCGCAGGGTGGTCAGCCTCTCCCCGCGCACGTCCTGGATCGTCACGTAGTCGAACCAGGGCGCGAAGACGTCGGCCACGCTCAGGGTGAAGTGCCCGCCGAAGGGGAGCCGGTCAAACGGCCCGTCGGGCACCACCGACCACTCCGTGGGCCGCGGGACGTCCCCGACGCGCGGACCCCCGGACCCACCCCCGCCCCCGCGCGTACCCCCCAGGCCCTCGCCCCCGAAGGAGGCCCAGGGCGTCGGGTGGTAGAACCCCCGGGGCATCTTCACGTACCCGTCCTTCGGGGTCTTGCTCCGGTGGGTGGGACGGTAGCGCAGCATCTCCACCCGGGTACGGAGCGTGTCGTCCAGGCGGTACTTCTCCGGTAGCCCTTCGATCGCCACCTCGACCTGGCCGAAGCACAGCAGCTCCTGGTTCGACCGAGTCTTGCCCGGGGTCTCCGTCGTTACCTTGGCCCTCACGCGGGGCTGAGGAAGCAGCCAGGACGGCGCCGACACCAGGCGCCCCTCGGCCTGGGTCATCCGCCCGTCGAGGTCCGTCACGGCCCCTTGCAGGGCCGTCACCTGGGGCTCCAGGGCCGTCACCCGATCGCCCAGCGCCCCGACCTCCGTGGCGATCGGGGTCACCTCCCCGCCCAGGTCGTCGACCTTCTGGAAGAGCGTCCCGAACCCGTCCTTCTGGAAGTCGCTCATCCGACCCTCACCAGGAAGCGCTGGGTCGCCGGGGTCGTATTCACCAGCGTCAGCGTGGTAAACGTATCATTCTGCGACATATCGTAGGTCCCCTGTGCGTCAACCCAGACCCCGTTGCCGCGCTTGAGCACCACCACGGTCGGGGGGTAGTGCAGGTCGTGCTGGATCGTGAGCGTGTTGCCCGGGCCAGGGAAGGCCGCGAGGTCCGCGAGGTCGTGGAGCTGGACGACCCCCGCGTCACAGAACTTGCGCAAATCCCCGCGTCGGACGCTGCGCAGGACCTCCGTCGTGTCGGGCAGGTACACGAAGGCTCCCGGGCCGATGTACACGTCCTCCCCACGCCGGCCTTCCGTCTGTGCTTGCGCGACAGTACGCAGGTCCTTCAGGTAGACCCTCGCCGGTGAAAGATTGGTGACCCGCATACAAGGCTGAGGGTCCACAAGTAGATCACAGGAATGCCACGGTCATGTGGCATCCCGTCACAGGGGATCGTCGACCAGGGGCCTCCAGCAGAGGGGGCGCAGGGTCCGCTCGAACCGCAGGAGGAGGTCGGCGTACTCCTCGGTCTCCTGCCTCTCCAGGATGAGCGACGGAAGCTCCCCCGCGAAGCTGCCCCTCCCTCACCAGCAGGGTGACCTTGAGCACGGCCTGCCCCCGGATCTCCAGCTCGAAGGACAGGTCCGCCTCCCGGAACTCCCGGAGCCCGATCGCCAGGATTTTCTGACACCCCGGGGGGACGAAGGCCCCGAGCGGGGAGTCCGGGGCCTTCGCGGCGAGGAGGGCAGAGAGGGGGACGGGTTCCATGCCCTCTCTCTACCCCGGGACGTCACATGCACCAGCCGCCAATCTTGCCCGAAGGCTGCTCCCCGGCCTCGACGGCCTGCTTGATCGTGTAGATCGGCAGGCTCTTTTTGAAGGTGTGCCCGATCTCCGCCTCGACCTCGACGTACTGGTCGAGCAGGGCCCGGTTGTGGTGCCCAGCCAGCAGCAGGGCGTCCCGGCTGGCCAGGACGCAGAAGCAGCAGGACAGCCGGGGCATCCCGAGGTCGTAGGCCCGGTGGTAGGGGACGCCGCTCGCCTTGATACAGGCCCACACCTGGGTCGTGGTCCAGCGGAAGATCGGGAACAGGGTGTCGACGCGGCGGCGGCCGTTGGAGGCCATGGCGTCCTCCTGGAAGGGCACCTTCTGCGCCCGGGCGGGGCTCTCGTCGGCCCGGATGCCCATGCAGTTGAGGATGCGCGCCTGGTAGCCCTTGCCCCGCTGGGCTCGGACCTCGTCGGCAAGCTGGGTCAGGACCTTGTGGACCTGTCCGCGCTTGTGGTCCGACGTGCAGTAGCGGGCCTCCGACGAGGGCCACATCTTCCGCTGGCGGACGTGGTCGAGGAGGTCCCCCTGGGGCCGGCTCACTTTGACGAAGCGGAGGCCGTAGTGCTTCGCTTGCTCCTCGGCGAGTTCCGCGGTCCCGGCCCACTCCACCCGGCCGAGGTCGCAGTGAACCACGACCAGGCGGCTCTCGATCCCGAGGCGGCGGCAGACCTCGACCATCAGGGTCAGCAGGGCCTGCGAATCCTTGCCGGCCGAGCTGTTCACCACGATCTTGTCGTAGGACCGCAGGTCGCGGGGCAGGATGATCGGGGAGGCAAGGAGGTTGAGCTGGACCATGGGGCTACTACGCGCGCCCCCGGCCCGAATCAAAACTGGCTCAGGTCGATTCTTCCGGGAGGGGGGTCATGGTCCAGAGGGGCTCGACGACCAGGCACCCCTCGACGACCCGGACCCGGTCCATCAGCTCCAGGGGGTCCGCGATCGGCCAGGGGTCCGCCATCGTGACCTGGTGGGTGCTGAGCCAGATGACTGCCCCCAGGTTCGCCGCCCGGACCCGCTTCTCCACTTCGTCCGTGGGGAGGGCCGGGTCGAAGATGGCGAGGACGATGCAGCTCGCCAGCAGCGCCCCCTCGACCCGGTAGACCCGGGCGACCCAGCCCGCCCGCGAGGCGTCCTTCTCGTCCACCAGGTAGAAGCCCTGCTCCGTCATGTCGGCGCTCTCCTCGCCCGCGGGCCAGGGTAGCCGCGGGACCGCCATGGGCGGCTCCTCCAGCGTCATCAGGACGCCCTCGACCCTCTCCACCTCGATCGGGACACCCTGCGAGCCTGTGTAGGGTCGTTTCATGGGCGGGACGTACACCGTTCGGCGATCGAGAGCGGGCCCTCCCAGTACGCGATCTGCTTGGTCATGCCCCGCAGGGGGCACCCGATCGGGTGATCCCCCGCGACGGAAAGCGAAGGGTCCTGGATTCCGCAGTGCAGGCAGGCCCGGTAGGGGTTGGTCCCCGGAGGGCGCCATCGCGCCTCCTCGATCCGCCTCCGGGGGCGGTAGATTCTTCGCTGAATCCTCTCGTCCCGGGGAATGTGGTTCGAGCGCATGGGGCTACCCGGCGCACAGGGCCCGGCTGCGCCGGCGGTCAGCCCGGCGGGTGACCTTCTTGGCCCACCGGCGGTTCTGGGGGGTGGGGCTCGTGAAGGGCTCGAAGAAGTCGTGCCCGCGGAAGGAGCGGCACGCCTGGCAGGCCCGGAGGGCCTGGTTCAGTGCTTTCATGGGAGGGTTCCTGGTAGGGGGGTAGGGGGATCAGAAGCTGGCCAGGAAAGCGGCCCACTCGGGGGGCGTGTCGTGGACCTCGGCCTGGCGGACCGCGTCGAGCGCCACCTCGATGTCCCAGAAGCGGGCCGAGAGTTGCCCCCGGAGGCGCCAGGCCAGCGGGCCGGTGGCGCCTCGGAGGACTTCCTCCATATCCTGGGTCTGGGCCTGCTCCGTCTGGAGCTGGGCGAGGGGGGCGAAGAAGAAGAGGCGGTCGAGGAGGGGGGTGGAGGCGTCAGCGTGCATGGGGGTACTACGCGGGGGCACCCTGCGAATCAAACGAGGGACCGCACGATTCTTCCACCCGGGCTCCCGGGGTGCGCCAGACGAGGCCGTCGGGAACGCAGGCGTCGATCAGCTCCTGGCGCCACCGGAGGGCATAATCGAGGCAGTTGTTGCAGTGTTTGTGCCCCCGGGGGCGGCGAGGCCCGGGCAGTTCGTGACCGGGGAGCGGGGGGTGGTGGGTTGCCGACTCGGACCAGGCGAGGGAGTCCGAGGAGGCCATGACGTCGTAGGCGGCGCGGACCCCGTCCTTCTTGAACCCGAAGCCGTGGACCTTGAGCCCGTGGACGTCGTGAAGGTTCCGCATCAGCAGCTCGGCGGTGAACATCGCCTGCCGGCGGCAGACCGACCCGACGCCGACCAGGGGGAGCTTCGCGAGGTGGACGCCGGCCTTCTCGTACATCTCGATGGGGTCGTAGTAGTCCGGCCGGGCCCACCCCTGGAGCGTCGGGACCCATGGGACCTCGGGGGCGCGGCTCAGCAGCTCGACGTAGCTGAGGACCGATCGGACCTGGTGCTCCTTCACGGACATACCGGTCCGCTCCAGCATGATCGGCTCACACATCCAATCCTGAGTCGCGGCCCATCGCAGGTTGCCGATGTCCCTCATGTACCGGCGGACGCGGTCCGCGTAGTCCTGGGGCGGCATGGTCCAGCGGCCGAAGAGCCCCAGCTCCGTGAAGCCGCACCGGCTCATCGACGACTCTCTCTTGACCCAGGCGGCCTACCTGGCTGCCGACAGAGAGTGCGCCCAGGGGGGCGACTACGAGACGGTCACAGGGGCCGCGGAGCGGGCCGCCGAGCGCCAGGCGGACCTCTGGGCCGTCTACCTCGAGGACGTCTCCCGGGGCGCGGTGTAGAGTGCGGGCATGACCCCTTCCCCGGTGACCGCCATGTGACCCCCAAAGGAGGGGGCTCTCATGGCCCAGGTTGTTACGAAAAGCGCCCGGATGGGCGTTCGGTACGGGTCCGGTCGTGCCCGTCACATGACCGCCCTCAAGCGCTTCGCCCACCGGGCCGAGCGGCGCGAGCGGCGGACCTGGGTGCGGCTGGTGACGGAGGGCCGGGAGGACCTCTTGTCGGTCTGCCCCGAGCGGGTCCGGGTGACGAGCTGGGAGACCCGCTAGAGAAAATCGATCGGGGGCTTTTGATCCCGAGGGGGGCGCTGCGTAGTAGCTCCATGGCCCGCAAGACCTTCCCCCTCGTCTCCCCCGACCTCTTCCTCTCCGACGACATCGCGACCCACCTCAAGTGGCCCCTCGCGGACGTCCACAGCCTCTCCCGCGCCTCGCTCCGGGAGCTGGTCACGGACCCGGCGCTCAAGGCCCGGATCACCGCCTGCATGGCCTTCCTCTGCCGCTGAGGAAATCGACGCCCCGGGGTTTTGATTCCCCCGGCCCCGCCGCGTAGTAGCGCCACCCCCTCTTCCCGAAGGACCCACGATCATGCTCCCTCTTCTCTCGACCCCCTGTTCCAAGACCACCACCCTCGCCCGCAAGGCCATGGACGCCCTCATCGGGCAAACCTTCACCGTCTGCGTCAAGATGCTGAAGACGAAGGTCGCCGCGTCGTGAAGGTCGAGGTCCAGAGCATCATGCTCGCCCCGATCTTGCCCGAGGACCCCGGCCCCCGGGCGACCGTGGCCACCTGGGCCGAAGCCGACGCCTTGCTGGCCACGGCCCCCGTCAAGGTGGCGATCGAGTACCGGGTCCGGTGGCCGGGGGACGAGCACTTCCCCCGGGGGTACGGCGCGTCCGGTTCCCTGTACTACCGGACCGAGGAGAGAGAGCCTCTCCTGGCCACCGTACGGCGCCATCGGGAGGAGCTTCTCCCGGCTGGGGGTGACGCGGCCCAGGCCGCGAAAGTGATCCTCGACCTCTGCCTCGGGGGGCACGAGTGGCCAGCCTGAAGGTGACCGTCACCCTCGACGCCGGGGAATGGTCGACCCTCGTCGCGGCCCTGGAGTCGTACATCGGGCTCCTCGAAAGCTCGGATGAGGAGTGGGAAGAGGACCTCATCCCGGCCCGGAGTCTCCTGCCCAAGATCGAGGCGGCCAAGGAGAAAGCGCAGAAACGCACCCCCCGCGTTTGATTCCAGGGAGGGGGCTGCGTAGTAGTCCCATGAGCACCCCGAACGCTTCCCCCGACTTCGTCTCTCTGGCCGCCCGCATCGACGCCTGCATCGCCCGAAGCTCGCTCCTCTGCCTCCCCCCCGCTGCCCCCGAAGGTTGGGTTACCGAGGACGGCAGCGGGGGGGAGGCACACTTCTCCTTCACCCGCAAGGGCGGCTGGGTCGTCCGGGTCTACCTCGAAACGAAGGACGACGAGCGCTCGGGGTTCTTCACCGGGAAGGGCGCGACCCCCGAGGAGGCGACCGAGGATCTGGTCGAGGAAATCCGCGCCGCCTACTGAAAGCCACCCCCATGACCCTCGTCGCCGTCTGCAAGAAAACCGGTGAACACCTACGCCCCGCGACCCCCGAGGAGCGGGCCACCTACCTGGAGAGGAATGCCCACAGGCGGGCCCCCTGCTTCTACGACCGCGTGATCCTGGAGGACGTCACCATCATGGAAGACAACGGCCCCGGGGGCTGGATCGGGCATTTCGTCTTCGGTTGAAGAAAAGAGCGGGGGGGTTTTTGATTCCTGGGGGGCCCCTGCGTAGTAGTCCCATGACCACCGAGACAACCCCAGCCAGCATCCTCGCCACCCTCACGACGGTGAGGAGCGGCACCCACACTCACTTCGCGGCCGGGGGATACTTTATTTGCCCGACCCACCAGAAGCACAACAAGACGCCGGTGCCCGCCGGCACGGCCGTCACCTGCACACGGTGCCAGAAGCGGCACGCCCAGCTCACGGAGCGGGCCAAGGTCGCCTGACCCCCCCGGCGACGTGAGAAAAGATCGGGACCTACGCGAGCCGCGGGGGCTTCGGTCCCCGGGGCCAGTTCGTCTCCCGGTACTACGCCCGGACCCTGCGCGATGGCTCCGGGGGCCTGTGCCTGTACGGCTCCGCCGACCCGACGTGGTCCCTGCCCTCGTCGGCCATGGCCGAGGTGCGGTCCCTTCTGCGCACCCTCTGATCTCCCGCTCCGGGGCCTGTCGGAAATCGACACGGCCCCTTTTGATTCCGGGGAGGGCGCCGCGTAGTAGCTTCATGAAGACCTCGAAGCTCCCCACCGCCGCTCAGTTCGTTTTCCTCAAGATCGTGGCCTCCCGCGGAACGGAGCGCCGCTCCCGCCGGATGATCGACGGCGTCACCTGGGGGACCCAGGCCGCGGCCGAGAAGGCCGGTTGGGTCACCACCCGCCCGGGCGCCATCGTGACCTGGGAGCAGTGGTACATGATCACGGACGCCGGCAAGGCGGCCATCGACGCATACCGCGCCGCCCGCCCCGTCCAGACCCCGGCGGTGACGGCATGAGCCCCGCGGCCCCGGAGCCTACGCTCCATGCCCTCGTCACCCGCGTCGAGGTGCTCATGTCCTCAGTCGACCGAAGCCCAGCCCGTATCCGGGAAGAGGGGATGGCCCTCGGCAGGCGGATCTTCCGCCATCGCCGCGAGGGGGACATGGGCCCCGTCAGCGTCGAGATGCGCCTCATGGTGAACTTCGCCCGGGAGTGCCTCACTCACATGAATGACACCTGGGAGATCCGCGCCCTGCTCGCCTGCCCCCTCGTCATGGACCTCTTCCTGTTCGTCACCCGGGACACCCCCGGGCTCGACGGCCGGGCCGAGCTTCTCCAGTACCGGGAGGAGACCCTGGCCCAGTTCTTCGCCTACCGGGGCCCCCTGGGCGTCCTGGCAGAGACGGACGCCTGGCGGGACCGCGTGACCCCCTGCCCGCCCCCGGCGGTGTAGGAGCGGGGTCATGAAGCCCACCGTCGTCGACCTCCGCCGCTACGAGCCCCTCCTCACCATCGGGTGAGGCACGGGGGTGGCGTGCCCGGCCCGGACAAGGTCTGGCGCCCCACCTGCTTCCTGGTGTCGACCCGGGTCCCGACGGGGCCCAGGGAGTGGTCTCTCACCTTCGACATGCCCTGTCCTGTGAAGCCCCCCGCCAAGAGCCCCAGGAAGACCCCGCCGAAGCCCGCCCCGGCCCCCCTCAAGCCGAAGGACTCCTTCGGTGTCCAGGCGGGGCGGGCCATCGAGGAAGCCCTGGCCGGCATGGACTGGGTCTGCGCTCAGTCCCCCGACGAACGCCAGGAGCTGTACGTCGCCCTGGGCACGAAGCGGAAGTCGATCACCCTCGACGTCTCCCCAAAGGGCGGGGCACCCCACGCCCCGGCCCCCGTGGCCAAGGTCATCCTCTACCTGAGCGCCAGTTCGATGTTCGCGACGATGACCATGAAGGCCGGGGAGCGGAACCCCGTGACGGCGGCGGATGCCCTCGGGTTCTTCCACGACGTCCTCGCCCTGGTCGACCTCCTCGACACGATCGACTGCTGAGGGTTTTGTCATGGCTGCCCTCCCTCTTGTTCATCGCGAAAAGCGACCCACTCGCTTCCTCGGCCGTCTCTTCCCCGGCCGGCTGGTCCATGCCTTCACGGTCCGGTGCGAGATGCCAGGCACGGACCGCGTCATGGAAGCCCGCTACTTCGTCTACGAGCGGCGGACCGACGTCGAGGTCCGCACGAACGACCCCTCTCCACCCCCGCGACCATCCGCGGCTTCCTCGTCGTCAACGAAATGCGCTTCTGACCATGAAAACCTACGTCGAGACCTTCCTGCACTTCGTCGCCCTCTACGCCCCTCTCTTCCTCGACCACAAGGCCGCCATGGCCGAGTACCCCAGCTACGGCCAGTCACGCGAACGGAGCCTCGTGTCCCGCCGCCCCCCGGTGCCGAAGACGGGCCTGTCGGCTGTCATGGCCGCCCGGGACTACCTCGACCGCTGCGGTGGGGAGGCCCTGGCCATGGACCCGGAGCCCGCGGCCCGGCTCTACCTGGCTTCGTACTTCGACGTCACCTTGCCGGCTCCGGAGCCCGCCGCGGAAATGTGAGGTCCTGCTTTTGATTCCCGAGGGGGGTCTGCGTAGTAGTCCCATGACCACCTCGACCAAGACCCCCGCCCTCAAGACCCTCCGCCCCGCCCGTGACTTCGTGAACACCCTCGCGGGGTTCGCGGAGTTCAAGTTCACCGGCTCGCTCGCCAATAACCGCCTCGAAAAGAAGATCTCGGCCTTCTTCGCCGAGATGGAGCGCCGCGCCCCCGGGTCCTTCACGAAGGCCCCCCAGGCCCTCTGGGTCTACTGCGCCTACGAGGACAAGGACTGCTACACGGTCCGGGTGGTCCTGCGGTCAAGCCGGGCGTTCTCGGAGGCGTACACCGCCTTCGACCGCGAGACCCGCGGCTTCTGAGGGCTCAACCCAGCCGGGCCTCAAGCCCGGCTGCGATCAGTTTCAACTCGTCGGGGGTGGCGTTGTGCTTGATCCCGTTGGCCCGATGGCTGATGACCCAGACGTTGCCCTTGACGTAGCCCAGCTCGGGCCGAAGGCGGTCCAGCGAGGGACTCTCCGGGGTCGGCCCCTTCTTCCCCTTACAGAGCCCCGAGACGAGCGGGATGCCCAGAAGGGGACATACCTCCGGGATCACGATGTCGGCCAGCTCGATGTCGAAGGGCAGCCCCTGCTTCTTGGCCCGTTCGCGAGCGGAGGCGAGCATCCGAAGCTCGGGCGTGACCTTCGTCCGCAGGTACTCCAGGGATCGCTGCCGCGCCGCGGCGACCCACTCGGGGTCGGCCCGCTTGCGCTGGTAGTAGTCTCGTGTGTACTCTATTTGCCGGGCTTTGTCCTTGAAGGCCATGCCCGACGAGTATCACACAAGACCAATATAATCAATCCATGGCACAGTAATCGTGATGGTCGATCCCCTCGCGGCCGAGGGCCTGGAGGATGTCGTTGTAGGTCATGGACTGGATGGCCCGGGCGTTGTCCTTGACCCAGCGGTAGAACTGCCCGACCGACTTCTTGCCCCGGGCGATGCAGGTCGGGGCGTTGTTCTCGTCGTTGATGTCCTCGATGCTGTACTGGTCGTAGCCGGCGATCACGGTGACGTGGGCGCCGCGGACGATCAGCTCCTTGAAGGCACCCGGCTTGACGTCGACCCCCCGGAGCCAGCTCTCCCGGCCCTGCCAGCCGGTTTCGAGGGCCTCCTTGAACGCCTGCTGCATCCGGCCGAAGTCGGCGCCCCGCTTGCCGAGCATCATGAACTCGTCGGAGGTGCTCTCGATCGTCGTGCCGCCCGACAGGTAGAAGGTCATGCACTTCTTCCCCCGCTTGCCGGCGTTTTCGAGCTGCGTGATCTCGATGGCGTCCGCGTACCGGTGGACCCTCCACTTCTCGTTCTCGAAGGTCTCGCCGCGGCCCATGGCCACGATGTTGTGCCCAGCTTGCCGATCCAGCGTTCGCTCGATCAGACGGTCCCGAAGCTCGCTCATCACACGCCTTTCTGCCCGGCCATGGTGTAGCCGAGCGGAGGGACCCAGAGGTCCCAGGTTTCTTTCCACGTCAGGTAGTCGGGCGAGAACCAGGCAAAGCCCCTCTCACCCCAGCTTGTGCCCCACGAGTTCTTGACCAGGAAACGGTCCCCGACGCAGCCCACGATCATCATCGCGTGCCCGCCGTCCATCGGCCCCACGGGCCGCGGCAAGGTCCCGCCCCGGTAGCTATCGAAGGACGTCGCGAGCATCGTCCCGAAGACCACCGGCTGCTTCCGCCGTAGCGCCGCCCGGATGTCATCGAGGCGGGCGTCCCCCTCGCTGTCGATCCGGTAGGCCCCGTGAATCCGCCGCCCCCGGGCCTTGCGCTGGGCGAGGAGCGAGGGAGAGACGAAGACCTGGGCCTCGTCGTAGGGCCAGTCGGTCTCCTCGCAGATCCCGAAGCGGCTGATCGCGTCGAAGCACGAACGGAGGTAGGTCCCGCCGTCCGTCCCGAGGCTCCCGTCGAGGGTCCGGGCCATCCCGTAGACGAAGAGCCGGCTGAGCTGCGGCACGGGCCGGGGCTCCCGCCCCTCCTGGGCCGCCTGGGCCTCCTCGGCGATGGCCGTCACGACCTCGATCGAGTCCGCGGTGGCGTTGCCGGCGCAGGCCCCGAGGTGGAGCTGGTCCGAGGGGGTGCAGTAGGCCCGGAGATCTACGTCCCCCGTCAGCAGGGCCGGCGTGGCCGCCTTGAGGGCCCCGAACCGCCGATCGGCGTCCCAACCCCCCGGGTCGCGCTGGTAGTAGACCTTGTCCATCGCTCCCCCAGCCCGACAGGAACTTTATCACTTATGGCCCGCGGGGAAGCGATGCGACTCCTCCTTGTCCTCGCGGTCCTCTGCCTGGGATGCGTCCCGTCCAGGGAGGCCCCCTCCCCGAACCCCCCGGTCCCGCCCGACACGGAGATGTGTCCAGCGATGTGCGTCCACCTCCGGGAGATGCACTGCGAGGAGGGCCAGCCCTTCTACGACAGCGACCAGCCCGGGCCCCTCGACGTCCCGAACACGACGTGCGAGGTCTTCTGCCAGACCCAGCAGAAGAATGGCGTCTTCGTCAACCCCCGGTGCGTGATCCTGGCCCCGGCCTGCGGGGAGATCGAAGCCTGGCGCAAGAAGGTGTGCTGAGATGGCCGTCCGTCCCCTCTGCCAGGTCAAGGACGGCGGCGGCTCCTTCGTCGCCACCACGGACGGGGTGAGCGTCACCGCGGGCCAGACCCTCACAATCCGCCTCGCCGACGTGACCGACGTGGTCGCCTGGTTCCTGGTCCTGACCGGGACCGACGAGACCACGTTCCCCCCGGCCCTTGCCAGCGTCAACCCGTCCACGAACCAGGTCTCCTCCCCCGGCGCCCAGGTCACCTTCACCTTGCCGGGTGGGGCCGGCCGCGCCCTGATCTTCGAGTCCACCGTGACGGGCCCCGGAGGCCCCCAGGTGACGACCTTCGCGCTCTACGTACCCACGACCCACGGCTACCGGGTCGGGGCCACGGGGGAGCAACGGGAGGGCAGCACGTCCTATGGGTGGGTCACGAAGCTGAACCCTCTGATCCGCCAGGGGGCCCCCGTCGTCCGCTACGACGACACCATGGCCTCCCCCACCCTCGGGGCCTCCACGGTACAGGGTGCCCTCGACGCCCTCAAGGCCCTCACCGGCGGCTTCACGGCCGGGGGCGACCTCTCGGGCTCCTCGTCGAGCCAGACCGTCATCGGTCTCCGCGGCGTACCGCTCGACTCGACGCCTCCCACCGACGGCCAGGTCATCACGTACAGCAGCAGCCTGGGGCGATGGGTCTACGGGGCCGTCCCCTCGGGCAGCTTCACGGCGGGTGGGGATCTCTCCGGGTCAACCACCAGCCAGACGGTCAACAAGATCAAGAACCTGGCGATCATCGGGTTCCCCTCGAACGGGCAGGTCCTCACCTACTCGAACACGGGACCGAACCTCTACTGGTCAACCGTGTCGGGCGGAGGCGGGGGGGTCTTCCCCGCGATCTTCGGTACGGGGGCGGACGGTTCCGCGACCGTGTCCGGGACCGTCACCTACACCCGCGACATGCACTTCACGGACCTGACCGTCCATGTCGGTGGCAAGATCGTCGTGGCCGGGTTCCGTATCTACGTCCAGAACACGCTCACGATCGATGCGGGGGGCATCCTCACGGCGGACGGCGCCGACGGCGTTGGCCGGACCGGCGGCGGCACCGCGGGCGGCGGTGGCGACTCGACCATGATTCTGGGCGGAGGGGCCGAGGGGGGCGCGGGTGGCACCGCGGGTCAAGGGGATCAGGGCCAGACCTTCCGCTCTGCCAAATGGGGCGGTGATGGCGGAGCAGGGGGTCAAGGCTACCGCGACCTATGGCCGGGGGGGGCGCCCTCCCCTGACGTGGGGCTGCCTGTGGGGAACCCTCCCGATCTGGAGGGACTTCTCGGGGGCTTCTGGCGTACCCGTACAGGCGCCGGTCTCCAGTTTTACCCCTGGGACGGGGGCGGTGCAGGGGGTGGTGGGGGTGGGGGTGCAGCCGGGGACGGAGGCAAGGGTGGCGGGGGTGGGGGTGTGATCGCCCTCATCGCCAAGAACCTCGTCAACAACGGGGTCATCTCGGCCAACGGCGGCAACGGCGCGGACGCGGACCCCGCCTGGGCAGGTGGCGGCGGGGGCGGCGGGGGCGGGGGCGTCGTCACCCTCTTCGTCAAGACCTACACGGGCCTCATCGCCCGGGCCTTTGGCGGAGCGGGCGGGCTCAAAGGAAACGGGAGCCCCGAGGGAGGCTCCTCGGGCAACGTGAACGGGAGCCCCGGGAGCGACGGGAAGGTCTACGTCTTCGAGGCGAGCTGAAGGTACGGACGTCGCGCCCTCACCTCGCCCCGAGCTTGTGGAGGCACGCCACGAAGCCCGGGTTCCCGATCGACCGCCGCTGCCTCCGCCGCTGGACCCTCCGTACCGCGTCTGCCCCCGAGCACCCGGTACGGAGGTGGAGGGCCAGGGCCGACACCAGGCCCGAGCGGTTCCGGCCTTGCCCACAGGTCACGAGGACCCGATGCCCTCCCCCCCCCCCCGTTTCTGCTACCCGCCTGGCGGCGCCGAGCGCCAGGGCCAGCTCCTCCCGGGTAGGGAGGCGCTCGTAGCTGTCGTCGTTGGGGGCGTGGATGACCTGTAGCCCGGGGAACCTCTCGGCCGGCGGCGGGTACTCGGCCGCGCAAAGGACAAGCACCCGGAAGCCCACGGCATGAAGCCCGGGGCCGGGGTCGGGCCGGCCCAGCCTCCCTGGTGGAGCGTGTGGTAGAGCAGCGTCGCGTCGATGGCTGCCAGGGTAAAGCGCCCTGGGGGACGGCCCCTCTCGGGTTCGTCCTACGGACCGGCCGCAGGGCCATGGTCTTCGGGGGCGTTCGGTCGGGGGCGGAGACCGCTCGGTAGAGCGTGTCGCTGAGGTCCGCCAGCTCCCGAGACGTCTGCTCCAGGGCTGCGTGGGCGGCTTGCTCTTCAGGGGTCATTGCTTCCTTGCCTCACTTGCGGGGGTCTTTGGAGTCGATGTACCCCAGCGCGGCCATGACGCCCCGCAAAAGGCTGTTCGACTCGGCCATTTGACGCTGGAGCTTGTTCAGCTCGTCCGCTCGGGCACGGGAGTCCCGCTCGTACTCCTCGCGGGAGACGAGGTCCGAGTTGTCCTGGATGGCCGCCTCGATCTTGGCCTGGCGATTACGGACCGCCCCCAGGGACTCATTCATGCGTTCTTCAATGGCCAGTAGTTCCCCGAGGCCCGTCACCGACGTCGGCCGGCCACGGGCAATACGGAGCATCCAGGGCGGCGGGTCCTCGGCCCAGCCATCGAGCATGGTCCGTGTTGCCCGGACCTGCTCTCGGATCTGGTAGACCGTCAAGAAGAGGCCCGTCCGCGGCGCACCGGTCCGCATGTCCTCGTCCTCCCCGACCTTGTCCTCCAGCGCCTTGATCTTGCCCTTGATATCCCGCCAGCCGCCGAGCATGGTGGTGGCCGCGGCCCCACTCCCCGTCAGGAGGGCGGTGACGATGTTCTCCGTCAACGACTTCGCGTCCATGTTCTCCGTGGCCTCCCCCTTGACGTCCATGCAGAAGGAAAAACGGAGCCGCCACACGGACACACTCCTCCGTGGCAAAGAGCCCCCGCACCGGGTAAATAAGGCCCCGGAAACGCCGAAGGCCCCCGAGGCTTGGGGAGCCAGGGGGGCCTTCGGGAAGGGGTGGGGCCAGCGGGAAGGGGTGGGGCCAGCGGGACTAGTTGATCATGTAGACCTTGCGCGCCTTCCTCCCCGAGGGACGACAAGAGGTGCAACGTCCGGGTGGCCCCTCGAAAGGGGCCGGGCCGCGGAGTCAGACTTTCTCGTCTTTGGGGCGATAGAATCGCAGGGGTTGGATGATCGTGTAGACCTAGCGGGCATCCACCGGGGACGCATTCCCGGGCAGCAAGGTGATTGCTGAGTCAGCTCTCCCCGACGTACCAGAGGCCGCCGGTCTGACTCAGAGCAGGTCGCCGACCGCGTTTTCGATCATGGCGGTCCAGGACGTCTCCATCCCGGCCTGGAAGGTCGCCGCCACCTCGAAGACCGTGTCGCTGAACCCCCCCATGTTCAGGATGTCGTCCCGGCTCGGGGCCTGGGTCGTCGTGTTCGGCGACAAGTCCATGCAGATGAGCTTGGCCTTGGGGTTGCGCACCTTGACCTTGTCCCACTCGCTCATGGTCGTCGTCTTGCCCCCCGACCGGCTCGCGAAGTAGCTGGCATAGGCCGCGGCCCGCGCCGAGTCCACCCACGACTCGTTGTCCGAGACGTACCAGACGAGATCCGGCGTGAAGCCCATGCTGTTGATCGTCGCCATCGGGGCCGAGCAGTTCGTCCCCCCGCCCGGGACCTCCTTGAGCTTCTGGGCGTTCGTCATGATCGAGTCCCGCGGGTTGAACGTGTACCCGACCCGGCTGACCTCGGCGAAGGGCAGGACCATCGCCTCCGGGTTCTTCCGCAGGATGGACGCCGCCACGAGGGCCGCCACGTCCAGGCACGAAACCTTGGTCGTGTGCGTCTCGACCTTGCCCGTCTTCGGGTTCACCCGCGTCCCCGTCACCGGCGACGACATGGAGCCCGACACGTCCGGGAAGACCGCGACCTTCCCGTTGATCACCGGGATGTTGTCCGTCGAGATCTCGACCGCGTCCTGGAGGGCGTTACGGATCGCCTGGGGCACGTCCGTCGCGTTCAGGTACGTGACCAGGAGCTGGTACGGCATGACCCGCGCCTTCTTGATCAGCTCCTTGTCCCCGAGCTTGTCCGCGATCTTCCGCACCGCCGCGTCGCTCTTGAAGACGCCCTTCTTCTGAAACACGTTCAAGTGCTGCCGGATCTGCTGCCAGGAGGACCCGTTGGTCGCCAGCTCGATCCACTGGTCCGGCGTGAGCGCCAGGCCCTCCAGCATCTCGAAGGGGGCCTTCGGGAGCGGCTTGCCCTCCGGGCTTGCCCGGAACGCCTCGTACTGCTGCACGACTTCGGGGCACACGTCGAGAACCGAGATCTCGCGGCCCCCGAACTTCGCCTTCTCCTTGCCGAGCAGGTAGCCGTAGAGCGCCGCCGCCTGGGCCGTCTGCGGCGACGGGTGCGCCAGCGACAGGATATCCCCGAGCGACGGGTCATTGCCCACGGACGCGAAGAACAGCCCCTCCGCCGTCCGGGACGCCATCCACGACGCCACCAGCCGCCTCGGGGCCGACCCGAGCGACGTTCGACCCGCCTGCCCGGACCGGACCACCTGCACGAAGTTCCGCACCATCTTCCCGTTGTCGCAGACCTGGGGGAAGGCCGCCGTCAGTAGCCGCGACAGCTTCGTGACCTCGGCGTTGTGCGCCCGGGCCTCGGCCTTCTTGCCCGCCTTGTGCGCCGCCTCCTCGGCCTTCGCCTCCCGCGCCAGCTCCCCGGCCAGGTGCCCGAGCAAGTAGGCCGGCATGTCCTTCATGAACCCCCGCGTGCGGCTGTAAACTGCCACCTGGGCCACGAACTCCGGCGGGACCTCGTTCACCAGCTTCTTCACCTGGTCGAGCTGCGCCTGCGCGCTCGCGTAGTAGGTGTGGTTGAAGCAGCCCGTGGCAGCGATCTGCGCCAGGGCCTCCTTCGAGGAGAGCGCGTATGCCTTTCCCCCCGCCTGGTTCGTCACCCGTCCCGTGCTCACGCCCGCGCCCTTGTTCGCCCCGAACAACGTCTTCGATGCCATCGGGATGCACCCCTTTTCATGCAGCCCCTCGGGGCCGCTAACTCCACCGCAAATCCACGGTGGAGGTCCCCCTGACTGTACACCGGGCCTAACTCTGACAGTCCTCGTTCAAATGGTCGTAGGCCGTCCGCTCCGGCCCGGGCTCCCGCAGAACCCCCGTCAAAGGAGCCAGGTTCATCTCGCCCGTGAGGAACTCGCGGTTCTCCTCCGGGTCCCGCATCGGCCCCCGCGCCGGCTCGAAGAAGCTGGCAAGATCCGGGTCGCGCTCGTAGAAGGGCACGGCTCCGGGGGGGGGTAGCTCCTGCACCTGGAACATCTGCCGGGCGAGCGACGTCCGGTCCACGAGGTCCCTCATCCGGGGCAAGGCCAGGTTCGCCCCGAGCGGGCTCCTACGGAGGGTCTCTCGCATCGTCCGCGCCACCTGCCCCGTGACCTCTTCCGCTTGCCCCGAAGGACCTTGCAAGATCTCCCGTCCCGCCCTGAGCCTCGCGAGGGCCCGCGGTATGCTCTCCGTAGGGGTCCGCCCGAGAGGATCGACCTCGCCGGGTGTCTCCTCCCACGGCATCCGGTCGAGCACCGTGTCCCCGAGCGGCGCCTCGTCGTCCACGAACGTGACGCGAAGAGCCTGCCCCGACAGGGTGACGTCAGCGACTTCCGGATGCCCCGTCAGGTACGCTCGCATCCGTACCAGGTTGTGCTCGTGCAGCGGGTCGGAGTGGGGGAACGTGAGGAGCCGCGGGCGTGGCATGAACCCAACCCTACGCGCCTTTCCGAAATCGACAAGCAACCCTTTTGATTCCCGTCACCCCGCTGCGTAGTAGCCCCTCGGCGTGTCATCCACCCCCGACGGTACCGAACGGAGAGAGCCATGATCGAGATCGAGAACATCAAGCGCGAGATTGCGAAGAACGAAGCCGAGAGCCGTCAGATCGGCCGGCAGATCCAGGCCCTGCGGGAGCAGGGTCCCCAGACGGGGCCGGAGCGGAGTGACCTCCGTCTCGCCCGCCGTGCCCTCGGGTACGAGACCCGGGGCTGGCTCCAGGCCCTGGCGCTCTGCCGGGGGCGGGGCCGCTGGCTCGGGGAGAAGGCGCAGTCCTACCCCTGCTACGAGAGCCTCCACCGGAAGCTCGTCCAGGCCGGTTCGTCCCGGACCGAGGACGAGGCCCGGTTCTGGGCCGAGGGGGACCCCACGTCGGCCGCCGCCGCTCTCACCGCCTGGGTCTCGGGCTTGCCCGAGAAGGAGCGAAACGAGGCGATCAAGGGGGCGGACGCCCAGGTCCGCGCCGCCTACCATGAGGCCCGGCAGAAGGCGATGTTCGCCGAGGACAAGATCGACCGGTCGAAGGCCGTGGTCCACAAGAGCCCCTCGGGGCGCTACGACCTCATCGTGACCCCCGTGTCCACCCGGCCAGGCTGCGGGTCCTACGCGCTCGGGGAGGTGTTCAAGGGGCCCTGCCTCCTCGCCCGGGTCGAGCGCAACGACTCCTCCTTCCCCTTCCTCTTCATCGAGGGGCACCCCGACGGGCACGACTACCTGATCTGCGGGGAGGACTACCAGGGGCAGACCGTGATCCAGCTCGACACGGGCGAGCGGCGGGACCACCTGCCCCCCGAGGCCAAGAAGGGCTGGGGCTTCTGCTGGTCGGGCATCACCTTCGCGAAGGAGACCAAGGTCCTGGTCGTGGACGGCTGCGTCTGGGCCTGCCCCTACGAGTATCGGCTCTATGACTTCTCCCGGCCCATGAACGGCTGGCGGGACATCACGGGCGACGTGATGATCGACGCCGACGGCCGCCCCCCGACCTTCGAGCCCGACGGGACGGTCAAGGTCTACCAGAGCGGGGAGGCCGTCGAGGACGATCAGGGGAACAAGACCCCCGGCCCCGTGGTCGCGACCACGACGTTCCGGAACGAGCGCGGTCGCCTGGTCCAGCAGGACGCCTGGGTCTCCGAGGAGGAGCAGGCGCGGCGGGAAGCCTCCGCCCTGGCCCGCAAGAAGCACGACGAGTGGTACGAGTCCTTCAAGGCCACGGACCCCCTCTACCTCCGGCTCGTGGCGGGCCTCACGGAGCCCTTCAAGCCGTCGAAGTACAATGGCCTCGGGGTCACCTACAAGGGGTGGTGCCCCGACTGGGACGTCGAGGAGCGCCGGTGGTGCAAGGACGTCCACGAGACCCGCGCCCTCCGCATCGCCATCGAGTGGGGCATCGTGGCGGCCCCGATCAAGCTCGCCCTCTCCAACCTCACCGCGGGGGGCACGGAGGTCTTCTGGTTCGAGCACTCCCTCGCGGGCATGGACCTGGCCCTCGCCCGGGCCCGTCAGGCCCTCCCCCCCGTCCATGAGACGTCCGAACCGGTCGAGGACGCGCCGTGACCCAGCGCCTCTACCTGGTCACCCGCCAGGACCTGCCCCCCGGCCCGCAGGCCGTCCAGGCCGCCCACGCCATGCGCGAGTTCGCCGCGCACCCTCCGTACCTCGACCGGTCCTGGTACAAGGAGAGCAACACCCTGGCTTTCCTCGCGGTTGCCGACGAAGCCGCCCTTGGTGTACTCCTCGCCCAGGCCCAGACGAAAGGCATCGCCTCCTCCCCCTTCCGTGAACCGGACCGGGGGAACGAGCTGACCGCCCTCTGCCTGGGCCCGGCCGCACGGAAGCTCTGCTCCCGGCTGCCCCTGGCCCTCCGGCCGGGTCCCGTGCCCCTAGCTCAAGTGGTAGAGCAGCGACCTTAAAGCTCGACGGTTGGGGGTTCAAATCCCCCTGGGCACGCCACCTTTCAGGATCGAGACCCAGCGGGGATGCAGGCAAAAGGCCACGCCCCCGTGCTCGTCCGCCCCCAGGATGATCTTGCCCTCCCGCTCGATGGTCACGGGCGTCCAGAAGAGATGCTCGTCCGTGTAGAGGTTCGTGTTCGAGAAGTACCGGGCGCGGAAGGTGTCGAGCCCCATGTCGTGCCGCCGGCGGAGTGCTTCGCCCACGAACATCACCAGCACCTGATCGGTCAAGAGGCGGGCTTACACCATGCCCGGGCGGTGTAGACGGGGGCATGAGCACCTCCTTCCCCGTCTCCCTGGTCGCCCCGCGCAACCCGCCCCAGCTCTCCACCCGCGACCTCCTCCATGCCGTCGCCGTGGGGCCCGGCCGCGTCGAAGCCTGCGGGTTCAACGCCGAACCCGTGGACCTCACCGGCTACCAGCCGGAGTACGGCGACGCGATCCCCCATGTCCACGGCCTCATCCTGGCCGTCCACACGGCCTACGCCGACCACTTGCCCCTCACCCTCGCCCCCGACGACATCTGGCTCCCGATCGCCCAGGGCTTCGCCCTCCACTCGAAGCTCCACCCCGAGACCACCAGGGGGCACTTTGCCTCGGGCCCCGCCCAGGAGGTCCTGTCGGTCGAGTTCCCCTTCACGAAGGGCGACCCCAACGCCCCCTGGCCCCAGGCCATCGCGGAACTCACCTCCAAGATCGGCGAGAAGATCGGCCCGAACAAGCTCCGCGCCCTCGGCGGGGACTTCTCGACCACGGGGGTGGTGGAACGGGTCTGCCAGCGCGCCGCCCTCATGGACGCCCTCAGCTCCTTCTACCAGTACCGGGGGTACACGCTCTGCGGCATCCCCGAGATCACCCTGCTCGGGACGCCCGAGGACTGGGAGGCACTGCACCAGCGGGCCGCGGGCCTCGAAGCCCTCGGGGCGCCGAAGGGCTGGATGAGGGCCCTCCTGCCCGTCACCGCCGCCTTCATGCGCGCGGCCCAGGGTGAGGCTGACCTCGACTTCTTCCGCAGCTTCTACAAGCTCGACAACGAGTCCGGCGGGCCCAACGTGTCCGGCTCGATCAATGGGCTCTTCCCCTACGTACGGAGCTACCCGACGGACGAGATCGACCTGCCGAACCACTTTCGCCGGTCGAACCACGTCGGCTCCTACCCGAGCGGCATGTCCCGCGTGCCGATCACCTGGGACTACCTCGGGCAGCGCTTCGCGAGGGCCCTCTACGCCGGCATGACCGGGGTCGCCTTCGAGGACGGGGCCGTGCGCCCCACCTCGGGCTGGCTCGTGGTCGACGAGACTCCGGGAGCCTGACCGTGGGCCGCCAGCGGGATGGATACTTCCGGGCCATCATGGCCCGGGCCGTCGCCCAGGGGTGGCGCATCGAGCGGACGACCCAGCGCCACTGGCGCTTCTGTCCCCCCGATCGCTCCCGCCCCATGGTGGTCACGGGCGACACCAGCGGCGATCAGCGGAGCGTGCTGCACTTCGTCAGCCAGCTCCGCAAGTCCGGCTTCCGGGACTAAACGACCCCTCGGGTAGTCCCCCCTGCGGGTCTCCGTCACCCACGGACGGCACCCGCACTCCTTGCGGGGGCTACTACCTCGTCTGCCCCCGCAAGGAGTGCGGGTCCCCCTCCCCGTCCGTGCGGTGGGACACGAGGTCCACCGGAGCGTAGGACAGCTCGTAGCAGCACCCGACGCAGACGTGCTTGCTGAGCTGGACCGGGCCCTCGCTGGTCACCATGACGGCCATCACGCTACCCCCACGGTCTTCTGGCCGAACAGCGCGTCCCACCCCGACCGGTAGGCCGGCGTGTTCACCTTGGCCGGCCCCTTCGCCGTGGCCGCCCCCCCCCCCCGGCCTCGGGCCTCCCCTGGGCCCCCTCGTAGCTGTCCGTCACCTTGAAGTGACCCGGCTGCGCCCCCGGTTCGAGGGCGAGGACCGACCCCGTCCCGATGGACTCCCCCTTGGCCAGAGGGTGCAAGGTCCCCCTCTGGATAGGCGCTTCCCACCCCCCACCTCCGGCCCCAGGAGTACCGTGTCGCCCCGCTCGCATGGTTTCTTCTCGTCGCTCATGGTGTCCCCCTACACCGTGGTTTACATGCTCGACGCCGAAGGGCACCCGGAGATGATCGAGACCCCCGAGGAGATCCAGCGGGCCGTCCTGGGCCTCAAGGACAGGGAGAGTCGCGTGGTCCTCCGCACCCCCGCCGAAGGGGGCGAGGTCCAGACCCTCCTCCTCGTCATCCCCGAGGGATGGAGCCCCTCCGGCCTCCCCTTGCTCTTCCTCACCGAAGTCGTGGGCCGCCCCGACATCGCCGAGGGCTGGCGGGCAGGACCCGCCAGCCGCCACCAGGCCCTGGCCTACCACCAGGGGGTCGCCTTCATGCTCCGCGGCACCCCCGACCCCAACGGCCGCACGGCCTACGACCTCGTCGGAGACCTCGATGCCTGAACATGACCCCCAGGTCGGCGACCGGTGGGGGCTGAACGTCGTCACCTCCCGCACGGCCATCCACGTCTGGGTCACCGACATCCACAGCTACGGCTTCCGCGCCCCCTACGCCCCGAACCGGGTCGCTGACAGCGGGGGGAGCTACCGGGGCACCCTCCCGGCCCTCCATGGCCCTGCGCCGCTTGCGCTCGCCCTTGCCAGCTCACCTTCCGGTTCGAGGGCCACCGCATCCCCTCCTGCCTCCGCCACCTGCCCATCGGCTTCCGCGTCGAGGACGGCTCCGCCCCGATCCAGTTCACCGGCCGGCCCCCCGTTTACCTCCCGCCCCCCGACGCCGGTTGCCCCCGCTGCCCCCAGACCCCGGTCCGACGCTACGTGGCCAACGGACCCCCCTCGTCGCCCGAGCCCTCCTGGCCCGTGTCATGCCCCGGCTGCCAGCTCCTCGGCGTCCTCTTCTACCCCCCCGCCCTGCACCCGGAGGACGTCCGCGCCCTCACCCGCGCTCAGGACGTGCTCCGTGCCATCCTCCCGGGCTTCCCCAACCTGGCGGTCCACCACGTCACCCTCTACCCCGATCTCACCGGGGAGAGCCCTCTGGACGTCGCCCTGCTGGCCGCTGAGCCCAGACACCCTCCCCGCACCGGCCCCCCACGCACCCTCCAACGCACGACCCTCCCCCTCGCCCCGCCTCCCCCACCCCTCACGCCCGGGGCCCCCGCCTACTACACGCGGGAGGGCACCCTCACCACCGACCCGGCCCGCGGCGTCCAGGTCTGCCCCATCCTCGAGGTCCTCCCCCCCCCGGCCGCGTCATCCTCCTCGAAGCCGGGCTCCGGGCCATGCGCGTCCTCGATGAGCGACACGAACCCCCACCCGCCCTGCCCCCCCATCCCCTCCCCCTCCGA